TCTGAATATTAATAACTACTATCTTCCAAAAGACAAATTATACCCAATGGAAAGACTGGACGAATTATTTAATACTCGTAAAATAGAACAAATAATAGAACAATAACTACTTCTTAAAATTTAAAAGCTTTCCTAATTCCACATTCATTTTAATAGAATCCGCTATACTCAGATATATCAATATCCCATCAAATGAAAATCGCATAACAGTATCTTCCAATACTTCGCCACTTTCATCTAATACTTCTTCAATCAATACTTTTTTAACAGTAAACCCCTGATTCTTTTTCTTAATGGGTTTATCGTCATTAGTAGGTTTTATCCTACTATTCCAATCTGTCTTCTTGCGTGGCATAATACTAATACTTATTTTGTGCATAGTAAGAACCCCTCTTAAATAAAGGCTTCGCAGGGGGATTTTTTATTATATTATTAATATTAAGGATATTACGAATATTATACAAAAATTGTTGATATTAAGAGGATTAGCAGGAACCTTGTTTATATTGGGAAGATTGGGAGGATTATATAGGGGGTAGGGGAGGGGCATTGCCTCCCCTACCCCCATCCCTTTTAAATTGTCTATTAAGATTTTTTAACAGCCACCCTCGGTTAATACTATGTTTGTTTCATTACCGCATTTTATATCAAATCAGTTTTGTAAAGAAACGAGTTTTTGGAGGTGTCAAACTTTTATTTTTCAACACCTCCAAAAACCGGAGGGAGTATTTAATTAAGTCTCAATTAAATTATAGTTAATAGTTAATTAAGTCTCAATTAAATTATAGTTAATAGTTAATTAAGTGTGATGGTGTAGCAGAGTGTTACGTTATTGCAGACTGCTACAAAAAAACCCTACCCTCTTTCGAGGATAGGGTTTGGTGGGGTCGAGACCGGACGGCTATCAGCAAGGTACTACTCGGAAGTCGAAGCCGTTTCCTTCGAGGCTTCGATCCTTGATATACTCTCTCGCTGATTTTCTGGTAAGGAACGGAACAAGAGGAGTAATCTTGTCCAAGGCAAACTCAAACCATCCCCACGCAGGGATGTGATGGGCGAACATCTCGATCTTGTAGGTTCGCTCAAGCGTCACCGGAGTAACTGCACTCATTGCCTTCAGAGTAGCCTTTGCAGACTTCTTGATGCCGTGGAGGTATTCAGCGTCAGGGCCATAGGGATCAGTGTAGAACTCTGCATCACTCACTAAATCCCTCCAGCCATCACAGTCGATAGCGGCAATGAAATAGTGCTGTTTGGTTTCTCTCACGATGAATGGAGAAGGACATTCTCTACCTATCATATGATCGTATAGGAATTTTTCTGGAACGCGAATGACAGGGTATTCCGTAATTGTTAGCTTTAGGACTTCCCCCTCTTTGATTTCGTTGGTGGCGATGAGATCGCCGTTATTTGTTAGGACGATACTGACTGGTGGATTTTTTACCATAGGACAAATAGTATCGCATTTATTTCTGGTAATAGCAAGAATTATTTTTGAATTCCGAAAAATAATTTGAAGCATATCCTGTGCCAAGTTTTGGCGACACGCCAACGAGGGCAGGGGGCGGAAGTTTTTGGAGGTGTCAAATTTTTATTTTTTGACACCTCCAAAAAAAGTTTCACGGGGGAGGAGATTTTATAGTTGGCACAGATTTTGCTTACAAGCAAGGATCGTGCCAAGATACAAAAAAACCCTACCCTCTTTCGAGGATAGGGTTTGGTGGGGTCGAGGAGTTAAATCGCTCCTGCGCGTTTCGCGTAAGCCCGAAGTTTCTTCCAGACAAGGTCTTGAGATGCCTTGTCCGTGGGGAAGTTGGTCAATCCCTTCTCGCACATATCGAACCCATGAGTTTCGGAGCCGTAACCCCCTGTGGCCTCGTCATAAGCCACGATAGTTCCCTTAGCCTCATCGACCTGCGTGACTCGGAATGGAATGTCAGTTCGTGTTCCTTGGAATCTGTAGAGGACAAGATCCCCTACCTTTGGTGTTTGCATTAGCATAGTGGTTATTGTTAGATATGATGATTGTTGTTCATCATGGTTAAAATAGTAATTCATATTTCTGGTAATTGCAAGAACTATTTTTCTAATCGGGAAAATAGTTTGAAACACAAACCATGCCAAGGTTCGCGCACCCGCGCAGGGGGCAAAGGTTTTTGGAGGTGTCAATTTTTTAGTTTTTAACACCTCCAAAAACTTCCGCAGTTCCGCCGAGGTAGGCAATTTTTGCCTACCTTAATTAAGTGTTAATTAAGTGATAGTTAATAGTTAATTAAATAGTTAATTAAATAGTTAATTAAGTGCAACAAAAAACCCCACCCTCTTTCAAGAGTGGGGTTGGTTGAGCGTTGTGCTTTAGTGAATCTCTACGACATCCCCACAGACAACGATGCCGCCGATATTGGAGGGGTTGAGAATGAAGCTGCCGAACTTGTTACGCTTGAAGTTGCAAGTCTCTTTGATTGCATTCTTGGCAAGCGTGAGGGGTCGGCTGTTGACTGGTTTCTTTGGATTGGTCGGAGGCTCAACCTGTTCCTTGGACTGAATGAAGCCGTCAATGTAGATTTCCCCAGTCTCTTTATGCTGACGGATGCCCTTGCCGATGTAGTCATATGTATCGGCTTGCGTGTAGGACTTGCTGACACCCTCTTCGATTGTCTCGGTGAGGGACTTGAGCAATTCCGCTTTAGCGGTTTCCTCAAGCTCTGATTGAGGGACATAGGCAAGAAGTGCTTCTCGGTCATGTTCGCAAGCGGACTTGTTGCTGATACCGAAGTTGATCTGATACTTGGAGGTTTCTCCTGTTCCCTTGCTGGTGTAGAGGAATGTCATAAACTTGCATCCCCTTTTAGTGGCCTCGCGGAGGCTGTCGATTGCGCTGATTTTGATGTTCATATTTGGCTATTTTTGATTTTGGTTTTGTGATGATTCATTCATCACGCCAAGAAGTATCGCATTTATTTCTGGTAATAGCAAGAATTATTTTTGAATTCCGAAAAATAATTCTAACCGCAGTTCACGCACGAGCGGAGGGGACGGAGGTTTTGGAGGTGTCAATTTTTTAGTTTTTAACACCTCCAAAACTCTCCCTGTCCCCTCGGATATTTTTGGACAAAAAAAAATCCCACCACCCTTTCGAGTGATGGGATTGATTGATTTTTTAATCAACCGAATATTGGCTTGAAATAGTGAACCAAGCGCGAGGGATAATTTTTCCCATCCTCCCACTCAACCACGAAGTATTCTTCGATGGAGGCTTGAAATTCTGCCTTGGGGCATTTGGGGAATTTTTCAGCAATTCTCTCAAACTCTGCGTAGGTGATGACTTTTGATTTCATAAGGCAGATAGAGTATAATTTATTTCTGGTAATTGCAAGAACTATTTTTCTAATCGGTAAAATAATTTGAAGCACAAACCATGCCAAATTTTGGCGACACGCCAACGAGGGCAGGGGGCAAAGGTTTTGGAGGTGTCAATTTTTTAGTTTTTAACACCTCCAAAAACTTCAGGAATTCCGCCGAGGTAGGCAATTTTTGCCTATGGGCAATTTTTGCCTATCTTAACTTTTATACGCATAAAAAACCCCATAGGCAAAATCTGCCTATGGGGTGTTTGTTTAGTTTTTGACTATTGATTAAAATTTTTAAGGATAGTATTTCATAGCAATGGTGTTATTGGTTTGGGGTTATTATTTGATTTGAAACTTTTCAACTGCTTTGCAAACGATATTCCAGTTTGGGACGATTTGATAGTTGATCTTGGGATCGTCCTTCATTATGTATTTGCTTATTTCTTCTTCATCTTTGCAGACGATAATATGAGCAATGTTATTGGTCTTTTTATCGGTGAGGATGAGTGCGGTGTTTTCTTTCATGTTAGGGATTTTTGGTTGGTTGAGTATGGAATTTTATTGAGCAAATAGTATAGCAATAATTTCTGGTAATTGCAATAACTTTTTACAAGAAAAAATTCAAATGATATAAATGATACATATCCGCAGTTTTTTCTATGACTTAAAACGCATGGGTAGAATTCTTGCTGTAATGCGACACCATGTTACATTTCAACACGCATTGATAAAAAAACCCCACCCTCTTTTGAGAGTGGGGTCTTCTTATGAGGTTATTCCCTTATGCGTTCGCAAGGGCAGTCTTGACTGCTGAACGACCCTTATCCAGCATGATCGTCCGCTGAGTCTCATCCGAGAGCATTCCGATAAACTGCTCTTTATGTTCTGCTGCTCCACCCATTGCAGACTTGTAAAGCCTTGCGCTTTGTGAGGTTCCTTTCATTCCTGTTCCGAGTCCTGTTGTCCAGTATTCGGTAGCGGCGTTTGCCAAGTCATAAAGAGTCTCCCCATTGCACTCGATTCCGCAATAAAAGAGTCCTCCGATTTGCTCTGCTGCTTTCCATGACCTTGTGGTGAGTTCTTTGTTTCCAGTAGTTTCCACAAAGTATCCTGCTGCCATCGCAAGCGCATCATTCTTATCGCACTTGTGGTTATAGAGGTATTCCATGACTTGTTTCAAGTCCGAACGACCTGTGAGAATTGCATTCACAAGTTGAGGAAGATTCTCCAATGCCAGAGAAGCATTCTTAGTGTGCATGATTCGGAAACCCATTTCTCCTGCCTTTTGCATTGACCAGCGAAGAGTATTCATGCAGACAATCCGCATGGAAGAGTCATAAACAAACATCGTGATAGTCCCATCATGGGAAGTGACGAAGTTGATATAAAACTTGAATTTATCTTTATTGATGACCATTTCTGAGTCACCAATGACGCAGGAGATAAAAAACTTTTTACCACCCTCCAAAGTTCCGACGCTTGTGATAGTAGCATCCAAGTCTTTCAGTGCCTTCTCCATGACTTCCCATACTTGGGGATTGTCAATGACTTGATAACCCGACTTTGGAATATGGAGAGGAACGATTTCGGTTTCCAAGTCATCCCGAAGTCCACGCATGTCTGCACAGAGGACTTTATAGTTTGGGAGTTCGATATTGTTGCCATCCACTTGGATCATTGCAGGAGATTGAATGATAGGCCAAAGAATGTCTTTGATTTCTTCCCGAAGGATTTTTGCTTTTGGAATAGCCATTCTGTGCCATTCTGTGCCTTCGACGGAGTAAATGCGATCTACGAGTGTGATTCCTGATGCCATAGTATTATATTTGGTTTGTTGTTAGGTATGATGAATTGTTCATCATGTTTAAAATAGTAATTGGAATTTCTGGTAATAGCAAGAATTATTTTTAGAATCGGGAAAATAATTTCAGAAGCATATCCTGTGCCAAGTTTTGGCGACACGCCAACGAGGGCAGGGGCGAGGGTTTTTGGAGGTGTCAATTTTTTAGTTTTTAACACCTCCAAAAAAAGGTTGAACTTGAATATTGTTGAACAAAAAAAATCCCACCACCCTTTCGAGTGATGGGATTCTGAGGAACGATGTTTGCTTATAGTCCGTGAGTCTCTACAAACTTTCCAAGAGCAAGGATAAGTCCCATCATGGAATAGAAGAACACAGCCATAAAGATTGCAAAGGTTAGAGAGTCGTTTAGGTATTTCATATTAGTATCTGTGATAGTAGCGAGGAGTGTGGTTAATGTTTTTATTTTATGTTTCCCTCAAATGATAAAACTTTGCACTTTCCATTGATTTTTCTAAAAACGCTTTTTACCCATGCCATGTTGTCTCCGATAGAAGGAGCTTCATTATCAAATGCAGACAAGCGGCTATTTGATAGTTTATTTACGCATGAATAGAAAGAATGTTCTTTGCCTGTCTTGTGATGGATAAAGGTTATTTTTCCCCAAGGTTTTGTTTTGTCTGTTAGTGTGTTCATAAGATTTTTACTTTACTTTCCAGTATCCGTAGGAGTAACGAAGATTGTCGGGGGTGAGGGAATTGTGAGTGTCCAAGATAATTCCATTGACGACAGCGCAAACATGACCTTGGATGGAAACGATATAACTTCCCTTTGTTGGAATTTTTAGCATAGCTCCGACTTTCTTTGCCGTCCACTTGAATTTCATGACCCTCATAATTCCGCGAACGGATGCTTCATATACTCCATGAACATTATTGGATTTGACTCTGCGATGAGATTCAAATGCCTTTGAGGTTGCATTGACGAACTGATACATATTCATATATGATGAGCCTGTGGCAAGTGCAAGCGCACGAACTACGCAATCCCCAGTCTTTCCTGAGTAGCCAGCGAGTGAGCGTCCTCCATCGGTGTATTGGAATTTAAGTTTCATAAGGCAGAAAGTTTCTCAGATATTTCTGGTAAAGTCAAGAACTTTTTTTCTAATTGGAAAAATAGTTTCAGAAGCAATCCATGAAGGTGAGAAAGACTTCATGGAATTCACGAAGGATTCCCTTGGCATAGAATTTCCAATTCTTAGGATTATTGATCATACAACGAAGATGCAGAGTGATTCGAGTTTTCATAGGAGGAAAACATAACCAATTTTCAAAAAGTAATAGGCAGGTGAACACCCCAGCGATAGGGGTTTTTTGGAGGTGTCAAATTTTTATTTTTTGACACCTCCAAAAAAAGTTTCACGGGGGAGGAGATTTTATAGTTGGCACAGATTTTGCTTACAAGCAAGGATCGTGCCAAGATATAAAAAAACTCCACACCCCTTTCAGAGTGTGGAGTTTTTATGGAGGAAAGTTTTTAGGCTTTAATCACGAAGCCCGAAGTATCTTTCTTTCCTTTTCCTTTTGCTTTCAATCCGACAATGACATTCTTATCATCCATGAAGCGGAGATCGGTTTCATCCCCATCAATAACTTTCTTTCCAAGATAGGTATCAGGAAGCGTATCAAATACGGCAGCAATGTTTCCCCCCATAGAAGCAATCAATTCGACTTTGCTTTGATTATTTTCTTTACGGGAAAAAGTGAGGTGATAATTTTCTGGCAATTCCCCACGCAAGAATTGAATCATGCGTGAAACATTTGGAGTATAATCATAAAATTGGATGTTAGGATATTCAGACATCTCAATCATGTTATACCACGGAAGATCGGAAAGGACATTCAAACGAACCGCAATTTTCATGCCAAGTTTCTTGGATTTCTTTTCGGCAGCAATCAATTCTTTTTTCAGTTGAGCAACAAAAGAATTTTTTTCCTCAATCAGATATTTTGATTTGGCGATACGAGCCTCTTGAACATTTGAAAAGACACCCATGCCAGCGGTGTTGAGACAAGCCAATTCACAGCCTTTGCTGCGATGAGGGCAAAGCTGTTTGCCTGAAAGGTTTGCAGGAGCGAGGGAAAGCCCGAAGGTAGTCCATCCGAATTTTTCGCCCTTTTTGATTTTCGTGTTTGTGGTGGATAGTAGCTTCATAAGGCAGATAGTTTCTCAGATATTTCTGGTAATAGCAAGAATTATTTTTCCAATCGGGAAAATTATTTTATAGAGTATTCCCATATTCTCCCTTGTCGGAAAATTTGGGAAAGGTGGCTTTCATTCGTGAAGGTGGCAATGCTCAAGGCAAGCAATGAAGGTTTCTTTGCAGGGAATAGGAATGAGAATAGATTTTTCATAAGGTTGAGAAGACTATAATTTTTTTCTGATAAAAGCAAGAATAATTTTTATTTTTAAACGCCGAACTGGAAAGTTTTGGAGGTGTCAAATTTTTATTTTTTGACACCTCCAAAACTTGAAAATTTTCCGTCAATGGGCTTTGAGGTTTTTGGAGGTGTCAAATTTTTATTTTTTAATACCTCCAAAAACTTGCAGGAGTGGGCAAATTTTGCCTACCTAAATTTATGCGTATAAATATAAAAAACCATTCCATACGCATAAAAAAACCCCAAGAGTTTTTAATCTCTTGGGGAAATCCCTATTTATTTTTTGTATGTGGTTTATTCTATTTCTTCTTTGTTAATAATTTTACAATCTTCCTTTTTGTTTTGAATGATGTATTGATAGTCATTATTCTCTTCAAAGATTCCAATGACTACCCACCTATCTAATATTCCGTCAAAGGTCAAATCAAATTCTTTTCCTAAATTACTTTCCATCTTGCCTATTCTTAGTATTATTATATTTTCTTAATATTATTATATATTTTATATATTGTTAATATTATAAAGAATTGTTAATTTACTAATATATAATTATATATTCTTAATATATTCTGAAGAATTCATAATTTAAGAAGTATTCTTAATATACATACCTCTGGAAAAAAATTTGTCAAGTCCTCTCACGTATGCGTTACGTATGTGCGTGTGAAAAAAAATAAAGTGTTTGATTTTTTGTTGCAATGTAACACTATGTTACATTCTGACACGCTGTTCTATAAAAACACTATTAGAGTTCGTGTGCTATGTATGTTTGGCTTTTGCCTTCGTATTTCTTTTGGAGGTATTCAATGTCCTTGTCGATTGCAATATCATCGAGTTGGTTTTCAATGTTATCGTTCCAATCAATCAGAAGATGTTGAAGGGCGAATGCAATAATTTTGGCTTCTTTGCTTGACATATCAATCTAAGGTTGTTTTGTGGAATTGTTTGTTGTTGTTATCTTTTTTAAGCGTTGAGGGATCAATACCATCAACATCATAGTCGTGGACTTCTATTAGAACATCTGAGATATTTTCCTTTACAATATCTTGAATGAGTCCGCCTTCCATGACTATTGTCATTTTCTTTTTAAGTTGATTTGACACAGCAGTTTGATATAGTTGAGGTTTAACCTTCATCAGATACTCTCTGGAATACTTTCATTCTGAAACCTGCGGACGGATCGAGAAATTTCTTCTGTCAAAGCATCCATAGATTTTGCCATAGAAAGGTATTTTCCTTCTTCATCGGGAATTAGATTTTGGTTTAGGGTTACTGCAATTTTTCGTTCGAGGGTTCCAATGTATCGGTTGTCTGTTAGTATTTTCATATTTTTAATCTTCAATTTCTTCTGGATAGATTTCACTATCCTCTTCATCTTGTCCGAATGATTCTGATTGTGAGATTTGAATCATTGCGAATCCTCCGCTTGTATCTGGTTCGATTGTTTCAATGTCCCAGTCGTTCCAGTTGCAGTCGATTACACTTACTTCTTTGACTCCCAAGTCTTTAATCTTTTCGAGTCGTTTGATGAGTTTGTTGATGTTCATATTATTCTAATTCTTTTGTTATTAGGATTGTAATTTGGGTATGGTCACTGTCTCCTTTTGCATAAAGAAACATTGAAGAACCTACAACTTCTACTTCTTGGTTTCTCCACTCTTCAAATCTGAGACTATAACCTTCTCCTTCATAACCCCATGATAGATACATGAACTCGTTTGTATCGTCTTCTTTCAATTCTGACAATGATGGATACAGCACAACATCATTGTCAATGATTATGGCACTTGCATCTTCAAGGATTCGATGCGCTTCTGTCAATGTAATTGTTTTCATTTTGAATCCTCCACATTGTAATCCATTATCTCTGTATCCACCATCTCTCCATGTTCATTTTCAAGATTAAAAACATAATCCATTTCGCTGATTGCATCATCGACCGATACTCCTTCTTCAAGGTTCATAATCAATCGAACTTTTACATCTACATATATTTTTCTCATTTGGTTTTTATTGGTTGGTTGTTTTTATTTTTTATTTTTTCTAACCCACTCATTGAATAAAACGCTGAATTGTATTGGATCATTCTTCCGCATCTTGTTCATTTCTGGATAACGCCTTACATATTCTGTTCTTGTGAATTTCATAGTATTGTTTGTTTGGTTGGTTGGTTGGTTGGTTGGTTATTCTGTTTCTACTTCTTCCCATTCCTCATATCCGAGTTCATCTTGAAGTTCCTGTGGTGCTGCTTTGATGTCATCGTAATACTCATCATGGTCAAATTCTCGTCCTGCTGTATATTTTCCACAGAAGAACATTCCTTCTTCAATATACCCAAGAACAAAAGTCTGTCCAGTAATTTCTGCGAGTTTCTTTATGATTGGAAGTGGAGGACTCCATGCTGTGCAAAATGAGAATTCGGATTGATCCTGATTGAATCGACCCTCATATCCTTCCCATTTCGTTCCCCAATTTTCTACTCTCCATCCATACCAGTCTTCTACTTCTGGTTTTGGTTCTGGAATGATCTTGTTGAAATCGAAGTGGTATTCTTGGCATCCGATAATGTCATCTCCCTTTAATGTTATGTAGGGATTCAATACACTCAAAAGGTCTTCTCCGCTTGCGAGTGTGAGTTGGTTGTTGCAATGGTTTGGCATTTGCTTTTCTTTCTATTTGGTTTTTGTTTTGGTTATATATGATGTTTTACCATCAATGAAGTCGATATATTCTTTTATTCTTGAAAATATGTCAAGAATTATTTTAAAGATTTGCCTCAAGGTATCGAAGAAATTCTTTTCCTTCCTTGGGTGATCGAACCCATGCACGATCATATAAAACATTTTGATTCCCTTTATCTGCTCGTCTTCCTTCCAAGTCGTGTTCCAGATAATATACAGAACCATCTTCTTTCACCTCATGGGCTATGTGGTAAGAAACCATATCCTCGAAATCTGATCCAAACTCTTTCTTGTCGATGATGACTGCTGAATATGCTTTCGTTCCACAGAGAGAACGAATGTTGTATTCGATCACATACTCATTGAAATTAGCATAGTATCTATTTTCCAGATGAGTTGCGAAATCGTGCATATCGGTTTCGTCCATCCAAGATTCTAAAAGGATTGGAAGTTCGGTTACATCGAATCTTTTTGCAATTCGATTATACTTTTCAATGATTTTAGGATTGTGTCCTAAATCTCCTGTGAATGACATATTAGTTTTCATTTGGTTTTTGGTTTGTTTTTTTTGTTGGTTGATTTTACTATTTTTGGGAGATAGATTCTTCCATATCCCATACTTTGCATTCCAGTTCTTCAAACTTCTTTGCGAGGCATTTCACCTTTTCGGATTCACTATAATCCTCCGCAAGCGTGATTGATTTGCTCGCCAGTTCCATAGCTTCTGAAAGAAGTTCCTCGATGGATGGTTTAGCTTGGAATTTTTCTTCCAAGGTTTTGATGAGATCGAGCATACTAACACTACCATCAAATTCCATTTTGAAATTTTTAGGTTCGTTGAAACCATCGTCAATAGTGATGGTGAATGGGAAGGTTTTATATTTCATTTGATTTGTTTTAGGGTTGATAGTTTGCAAGATAGAACATCCGTTCCTTTGCTCGTTGTGGTTTGATTGAGGCGATATTATTCCAGAAATTTCTGGTAAAGTCAAGAACTATTTTTCAAAGATTATAGGAAATAATCGCAAGCATTGTGAGTAATATAATATTTCCCAAGCATACTGCTGTCCAGAAATGTCTTAAAGTCTTCTTACTCTCTTTCTTGCGTTGGCGAACTTCTTGGAGTGTCATGGTATGATTAGCTTTTTACCATCAATCAGAACATTGATGTCTTTGATTTTGTTTATTTCTTTGAATTTATTGGCATCGACTTTATACTTTTTTACCAATCCATAAAAAGTATCCTTGGAAGTTACTACATGGAATTTTGGTTTAGGCCAATCGTTTTCTCCTTTGTCTTCGACACTCGCATAACTATATGATTCTTCCAATGCTTTTTTATCAGAAGAAATTTGCTTGGCTTTTGCGGAATTTGATGAAGTAATCATTATTCCTCCGATCACTGCCAGATGTGCGGCTACTACTATTATTACAGGCATTTTCATAGATTTGATTATTCTTGATGTTATTGATGGTGTTTCTTCTTCGTCTTCTTCGTCTTCTTCGTCTTCTTCGTCTTCTTCGTATTCTTCTTCTTCTCTTTGTTTAAGATACTCAATGGCTTTGCACAGAGCATCTACCTTTTCGTTTATTGATTTTGTTTTTGAAAGGATATGCTTATTCTCATCATACTCTGATACTACTCTACCAAAGTCGCTGATTTGTTGCATATAAGATTTCATAGACAATAATTCTCTCAGAAATTTCTGGTAAGGTCAAGAACTTTTTTCGATGGTTTGAAAAACGCAACCGCAGCACTCATCCAGTGCGGAAAGTTTTGGAGGTGTCAAATTTTTATTTTTCGACACCTCCAAAAAAGTTTTACGGGAAGGGTTTTTTGAAATGGTAAACTTTTCAAGGCACAAAAAAATCCCCACTCCTTTTGAGAGTGGGGATTTTTCCCTATGAAACGATTAGTGAATATATCCTGCTTTGTTGAGAGCATCGCTGAATGCCTTCACCAATCCACCAACCACCTTACCTAAACCTTCTTCTTCTTTCTTTACAAACTTTCCATCGGCTCCACGAACATTGTGGAACTTGTGACCATTGGGTTTGTAACCATAATCCTTGTCCTCGCAGAAGCAATGGTAATCATCGCAATCTGGATGAGAGTAGGTGCAATCGTTTTCGTTTTCATTTTCGTCAAGCTCATCGAGTTCATCAAGCTCATAGTCTTCACCATCAGAAGTGTAAAGACCTGCATCCCATCCGCTTTCACCTTTGTTGAGCTTGGAACGCCAATCCTCGGTGTATTCTGCAATGACTTCATACTTGCAAGCCCGACCTTTAGTATTGTTGTAATCCTTTGGAATTGAAACAACATCCGCAGGATTGATCTTCACAATCATTGTATGTCCTCCATCACTATCGGAGAAGTGGGGAAGGTATGCGATTGAACAGAAGTGAAGACCCGCAGAGCAAGTGCGTTCGCTATCATCGCAAACCCGATTGCGAGGCATTTCGCAAACATCACCAATCTTGTTGCTGAATGTTCCCGAATGAATGTCCATGTAATCCGCACGAACATTCTTGTATGCCAGAAAGCATCCATCCTCTGTGATTGGAAGTTCCCCGACTTCCAAGAATGTGTAGAGTTCATCCACTGCTCGCTTGCTTGGATTGTTCATCAGATTTTCCAAGAACCTTACGAGGGGTTGGAAGGGCAGACCTTCACCCATGAACTTCACGATTCGATTGGTGAGAGTATTGTGAATTGCTTCACCCTTATAGATGACTGCTCCATCCACGATCTCAACTCCATCGGTTGTCGTGTATTGTTTCACTTGGCTTGTAACATCGGCAAGAGTTACGAACGAAGTCCAGTCTTGGGATTTGATAGCCCCAATGATTTGATTGTAGTTTGGATGATCAGAAGCAATCGAGTATGGTCTGCCATTGACGACCGCTGCGATTTTTCCTGTTCCTGTGATTGTGACTGCATTGTTTGTAGTGTTCATAAGGCTGATAATAGTAGAGATTATTTCTGGTAATTGCAAGATTTATTTTTGGAAATTTTCGAGGATGGTTAGAATGTCTTCTGCTTCCCATCCATATCTTCCCATACGCTTTGACACAAGATTTGTGATAGGGCATTGGGAATCAAGGACTGCTGGCTTTCCCTTTGACATAGTAAACATTCCCAAAAGGTTTTTATATTTCTTCACACTATTATGAGCCGCACAGACTTTGTTCACAAACACCACAAAATCAGAATCTTGTTTCAGTTTCTTGAATGTGGGATGCTTTTTAATATCTTGATAAGTATCATTAGCATAATGCTGTGCGGTTGCAATCGTATCTTCATCCAAGTCAATTTTAATATCATTGGCAGCATCTTTGATATTCTTTGAGAATGGGGCAAGATGCTTTTCGTTTTGAGGGGATACCATGACAATATCAGATTCCTTGAGATTCAAATATCCAAGCAAAGAACGCAAGTCAGACTTTCCGCTGATTTTTCCAAAGTTTGTTTTGATTGAAATATCCCATGTGCTTCCCTCTTTTACGATATAGTATTTGGGAGCATTGGCAGGGTTGAAGGTTTCAGAATCCCATCGGGAGTGCCAAGATGTTCCAAAGGTATAAACATTGAAACCAACCTTGGGAGTCCTCGTTCCACCCTTGGGAGTATTGACAACCTTGGGCAGGGTAGAAGTTGGAATGAACATCGAAGCATCGAAGCGATAGTTTACATCCTTATGATTGACAAGAGTATCGAATGTTTCTTTGCTGAATACGCAAAGCATATCGTCGTTGTTGCTGCGAAGGTGTTGTTTAACCCTTGCTGTTGTTCCTTTTGCAAGGTCATCGACATACCACTTGGCTTTTGTATCAATCGAAACAAAAACCGATTCCCGATACTTGGAACGAGAATACTTTGTAAAGGAATGAGTCATAACATCACCCTTTGATATTTTTGAAATGAGTTGAGCAGGATTTGAAAGCTCAATGCCCCTCCATTTCACATTGTCAAAATTGGTAGTAAGATGAGCAAAGGTGTGAGAAAGATTCCAATGTGAACGAAGTGCATCCAGAAGGTTTGATTTGCCTTCGATAGTATTGGTCAGCTTTTCCTCAAAATCTTTCTTGATAAAGGCAAATTTGCTTTCAAGTGATTTGATTGTTGCATCGTCATAAGAAAGAGATTCGCGGGAAGGAGTTACATCCAATTCTCCGATCTCAAAATACATGACAACTCCACCCTTGGCACAAAAGTTTTGAGCCTCATGTGAAAGTTTGTAACGATCCACAGGATAGGTAACGCCACCCATGATTGCATAGCATTCCCCATAGGTGAAACCTTCGTGAGCTTCCCATCCTTCACCCTCAAACATAATCTTGTTGATCTTCCAATCAATAGTCCCACCACTAATAGAAGGCTTGATCTTGAAGAAGCGAAAGGCTTTTGCAACCGCATTGCAGAAGGTGACAACATCTGCGAGCTTAACAGGAATTTGAATTGCCAATCCATTGCCTTGATCTGTATTCTCTGTGGACATCAAAGAAATGGCAGGAGTTCCAGTTTGGCTGAAAAAGGCATTGTAGATGCGTTTGACTCCTTGGTGGGTAGAAGTGATCAAAAAGTTATCCGAGTAGCAGAAAGGGCTTTTGCTGCCCAAGCCGAGGCATCCCACAAAATCATTTGATTCTGACTTGGTAGATTCAAAGTATTTCGTATAGACATTGTATATGTCTTCATGGGAAATACCAGTTCCCATATCTTCAATAACAATCCAAGGCTCCAGAGCATTGGGAAGTTTAACATGGAATGGTTGATCTCCTTTACCAGCAGCAACCATTGCGTCCTTGGCATTTGCTCCAAGTTCACGAACGATTGCGAGGGGTTTATCACTATACAAGTCAGAAAGAATCTGAAAGGCTTTTCTCGATGTCTTCATCGTGAATTGAGCCTCTTGTGATATGTTTCCGATTTGTTCGATTGTTGTTGTGGCGGTTTGCAATTTCATAAGGCAAATAGAATAGTTTTTATTTCTGGTAAAAGCAAGAACTATTTTTGGAAACATGAAAAAAAGTTTGGGAGAGCAACCACAGCATGGAAAGTTTTGGAGGTGTCAAATTTTTATTTTTCGACACCTCCAAAAACTTTTGATAGGCAAAAATTTCCGCATCAAAAATTTCAAAGTTTTGGAGGTGTCAAATTTTTATTTTTCGACACCTCCAAAAACTTTTGATAGGCAAAATCTGCCTACCCCTCCCCTCCCCCATCATATACGCATAAATATATGCACAATCATACTCACACCAAAAAAAATTTTCCCAATAAAAATAATATCAAAAATCCTCAAAAATTCCCAGTAATACTCAATCATCCCTCCCCCAATACCCTTCCTAATATTATCAATAATTCCCTAGAAGAAATTTCCAGTAATATTAAAAATCCCCCTAGGAGAAATTTCCAGTAATATTAAAAATTCTTCGTAATATTATTCCCAGTAATATTAAAAATTTCCCATAATAATATTCCCAGTAATATTAAAAATTCTTCATAATATTATTTCCAGTAATATTAAAAATCCCCTAGGAGAAATTTCCAGTAATATTCAATTTTCCCCCTAGGAGAAATTTCCGGTAATATTAAAAAGCATTGGGAAGTATTCTTAATATTATATATCAATTAGTAATTTTCCCCCTAGAGGAAATTTATACTAATATGCTTAATATTACAAATGCTAGAAACCTGCATCAACACCTAATGTCATTTTAAATCCTGCTGTAATGCTACACCATGTTCTATTAAAACAGAGGTTGATATAAAAACACTATACCCTATTTGATATAATATTAAGAATCTTATACCCCCTATACCCCTTGGGGGATACTTGGGAAGGCTTGGGAGTATTGGGAATATTGTGTAAAATTTTGGATATTAAAGAGTTAAAGATTTTGAAGATTATTCTTGACATTTTTAAAAATTTCTGGTAAAATTTTTTTTGCAAAATTTTTAAAAAAAACCGAGTGTAATATAAAAAAGTCTTCAAAATTCTCCCTAATCTTCAAAAGTTTTCTTAATCTTCAAAATTCTCCGTAATCTTCAAAAGTTTTCTTAATATAAAAAAGTCTTCAAAAATTTTCTTAATCTTCAAAAGCTTTCCCCAATACTTCTTATATCTTATATGAAGAATAAGAGGAATTTGGTTATTTTTAATATAAATATATAAAATATGAGAACAAAAGATACAATACTATTAGAGCAAGCCTATGAAAAGGTTCTTGGGAAAGATAATTCAACTTCTGAAGAATTCTTTAAGGGTGCAGATTTTAGTTCTCCTTTGAAAAAAGCATTGGGAGATAATGTATCTTCCTTACCGAAGCAAAATTTTTATGATGCTATTGAGAATGAAAATTTAAAAGAAGGTTCTTGGTATATTCATTCTAAACAAGATGGATATAATCCAAGGTTATATAAAATTGCAGACTTATCTGCGGGTAAAATATTTGTAGAGGATGAGCAAAGGGATATGGGTCAGAAGGAAATAGCACCTGCTACTAATGATGTTGATACCAGAACCGGAATTAAGTATAAAATTTATAATTCAGAAGGGGAAGAGGGTTCTTATAGGGGTGGTTTGGATATTCGTCCTAATGATATTATTACAGGGCCGATTGAGGATGAGGAAACAATATACAATGTTGAAAGATACATTGATATGTTGGCAAATAGAAGTAAGGGCATGGCTTCTTATTTTAAAGATAAACCGAATGCTCCTTTAGATTAATATAAAGAATAAGAGGAATTTGGTTATTTTTAATATAAATATATAAAATATGAAAACAAACGATACTATATTATTAGAACAAGCCTACGAAAAAGTTTTTGAAAATTTTTATGGAAGTGGTATTCAAGATCTTCAAAGATTGTTTATGGAACTTATGGATGTTTTAGAACCCATATTAAATGAAATCAAATCAAAAAACTTAGGGAGTTCTAGAGAAGGGGATTTATTTAATCACTTTTTTAGAATTTTACAGGACATGGCTAATAGTGGAAGATTTGAAAGTTTTAATAATAATAATGAATTAAAGCAGACTCTTAATAATTTGATGAGTATGCTACAAAATGTCGAGAATATAAAAGATTTTGATAATACAAATATTCAAAATTTTATTAATTTCATAGAAACAAACTACCGATCATTTGGTTTATAATATCTTTGCTCCTTTGGACATATTCTCTGCTGCCCATAGGGGTTGAAGGTTTGTGTAGTGAAAGCATTTCTTTTGTTGTTCAGGGTCTGTTAGATCAAAAGATGCACAAGGTATAATATGATCAATGTGCCATCCATATAAACCATGATTCTCCCATGTCATTCCTTCTTTGAATTGTTTTTCTAAATGAATTTTAACAAAATCAAAGGAGCATCCTATTAAATCAACTGTTTTATTTGTTTTTGTTGTTTTTTGTGCTCGTAATCCGTTTCTTAATCTTTTTCTTAAAATTTGTGAAAGTTTAAAGGAAAAATCAGTACAATATTTTTCCTTTAAATTTTGATTTATTTTTGTTCTATTATTTTTTCTATATAATTTTTTAGTTTCTGATATAGAATTTTTGTTATTTTTACGATATTCTTTTTGAATCTCACACAGACGTTTTTTATTTTTTTTATAAAATTCTAATTGCTTTTTTTTTATTTCTTCTTTATTTTTCTCTCTATATATTTTAGATGTTTCTATTCTTCTTTCTTTTATTTTTTTCTTATTAATTAAACGATATTTTTTATTAGATATAGATTTTGTTTTTTTGTTTTTAATCCACCCCTGTCTATGTTTACAACTTTTAGAACAGTATATTTTATTATGTTTAGTTTTTTCAAAACTATTCCCACAAATAGAACAAATTGGTTTATTTTCTTCTAATTTTACAAAATTAGATAGTTTTTTTTTAATTCTCAACTTTCTGTGTTTACAACTTTTAGAACAATATTTTTGCCATCTTCTAGTTTTTTCAAAATCATTACCACAAACACGACAAATTGGTTTCTTCTCTTCCAACTTTACAAAAAAATCTAATTGTTCCATAACTTTTTTTTATAAATATATCATATGCGCGGAAAAGATCAAGTATTTTTAGAAAATCTTTATAAAGAAAACATTCAACCGAATTCAAACATGATGAAAGTAGGCCAAAAAAAGGCAGAGGAATATAATCGTCTGTATCATGGAATATTCATCCATTCCTTTTATTGGACAGAAGAGAATGCAAATGATTTGGTTAATTTGAAACAAATCGGAAAAAAGGCTGAAATCTGTGTTTCAACCATAAGAAGCAATTCGGTATATAGAGACGAAAACAATAGTATAATAATAGTTGGATTTGGTAAAATAAAAGAATTATATGACTTTGATGCATATACCAAGCAACTTCCAGATGGTTCTCGAATTGCAACAAGTCCGCGATTGAAGGACGAAAGATTGCATGGCATTGATAAAGACTTCAATGGATATGATGAATCTCTTCATTATGATGAAGGTATTATGGATTTTAATACTGCCGAGGTTGTCTTTGCCAGTGTTCCCAAGACAACCAATCAAGAATGGATTGGAAGGGGTACGCCCCCGCCGAGTAATAGTCAGAAGTATGTTAATATAATTAAAACCTTAAAGCAATTAAATCCAAACATTGAAATAATATCTCCGCAAGAATTTGGAAGGATTAAAAGTAGCAAAGAACTTTTGAATTTGACTTATAAATTAAAAGAGGAACAAGAGGATAAAGAACTTATGAAAGAACCTCTACACAAATACGAAGAGGGAATTAGTAGTATTAAATTTAAAGAATATTTTACTTTTATTTAAATGCTATAATACCACACCCTGTTGTATTTTTACAAGGTGTGGTATTAATTTAAAATAAAATATTTACAACTTAGAAATAATAACCTTTAACGTCAACTTGGCTTACCCAGTCGTCAAAATCGAATGGATGTGAACCTGAACCATAATCGTCACCCTCTTCATGATCCAAAATATCATTAAACCCTCCATTGTTCGCTAATTTTTTCCAAACCTCACTATCTAAAAGGGTTTTTACCTTTTTTAAACTGGCGTAAAAGTTATCTGTAAGTTCTTCAAATTTTGCATAAACTTCCGCAGGATTAGCATTAGAAAGTGTTCCCTGTGCATTCATACGTTCTCCATAAGATCCTACTTCGGCTTCCTTCAAAACTTTTTTATAGGCTTTCTCTAATAGTATTGTATCTTTTGTTTTCATAATAATAATATTTATATCACGGTATGCCAAAATATAAAAAAAAACTTTATTTAAAATTTCTTTTTATTATTGATTTTGGAATTCTATTATTCCGCCTTTGTATGTAATTCCTGAAATGTTTTCCGGATCGAGAATGAATCTTCGAAATCTAGAAAGTTTTGTTTTTAATTTATAATTAAGTTGTTCTGCACTGCTGAAAGATTTTGGTTTTGATGCAGGAATAACTTCATCTACCTTTCCCGCAGAAGATCGAACATAATTGCCTTCAAAGTTTTTTATGGCCTTTCCCTCTTCATCCTTTTCTATGTCATTTTGAGCATATGCATAGATATATAGGCGATATACTTCTGGTTCTTTTACAGTATCTTGAATTGATATTCCATGTCCAAGATTTATTTTTCTATCTACCGAAGGTTTTCTTGTGGATTCTGATGGATTTAAAATTTTTTCTCCAACTGCTATATCCGGATTTTCCGGATCGCTTTCCTTTAGCATGTCGATATAGTTTCTTATGGTTTCATGGCTTTCTCTTTTTGCAGTTCCATAATCAACTCCAAGATCCACGTAATATTTTCCTTCTCTTCCGCTTATTTTAGATCGGTAATAAAAACTAGCCTTTCTTGCTCCCTTTGAAAGATATGATAAAAGATCATTAGCAATTTGTTGTAAGTGCGGAGAAAGTTTTGCTAATGCATCCTGTTGATTGTTTTCGTTATATATAGATATATATAAATCTTCTAATAATATTTGATCTTTGGTTTTCATATTTGAATTGTAAATTACTTATACTTCTTTAATCTTCTTCTTTGATAAATTCTTCAATAGTATGATTAAGATTCGCCATTGCTTCTAGAACCTGTTCTATATCTTTCTTTGAGAAATGTTCCAGAGCCTTCAACAGGTTAATATGTCGGAGCCTATATGCAATGACAACATCCCTGATGAATCCTTCTGTTAGTTCATCAATCGGGCAGGTATTGAGAATGAAGTTCTTTTGGTTATCCAGACTGATTCTATATTGTTTTGTATTCATTATTAATTTTCTTTCAAACAGGTTTTAATATATTCAACTGCTTTTTGTGAATGTCCGCCAATGTGCCAATCATATTCTTCTACAGGAATTGATGAAACTTTCCAACAATAGATCGTTGCAATTGTTTCGTCTTCAAATTCCAATACCCATTCACAGATAACCTTTCCGTCTCCGCTATTTGGATACAAGGGTTCTCCGAATACTTCTTCCAACCTATAGAAGTTTGTTTTAATCTTTCCCTGAAAGGAAGTTCCATTTGCCTTTTTAGTATCAACTTTATCGTAATTCATAATCACTTGCTACTAATACTTCCTCGGAGCAACATAATAATGATGAAGGCATAGAACCAATTTGTCCATGTGAAAGGAATTGTCAATCCAAACAATCCATTCACCGACCATATCAAGAGGAAGGGACTGATAAGAAGAAGTCCGATTCCAAATAGAATTAATCCGAATCCGGTAAAAAGCATATCATTACTTTTCATAGTGGTATTCCTCCGATTGTAATAGTATAGTTAAAGAAGTATAGTGCAATTGCTTTGACGATTGTCATTGTCAGGCCCAACAAACAAGCACCAAAATATATGCAGCCAAATCCTAAAATTGCCAGTACTGGCCCATCTGGTATTTCAATGTCTTTTAGTTTCATATTATTCGTTAATCCATTCCTCCAGTGTATTGAATTGGTATCCAATAGCTTTCAAGAAGCATTCCAGAGTTGATACCATTACTGTCATGTCAATGTCGGGATCAATTGTGAATTCCACTTTTTGATTTCCGTATTTGCTTATTAGTTTGATGTAGTTTTCTTCCATAATTTGAATGTATTAAAAAATATCGTTCTCGTCAATATTTTTTTTAATGTTTTTTAAAAAATAATTCTCTTCCTCTGCCACTGTTACGGTTACTCGTCTCTGGTTAATCAATTCCAAATATTCTTTCTTCAAGGATTCCAACAAGGCATCTTCATTGTTTGGATATATTAAATTCCATGACCTTTCAAACTTTTCTTTTGTTACTACGAAAACCGACACCTTGGCAGAATGTTCACATTTAGAATTGATTAAAGTACTTCTAAATGATTCTATTATGTTTTCAATGTTTTCTCCCTTTGGGAGGATTCTTAGTATATCCATGATGTTAGATGGTATGTTAGTTTTTCTTGGGTGTCAAGAGAGTTTTAGAAGGCTTTACTTTTTTGATTGAGGAAAGAAATTCCAGATATTTTAGAATTTCTTTGTGGGAGGGTTTGGGTTTTTTGTGGGGCATTGTATTGAAATGAGATTTGAACCTGTATTTTGTTTATTAAGCGCACTTGGTTGGATTCGAACCAACAGACCTTATATCCAATTACTCGTTAAAGGACGCTTTAGAAGAGCGTTGAGTTACAAGTGCTTATGAAAAATGTAGGGGCGATGGGGATCGAACCCACTTTCCTTCCGTTATGAGCAGAGCGCATGACCAATATGCTTCACCCCTATCTAAATCAACTACTTACAAAATGGTGCAAGGTGTGGGAATTGAACCCACGCTCGATCCAAATCTAGGATACACAGATTATAAGTCTGTCGGTGCTTCCAGTTACACTAACCTTGCTTTTAAATTGGTAGTCGAGGAGGAACTCGAATCCTCACGCCATTACTGGCAACGGATTTTCTTACTACTATAACTTTCGTTACCAGATTCGTCAGTCAGCGTATTTACCGCTCTGTTCAATCCTTTCGGGATTTACTTTTCTCAATCTGTTTGTAGTCTGGACTTTACCTTAACCATTGCTTTCGCTTTAGGTTCTTGCCGTCAAGTCTCTACACCTTCATCTTTCGATGCTTGGCTCGGTATTAGGAGTTTAAACCCTTCACCGAATTTGACAAGTTACATTTGAAAGGTTTCCCAATCAAAGCTCAAATTTCTCTAAGTCCGTTGTGTCTGCCATTCCACCACTCGACCATATAAATTCTATTCTATCAAAAATCTTTTCTGATTTTTTTACAAGGTTCAGATAACCTTTACTAATCTTCAAATACTCTAACAATTTTTTCTGAAAAGGTCAAGAAGTATTTTCGATTTTTTTTATCTGGATCATCGAGAACCTTTTTATCTATTCTAAAATGCTCCTCATCTTCGACTTGAACGAAGAATGCATTGCTGCGCGGGATTAGACTTGGAGTTATGAGAATCGAACTCATATTACGCTAACCTGCTTCTCCCACAGTCCCGTGACTTTACCAATTCGTCTAATGAGGAATTAAAAATTGCGGGTGTGGAAATCGAATCCACCTAAAGAGGCTTATGAAACCCCTCAGTTCGCCAGAACTGTAACCCGCATATAAACTATTTACAATATAATTTTAAATATCAATTCCAGAAAGCTCTTCATTGGCTACCGTGTTTTTAACACGTTGGACGAAGGTTACTTGTTACCCCCTGCCTAATCGGGTCTGGTGATACGTCTGCAACGGTGAGCTTTTTAAGAATGCACAGCACACATTCCCCGTCCGACTTATCAAAAATAAACTGGTGTGCTTTTTAAAGCTAAAGGGGTTATAGATTTCTCTATCCTGTGAAACGCAATTCACGGTCATCTCCGTACCTATAAATAGGATGTAGGGCTTATATGAATTGTGTCCCTACTAATTACCAGTTCTCCACGTCCAGTTCCACTCCTTAGATGATGATTTTCTAGACCAACATCCCAGTCAAAATTTATTACTAACACTATCTATTCTTTCTATATTAAAATGGTGGGCTACCTAGGTAATGCTCCTAGTGAGTGCAGAACACGCCAGATTTACAGTCTGGACCGCCTCTTTAACGGTATAGTAACCCATTTAAATTTATTACCAAGACTTCTCATTCTTTTTTGATTATTAAGGAGAAGTTCCCTACAGATTAAATGTTGTTTCCGGAAACATTGCATTGTCATCTGTCGCGGTAGAGCTTTTTAAATAGCATCTGCGCTTGATAAAAACACCCGCCAAATTATGCATGACTTGCTTAGTTGCCTTGGCCTTCAGAAACTACTCTTGCAAGCAGAGGCATGGCGGGTTTAAAATATTATTTGGTAAGTGAGTGCGAATACTCTCGAAACGCTTCTTTTCAGATATCACTCCTCTTTCGAGTCCACAGGGATAGGTATTACTACTCTATCTACCAAAAAATTAAAATGTCAAATATCAATTTCCGATTTTGGTTTCGACCGAGTATTCCCAGTCCCATTGGCTCATCGGGAACCAACTCACAAATTTAAGGAAGTCCTACCTACCACCACAGAAGGTAGGACTTCCGAAATAATAAGAGTAACCACCACAGAAACTCTTATTATTTACCAACCAAGCTTTGTCATTCGAAATCATGTATAGGACTATATTTCAAATTTCCGGTAAAGTCAATAATTTTTTTTAACTTTTTTTAGGCGACATGCACAATTCTCAAATAGCGAGCAGTGATTACATCCATAGTCTAGATATATGTCAGGGCGAACGCAAGCACCTTTGGTATGTTCTTTACATGCTTCTACATTCTTATTCAAATCAAGGACAACAGTTTTCTTATTGAGATCAATCTTGGGCAAGAAGCTATCCAACCATTTTTCTCTTTCTTCGCGTTCTTTAGTAGTCAATTCTTCCACTGGTCTTTTCACAATACTTGGAACAATAGACTTGGTACGTTTCTTGCGTACACCCACAATACTTTTATCAATTAGATTCTTTGTAGAAATGTTTTTTCTTGGTCTACCTCTTGGCATTTTTATATAGTATTAAAAGGTTTTGTTACTGTCAATAAAAATCTTATTCAGATTCTGAATCATCTTCTGTTTTGATTACGTGCCAGCCCAAGAGTTCTAATGCTTTTGTCTGTGCTTCTTCTTGAGTGTTTGCTTCTACTAGAAACGGTTCTTCTTCTGAAGTGGCAATTACCATGAATGTGAACATGGATTTACTGTATGAGATATTTCTGGAAATATCAAGAAAAATCTTTTAATATTTTACATTCCACTTTTCGTCTCTTACTAATGAATTTGCCATTTCATTTTTTAGAACTCCGATAGGTTTGGTTGACCCTTTTGACAATCTAGCAGCAATATGAGAAATTGCTTCTTGCCTTGAAATGGCAGTTGTTTCATATGTATTTCTATCCCAAAATACGGTGAAGGTTCTTAATTTTGAATCTGACAAAGACTTATCCTTCAAGGAAGGTTCTGGAAGTTTTTTCTTCTCTTCTGATTTTTCTTCTTTCGAGGGATATTTGAAATCAAATTCTAATTGAGTTTCTTTCAGATATTTTTTAAAAAGATTGTTAAATTTCATTGTTTTTTTAAATTTTCCGCAAAATATTTTACTGCCCATTCTAGGCTTTCTGTGACATTTGGAAGCTTTCCAAAATTCTTTTCAATTTTTTCTGTAGAGAGAATACAGTTACTTCTTTGTGTTTTAGTTGATAAATCTTTAATTGAAACGAATTTCCAATTAGGATTATCAACTCCATGTGTCTTAAGAATTCTTGTAATTTCTATGGAGTCGATGGATCCATCATTTACAATATTATAAACTCCACTTAATCCGCTTGATATAAACTTATTAACAAATAAACTCAAATCATATAAAGATGTTAATGAATTTGGTTTAGATATCAAAGTATCATAATTGAGGAGTTTGTTTATATAATTTTTAGGATTAACTTCTTCGCAGAATGGCATCCTAATTCTCAACACAGACCTATCAAAGCGAGCAGAAAGTTTTTCAAAGGCATCTTTTGTCTTTGAGTAAAACGAAGAATAATGACAATCTGCTCCAAAGTTCGGAATGTCTTCTTCGCTATAAAATTTTTCATACCCATCATATATACATCCACTTCCGATATGTGTTATTGGAATGCTTAAACGATTACATGCTTCTGTGATGTATAATGGAATTGTTACATTGTAGTGATAACAAGATTCTTTGTTATCTTCACAGGCATCTACGTTTGGAGATCCCGTATATCCAGAACAGTTTATAACATGCTCAATTCTTTGTTCTTCTGGTGCTGGATATTTATGCTTTTTTAAGAAATTAAAAAATGTATTATAATCAGAGTAGTCCACATCTTTTTTAGAGATGTGAAGTTTATTTTTAACCGACAGTCGTTTGTTTAAATAGTTACCAACGAAACCTTTTCCTAAAATTAATACTTTGCTCATAACAATATGATATAATAAAAACGTAGTATGTCAATTAAAAAATTTTAAAACATATCATCATTACCATCATGTCTTTTATACAATTCTTTTTTATCAGGTGGTATGTGGTATTCCTCTTCATTTCTGAGCATTTTATAATAATCCCTTGTATTATTTTGAATAGAAGGACCGAAAGATTCTAAACAAGTTAAAAAGTTTTCAACAGATTTTTTGAAAGAACCAGCAGGATCTTTATCATCATAAATACCAAATAATATCAACAAATTATACCACATAATTGTTTTAAAACTGTCAAAATTTCTTGGAGTAATCATTTTTTCTATTTTTTCTATATTTAAAAAAGTTTCTTTAAATTTATCACTATTCATTAATGTATCTAGACTATACAAAATTCTACGAGATAAAATATAATTAAAAAATAAAGAATAATTCATAAGATAATTTCTTTCTACATTATTTTCTATAATATCATCTAATCTTTTTTCAACATTTTGCATTACATCTAAAACATATGATTTTTCTGGTCGAAGGACTGCAAGCTGGCCAAAAATTTCTAAAAGTGATTTGGAAGTAGCATAATAATCTAAAAAACTAGAGTCGGAATTACATGCTTTTTTCAATTTAGGGCTTATTTCATAATCAAAAAAACTACATATATCGCTTGAACTCTCACATTTCAGGCTTATAGCATTTAAACGGTTTTTTATATGAAGAATTTCTTCTTTTATAAGCCTTTTTGTTTTCATTCATTTTTAACCTACCAATTTTTACAACTTAAATATTTGGCCGTGCCCGGTTTTGCAGTGGAGCATTTGTGTCTTGCACGAAATGATTTTTTTCGTTTTGTGTTTCCAGACTTTCCTGTTACCTTTACTCCTGCTTGTCCAAAATGAACTCTTTTATATCCCTTGCCTTTTGGATTTTTTACACACTGCATGTATTTCTTACCCTTTCGGTCAGATTGGGTTTTTTTAGTTGGACCCTTACAACGAGCGGCTTCGTTTAGCAAACTTTCTACAAGTAAATCAAATTTCATATATCTATTTATATTTAAAACAAAGAAAAGTCTCTTATTTTAATTCAATTTTATATTAAATTATATAAGTCCCTGATTATAAACAAAAGTGGTTTTAAAAAATTGAAAAAAATATGTACCTATAGCAAGTTTTATGCCAGTTTTAGGAACTTTTTTCCTATTTTAAAGTACTTTTTAGATCAACTTTGTACCTGTTTTTACCTAATTGTAAAAATTAGTCCAATCGGTTTTTGTTTGTTTAGAAATTTTTTCTATATATCCTTCTTTCACTATGTCTTCCAAAAGATACAAATTCTGATAATATTGATAAGAATATTTCTTACTGAAAAACAATTGAATATTAACAATAAACTCTGCGATTTTATATTTAATTTTGTACATGATTATTTAAAAATTTCTAAAAACATTACTCTAATATAAAGATATTCTTTATACAAGAACAGGTATGTCAATGTCGGAAGTTTCTTTATTATAAAAAAAACATACCAAAAGAAAAACTTTATAGTATAAATAAAATCTTTTAACATTGAAAATTATTTTTTCTTGCTGGTTTTATTATTTTGATTATGTTCTGATTCTTTGCTCTTCCATTTTATAGAATCATAGTTATCTTTAAACTGCTTTGAAAAGCAACTTCTAGGTTTATCTCCCTTTCCTGCACTCATTTATTGTGCTCTATAAGCAACTGTGATCGTTGCTGTCTTATCGTTTTTGTTTGTAACTGTATGTTCCAGTGGATAGAACCCTTTTTGTCTAAGAGTATCCATTATCTTAAGAGTTTCGGTATTGATCAAAGATTCACGCTCCATGAAGCTTGAATTGGGTTTAAACTCAGTTTTATGTGTTAATGTTAGGTTCATATTAATATTTAGTTATTTATGTAAAAATGCAAACGGACAATTTTTAATATCCCCTTGTTCATATTTCTTGGGAGATCTGAAAAATCTTTTATATCTATCAAAAAATACTTGATGAGCCTTTTCCCATTTTTGCTTAAAGCTTCCTGTATCAAATGAAAATTGAGATTTAAAATCTTCTCGTTTAAATGGAATGACTTGTATCATCGGTGTTCCCTTTTCTATCAATCCGGAAAAATTTTTATTTAAAAAGAATAAAAAATTAACAGGAATTGGATGCTTATCGGTATCTACAATTGCTGGAAGGCATTTATATGGAAGATCATCATAGTGGAGTGGATGTGTAAACAAACAAGACCACCCCGCAGGAGTCTTTACAATCCAAGGATTTATAAATTTAAATGATGTAGGATAAAATCCTTCTGGAACGGGATATGTTTGCATTTGTTCTTGCTTCTGCATATCAATTACTTGTAGGGTATCCCAAGACCATTTTATATTAATATCACTTGGTCCTGCATTTTCTACCCAAACATCGCAATGAAGTGGAATATGATATCCCGCAGTCATAGCATCTACTACGGGTAGACATTTTTTAATGGTGCTGGTAGGATCACCAAATTCATCCACAGATTTTTTACAATTGATATACGAAGGAGTATTACTAATCCAATCAGGAAGTTTTGTTATTGCTGGATATGGTTTTTCAATAACCTCCAACATTTCTTTTGTGTTTGCTATAAACTCTATTACTTTACCCATCCCTCAAAGATACAGCAAAAAATATAAATGTCAATCTACTTTTGATAACATTTCCGCAAGTTTTAATAAAATATTTTGTATATTTTTTATTTCCTGTTTATGTTTGGAAGAATATTCTAAAACCTTAATAGGTTTTTTAACGGTTCTTGAAACGCTTTTAACAAGATTAGAAGTTATTCCAGTTGGAATATTAGAAGAATAGTCTGAAGTGAATGTGTCCATGTTATATTTGTACTTATTCGCTGAAATTATTATCTTTCAATCTAAATATTATAAATGTCAGCACCATTAAATACAGTATCTCCTTTAACTTATCCTACTTGGTTGAAGTATCAGAAAAATTTAAAACCAGATACCGCACAGGAATATTATTCAGAATATTTACGCGAATGGTATAGGAGTAATACTTTATTAACTTCTAATAATAGCAATGCTATTAAAGAAAATTACATACAATTATTAAAAGATTTAAATTTTCTTTTTGGTACGCAAGAAAAAGATTTATTTCTAGCAGATTTGGATTATAAAAATGATGAAGAATTAATATTTGCAATTCCATATTTCGTTAAAAAGCTAAAGGAAGTTTGCAAAGTATTATCATATAAAAGAGAGTCTGTAAAAAATGCAAAGCTTCGTTATAATCTGGCAGGTTCTAACATGGGACTAGAAGCATTGATGTATGAATATATTTTAAAAGGATTTACTAAAGACGAGAATTATATTACACAGGTTCCTATATCTTCTTTATCAAATTATTTTCCTGATCTTTCATCAGTTAGTGGAAATTTTTTCGTAGAATTAGAAGAATTGCACGATTCTCAGAATTATCATGACTCTGATCCTTCTATTTCAATAAATCAGTATGTTGATTTAGAACAGGTTGTTAATGAAATACCATTTCAAGGTTTAGAAGAAAACGAAGTGTTGGAATTGCTTTCGACTAGATATCTTTCAAGAGTTGCGGATACTCCATTGTCTAGATTATTTAATCAATATCTTTTAGAAATTCCTACTCTTTCAACTGCTGCATTGTCTGCCAATGCAAGCAATTTAATATATAATGAAATTATTGCAACACAACAATATTTAGGTGAAACTGTATATGGGTTAACGGCAATTAGGGCAAGTGAAATAAATCAACCAGATTTCACTATGAATATAGATTTAGAGCAAGGAAATAATTGGTTCTACTGGCCTTCTGGTGACAGAATTGTTGATGAAACGGTTTTTAATAATGTATACAATCCAATTCTTATTAATGATTCCTCGTTTGTAAAATCTGGTGCAGCGGGTGGTGATGATTATACTAATTCTGATTTATTTTTTACAGACAAATCAGGAAATCTTGAGGGTGCATGGCTTAAAGGTCCGAATATAATAAAAGCAGAAGATAAAATGCAGTTTACGATTAATGCACAAACATCGAGAGAATTTATATATCCGTATCCTGGATTTAAATTGACATCAAAAGGAAGTCTTTGGGATGGATATAGTTTAAACGATGATGATTATTTTTTATACTTAAAGCTATTGGATGAGCAAAAGAAAGAAATTCTAACTCAATATTATACAAATACTCTTCCAAACTCTGCTGCCTCTCCTATATACATAAATGATTCGAATTTAGTTTATAGCAATGCATTTTCAGAAAAATTTTCAGATGAAGCCGATACGTTGACAAAAAGATCTTTTGGATCTGGAATAAATCCTACATATAGCGATGCTCTTTCTGGTGAAACAGAACAAGCATATTTATATAAATTTGAAAAGACAGACCTTCCTATATCAGAGGGAACCAATGATATTGCATGGCCTATTTTAAAATATGATGCCTTAAATGAAAATCTTCCAATTACTGTTTTAGATGATACTTGCTTACCGATTAATCTTTCTGAAGTAGATGCTACGAAAATAATGACGGGTGCTGTTGCAGGAAATTCTTTTAATAATGCGGATTTAATATATAAATTAAATACAAAAACAGAAGATCCGATTGAAGCCGCATGGCTAGGAGCAGGGTCTATTCAATTATTAAATAGAGATGGAGGGAATCCTATTTCTATATATGATACCAATGCTATATACTGTGCTTCTCATATAGATGGTGTCGTTCAGGGAGGATTATGTGCTAAAATAAATCCAAAGCAAAAAGTTTCGTTTGTTTGGATGGATGAGGATACTATAGCGGATGATGTTTTCTTTTATAGGGAACACTCTGCGGATTGTCCGTATGTAAAACGTTCTCCTCATAATTATTATACAAATCAAAACTATCAAAATCCGGATCCATTTGATGCTAAACCTGCATGGACAAAGTGTAGATGTAAATCTACAAAATATTCTCCAATAGGACATTCAGGAGAAGTGGTAACTGATTATAACGGAATGGCAGATTATTTATTTGCTGATCCACAGGGGTTAGGAGCCGATTTTGCTTTTAATACTTGGTTGGATACAAGAGGTTTAAATCCTTTACAAAGTCCTCAATTTTCTTATTATAAATTAGATGAAATATTTGGAGATAAACAAGTTGGTTGGGGTAGTGGTATTTGGAAAACAGGAAATGGTTCTAGAATGGTTTTAAAAACTGGAAGAAGATATACATATTATAGAACATCTTTCAGAAGTGATTTAGTAGCAAGCACAACAGAGCAAGAAAATAATGCATCTCCTTATTTAATAGTAAATTATCCATATAAAAACATTAGAGGAATAACCACAAATACTTCTGATAATGTTTTTGACATATCAATAGTCATAGATAAAAGCTATTCACAAAACAAAGACATACAAAAAACAATAGAAATAGTTAAAGAATTTGCTTCTAGCTTAATCAATGGAAATGTAAATGTACAGATTTCAATAATTTCTTTCAATGAAAATGCTTTAGTTGCCACTTATTTAACTAATGATTTGAATGTAATTAATTTTGCTATTCAGGATATTTTATCACAATCAATAAAAGACACTGCTCAGACTGACATATACAATGCACTGTATCTTTCAGATTATATTTTAAATACTACAATATATGATAATAATGAACCAGACAGTCTTTTTGAAATTTGTAATTCTTTAAATGCAATTATTCAGAAAAAGGCAGAATTTAAAACAAATAGAAACGTACCAAGAAGTAATGCTATAAAGAATATAATCATATTGAGCGATGGTTATGAAACAATAAATGTTGGAAGTGCCGTTCCATATTCTCTTGAATTAAAAAACAAAGGAACACAAATATATGCGGTAGATATTGGTCCTAATACATATTTCAATGAAAATATGCAACAAATTGCTAGTAGAAATGGGTACTTTAATTTACAAAAATATTTGTATGATGGAGAAGGAAATTTAAATAATTTTATTCAATATCTGGCTTCATTGTTTAGTTATTCTAAACTATCGATTGTACCGACTTGGTATAAAGCAATTAGAAATACTTTTGGAGAATGGATTGCAACAAACGATATTTCTGATATGGTATTGCGTTCTGGTGATTATTTGACTTACATACACAGATCAGAAGTTTCCTATGAAGGATCAAATAATACTTCTTTTACTACTCCTTCAATATCATTTACAATAAATATGAAATTGAATGGATGGGACTATTCTACAAATTCGTTTCAACTTACTGGAGTTGGTTTAGGATATGGGGGAAAACCATTTTGGGCTAAATCATATACAAAACCAGAAGAAAATTTAGATCAACACTTTGAAAAACAATTAATGTACTTCGGTGGTCAAGTAAGATTTATAGATGGATATCTACCTGTTCATCAACCAGAAATATCTTATATGACACTATCCAATGGAAGTTTCATGACATATCAAAGAAGAGGGATTACAAATTTATTATGGACACAACCTTTAACTTTAAATGTTTTGCTATCTTCTTATCAATGGAATAAAATAGTATTTTATAAAGATTTTTCAAATTTACAAGACATTTTTAGAAACGGTAATACTTTAGATTTAATTGCCTATAGTTCAGAGGAACCAAGTGATATTATACTAGAAAGCTATTCTTCGTTTATACCAACCAAGTATAACTATTATGCTCGTAATGCTTTTACATACACACAAGATTTTTATCTAAGAAACAAGTGTTTAAATACCTTTGCGGTTTTTAATACTGCGGTTGCTGTAGAAGCTTTTCATCCGTATGCAAACATGAATAATGTGTTCTATCCTACAGTAGCCACTATTTCATTACCATCTTTAGCTAAATCAGAAAAGCAATTAGGAGAATATATGCTTCCTGAAAATCTAGGAGTTTCATATTGGAGAGGAAGAGGATATTCCATGGAAGTTAGTAAGGATACTCTTACATTTATAGACAGTATAAGTGCAGAAAGATTGTTTCTAAATACAAATAAATTTAGCGGAAGACAGAGAGGGTTGACAAAAAAAGATCAATACTCTCCTTCCATGATTACTGACATTGATAATCGCTGGATGATGGAATCTTATAGTTCTTCGGATGCTGCTGGTAGAATAACAGATACATTAAACAATCAAAAATTTACTCCTTATCAATCTAAATACGAAATAATTAAAAGAAATAATTTAGGTCTTTGTAGACAAAATGATGATTTTGATTTTTGGAAATTTCCTTTACCATCTACATGGGATTACGCGGAAAAATATCCAATAACATTAAGAAGAGAAGTTTTAGCATCTTCTTATGAAAATAGAATAAAAGAACTTCTTGTAAACAAAGGAACAATGACCGATTGGAAGAATGATATATATGGAAATGATTATGGTTTGTTTAAAGATCCTTATTCAAAGCTAACGGCAACCGCACCATTAGCAACCGATCCACCGACTCCTCCATCAACAGATAATTGCACAAATAATGGAACGTTAATTTATAGTTATGATTCTTTAGAATCTACACCCGAAGAAGGTTTTAGCAGGCATAAAGCATGTTTCATAACAGTTACGATAGAAATTGATCAATTTGGAAATATAATAAATCAAAGCCAATCCGGAAATTCCACAAATAATTTAAATTTAGTAGAAATTCTTCAAACAAATAATTTAATTTCATTAATTGTTGGAATATATACATTTGCATTTGAATTTTTTGGATGGAGAAAAAGAGGAACGTATGATAATTCTGGTAATTTATTGACTCCTGCTGGTTGGTATTCAAGTGATACTAAATATAATATTTACGGTTGCAATTAAAAATTGTATATAATAAATAAGTATAAACAATTCCTTTAATGGAAATAGCTCTTTGACATAAAAATAGGCCCATATCAGGTTAACTCAGGGAAACTCCAGAACGGACAATCCTGAACCAAGCATATGCAGGAATGCATTTGAAGGTGCAACGACTAGGAAGCGAGTCCAAAACGGACAGTAATTCTTCCCAAGAACGCCTGACACTCTTTTATAAAAAAAATAGAGTGAAGATATAGTCTGATCTAACTAGGAATAGTTAGAAACGATAGATAAAGAACTATCGTGATAACATAAAGCTGTTTTAATATAGTAAACATAATATAGTAAATATAATATACGAAATATAATATACAAATATAAAATACCAAATATAATATGCATCAATATAATATAGGAAAGATAATATTTAAATATAATATAGTAAATGTAATATACTGAATATAATATACGAAATATGTTGGCAGGGTCAAACTTTAAAATAAATACAAATTTACTAAGCATGTAACTATAAATATTACATAGTATGGTAAATTACATTGGATTTGGAAAATCATATGATATAACAGTTTCAAAAACTCAAAATGAACCAGTCACTACTACATCAGATTGTGGTTGTGATTTAGGTCATGGAAATCCATATATAGTTTCCAGCAGCCCTTCGACTTATTCTACAAGCATAGATGGTATTGTTGGAAATCGTCCTCCAAATCCTTCTTTAGACGTTCCGCTTCCACCGATTAAATGTATTAATACAATTAATCCTCCAATAATAGGCAAAAATTCTTTTTATATGGGATTTGGTGGATCTACTGGAGCTTCAACTAATGAGCATTGGCTACACAATGTAACATGGAATTCTTCCTTAAATTCTTTAAGTCATTCAGATGTTTTAAATACCTCTAATTATTTAAACAATGCAACAAAAATAGGAAATTCTATTAGATTTACAGAAGCAGGAGGAAACCAAACCGGAAATATTTTTTATAAAAATCCTTTATATTTTATAGATAGCAATTCAAATTTATTAAATTGGTCTTGTTACTATGTATTTTCAATGGGTGGAGGCAGCAGGGCTGATGGCATCACATTTATTTTACAAAGTTATTCCAACATTGCGGGTGGTTATGGTGGTGGACTGGCATACGATGGAATTCCTGATAGTATAGCTGTTGGATATGATTCTTATCAAAATTATTTTGATCCTAACAATAATCACATAGAAATAGATGTAAATGGAAGTGTCTCAAGCTCATTAATAACATTTACACCATCATTTGATTTGTGTGGCACAACAGGAACCAATAAATATATCTATAATTGGGTAGACTATATAAATGGAGTTTTAAAAATATATAGTTCTGATTTAAATACTAAGCCATTGAATCCTTCTATATCATATTCTATAGATTTAAAAGATTATCTTATTGTTTCATAAATATAATAAAATGTCAAATATAATAAAACTTAATTCATATACTAAGGGAAGATCCGTTATTAGAGGAAGTTTTTTAGTTTCTACCGATGATCCTAATGATTGTTTAGTAACTACAAAAACGACAACACCACAAAACGAATTTATATCAGAAAAATATGCAACTGGTCTTATTCCAAATGAGGAATAAGATGATGTTTAAAAACTTTATTTTTAGATGTTCTGTCTAAATATTAGATAACATGGCATCAAATCAGGCATATTACATAACCGAATCCGGTACTTGGCCGAATGAAGTGTATAAAATATCTATTGCAGGACAGTTAATAAATCCAGCATTAGCTTCTATACCCGCTGATAATTCATTTAGATTTGTGAATAATCAAACGGTTCCTTTGAATGGATTACCTTCTAATTATGGAAAATATGATTATTTGAATTCTGTTCCAACCTTTTATAGTCAGGGATTGTTGGAATTAGATACTACAAGTAATACGCTTTTAGTTTGGAATGTTTCTGCTGAAAGAAGAGCATTTGATATTGGAAATACTTTAAATTCATTGAGTATAGACATTGCTCCGGGAAAGCAAATTGGTGAAAGATATTACTCATATTTATTATACCCAAAAAGACTTTTTTTAAAACCTACTGCCAAACCCATAAAAGATGGAAATAATTGGAGATTAAACACTCAAACTGTTTTATTAAGTACAGCTGCAACGTATTATTTAGGATCTACTACCGATTTAGATGCTGCAAGTGGAAATATAAATTTTTTAAAAAAAACTCCAGTAACCACTTCTCTTATATCAGATGCAAACTATTCAATTGTTTATAATCTTTGTGCTTCTCGTACTAGAGTAGGTCTTCCGCTTATAACTTTTACCGATTCATACAATCCTACATTTTATTCTACAGTATTAGAACCTTCGCCTGTAAATTCTACATCAACTTCTAGAATAAGGCCCGATACAACATACATAACTTATAATGTAAAATATTATGAATCTGATGCACAAGGAAACGTTTCTCTGTATTCCCTTGGACAACAAAGACCAGATGAAAATTTAGGACTATCTCCTACGTTAAAATCCTCTTGTATAATTACTCCACAAACACCAGCCAATAAACAAGCATTTCAATTGGTACAGATTAAAAATGATACTGCGGACATAGATCTTGGAGATGTTAGATATTGTGTGTTGAGTGGTGTCTTTGATTTATATAATAGTAATTTTTCATATTTTAATAACGGATCTTTAAATACCTCGACTTCTATAATAAATCTTGTAACCGGAATTCCCGATACTTCTATTTCGGTTAGCTACATAGCAGATTGTCCTGCGATGAAATTTAGCAATGAGTTTTGGCAAGATACTTTTATTTCCACAACAGGAGCACAATTAGGAGTTCCTCTTGCGACAACCAATTCTCAGAGTATAGATTGGACTACAAAATATCCTCCTCATTATTATTCCTACAAAGCATCTTTAACTGGTTCCGCAGAACCTAATATTACTGGTTTGATGGAAACTGCGAATTTAACATTTTATTTAAAATGTTCTTCGGTTTCTGAAAAATATACATCTGGTAAAAATTATACATCATCTGTAACTGTTTCTTCATTCATAGCCTCGGATTTTAATTTTATTAGCTATGATTTGTGGTATGGATCAAGTTCGGATTATATTAAATTTTCTCCATTGGTTCCTTCTAATAGCGTATTTCTATCTTCTCTTTATTGTTTTTATGGAAATAATTTAGACATTCCATATTCATTGGTAGATTCTGGTTGGATTCCTGCTTCTTCTGCAAATTCATTTTTAATTACATATCCAATAACAACTCATGGAGAATTAGATTTCAGTTTGAGACCATCTTTATGTACGATTGCTGGATATATTGATGCATACGAAGCAACCAGAATACGTTTGGCAATAGGTGAATTACCATATAATGGCGGTCAGCCAATATTTCTTTCTAAGATATATGAAACCGAAGATTATATGGAAGTTGATGGATCTTTTTTAATATCAACAAGTTCTTGGCCTACAAGAGATCTTAGAGATTCTTATATATCTTGGTTTTTTACTCCAGAAAATAATTCTGTTACTATAAATTCAGTAGACATAGACGGCAATTTTATTCAAAATATACCTGCATTTAGTGCTGTTCCTTTTGGTTTTAATACTTGGTCTGTAGTTGTTTCTGGATATGGTCCGCAAACAACAGTAATAAATTTATCTTCTCAGAAATATAACGAAGTTACTAACCTTAGTTCAAATTCTGCACTTTTTAATTATTTTGCGGAAGAAAGATTATTAGTTGGAGCACCCTATGGTATAAACAATTTAAATGAAACTAGAAGTGTTTATTTAACATGTGCAGTTCCATATAAAGGAAGACAGTATAATCTACCATCAGATACTCAATTGAATTGGATTTGGTCATATAATAATGATATTGATTATGAAACAATTCCTATAAATGCTTATTTATATCCATCTTTAAATACATATTCATATGGATATGACTTAGGAACTACTATTTTAAGTAGTATAAAAGTAGAAGTAACTCCTCCATATAATACTAAAACTCCAAATATAAATACCGTTAGAATTGTTGCTTCTATAGATACTCAATCTGGATTGATAGAAGGAAGTTATATATTTGATGTTGATGATTTTCCTGCTCCTTCTATTTTTAATACTAATTTCTTAGGATATTATACAGCATTTCAAAAACTTTCATCTGAAATTTCAAATACAAGAGATAAAAAATATATAATTACTAGACCAAATAATGCAACAAATAGTTATACATTTTCTTCTTTGGGTGATGTTATTCCAACATATATAAATTCTACAATTGTTTGGAATGTATCTAGTAATAATAATGTTAATACATTAACATATGGAAACAATCCTATAAATGTTAATATATCAAATGTTTCTAAAACCATAATAAGCTTAAGTGCTTTAAATGCCATTGTGCCCGGCTGGACAAGCGCACATAATGTTCAGGCAAATACTGTAGTGAATATTTTAGATTCATCCGAATTTAATAAATCATTACAGTTTTTAACAATTCCAGAATTCTTTTGGAAAAATGGAAAGTATCTAACGCTTTCTGATCAAAATAACTATACACAAATACCATCTAATACTGCATATGGAAATAAAAAATCAAATAGCCAAGGATATTATCTATCTGCAAATAAATCATATCTGAATGATTTTAGATATTATACCGGAGAAAATCTTAATACAAAATTAGAAAAATTTTCTTCTTATTATACATTAACAAATATTCCATATGCAACTGAAATGTATTCATCATCTGGATTGCCTATAACATTAACAGCATTTAATGATGAATTATTTCCAGAAAATAATGGAATATATTATAAAATGCCAAGTGGTTTAAATTTAAATACATATACATTTAATATAACCGCAAAATCTGATAATAATAGTGCAAATAGATTGCAAAAAAATTTAAAATTGATTCCTTACACAGATATAACAACAACATATATGGTAGATACAACTGCTATAGATATTGATAATGATCGTGTTATATCAGTATATCAAAGTATAAGCACAAGCATTCCAAATTCTCCCGTAGAAATAGTCAATGGAACAATAACATATACCCTTTCAACATATTTTTGGTCGGTTAATAGAGAAATTCCAGCAACAACAGGAAGTTTTGATGTATTTGAATTAGTAATAGGAGATCCTGCCAATGAACTCACAGTATCGGGAACCAAGAAGAATACTCTTTTTTTACATGCTTCTTCAAATATAGATAAAAAAATATTTTCATCAACCTTTAATAACTATCCAGATAATGCTTATACAGGTTCTAGAGATTTATGGAGTACTGTTACTCAAATAACAACTTCTATTTCACCAACTAAAACGTTAATATCAAGCAGCAGTGCTGCAAGTCCAGAAATTTTTATATCAACTGCATATGTTCTTACTGGACAAGATTTATTCCTACAATTTGATACACCGGATTCTACAGGTAATATATCTATAATTGCATATATGGTAAATTTTGGTGAGTACGATTCTGATAGAATTACCGCATTCGATTCTTCTTTATTTTATTCATATAAAAATTCTGGTACATATTATATTTCTTATAGTGCATTATATAATGATGGATCATTAAAAATGTATGAACATCCAAATCCAATTTTTGTAAAAAATAATTGGCAAACATATGATCCAAACTCATTAAGATTTGTAGAAGAAGCTGTTTTAACACTTCCCTATACAAACGAAGGAGTTTTCATTCAACCAAATGAATGGGGAGATTCTGATATATTCAATACCTCAATAGGTAGAATACAAGATAATTTGGATTATTTGGCATCAAATTTACAAACAATAAATACTAATTCACCAACAATATTTTTTGGTTGGTTGGGTAGTAATCCCTTTAATTTAAGTAGTGGAATAAGATGGTATACAAGAGATTTTGGAACCGAATTTTATTATAATCCGGAATTAGCAGTTTCTTCTGGAATTTCTTATTTTACAAAAATAAAAGATGCTATAGAAGTTAATAATCGCATTTATGTATTGGATGGAAACTTATTCAGATGTTTATCTTCCGATAATATTTCTTCTGAAATACAATTAGATGGAGCAGATTCATTAAATACTATTTTCTTAAATCCAATTTCATTAGAGGTAGATGAAACCGGAACCATAGCATATATAGCAGACCCTCCAAAAAATAGAGTTTATAGATTTGATTTAGAATTCAATACGCAATCTACATTAAATTATACATTAAATGTTGGGGGATTAGGTTCTAAAAAAGACACTAATAAATTTAATTCTCCATCCGAATTGGCATATGAAAGACAAAATCTGTATGTATTGGATTTTAACAATCGCTGTGTTAAAAGATATAACACCGATTTAAATTGGGTTTATACATATGAAGCCGATGAGTTTTTTGATGAAAGACCGATAAGCATAGCAGTTCATCCAGAATTTGAATTATTATATGTATTAACAGAAACAAAAACTATATACATATTTGATTCATTTAGTTCTTCTTATGTTTCAAAATTTAAAATAAATAATATTACTTCAAATATTATTAAAATTATATTTGATGAAGTAGGCGATTTTATATATGCAGTTACTTCGACAGATGTTTACAAATATTCTGCTTCCGGTTACTTTATATCACAACTTGATCTTCCAGCAAATCTTGTTTTTGTTGGTGCTAAAAAGGATAAAAATCGTTCTATATTATTATTGACCGAGAAATGTATAATAAAACTTCAAGACGTTTTAGAAGTATATAAAGTTGGAGAAGGATTGCCTAGTCAGTATTGGTCTAGGGATCAATTATTAATAGATAGGGATGAATTAGCATCAGATACCAATTATAATAGATGTTTAATACGAATGGCTCAAAATATTAAAACCCTTAGAAGTTCATTAAATTACAAATTAGTATTAGCCACCGAACAAACTTCTACGAATATAGTAAAATATTTTGCATCTGTTCCTGTTGATGTAAATGACTTGCCTTATTTTGATGGAACAATAGAGTGTGAAACATTAGGTGTTGGTGTAAATGAATTACATACACCACAAGTAATGAATAGAGAATTGTCTAAATTGTGCAGTGCTTTAAATGATTTAAACTTGTTTTTAAATATAGTTGATTATAACGTGCAATCAAATAATTCCAGTAATGGATGTAATGATGTATTCTGTTGGTCTTGGAAGGCAATGTCTTGTTATAAATTAACCTTTCCTGCAATACGTATATGTAACATAAATCCTATAACATATGCAGAGCTTGAAAATAGTTTCCCAATATCCTATGCTCCGAGTAAAACATGGGGATCTGCTACTTCAGAATGTTGTAATAAAGTTATTCCTCCAGTATAAATATTGATAATAGTAACCTTCAGAAATGAACGGTTCCTGCTAACAACAGAGACTAAAAAATATGAGTAATCGTTTTCATTCAAAATGGCATAGACGTAATCACCATACATATGGTAATGACACAAATCCTGATGCATCGCATGATCCAATAGCCAGCCAACAACAACCCTTTCTTGGGGAATTTGTTTTAAAAGGTGCTTTAAGTGCTACTTGTCCTTTAAGTTCATTTGCAGCATTTTTATATACTGATAATACAGCTTTGTGTGCATATGCAGGAACTCGCGGAGCATATATACATAGTGAAGGATATTTAGGTCTTGAGGTTATCAGTACAAAATCAATTGGTATTTCTGCAAATGCTCCTAAAATTGCAATAGAAGCCCTTTCCCCTATGAGAGCCATATCTGCTTGGGGTGGACAGATAGGATTGGATGTTTATTCTCCTACAAGAGCAATATCAGCATTTGGTGGAAGAATCGCTGGAGAATTTTATAGTCCCATAAGAGCATTGTCTGCTTATGGTGGACAAATTGGTTTAGATGTGTATTCTTCTTCGAGAGGCATATCTTCTTATGGTGGATTTATTAGTGGAGAATTTTATAGTCCTGTAAGAGCATTAAGTGCTTGGGGTGGAGAAATAGGATTGGATGTTTATTCTCCTACAAGGGCCATATCTGCTTTTGGCGGAAGAATTGGTGGAGAATTTTATAGTCCCATAAGAGCATTGTCTGCTTATGGTGGACAGATTGGTTTAGATGTTTATTCGTCCTCAAGAGGCATATCAGCATTCGGTGGATTTGTCGGTGGAGAATTTTATAGCCCATTTAGAGCATTAAGTGCTTATGGTAAAAACATTGGATTGGATGCTTATTCTTCCAATTGGGGTGTTAATTCATATGGAAATACAATGGGTGTTGGTGCATATTCTAATAATGTTGCATTATCTGCCTATGGTGCATTAACAGGTATTAAAGCCGAAGGGGGAAATGTAGGGGCATCCTTTCATAGTCCGATGATTTCTCTTTCTACTGGTGGTGGTGGAATAAACGTATTCAATAGTAGAGTAGGAATTTATAAAGTACCACAGCCATATTATCCTCAACAAGCATCACAAGTAGTTCTTGATGTTAATGGAGATGTTAGAATCGATGGAAACACAACTATAACAGGAGATCTTTCAGCACTAGGAACATTTTCTTATCTTGATACTAAAGTTCAAATAACTAGTTCTCTTGTAGTAAACAACAAAGGAACTGATGCTGCTACTACAATTATACAAACTGGAGCATATCCTATATTACAATGTTTTGATCAAGACATTGATGTTCCTCATTCTAAAGCGTCATTAATTGTTGATGGTGCTACTAATGGTTGGGTTGGTGTTGGAGTTAATACGCCTACTGCTCCCTTTAATATTGTTAAAGCTAATACAGCAAGTGAAGCTAATGGTCAACCACAAGTTAGAATATATGATGGAACAACAAATAAAATTACAATTGGTACTTTTGGTACAAATGCTTCTAATCCATATATAGGCACAGAAAATTCTGTTCCATTTGATATTGTTACTAACAATACCCAAAAAGTTACCATATTATCAAATGGTAATGTGGGCATAAATCATGCTACACCAACCGCTAAACTAGCAATTTTTGGTGATAGTAATGGAACAACAGCATTGTCTGCCTATGGATCTGCATTTGGTGCGATTATAGCAGGTGGAGATACTAGAATTAATTATGATGGAAGTGGAAGCACATACATCAATTCAAATAATACAACATTAACAAATGTTAATATTGGAAATTCCAATGCCAATGGAACCAATGTAAATGTTGCAGGTTATGTTAAAATAAATGATGGAAATACCACAGCATCATTTAAAGATACTGAAATAAATATCAATGGATCTACCGGAACAGTAAGAATTGGTAATAACTCCGCAGTAATTAATGCAAAAGGTGCTCCTATTGGAATTAACAACGATTCAGGAACCACAACCAACACTAATATCGGAACAGGAACAACTACTGGAACGGTTAGTATCGGAAATTCTTCAGGAACTCTTACATTAAATGGAAATACCGGATCAATTACAACTGCAAGTACATTTACAATAAATGGAACTACAGGAAGAACTACAAATATTAATACTGGTACTGGTGCTGTAACAACTACGATTGGAAATGCAGGAACAGTTGCTATAAACGGAACAACAACAATAGCAGGAAACACGACAATAGCAGATACCGCAGGAAATACTCTTGTGGTTGGAAATCAAACTGGCACAGCAGATTTAGAAGCAAGTACTTTAACAATTACAACTGCAAGTACTATAGGCATTAATACAACTACAGGAAGAGCACTCAATATTAATAATGGAACGGCAGCAGCGACCAATATTAATACGGGTACTGGTGCTGTAACAACTACTATTGGAAATGCAGCAGGAACAGTTGCAATCAATGGTACAACAACAATAGCAGGAAATACTACAATAGCAAATACTGCTGCTAATACTCTAACTATCGGAAACAGTACAGGAGTAGTAACTGCTGCTGCAAGCACATATGGTTTGACAACAACTGGTCAGGTTGACATTAACTCAACAACTGCTCGTACAACCAACATCAATACTGGTACTGGTGCAGTAACAACGACAATCGGTAATAATACAGCTTCTAATGTAACAGTAGTAAACAGTCCAAGTGTAACTGCTCCTAATCAAACATATCTTGGTGATAGTTCTGTAATTACTGGAGGTTTAGGCGATACTAGATATGGAAATTTAATAAAAGGAAGCACATTGGGAGGTTCAAATGCAACTATAACTTTAGCAAATATAGTAAATGGAGTGTCCTTAGATGCTAATACAAATTATGAAGTTGTTGCTATTGCTATATTAACAACTACAGGATTAGGGGGTGTTAAATATCAATTTACTGGTGACGGAAGTTTAAAATTTAACTATTTTATGATAGATGATGCATGGTTCACTGCTACCGGAACTCCTACTGCTATTACATATGCAGGAGTTGGTGCTGATAATACTAGTACTCCAACAAATTTAACAACTCCAAGTAGTAACACTGCTAACACATGGTTTGTTAGAAGAAGAATGCATATAAGGTCGGGAACGGTTGGTGGTACTTTAAATTGGCAATTTGCTTTAGGTACTGCGGGTGGTGGTATATCCTGTGTTCCTCTAGCAGGTAGTTATATAATTGCTAGAAAATTATTATAATAGTTGGAATTTTAACACTTTTCATTAAATATTATTAATGAATAATAGTCAGAAGGTATATCTTAATAGTTTTAGTCCTTTAATTACAGGAACGTCTCCATATACATTAACGCTGATTCCTTCTGGCATTTCAGTAAGTTCAAAGGTTTATAAAATAACCTATGATTTTGGTGATGGTAATATTATACATGATTTATTATCACCCGATAATAATCCTCTAAAAAATATTAGCACAAATGTTTATTATCTTACGGGAGAATTTACTAAAGCATTTAATGTAAAAACATACATATATAAATTAGGAACTTCTTCATATGATTCTTATAGTTTTTCTCTAGATTTGAGTGTTCCAAAATTAGAAGGAATTGATACGTTATCTCAAACATTGTGTTCTAACTATTTTAGCGAACTTCATTTGGTCGGATCTAGAATGTTTGGTCCTAATAATGATATTTTATATATTTTTGAAAGTATAACTCCGAATTATCTTATACCCGTTTCTGTAAACTGGAAACCAAGACCTCCAGAACCAATTATGTTTGTTCCTATAAAAGATCATTATCGTCCTTATAAACTACTTGCTCCTTTTGAAAATGAATTAGTAAATAGTGCAGAAACCGGAACGGATATTATCCTTATTAATCCAGTTGCTGCTAGTCCAAATCCTGACGATGGAAGTCCTGATATGACTGTATATGAAGGAGAGTACCAATGAGTATATATTATAACAAACAAACTTCAGGCGAGCTTTGGCTTAGAGATTTAAAAAACAGCGTAGAGCCTTCTTATAATGTTTTATCTTCTATATATTTTAAATATCAAGAAATAAATTCTTCATTTTTTAATGAATTAACAGCAAATAAAATAAATAGGTTTGACGTATTTTATGATACAATTTTTGTTGAAACCTTAAATGGTTGTATTTTTGAAAAATTTTATATAAACAATGATACGATAAAACCATTTAATCAAATAAATCTTTTCAATATAAGAAAAACAACAACTGTTGATTATTGGTTTGATGAAAAGAAAAATAAAGTATTTTTTACTGATTTATATTATTTCCTTGATCCTACAATTCCTTTAAATTCATTTAGTTTTGTTTTTCTATTTAAAGTTTTTGATTGTTCTACAGGATTGATAAAAACATTATTGATTGATAATGTTATAATAAAATTTCTTTCATCTGAAAATTGGAATCCAGAAGTATTAACAATAGAAAATCCTAAAATAACATATAATCCAGATACAAAAACATTTAATGTTTCATTTATAGTAAGAAACGAAACAAATACATTAGGAATTATAAGTGTTAATGTTTTTAATACTGATGAACCGTATATAAACCAAGTTGATGGATTTTTACCATATGCTATAATTGATGCTGAAAATTGTGAAATAATTTCTTTAAAAGATCTTCCTACACAATTATTAAATGGTATCATAACCGAAGACTATTATTATATTCTAACAGAATTGAGCGAATTTTTGGGATATGATGGTGTTTAATAATTTGATTACTAGACTTTTTACTATAAATAGAATATAATACGTTATTATGGCAGATATCACATCAAATTCTAATAGAATACCAGACACCAGTAGAAATTTTGTTTCTCAATTATTGCAGAGACTACCATATGTAGCTACTGCTGTTACTGCTGATGTTGGAAATCCTAAATATCAATTATTTGATCGTTTGTCAAAGAGACAAGAATTAAAAATAATGCAACAATCGGTTCTTACTGGACCGTTTATGCGTAATGAATTTGGAGACTACTACAATCCCGGTTCATTTGTTTCTGATCATGCTTATCACAAATACATCTATGCAAATGTTGATGCTGATAAAATTCGTAGATTGGCAGAATATCGTAGAATGGCGGCATATGCTGAAATCTCCGATGCTTTGAATGAAATCTGTGATGAAGTTATTGTAAAGGATGAAAATGGAAAAATAACTCATTTAGACTTTTCTTCATACTCGAACTTAGGACAAGAAGAAAAGAATGAATTATTAAAAGAATTTACAAAATTTATTAATATTTATGACTTGGAGCATAAGGGATGGATGTATGCTCGCAGATTGTTAGTCGAAGGTGAATTGTTCTTTGAAAATGTAATTCACGAAGAAAATAGAGACAAGGGAATTATTGGGGTTCTTAGTATTCCCGGAGAGTTGATAAATCCCATCTATGACAATATTCAAAATAATGTCATAGAAAACTTTGTTTTCCAAAAACCAATTAGTCTAACCAATGATCCATCTGCTCCACTTTCTCAAATTCAAAGCAATACTAGTTCCATAAATGCTTTACAACAACAAATAGTCACACTACAGGGAAATCAGATTACCTATATTCATTCAGGATCATGGAATGAAGACCAGTCTATTCGTATTCCATATATAGAAAATTGTCGAAGATCGTATAAACAACTTTCTCTTCTAGAAGATTCTATTATTATTTATCGAATGGTAAGAGCACCCGAACGTCTTAAATTTAAGATTGACGTGGGTAATATGCCTCCTGCAAAAGCAGAAGGATATTTAAAACAATTGATGCAACAACATTGGAGCAAACAGACGTATAACTCCAATACTAGCTCACCCGGTGCTGGAAATATCTACAATCCACAATCCATGCTAGATGCCTATTGGTTTGCAAAAAGAAACGGAGAAGTTGGTTCCGATGTTGAATTAATGCAGGGTGGTGCAAATTTAGGCCAACTCGATGATCTTATGTACTTTGTTAACAAATTATATAAGAGCCTTGGTGTTCCTGTATCTCGTTTAAATCCAAATGAACCATTTAGAGATGGATCTGAAATATTAAAAGAGGAATTAAAATTTGCAAAAATGATAGTTAGACTGCAAAATCAAATTTCAGCGGGTCTTAAAGATGCTTTTATAACTCATTTAAAACTCAGGGGATGGTGGAAAGAATACAAATTGCACGAATCTCAGTTTAGTTTAAGTTTTACTCCTCCTTCAAACTTTTTTGCAATCAGACAGCAACAACTTCTTGAATTGAAATTAAAAAATTTCTCTGATATGAGTCAAAATGAGGGAATTTCAAATATTTTTGCTCAAAGACATTATCTTGGATTTTCCGATGAAAAAATTGGAGAAAATATGGAATGGAAGAAAAAGGAAGCTGCTCTTAAATGGGAACTTTCTCAAATCGAAGGTAATGGTCCAAATTGGAGAGAACATATCGAAGCTGCTGAAAATGCCGCTAGCGGAGTTGAAGGAGGCGGTGGTGGAGGATTTGGAGGTGGTGGTGGTGTATCATCCTCTTCTATTCCTGAATTTGGTGGTGGAGGCGGTGGTGGAGGTGGTCCAGAAGCTACTCCTGAAGCTGCCGCTGGAGAAGCAGGTGCTGCTCCTGCTCCTGCTCCTGCTGCTAGTGCTGCTCCAACAGAAGCTCCTACACCTGCATAATAAATTATGACATACGATTTTCCATCTCATATAAGCGGAGACACTTGGGACGGTGTTTCTTCAATAACTATTTTATCTCAAGGATTGCCCATAGATTTAACAGATTGTAATATAGCTCTTCAGGTTCGATCTGTAAATAGTGTTGCTTCTCCTGCATTTATAGAATTTTCAACTATAGATGATACTATAGTAATTATAGAACCTTTAAGTGGAATTATATCTATACCTCCAAGAACAGTAGATATACCTGTCGGAAGATATAATTATGATTTACAAGTTACATTTCCGATTTTACCAAATGCATATATAAAAACATATCTAAAGGGAGAATGGGAAATTCTTGCAACAACTACAAGATGAGTGAAAAATTAACAATAGAACAAACATCAAATAATGTTACTGTTATAATAGACAATAGCAGTCCTAATATTTTACATTATTATAAATTATTAAATTCTATTCAAAATAATTACGAAAAATTTGATGTTGCTTCTACTAATATTATATCAAATTCTGCGATGTATTTAAATCCAGAACACAAAGAAATGTTAAGTCATGTTGGATTATTGACTGCAAATTGGCAAGAAACGTTTCATGAGGTTAATACCGTACAGGATAGACTTTCAGCAAATTGGGAAAAAGCATATGAAAATATGACTCCGATTGTTGATGGTGGAACTTTTTAAAAAAAAAATAAAATATTGGCATATCGATTAGGATAAGTATTAATGCCGCTTTGCGGTCTTTTATACAAAAAAAAAAATATGTCAAACATTAACACAATCCTTATTAAACGCCGTACTACTGGTGAAGCGGGTGCTCCTGCATCTCTTTCTGGTGGTGAATTGGCATTCAACGAAGTAAACTCAGTATTATACTATGGTTCAGAAAATGGTGTAATACCTATCGGGGGTACTGGTGAATTTGCTACTAACACTCTTGTTGGTTCTATCTCATCTGACCTTAGTTCACAAATCGGAACTTTAGACGCTAAAGTTGATAGTGAAGTTGCTGCTTTAAATAGCACTGTTGCTTCAGTCTCAAGCACTCTTGATGCCAAAATCGATTCACAAATCGCTGCTGTCATCGACATGGCTCCAGAAGCACTCAATACTCTTAACGAGTTGGCTGCTGCTTTAGGTGATGACGAAAACTTTGCATCAAACCTTGTTAATACTCTTAACAATGTTAACTCAACAATGTCATCAATTTCTGGTTCTTTGCAATCAGAGTTAGACGCCTTCGAAGCAGATTCTGCACAAGCCCTCTCTGATGAGGTTAGCCGTGCTATGGCCGTTGAAGCCGCTCTTGATTCAAAAATTGATAGCTCTGTTTCAACTTTAAACACAACTGTTGCTTCAGTTTCTTCAACTCTTGATTCAAAAATTGACTCAGAAGTTGCTGGTCTTGAAAGCGCAATTGCTTCAGAAGTTTCAACTTTAAATTCAACAGTTGCTTCAGTTTCAGCCGCTCTTTCTTCAGACTTAGCTGCTGAAGTTAGTCGTGCTACTGCTGCTGAAGGAGTTCTTACTTCTGATCTAGCTGCTGAAGTTAGCCGTGCAACTGCCGCTGAAGGTGCTTTAAGCACAGCAATGGCATCTGCTTCTGCTACTCTTGATTCTAAAATTGACTCAGAAGTTGCTGATCTTGAAAGCGCAATTGCTTCAGAAGTTTCAACATTGAATACAACTGTTCAATCTGTTTCTTCAATTCTTGCTTCAGACTTAGCCGCTGTTAACACCCGTGTTGACAATGTTCTTAGTAATGTCGATCCTGCTGCCCTTGACTCGCTTACTGAAATTGTAAGTGCTTTCCAAGCTGCTGATGGTGATCTCAATAATACAATCACAAGCCTTGCAAACAGTGCTTCAACACAATTAGCTTCTGTTTCAGCCGCTCTTGATTCTAAAATTAACTCAGAGGTTTCAACACTTGAAAGCTCAATTGCATCAGAAGTTTCAACATTGAATACAACTGTTCAATCTGTTTCTTCAACACTTGATTCTAAAATCGACTCAGAAGTTGCTACTCTTGAAGCATCAATTGCTTCAGAAGTTTCAGACCTTGAGACAGCAATTGCATCAGAAGTTTCAACATTGAACTCAACTGTTGCTTCCGTTTCAGCTACTCTTGATTCTAAAATTGATTCAGAAGTTGCTGCTCTCGAAAGCTCAATTGCTTCAGAAGTTGCTACATTAAACTCAACCGTTGCTTCCGTTTCAGCTGATATTACAGCATATGTAAACGGCAACATAGATGCTTTAATTGAAGCTGATGGTATTCTTGATTCAAGAATCACCTCAGAAGTTGGTACTCTTAATACAACAATCGCAAGCTTGTCATCATCAGTTGATTCACAAGTTAGTGGTCTTCAATCACAAATTGACAACGTTCTCAGTAATGTTGACCCTGCTGCGCTTGATTCCTTAACAGAAATCGTTTCAGCTTTCCAAAATGCTGATAATGATATTAATGGTGCTATTACCTCATTAGCAAATGCCGCTTCTTCTGCATTAGCTGACGAAGTTGCTCGCGCTACTGCCGCTGAAGGCGTTCTTACTGCTGATCTTGCATCTGAAGTAAGTCGCGCAACAGCTGCTGAAGGCGTTCTTACTGTTGATCTTGCGTCTGAAGCAAGTCGCGCAACAGCTGCCGAAGGTGCTCTTGATACTCGCGTTAGCGACATCGAAGGTAACTACCTCGACAAACGCACTGGTGGTACAGTTGTTGGTGACGTTACAGTTGAAGGTACTATCTCTGCTACTGGTGGTTTAGAAATCTCTGGTGGCGGTGCATCAACCTCATTGTTTGTTGGTGATGGTGTTGTAGGTATTAATACCGAAGCTCCTACCGAAGCACTCGAAGTAGTTGGAAATATTAAAATTTCAGGATCAAGACTTGAAGTAAATAACAACGGAGAAGATATTACAGTTTCATCTGGTATGATTTCATCAAATGCTTGGGCTAATACGCTCAGTCTTGAAGAAAGTGCAATATATAGAACTAACGGCGAAGGTTTAGTTTTAAGTTGGGGTGAGACAGGCAAACTTGCTATCGGAAATCGCACATTGAAATCCGTAGGTGAACCAGTAGAAGGTACTGACGCAACAACAAAAAATTATGTAGATTACATGATTTCTGTTCTTGACGGTGGATCATTCTAAAAAATTAGAATAAATCAAACTTAAGCCCCTGCATTGGTTCTAACCCAGTGCAGGGGTTTTAAAAAAAACAATTAAAAAACAAATAGAAAAAAACAAAATATTATGGCACTTACAAACAACTTATTGGCTTTTTATAAGCTAGACAATACAAACGACTCCTCCGGCAACAACCGCACCCTCACCAACAACGGCAATGTCTCTTTTGCTTCTGGCAAAATTGGAAATGCTGCTGTGTTTGATGGAACAAATGAAATGGATGGGAATTTCCAAATTCCTTTTTCTAATTCCGCTACAGTTTCGCTCTGGTTTAATTCAAATTCTATAGACGGAGAATCTACTCTCTTCGGAATTCGTAACTATCCAACACCTACTGTAAATTTAGCAATTCAACCTAACGGACAAGTTTGGTTGAATGACTACACTTACCCACAAATGTCAAGCAACGAAGGGGTTGTTTCTACAAATAATTGGTATCACGTTTGCTTTAAAACTGAAGGTGCAAACATGAGCCTTTATATTAATGGTTCTTTGATTCAAACTTCTCAATCTACTTTAGCAACTGTTGACCAATTTTTTATTGGTAGCGGAAGCAATATTAATTACTTCAACGGTCAAATCGACGCAGTTGGTATCTGGAACAGAGCATTGAGCGATGCAGAAGTCGCCGAACTCTACAACAATGGAACTGGGCTGGAATTAGGTACAACACCTACTTTAAACACACTTACCAAGATCCAAGGTAAAGCTAAATTCTACGGCAAAGTTAAATTTGTTGGATAATATAAACGATTAAATAAGACCCTGCATTGGTCCTAACCCAGTGCAGGGATTTTAAAAATAGAAAGAAAAAATCATGGCCAAAGGAAATAACGCTCACAAAAAAGAAGTTAAAAAGCCAAAAAAAGAAGGTTCTAAATCTTCCAAAAAAGGGGCGAACAAAAAGAAATAATTTTTTTTAAAAAAATATATAAAATAAGGAGTATGTTTAATCGCATACTCCTTATTTTTTTGTATAAGTATAGTCATGGAAGAACAAAGAATATACAGCACAATTTTAATTAAAAGAAGAGTTAGTGGAGAAGCAGGACCACCACCAATGCTTAATAAAGGTGAATTGGCATTTAACGAAACCAATAAAACTCTATATATCGGATCAAATATTCCAAGTCTTTCAGCCGCAGAAGAATTTTAGCATTGAAAAAATCAATTTTTTTACTAAATATGTGATATATTATGCCATCTCTAGGCGAAAGTATCATAAAATTTAAAAGATCAACAATTTCCAATAGAACACCTGATTTATCTGCATTAGAATTGGGTGAATTGGCACTGAATCTTGCTGATGGTAAGATATTTTTTAAAAAAATTAATGATGAAAACGAGTCTCTAATTTCTTTTTTAAATTCTGAGCATAATTTATTTACATTTAATCAGAATCTAAGTTCATATTCATTTCAATATGGAAATAATATAGCTGATGAAATATTTTCATCAGTTTTTAATGGCATAAATAATAAAGTTTCCGGTGCGGCATCTACAATAACAAATGGAGAAGAGAATGAAATTCAAAGTAATTTTTCATTTATAGGTGCAGGATATAATAATAAAATTTTATTAGATTCTAACAATTCTTTTAATGCTGCGGGTACAAATAATTTAATTCAACACGAAAATGTTTTTACTTTAGGTTCTAATCTAACAAGTCATGCGGAAAATTTTACATATGTAAATAATTTAAGTTCTACGGGAAGTTTATATGTAACCAATAATTTAGAAATTAATAACAATCAAGAAACAATTTCTTTATATGTAGGATCAAACAAGGTTGGAATCAATACAGACAGTCCTACAGAAGCTTTAAATGTTGTGGGTAATGCTAGTATAACAGAAGACATAGAAGTAACGGACTTTAACAAAGGCGTGATATTAAGATCACCGAATAACAATAGATGGAGAATTACCGTAGATAATTCAGGACAGTTAATTACGACAGCATTGTAATAAGTATATTATATATGCCTTATCCATCACAACCAGTTTTACCTAATTCTTTTCATGGCGGTACAACTTTTAATACTCAAATTAAAAGCTATGATCTTTTGGCACAAAGAGTTCGTAGAAGCTTGGGCGAACCTTTAATTCAAATAGAAATTAGTAGTGAGCAAATCTATGAAATGATTGATATTGCAATCGAATATTTCACGAAATTTGCAGGTTTGGAAGAAGAATATTTAATTTTTAGATCCGATCTATATAAATCTGGAGTTGGTCTTGAGATTGGAAAGTTGATGAACATTACTCCAGACATGTATAATTCAAATACATCCAATCCTTCGTTAAGTGCTTGTTATGATTATGACTTAGATGATTATAGAAGAGTTGTAGACGTATTCTCATTTGCAGAAGGAAATAATACAGGAGTTAATACCCTTTTTACTATTGAAAATACAATTGCTCAACAAGCATACTTCGGTCAATTGCTTGGAAATGTTGGTTATGATTTAGTTACTTGGCAAGCACTTAAAACATGGTTAGATACAAGAGATAAGTTATTGGCACTGACGCCTTATCTTAGATTTGATCCTGATTCTCAAATTTTAAAAATTATTCCAGAACCATCCCAACAAAGCAGCACCCCATACTTTGGATTACTGGGTTGTAAAATACTAAAGCCTTTAAAATACTTGGTAGGTCAACTGTGGGTTTATAGATATACTTTGGCTTTAACAAAAATAGCCGTTGGTCATACAAGAGGAAAATTTGCTGGAACCAACTTATTCGGAGGACAAACATTAAACTATAGTGATTTGATGTCACAAGGAACTCAGGAAAAGGCTGCTTTAGAAGAAGAAATAACCAAAGATACTATTGACAGAGATCCTATCCGCTTCTTTGTCGGTTAAAAATGAAACCTAAAATTGGTAAAAAAAATTCCAACTATATACAAGGAATTTATAGTATATTAAATCCAGAAAAGTATAAAGGTTCTCTTCCTTGTATATATCGTTCTTCTTTAGAATTAAAGGTTTTTCGTTGGTTTGATAATAATTTAAATGTTATTACATGGGGATCGGAAAGTGTTGTTGTTCCATATCAATCTCCCTTAGATGGAAAACTTCATAGATACTTCGTGGATCTTGTTGCTGCTCTTAAAGACAGATCTGGTGAAATAAAAAAATTATTAATAGAAATAAAACCTCACAAGCAAACCATGAAACCAGAGGCTACTAAGAATAAAAAAGTTAAAACAATGATTTATGAAAATACACAATGGGCTGTAAATCAAGCCAAATGGAAAGCAGCAGAACAATATGCTAAAAATAAAGGATATCAGTTTTTAATTTTAACTGAAAAGCATATAAATGCTTGAATAGTGATCTTCCAGTGTAAATATAAATAACAAAGTTGATAGCAATATCGATAAATATATAAAAAGAATACATATGTCAAAAAATGCTTATAGTCTTTTAGTAGAACAACCAACCTATGATGTTCAGTACCTCATCGAGGAACGTAATAGAAATACTCCTTCAATCCTTCATATCCAAGGACCATTTTTAATGGCTAATGAAGCCAATAAAAATAAAAGAGTTTATCCACTAGAAGAAATGGTTAAAGAAGTTAATCGTTATAATGACGAAATGATTGTAACAAAAAGAGCCACCGGGGAATTGAATCACCCTTCCTGTATAACATCATCAGCATCAATACTTTGCGAAGATGGTTGGAAGAATATAACCGAAATATCTGAAACTGAAAAGGTTTATACTTTAAATCCTAAAACCAGAGAAATAGAACTCAATCAAATAACAAAAAAAATAGATCAAGAATATAAAGGAAAAATGTATAGAGTAAATGGAAGAAACATAAACACTCTTATTACTCCTACTCACAGACTTCTTTTAATTGATAGATATAACAATCCTGTTTTTGTTACAATCGAAGAAATTTTTAATAATAGAACAAAATACAATAAACACAGAATTCCAAAAACAGGAAACTGGTTTGCTGAAACTCCTGATTTTTTTATTTTAAAAGGAGTTAAAAATACTTTAAAAAAAGGAAAGTATTTAATAAATCCAGAAATTGATTCTAAAATTGATTATAAAACATTTGTTCAATTTTTGGGTATATGGTTGGCAGAAGGTTATACCGTAACCCACAGAGAAACAACGATTGGAATTACACAAAGAAAAGAAGAAATAAAAATTCAAATAAGAGAACTTCTTTCCAAGTTTCCAGAAGAAATGAAATGGTCTGAAAATATATCTTCTAGTGGAACATCCACATTTATTTTAAGAGATTTAAGACTTTCTCAATTTTTAAAAGAAAATTTTGGAACTAATTGTTACAATAAAAAAATTCCAAAGCAATTTAAAAATATTTCTGCTCCTCTTTTAGAGGAAATGATATATTGGTTTAATTTAGGTGATGGTAGGTTTTCTACAGTTATTCAAGAAGCTGGAGAATATGAAATCAGAAATATCTTTTCTACATCAAAACAATTAATGTTAGATTTCAATGAAATTCTCCTTAAATCTGGCGGATGTGGAAATATTACAACTATTATTACCGAAGCAGATTATAAATTTGCAGATCGAATAATAAAAGCAGAAAATAAAGTTCCCTTATATCAATTAAATATAGCAAAAACAGAATATGTTTGTTTGGATGATAGGTTTTTAAAAATAGAAGAAGTAAATGATTTTGATGACAGAGTATATTGTGTTTCTGTTCCAAATGAAAATTTTTATTGCATGGACAATGGCAAGTGTTCTTGGACTGGTAACTCTCCAGAAATAAACCTTGAAAGAGTTTGTCATGTTGTTACAGAATTGAAACAGAATGGCAATATTTTTGAAGGAAAATCAAAAGTTCTTTCTACTCCCATGGGACAAATCGTTCGTTCATTGATCATGGATGGTGTTAAGCTCGGTGTTTCTAGTCGTGCATTAGGCAGATTAGAAGAAAGTAAATCCGGTGTTAATCGTGTTGCTGATTTTAGACTTGTTGCCGTTGACGTTGTTGCTGATCCTTCGGTTCCTTCTGCTTTTGTAAATGGTATTCTAGAATCTAAACAATGGATATTAAATGAAGATGGTAAATTTGCTCCTGCATATGACAGATTTGAAAAAGCCATTTCAAATATTCCCACAAAAGAAGGCAATAAATATCTCACTGAAGAAATAATTAAATTTATTAATTCATTAAAGAAACTTTAATTTGTATAGCACTAGGATAAATAATAATATTAATATGAATATTCGAAACTTAATTTCTAAATTGGTAGCTCAAATCTGCGAAAAAAATTATTCTGATGCTAACACAACTTTAGATAAAGTGGTTACTGAAAAAGTAAAATCTCGCGTCAAGAAAATTGCCGAGAAAAAATTATCTCCTGCTCAAAAAAAACTTGCAAGTGCTGCAAAACCAAAAAATAAAATCACAGGTGCTGATTTTAAGCAGTTGAAAAAAAATAATAAAAAAGGAAAGAAGTAAGAGTAAATAGTAATATATAATATGGATATCTCATCAATCATTTCAAATATTGATACAAACGTTCTCAATGAAGAAGCTGCTTCCGCAATTGCTGAAGCGTTTGAATCAGCTGTTAGTGAAAAGGTCGAAGATCAACTTGAATTGCAAGTTGAAAAGGCTCTCAGCAAACAAGACGACGAACATGCTTTAAAATTAGAAAAACTTTTAGAAGCGATTGATACTGATCATTCCTCAAAACTTGAAAAGGTTGTATCTGCTATTAACGAAAACCATACAATTAAACTCGAACAGCTTGTTGGGTTTTATCGCAAAGCCTTAAATGAAAAGGCTGAAAAATTTAGCAAAAAAGTTGTTAACGAAATCAGCAACTTCATGGATGCTTACCTTTCAAAAGCAATTCCACAATCACAATTAGAAGAAGCAGTTTCTAATAAAACAGCAATCAAACAATTAGAGCAAATCAAAAGCATCATTGCCTTTGATCCTTCATCATTGAATAGCGATGTTAAAAGAATCGTTTCTGAAGGAAGAGCAAAGATTACTAAATTAGAAAATCAATTGAATGAATCTTTCAAAGAAAATATTGATCTTCAAGAAAAATTTGAAACTGTAAAATCTTCATTAATTTTAGAACAAAAAACAAAAGGAATGTCAGCCTCTAAAAAAGGTTATATTTCAAATCTGTTGAATGACAAATCTACCTCATACATTGAGGAGAACTTTAAATATGTTGTTGAGATGTTTGAAAGAGAAGAAAGCGAAACGTCAAAAACTTTAGTAGAAGAAGCCAAAAAAACTGCGGTTTCTAAAGATGCTAGAGTTCCTGCTTCAAAAGTAATCTCTGAGTCTACAACTGTTGAAAACACACCAGTTAACAAATATCTCACAGCTTTAAAGGAAATAAGATAATTTCAAGGTGGAGAAGGCAATCCGCCATTCTCGAACGCTAAAATCCATAAAGGAAAAAATAAACAAATGAATAATGTAAAACCCGCACCCGGTTACATCGACAAATCCCGTGCCAATCAACTCCTCGAAAAATGGGCCCCGGTACTTAATTACACAAGTGATAAAGTCCGCCCAATTGAAGACGAGCATGCTCGCGTTACCACAGCTATGCTGATGGAAAACCAAGAGCGTTGGTGCTTGGAAGAGGGTGGAAACTTCGCTGGTAATGGTGGAGCCTTCGGCTCTGGCAGTACTATCGGTGGTATCTATGCTCCTCCGGGATCAGTTAACTCGAATGATGGTTATGCTAATGGTGATGCACGTTTACCAAAGGTTCTTATACCGATGATCAGACGTACATTCCCAGAGCTTATCACTAACGAGATCGTCGGTGTTCAGCCTATGAGTGGTCCAGTCGGACTTGCATTTGCCCTTCGTTACCGCTATGAGAATGCTAGCTTAGGTTCAAATGGAATCGATGGATATGCAACCGGATCAACAACTTCTGGTTCATTTAAAGATTCAAACGACCCAACCAACTACACGGTTCCCCGTGTTGCTGGTCCGAATGAACTTGGCTATCAGTATCTCGATACTCGCTTTACAGGTACTAGTGCCGCCTCACTCACAGGCAATGCTGATTTCAGCGTTGCTTCTACTGATCAAGGTGTTGCTGCTATCCTTAGCCAGTTCGAACTTACTGGAAACATTCCTCAAGTTACTGTTGAATTCAGCAAAACAGCCGTTGAAGCTGGCACACGCCGCCTCGCCGCTCGCTGGTCTGTTGAACTTGAGCAAGACTTGAAGAACATGAACGGACTCGATATCGACTCTGAATTAACAAATGCTATGTCATATGAAATTCAGGCTGAGATCGACCGTGAAATGGTCATCAGAATGATTCAAATCGCTCTTAATGCTGGTAACCCAAATGGATACACATTCTGGTACGCTCAGTCAGCTGACGCACGTTGGCTCGGAGAAAGAAATCGTGATTTCTACTCCAAGGTCATCGTCGAAGCTAACCGCATTGCTATCCGTAACCGCCGTGGTTCAGCCAATTTTATTATTGCTACACCTCGCGTTTGCGCGATTCTTGAAATGCTCCCTGAGTTTACGTGGATGCCAGTAAACGGAAATATCAACACACAACCAACAGGCATTGCCAAAGTTGGAACATTGGGTGGAAGATTTACTGTTTACCGCGACACACGTACAGATGCTCAGTATCTAACAGGTCAAAGACAAACCGCATTGGAATATGCATTGCTTGGTTATAAAGGCACAGAATACTACGATACAGGTATCGTATATTGTCCGTATATCCCTGTCATGATTCAGCGTACAGTCGGCCCAAATGACTTCTCACCTCGCGTCGGTCTTATGACTCGCTACGGAGTTGTAGATTACATCTTTGGTGCTTCTCTGTACTACCATGTAATCATCGTCAAGGGTCTCGGAGAAGGCTTTGCTTCTAACCAGACTGCGCGATATCTCTAAGAGTAAACCTCACAAAAAAATCTACCCATCTTTGAAAGAGGATGGGTATTTTTTTGTACTTTTTTAATTTACGTATTTTAAAATTTCAAAAAATTTTAAAATTATTCTTGAGAGTTATCTTCAATCAATTCAATTTTTTGTCTTTTAGGCTCTTTGTCTTGAATTTTTAAGATTTCATCTCTTGTTGCAATAACAATGTTATTTGTTTGACTGCCAATTCCAAGTTGTTTGGCGGTATTTCCTTCTATCTTTGCAACCTCTAAATTGTTTTTATGTTGTTTAGATTGTAAATTGATTTTATTTAGGTTATCAATAGCTTTGGTTGTTGCGCTGATTAAACTGGCTAGTGCTGTTATTTCCTTTGGATCTTGTCCAGAAGTTATAATATCTTTTAAATTTGATATGGATTCCAATCCAACCTCTATGATTTCTGCTGTTTTTTTGTAAACATAATCACTTACATTTTCATCATTTAAATTTTGAATTTCGTTTCTTTTTACGGGATTGGAAACTGTTGGAACAGCATCAACACGAAGTTGATCGATAATATTATCTATATCATTAGTAGGGTCCATGTTATATATATTTTAAATATTTAGTTGAATAAGCCAAGTATTCCACTATAATAAGATCATGTTTACAGTTCCAAAAATAATATTCTCAAAAAGTGACGAAGATGCAGTTCTTCCATTTCGAAATAATCAAAGCGATTCTGGTTATATTTTAAAATCCATCGATTGCAAGATTATAGCAGAGCATAAGAGTGTTTTGATAGATACTGGTCTTATTATTGAAGACTTTGTTAAGGGAGCATGGGGATTGATTCTACCGCTTGAAAATTTAGTAAAAGAATATGGAATACAGCCAATTTTTAAATCCATTGATAATTCTTTTAGGGGCGAGTTGAAAATTCTTCTTTACAATTCTTCCGACAGAGATTATTTATTGAATTCTGGAGATGAGATAGCAAAAATTGTTTATCTACCTCTTTTAACAATAGAACCAGAATTTAAATAAAATGACTAATCACTATAACAATCTTTGGGTTGAAAAATACCGCCCAAAAACATTAGACGAAATTCTTTTAGATACTGAAGTAAAGGATCACTTCAAAACTATTACGGATGATGTTCCTAGTTTGTTGTTTTATGGTTCACCGGGCACGGGTAAAAGTACCTTATCAAAGATAATTGTAAATGATCTTCTCAAGTGCCAGTACTTGTATATTAACGCATCTGATGAAAATGGTGTTGATACTATTCGCAACAAGGTCATTAGTTTTGCACAAACACGTTCTATTGATAGTAAGAGGAAGATAGTAATATTAGAGGAGGCAGACGGTCTTACAGGAGATTCTTTGCGAATGCTTCGTAATGTCATGGAAGAATATGTTGATACTACACGATTCATTCTGACTGCTAATTATATAAATAAAATAATCGAACCCATTCGTTCTAGGTGTGTACTCTTTAAGCTTCAACCTACCTTAAAATCCTGTGGACAGCGTTGTATAGAAATTTTACAGAAAGAAAATATTAAATTTGATTCTGATACAATGAAAGTTAAGCTATCGGAGTTTTTAACCGAACGATATCCTGATATGAGGAGAATTGTTAATGATCTTCAGAAGTTTTCTGTAACAGGAACTCTTATATTTCCAGAAAAAAATGAAGTCTGTGATCTTTTTAGTTTTATAATTAAAGGACTTGCAATTTCAAAATTGTCTTCTTTGGAAATTAGAAAAACTGTAATCGAATCTGAAAAGTTATTTGGTAATGATTATCAGAAACTTATGATCAATATGTTTAATTATGTATATGATTGTACAGATATTGATGAAAAATGCAAAAAAATGTTTCTCTTAAATCTTGGAGAATATATGTATAGAGATAATTTCGTATTAGATCACGAAATCAATTTCTTCTGTTGCATTTTGGCAATCGAAGCTTCTATCTAAATTATTTTTTTAATTTCTTAGGGCCGTTCTTTTTAGAGCGAGTTGGACCTGTAAAATATTTTTTAGCAATAGCAGGAGAAGCAGGAATTGCTGTATGTGCCACTGGAAGTTTATTATCCATTGGTTGATTTCCTAATGCTTTAAAATCATCAGGATTTGCGGGTACAGGTTTGCTTTGAGTATATGCTTCGTAGTTTTCGTACTTATTAGGAACTCCTTGTACAGGAGGAAGATTAATACCAAAATCTAATACCTCAATAAGATTAAAATCACCCGGAACCGAGAATTCATTATATTCCGTAGGTGCTTGCAATGTTCTTGGATCCATTTTCAGTGTTAAGATGGTGTAATTAGAACCTGCTAAGTCGTTTGCATCTTTAGCACTTGCATTCGTGCTGTTTGCTGCGATGTCATGAATAAAAAAGAATAGATTAGGATTTTGTTGAATACATCCTCTCAGCCATGTATCAAATAAAGAATCTGTTTGGTAACGAGTCTTGTAGAAATCTGAATTAAAAAATTCGGGTCTAAGTTTTACTGGTGTATTTGTACGAAATCCACCATTAGAATGGTGTGTAAATGCCTTTTCGCATAAAGTTTCAAATTTATTAAATTTTTTACTCATATATATTGGGTTTTTATCATAAATATTTACCATACATGGCTGCTATTTACATAGATAATCTTATAAAACCAAGAGAAGTAAATTCTCCTACTAATTATCCTTCAAAGGAAACAAAGGAAAATCAATATGTATATACTGATTTGCACTTGGACTTAATTATAAATAATAATGTTGGAAATGGTTTGAACACCGTTGAAAGTAACGATATTGTTGCTGATTATGATTCAAATGCAATAAGAAATTCTCTTTATAATATATTCACAACAAAAAAGGGACAGAAATTATTAAGTCCTAACTTTGGTGGATCTTTAGACCAATATTTGTTTGAAGGAATAACAGAATTCAAAGCAAAAATACTTGGTAATAATATATTAGAATCCGCTGCACAAGAACCTAGAATAGAAGTGCAAAATGTACAAGTAATGCCAATGCCCGAAGAAAATCAATATTATGTTTTATTTGTGTATAAACTATTAAATATTGGAAAGGTTGATAGATTTCAAATAAACTTTCAAGCAAATAATATAAACATTTTATGAGTGACTTAATTCCTTTCAATAAAAATTCCTACGTAGCTTTTGATGGTGTCAGTATAAGAGACATCATAGTAAATCGATTAAATCAAGGAAAGGTTTTTACTGATCAAAATTATCAAGGATCTAACCTATCAGGTTTTATTGATATAATCAGTTATACATTTACAACTCTTTTGTATTATTTGAATAAAACTTCCTCAGAAAGTATGTTTTCAGAATCTCAAATTTATGAGAACATGAATAGAATCGTAAAGCTTTTAAATTATAAACCTGTTGGTCGCATAGGGCAGAACATTCCTTTTGGTTTAGGAGCCACTGACGGGCTTTCTAGGGGCAACTACTTCATCTCTAGATATAGTTATATCAATGTAGGCGGAACTCAATTTTCTACAAATAAAGATATAGCATTTTCAAAGCTAGTAGATGCTGCTTCACAGATAGAAGACGTTAATAATAACTATTTGCTTTATCAAGGAACTTTTCAAGAATATCCACTATATAGTGCAGCTGGAATAGACAATGAGGTTCTTTATTTGGCATTAGATACTACTATACAAATTGACCATTTTAATATTTTTGTATATGTAAAACCAAAAAATGCAATTAAATGGCAAGAATGGACAAATGTTTCAGACTTATTTTTATATACTGCAACTGAAAATGTTTTTACAACAAGGTTTAATGAAAATCTTAGATATGAAATACAATTTGGAGATGGTATCAATGGAAAAAAATTAAACGAGGGTGATCAAGTTGCTGTTTATTATCTACAAATAAATCCAAATGCTGCTGGTGTTGCTCCAAATGGATTAAATGGTTCAAAATTTGTTCAATACAATACTGTACGATATAATGAAATTATATCTGATATTAGTTTTAATTATGAAGAAAAACTCTCAACTCAACAGTTAAGTTTTATTTCACTGTCTAATGAATATCCTTCCAATTCATATTCTGATTATGAAAATGTAGATTCAATTCGATTGAATGCACCAAAAAACTTTAGATCTCAGTATCGTTTAGTAACCGATAGAGACTATGAATCTTTTATAGAAGCAAATTATTTTAATATTTTATGTGATTCTAAAGTAATAAGCAATGATGATTACATGAGAGGTCATATAAAATATTTATATGAAATAGGATTAAACGATCCACAGCTTGAAAATCAAATTTTATTAAATCAAATAAAATTTGCTAATAGTTGTAATTTTAACAATTTATATGTATATGCGGTTCCAAAAAATGAATTACAAGATTTTTTAGCTCCTCCGCAGAAAGAATTAATTATAAATGGATTGAATGAAAATAAAACAATAACATCAAAAATTGTTGTTATGGACCCTGTTTATATGAATTTAGATTTTTACGCAAAACCTATTAATGGTGTATCAAGTGTAAACGATTTAGCAAATTCTAAGTTAAGAATAACAAAAAATAAAAATAGTAGAAGAGCTTCTTCGGCTATTGTTAATGATATTAGAACTTTATTTTTAAATAATTTTAATCACAAAGTTTCTAAATTAGGACAAATAATTGATTTATATAAATTAACATCTGATATATTAAATATAGATGGAGTAGCAAATGTTGATACCTATAGATATGATACAAATACTTCTGTAAACGGAATTTCTATATTGTTGTGGAATGATTTATACCCAAATCAAGATTCGAAGGTTTATACTCAAAACGTTACGCTAGGATTTTATCAATATGCGGTGTTTAATAATATTAATAATATTGGTTCTAGAATAGAAGTTGTTGAACCAAGTGGATATATAAAAGCCGTTGATTTTTAAAAAAAAATGTCTGCTCCAAACATAACTCCTAAACAATCTTTTAATTTAACTGTTGGAAGTTATTTTTCAGCGTTTATTTCTCATTCTGGAACAAGTCCGCTTACATGGTCTGCGGTTGGTCTTCCGAGTGGAATTTCTATAACAAACACAGGAGAACTAGTAGGAACTCCGATTAAAGCTGAAAAACGATATGCTTATGTAACTTTAACTAATTCAGAGGGAGCAAATTCTTCTATTATAGAATTTTCAATAAAAGAAGCTGCATATTCTAATTTAACTTTTGGAGTGTCTCCAGATGTGGGATATGCTAGGGCAACTAGATATCAATTCACAACAAATAGTCAACAAACGCTTTCTTCATATTCTTTATTATGGAGTTTTGGTGATGGGGGTATGAGCACTGAAATAAATCCAAGTCATATATATGAGTTACCTGGAAATTATATAATTTCTTTATTTGCATATGTATCTTCTGGTGTTGTAACCCTATCTTCTAGTTTAAATGTAAATCTTATTATAAACGAGTCTATATATTTTGATGTTGTTCCACCCCCTACATTTGCTGGACATTATAATAGATATCCATTTAAAATAAATTTCACATCTTCGAAAGAAGGTCCGCATTATATCGATTTAGCGACACAATTTTCAAGATCATATCAAACACAAGAGCCTAGAAATAAGTGGTCTTTTTTAAGACCAGAATGGAGATTTTTAGATCTGGATGGAAATATAATAAAAACAATAATTCCAAAAGAAGATAAGATATATTCCAATGCTGTAGGAAAAATAAATAACAATGGAGACGGTTTAGTGGCTGGCGTGACTGGAAGTGCCGAATTTTATTGTATTGATGATATACACAATTATGATCTTTTCATAGAAGATAAGCCATATACAACACTTATCGCAACCTTAAGAACAAGTGGAATAAGATCTTTTAACGATAGTGCCAATGCAGACAAAGACTTGCCGGGATTTTCAAATAGTTTAGCAACTGTTTCATGTCCTTATATTTTTATGGTGAGACCACCAGATAATGTAAGGATAACTGAAAATGGTATTAGAGATTATGTAAATCCTAGATGGCCTCAAGCTCAACAACCTGTATTAATAAATACGAATAGCATTATTCCATATCCCGACAACTATGAATGGAACGATGGAAGTAATGGTATAAAAATTTTAAATCCAGAATATGCATTTTGTCATAGCATTCCTCTTTCTGGAAATTTATCTATAAAAGTAGGTACGACAGGATTGAATTCAAATTTTACTCCACAACCAACAGAATTTAAATGGATAGATGAAACGGGATATAAAACTCCGGGTTATTATAAGGGAACGTTTTTTACCACTACTGCTTCTTCTTTAAATTCGGTTATTACCGGAAGTGTTGACATAGAATTTCCTGCTCTTTCTACACAATATTATAATCCCATGCTATGGATATCCAATCCAGAAGCGGGGCTGATGACTGTTGCTCAGTACATATACAATCCCGTATTATCAGCAGCAATGGATACTCCAAACATGAACGTTGCTGTTATTAAAACTTTTGAAATGCCAATCATTAATGATGATCAAGTCGATTTTTCGAAAGATGCTATGGCACTTTCTGGTATTCATGGAATATGCAGTGTAGCAGCTATGCCTTCTCCTACATATCATGCATGGGCATTGGATTCAGAATTAAATAATCTTTATAGACTTACAACAAGAGGAGATATATTATGTGCAATAGACATAAATAAAGTAGTTTCTGATAATAATTTAGGATTTTGGTCTTATGATCAAGTATCTCCAGCATCTGTTGTTTTAGATAGTAAACAGGATATATGGGTTACGCTTTATGATACAATATCAACCCTTAAATTTGATAGATATGGAAATTTTTTATTTGCTATAACTCCTGCATCTGCTATTGAATATAAATTTCCACCCGCTCCAGCAATTGGTGATTGGTATTCACAAACATCATATTATGAATATGACGAAAATTCTCCATATGATTATAATTTGCTCAATAACGAAGCAAATGGCATCATAGAACCAACGGGAATAGACACTGACACTGAAGATAATGTATGGGTTACATATTCATACTTTGCTAGTGGATATTTAATCAAATATGATTCTAATGGAAACTTACTATATTCTCATTCATACCCAGTTTGTTCTTGCCCACAAGAAATAGCAGTAGACAAAGACAATAATGTTTGGGTTGCTCTTTCAAACAATATTTGGAGTACTAGAGAATGTTCTTTAGAAAAAAGAAATTCAAATGGAATTCTATTAAGTTCTGTTTATCCTATAATAGGCTTAAATCATTTGACTCTCGATACGGATCAAAACCCTTGGTTTACTTTTAGTTATAGTTGGGTTGGTTCTGTGGATAATAGTACTGGAACACTTTTTACAATAAACTTGTCAGGAACAACTGAAACGACATATGCTCCTGATTGGTTTGATCCAAATATAAATACCGATGAAACTGCACTAGAAGGTATTGGGTGTGATTTAAAAGGAAGGGTTTATATTATAAATTCAATTGAAAATCAAATATACATTTTAGATAGAAACACAAAACAAATATTAAATACATTTTACATAAATCCACAAGGATTTACATTTTATCTTGAAGATCAATCAAGTCCAACCATAATGAATTATTCTATATGGAATAAATCGTTACAAGCAACCGGAGATTGGACAGGTCTTAAATGGGTTAATAAATACGGAAAAGAACATCTTCCTTATTTTACAACAGACACATTTAAAGAAACAATAACAGGACAATCGCGTTATTTGAATTTTACAGAGCATCAAGACACAACTATTTTTAAATTAAACGAAGATTTTGATATGGCAAAACAAATGCAATCAATGGCTTTCATGCCTTCTTTGAATGAAAGTACTAATTTGTTTGAAAACTTTTTAGGTTCTATATACGGAAAGTATCCATTTGAGCATGATGATTTAGGTGTTTCTATATATGAAAAAATTGCAAACTTTGTTTCAAATAATGCAGACATTGATTACTGCAATATAAATCAAATTTATGATATGGCTAAAAAAGTTGGAATGGATTCTGAAGACTTCAGATTAAATTTTCCTCCTAATGTTCAACGAGTAATTGATTATGCTAGCATAAATCAATCTAGATTGTTAGGAGCAAAATCTTTACAAGAAACTTCATATACAACAGTCAACAATCAAAACGTTGTAAACAGAGGAGATCTTATTACTTCTTTATGTTATAAAATAACAGCAGGTACTCCAGTAATATTAAAAGACAAATCCATAAACAAATATAAAACAATACAAACAGGAGAAATAAATGGATGTCAGGTATACACCGTAGGTATTTTAGCAAATTTTATAGGACTAACTGATTATAATTGGCCTTCTTATTATGAATTTTATGAATTCATTCCTAGTTATGATTATAAACAATTAGAAGGTTTAATAGATTGGGAAAATCCACAAACAACGATTAATGAAAATTTATCAACTTCTAAATACTGGTTTGGAGATGAAGGATTTTTAGATAGCGAACTGTCCTATGAATTATATAAAGGATTAGGACTTATTTAACTAAAGACAGAAGATAATTTGCCTTGTTAAATCTAGATAGAATCTCATCTACGGTATTATGTATTCCGCTTTTAACCTGAGTGGTAAAATTATTAAATTCTATTGAAGTTATTGCACTGGTAACTTCTTTGTATACCTCAAAATATATATTTAATATTTCATCATTATTATCTACAAATCTAGAAACATCATCTAATTCTAGAACAGGAATTTGAAAATTAATTTTAGGAAAATTTAAATTATTATTTCTTGTTGTTCCTATTATTTCTTCTTGCAATTTATCAAACAATTCATCTAAATCTTCGTATAAATTTCCTAATATTTTATGTAAATTGTAGTTTAAAACATACCAATGTATCATATGAATGACTGCATTTGCTTTTAGTAAAAAACTTCCAAATTCTCTAGTAGAATCTAAAGAGTTTGTTATGTTTTGTGTAGATATTATTTTTATTTCCATATTATTTTCTTTTGTATATTTCTGTTTTAATCAAAAAATCTCCTAAAATATTTTCTCCACTATTAATTAAACTATAATTTTTTATATAATCATTTTCATTATAATCTATAGAAGTTATATTTTCCGAATTTTTTAATTCAATCTCATCCGCTTTGAATGAAGATACCCCCAAACCATCTTCGGTTATACTTGTTTCATATCCAAAATCTTTTAAGTCTGTCTCAAGTGCTTGAATCATCAATTCTGCATTTTTAAAAAATAATTTCCAAAATGGTATGGGAAATAGTAAATTTAATGCATCTGCTCTTTTTGAACAAGTACTGCATGGCTTAGATTTTCCGGTTATAAATTTTGTCAACCATCCAAAAAATTTACTATGTAAAATACAAGCTATAACATCTCCTAATCCACGGGAATATCTAAATTTTAGATATGGATCTTTTTTATTTTCCAAAGATGTTTTTGAATTGTTGTTCTGATTCATTTTTTAATATTAATTTTTCGTAATTTCTATAATAATTAATTCTTTTATTGTATTTATCTTCCGCATTTATAATGCAATCAGCCATATCTATAAAATCATCATCTATCATATCTTGATTATGTTGAACTATTTTTTTTAACTGTTTTATTATATTTAAAATTTGAGTTTCTATTGGATATTTTTTGTTTATATCATTAAAAAACTTTTTCTCTAATTCAATTTCTTCGATGGGATATCCCATTCCGATGGAAATCATTTTTCCATTGTCATAATCCCCTTCCCATCTCCATAATAACATATCAGAAGTTTCAGGCGGTATTTCTTTTTTTAAAATACAAGAATTATCTGGAATATCATTACTATATCCTATAAACTTTTTATCTTTATTAAATAGTGCAAACATAGGAATCAATCAGCTATTGCACCTCTAACATCGCCTTTTAAATTAGAAGAATTTGCTACTGTTGTTGTTATTGAAGATAAAAAACTTTTTCCTCGTATTGCATATCCTGCACTTCCTCCAAAAGGTGGATATTTAATTCCACTAGAATCGGTTTTCCCAGTACTTGTTCCTTGTTGCCCTAATAAGCCACCATTTCCTCCAGAAGTATTTCCGCTTCCCCCTACTCCTCCAGCAAAAAATGTTCCTATACTTCCGTTCTGTGCTGGAGATTGTAATGTCCATAAATATTGCTTGGTAGAAGTTGGTTGTGATGTTTGAGAAACCCCCGATTCTCCGTTATATCCTCCGAGATATCCTGCACCACCACCGCCACCGCCACCAGAGCCTATTGAGGGTTTTGAGTAGTTTGCATACTTGTTCTGCTCTGCTCTAATTGTGGGGTCGTAATAATCTTTTAGATATCTATTATCCGAATACGAAGCAATTCCCCCTGCACCGCCACCACCACCACCACCAATAACTCCATTATTAACAATACTCAATACAGGAAATCTCAATAAAATAGCATCTCCTCCTTCTTTTCCATCATTAGCACCGGATGGAATAGTTCCCAAATCTTGTCCTTCTCCTCCCTTTCCTCCATATCCAAGTATATTTCCATTGTTTATTATTTTTATAGTATCTCCGACACTAAATCCCGAAATCGTAAGAGCAGGAGAGTTTGTCGAATTGCTTCCTACATAAATTCCAGAATTTATTGTAAGTGTTATATCAGTTATTCCCGAAAAATAAAATCCAGAATTCACTGCTTGATAATATAAATCAAAATTAAAAGTATTTGAAGATATTATAATATTTATTTCAGATCTTTTAGTGATAGTATTTTGTTTTGTTAAAATTCTAGGAGGATTTGTTTGAACAAATACTGGTTGTTTTGTAGAATCGGTTGCTCCGATGGTAACTGAATTAAATATCCAAGTTTTATTTACATTTTTAAATTTAAAAATTTTACCGTTTCCAAGAGAAACATCTTGTCTTATAAATTCAGCATACATATGTCTAACATTAAAAGAAAATTCTGGACTTGTCTTAGAAGTAATTAAATCATTGGGATTTGCAGGATTTACTGGAACATTATAAAGAAAAAATATCACATTTACATTTGTATTTTCTTCAAAATCTGTTGCTGCATAATTTGTATTTAAATATATTTTTGCCAATGATATTAATTTTTCATCCAATTGATTAACGGTGGGACAACTAACTGTCATATTTTGCAATAATGATATGTTTAACGGATAATGAACTGAAAATTCATGTTTTGTCCAATAAGAACTTAAGAGATTTACAGATGCACTTACTAAATTAAATCGTTTTGGATCTAAAAATAAATTATTTGCTTGTGTAAAGCTTTCGACGTTTGCTATGAAATCATTAAAAATTAAATTAATATTATTAGGAACGATAAAATATTGACTCGAAATATTACATATATTCGTATCTAAAGATAAAAGATTATAATTGTGTTTTCCAGACGAATCTCCAACGCAATCTTCTCTAAAAATTTCTTGTGTTAATTTTCTACTCATAATTTTTTATTGTAAAAATCTATCAAATCTCCAAGAACAGTTTTTTATTTTAAAAACAACAGCAAATATATTTTCTTCTTCATTTCTGTCTTGAAACGTCATTTCTACATTTGCTCTAATAGATCCATATGAATTTTGTCCATTCGGAGACGGATTTGCCGTAACTGCCCATTCATCAGTTGTCCAACGTATTACTTTAGTAATTACTTTTTTAATATATCTAATAATTTTTCCTTTTTTGTTATATACCGGAGTGACTATTCGTTCTGGTATAGTACTATAATGATCAACTGATCTTAATGTTCTTATTGGTGGAGGCACATATGTATTATATGGCGGACTAGCATAAAAACAATTTAATGTTTTACACTGTTGACATGAATTTGATTGTCCATTGCAATTAAAATCCCCATTATCGCAACGAACATATCCTGAATATCTATTTGTACAAGTCACACATACTGACTTACTAGATGTTGTGCAAAGAGTGTAATCAGTTAGAAGAGTATTTTCAGATATTGAAGATCCGTATTTCCATCTATGTGCATATACTATTAATTCTTGGTTTTCTACATAATTTGATACTTGATTAAAAGAATTTGTAATCTCATCATATTCCGAAAATGACGTTTCTGGAAAATATTCAATAATCCAACTAGATAGTGTATCTACTATACTATTTGATTCTATGAAAGTAGGAAATATAGAAGGAAAAAAGATAGTTATCGGTTTTATCCAAGAAGAAGAATTGGCTTCTACTGTAGTCGATGTTCCAATAAAAATTGATGAGTATGATTGTGCTATGCTTGTAGTTTCCTTTAATAATTTTTGAAAATCTAAATAATAGTTTATTACAGAATTCCAATATTGTTCAATATCATTCTGTATGCTTAAAGTATTTAATTCTAAGTTAAAATAATTGTTATTAACAGTAGATAGCGTATTTCCTATACTTTCCGTGGTTTTAAGTGAAATAATATTACTCATAATACCGTCCAATCTCCATTTATAGTTTTAACTCTTATAGTTAATGTTCTTGCAACATTAGTATCAGTAGAATTTCTAGCCAATCCTACATTTAACATTTTTGCTCCAGATCCAACACAAGCAACTGATGCTGTAGAAGATTGTATACTTACGCTACAACTGTCATATGCATTTGTACACCAATGTCTTTTGTTTTTACCCTTTCCGCTAGTATGATTGCAGCCTCTATTAGGTCTTGCACATCCACTACAACCAATTGATAATCCTCCACCATTTGGTGTGCAAGGTTCTCTGAAACTTCTATTAAACCTAAAGGAAAATGATTGATTTTGAATTAAATACAATACAACATCTGCTATTATAGATGTGTTTTTATTCGTATTTATGAAGTTTGTATTCATCCAATTTTTTATTATTAAATTTTTATCATTTGTAGATAAAGAATACCAATAATCTATATTCAACATTTTTGGATAATATATAGTATATGGTTTTATCCAAGTAGAACTCAAAGAGGATACTGTTAATGAAGTATCTATCCATACTGCACTATATGCTTTAATATTTGTTGCGGTTTTTATCCAGTTTGAACTGTTTTGACTTACTGTGGTATATAAATTATACCAAGAATTTCTATAGCTATCTAAAGAATTTAAAGAAAAATTTAAAGATGAAAAATTATAATTTAAAGTGTTTAGCGAATTTGATAAACAAACATTTTCATCTATTAAATAGATATTTGAACATGTTGGTGTTGTTTTTTTAAAAGTAATCATTTTACATCCAGTTTATTTTATAAAGCGAAGATTCTGCTGGTATTATTTTAGATATATTGGTTTTTATAGCTTCTTCTAAAATCATTTTTATATTATTATCTATATTTAGATTGTGTATGTTAATATTAAAGTACTTGCTTTTACTTCCCGGTAGTTGAGCTTTATAGAAGTATTCAATTTCTTCTAAAAAATTTCGGTCACCAACTCTTATATTCCAATGCAAATCTTTTCGAGAATCTGCAAAATTTGAAGCAAAATAAATTTGTTCTACCTCTCCCTGTGTTAATGCCTTGGAGTACATTCTTAAATCTGCAACGCTTCCTATAAATTTGTTACTATTATCTATTCCTATAATATCATTTAATGTTGTATTTTTTATTGTAGCTGCTCCTAGTAGTAAAGATGATCTGTAATCATAATATACTTGATATCTTCTTGGTTCAAATGAAACACTATTAACTTCTATAGAATCGATATAACTCTTGGCTATTCCATTTAAAGAATCAAAAACTAAAGAAAAATTGTGCCATCCTTTCGGTAAAGAATTCACATTATTTGAAAGAGAAATTAACTTGTAATTATTCCCATTTGGCTCTGCTATTTTTAATTTCCAAGAAAGCAACTTATTTATTCCTCCAAATTTTCTTGCAAATTGATATCCACTAAAATCTCCATTTGCATAAAAATTTAAAGAGATTTTAGGATCTGATAATAGTGCTATTAAATCTAATTTGGATAGAAGATACCCAGTAGAATCTAATGTATAAATACTATTGTCTCTAGTATCTACTATTATTAAATTATTTTCATACGAACTGTTTTGATCACAAGATTTTGTGTTTTTAGGAACTTTTAACAAATTTATATAACGAAATCTTTCAGAGGATAAACATGGATTTAATGGCTTTCCAGAGTTCTTTCCCAATCTAGAAGAAAATTCAAAAAGACCAGAAGTTATATTTAATTTTGAAATTTTATCTTGTTCGTGTGCAATCCATAAATTATTTTCAGAATCACAAATTATTTGTTGAGTTACTCCTACATTGGCATATATTTGTTGATTTTTATATAAATTTCCACCAACAACTTCCCATATATTATTATTATTATCTATCGTAGATGCATTTCCATAAACTCCTAATAGTACATTATTATTGTCAATTTCTATTCTATTAATACCAGAATCTAAAGAAAAGCTACCTTGAGATATGAATTCCCCTAATTGATTTACTTTTAAATATGATTTAAGAGTATTGTCATAAAAATAAAAATTTTGATTTGAATCTAATTCTATTTGATCTATATTTTTTATTACGGACGATGGTAAGCTTGAAATAGAAGCAACGATATTATTTATTGGGTTGTATTTTATACCTGTTTTTTGTTTTGAATCAAAAACCCAATAACTATAGTCTGGAAGTCGCTGAATAAATGAGTATGAACTATTGTTATTAATAGGAAGTGGAATTTCAGAAAGTTTTGTAAATTTATAATTTATATTATAAACAACCGCAGATGCCGTGTTTGTAATTGTAAACAAGGGAACGTTTAAAGCACCATCATTTATAAGTCCAAATCCACTTTCATAATAATTTCCAAAAATTTGATCTCCATATATATTATTCCAATCATCTACATTCAACCACATTGAAATCGTAAATCTAGATTTTTGCAATAAAGAAGTTTTTGATGGAAAAACGGCATGATTTGTTCCATTTAATATCCAATAATCTTTTCTAAAGTTTTCAGGAGTGTTAAAAAATACCAATCCGTTATTTTTATAATTAGAATCATCTATTAGTGGCGATGAAAGCCAACTTGTTATACTTAAAACTTTTGCTCCTAGTGGATTGTTTATATCACTATCTAAATGTTTTATGAAATCTATGCTGTTTCGTTTTCCACTTCTGTCATATTTATATAAAACTCCAGGTTCCAGTATTATAGAAGAAGGAACATCAAATGTAAACGGAACATTGGCAGATAGCGATTGGTTATATACCATAGTTTTTGCCGTTAACGCTTGATCTAAAGTATAGTATGCAGAATTATAATAACGATCAAACCATACTTTATCTCCTAAATTTGTTCCGGATAACCATGAACACAACCAAGTATTGTCGTATTTAGTTATACTTTTTGGTTGCGGTCCTTCGGGTATCTGCTCTTCATAGTTTGTTCTATATATTGATATTCTATCCGAAGTAAATGGTACTTCTCCTGCTATAGCACCATCTTCTATCAAGCCAACCGAACTTAGAGGTTCTCTGTTACAGGTTGGAGGATAGTAAAATAAATTTTCATTATCCGTTGTAAATGTATATTCTTTTGTATCAGATTGAAATCCTAAAAATATTTTATCATATCCTTTATTTTGATTAGTTCCAGAAAATATTTTATTATATATCCTTCTTATAGAAGGAGATGCGGTTAGCATAGGATTTGCTGTTGTGTATTTATATTCTGGAGTTTGATAGTTTTTAAGTCCTTGTATTTGAAAATTATATAAGCACTCCTTTTCTTTTATATCTGGATTTTCTACAGGAAACAATCCTAAATAATTTTGTGATAACAAATTTTGATTTGAAAATGAATAATCTATTTCTAAATTGTTTTCATTTTTTGTTGGATCTGTTTTATATTTTACAATATAACTATCATATACACTATTATCAATGTTTAATACTTTTTTATCGTAAGATGTAAATTTGAGAACTGAGTTTTTAGGAAGATTATTTGTTGAAGTTAAACTAATACTAGAAAGTACTAAAGTATTAGAAGTGCTATTTTTTATTAAAATATTATTATAATTCTTTTTATATTCAAACAATACTATAGAATTATTTCCTAAAAAATAATCAAATTTTTGATTATCTGCTGGTGGGTATTCTTCCGTTTTAAAACTAATGCCATTTACTCCTATATAATCAGAAGTTAGAACTCTTCCGTATATATTTTTAACAACTACATAATCATTTTTAAATAAAAATTCTATCGTATCAGTTTTTGAAAAGTTTAATTGTTCAGTATCTTTTAAAACAGTTGGATTGTTTGGTATAGAGGAATTTGCATTATATATACTATAAACACTATTTTCAGATGAAGTTATAGGACTTTCTATTTTTGTTAATTCATTGTTTATATAAGGATTTACATTATTTTTTAAAAAATAAGAATTGTATAAAAAATTTGTTAAAAAATTACCTGTTTTTTTATTAAATGTAAAATCATTTGAATTTTTTAAAAATGTATGCAAATAGAAATACATTCCATTATCAAATAATATTGGAATTTTTTTAACATTAACTTGATCTCCAACAACATTAAAATTTACGGGTTTCCAATACGTTGATTCTAATTTGTTGTATATATTAAAAATTGCTGCCATTTAATATATTTAGAGACAACGGACAAATAATCTTTATGTTGTTGCAATATATATTCCAGATATTGAGGGTTTTTGTTCTTGGATAAAACCACTCCACGAACTAACTCTATACATAATACTATCTCTTGTTAAAAGACCATATCCTGCTTCATTTTCTACTATTACATCCAAATGAGAATCATATGGAGGTGTTTTTCCATGTATATTATAAAAAATTCTATCCGGTATGTCAAATTGTAAAACATTTTCACTAACTACTGTAAATGTAGGTATTAAAGTTGCGGAAAAGGGAGGATTTTTAACATCTAAATGTTCTACACCAACAAATGGATTGAAATAATTGTAACTTAATCCTTGAAATATGCTTATATCACTTCCGCTTAGGTATAAGGATCTTAATTGATAAAAACTTTTTCCAGAAACTATAATGTTTTTAATTTGTGTGGAAGATAATTCAGGAGTCACCACATATATGTTATATGGAAATACATCTGCTGCACTTGGTTTTGCGTATACTAGAACTCTTGCGTCCATAATTTATAATTCTGGTAAATTAAAATAATCCTTTGTTGGGTCATTAGAAATAAAGAATTTTTCATCTATTGTATAAATTCTTTTAACTATTTCATCAGTTTTTTTGAATAACCATCCCTTTATCGTAAAAGATGTATCAGCGGATATTCTAAATGCTTGTGTAGGTCCAATATCACTTGGATATTGGACGTTTGTTTGTCCGCTCCATAATACTTCAGACCTTATTTCAAAATTTTTAGCAAATGGAAGTTTCCATGAAATTATGATATAAGGATCACAATATGGTATAAAATTAGATAATATCTGATCCATATCTGCTTGAAATTTAGTAACTATGGTCATATTCACACCAATATTTACAGGAACTGGTTGTGGAATATTTTTTACATAATTTCCAGATTCTATATCAAAATTAGGAACTGTAAATCCTTCTAATTTATTAAAAACTCTAGTATTGTCTCTTGATATGCCATTTATACTAACCGCAACACAAGGAACCGTTAGCCCACCCGGTGCTGGTGTATTTAAAGTAGCATATAATCTTTGTTTAGGGGAATATACAAAATTTACCTTAAATCCACTTGTAGGAGATACTGTTGTATCCTGATTATCATATCTTTTAATAACAATATCGTTAAAAGCTGCTACAAATTGTTCTAATAATGTTTGCGCTTCAAAATGGAAAGTATAATTCTTCACTTCCTATATTTATCACGAAATACGTTCTAAAAAATGTTTAGGTAATAAATGTTTATTTGAAATGATAGAATTTACAGCATTTGCATCCAAAATATAAGTTACAGAATGATCCTCATCTGATCTTGTACATCTTCCGCACATTTGAATCAAATTATCCAACATCTTCATCATGTAATATTCTTTATTCTTGTCGTATATTTTTTTAATTCTCTTAGAGCTTAGTGGAAGAAACGGAGCCTTTAGTATTATCTGAAACCTTCCCAGATCACCATCCAAACTAATTCCAGTATCTAAAGAGGGACTTACCAAAATTGTATCATCATCGATTCTTGATTTATGCTCTTCCAAAATATCTTCATTGGTATTTCCTATTTCTCTAAAAATAAATCTACTATCACCAGAAACCTTTCTCTTTATTTCTTCGGCTATTTTATTTGTATGGGTATGGATAACTCCCTTCTGCCCCTTGTGGCATTTGCAAAGCTCTACAGCGGCTTCTATTATTCTCGGTAAATCTTTATTATTGTTTTTATATGAAAGACTATATTTCCTAGATGTCCTGATAGGAGATTTGGTAGAACTGAACGAAGAAGAGGCTTCTATGAATTCATATTGGCCTTCTTGAATACCCAGTGTTTTTGCAAATTGTTTGGGATTAGAAATAGTAGCAGACATCATTAAAATCATATCTGCACCCTTAAAAAGCATATCAGCTAATGGTCTAACATCATAAGGAACAAATGTTACACCCTCAGAATCTCTACGTTCAACCAAATACTCACACTCCTCCCAAAAATTAATAACATTTTCCAATGAATGAATCATTCCATTAAGCTTTCCTAATCTCTGAATGTCTTTATTTTTAACTGCTTTATGTGATTCCTTCTTCTCTAGGTTGGAGAGTCGATTTTTTAACTTATCAGATTCGCTTTTTAATTTAGTATAAACATCGTTTAGCCATTTTCCAGCTTCTCTATTGTCATCGCTACTCAATTTTCTAAAATCAATATCTTCAGCCAAAAGATGTGAATAATTTATTGATATAGAATACTGACCCACTAATTCGGCTTCCATGTCACCAGCTTCATCGAATATATAGATTTCTCGTTTTCTCAAAAAACTAGGAAGATTCATGAAAGCTCTGTAATTCAATACAGGATCTACCGAAGTAAACGCAGCATTTCGATTTCTATAATAAGGACATCTGTCAGCAGCAAAACAAGCCTCTTTGATTTCTGGTGAATATAAACAGGGAGCAAAATCAATTGATACGTTGGGGTCTACATCACAGGAATAATTCGATTTGCCCTTAACGATTACAGACTCTTTAAACAACCCCTTATACTGATCCTGCAATGATTTGGTGATAGTCAGAATGTAACTTCCGAATGAAGTTCCGTCTAAAAAATCATCTTCATACTTAAAATTTCCATTCCTGTCCTTCTTATATATCATATAAGAATCTACCAACTCTTTTCGGCGGGTATCTATTGGAGTTGCAGATCTTGCAACGGATGCTGCAATATGAGATTTGCCAGAACCAGTAGGAAGCGATGCTATAACAAATTTTTTACCACTAGAAAATGCTTTGGCTATTTTATTTAAAGCAACTTCTTGCTGTGGTCTTGCTTTTGCATCGGTGGGAAATGTCTTTAGGTAATCAACTAATTGTAACATCTTTGGCGGTCTTGAGGAGGTTAATATTTGCTACTTTTCGCACACAATTACACACGGTATAACCAAAGCTTTGCGTATCCCTGCCTAGGTGCCCTCTTCCATAGCATTTGCTACAGCTTGAAGAAGGTTTTTTGAGCAGAGGAATCTGACCACCATCCATAAGATGAAAATCTGAATCTGGAACCTCATAAAAAGTTCCAGAAAAGATACTATACATTAGAATATTATTAGTTTTTTGCATCGATTGTTAATATTGAGTTCCAAAATTTATTAGAATTCTTTTTAGAGGAATATACTCTCAGATAATTCTCCACTTCTGGAGCTTGTTTGGCAAGCGTTTTTAATCTATAATCAAAAAACACCAAATCATCATCTTCGTGCATTTCCACTCCAAAAGGAATAGGTATTTCTATTTTTTCTCTCTTCTTTTTAACAGTATCTATTACAAATGTCAAATAAAAATTTTTCTGATAAAAAATTATAAGCTTTCCCTGCTTATATGGTTTGTTATTTAATTCTAATGATATGTTTTTCTGTAGTAAAAACATACATGCATTTTCTGTTGGTGTTTTTGTAATATTCATTTGCTCATGAATGCAGCTTTCTGTGAAGCTGTCATTTTTCCTAAAACTTTATCAAAGTATTCCCAAAAAGTTTTTTCGGGTTTTGTTGGAACTGTGGATACTACAAAAACATTTTCAATTGGAATATTTCTCCAATCCTGATATAGTAAATCCCAAACAGTTAATAACCCTTTAGATGCTGCATTATATGCAGCATTTCTTACCGGAGGTTTGAAGTTTAATACTTCCTTTCCTAAAGTAGAATTTAAAAGTTGAGCATCCAAAGTAGCTAGCATTCTTCTGGTCGGAGGTAATCCAATTATTCTTAATCTTCTATTAAACTTTAATTCAACTAGATTAGAAGAACAAAGTTGTCTTAGACCATCCAATGATAGCTTCACTGTTCTTTATTTAAGAAGCCTTTGGAGTACAGATTCCAAATATTCTGGCCTCGTTCAAGAAGACAATATGTTTAAGTCCGTTTAAATTGGAAACTTGAATTCCTCTATCATTTGGAAAAACTATATGATCTCCTTCAGTAACAGTCTTACAATTTGGTCCAGCCAATAAAATCCTTCCAACTCTCCAGACGTGATTAACGGCATTAATAGGAACCCACATGCTTCCTCTTTTTACCAAATCACCTTCTTCGTTGATATCTGCATACTGAACCATTAAAATATCATCTAAAACTTTAGACAATTGCCAACCATCAAGTTCAAAATGACTACCTTTGTAGTTATCAATTTGTACTAATCCACCAATTCTATCTTCTTGTTCGGGTCTTTGCATCATAATATATCTATTTAAGTTGCTCCTTTAATTCTGCAAGTGTTTTTTCATACATTTTTATTTCTCTTACAGAAATTTCTTTAACGATTGCTAAATTCTCATAATCATCACTATTATATTCATTTTTAGAAGGTTTTTTTATGTATGAATACTTCTTAAAGGTTTTTGGCATAACTTTTCTATAAAATCTGCCTAAAGTTTTTTTGTCAGAGCAAATTCCCTGTGCAGTAATCCATTTATTCGTGGTTGCATTGATAATCTGAGAAATAGATGAGTCCACCATCGATAACCATCGGTTTAAAATAAATGGATATGGTATATTGTTTTCGCATTGCGGTTCGCTGCCCTTTTTCTTTAAAATCCAATCCATGTGGATGAATAAATCATCATTATAAGGTTTTTTTACCATTTTAAATATTTTTGTTTAAATGTTATAGAGCTTTTCAACCATTCAGGAGAGTTCATACTGTCTCCAAGACCAAAATGAGTAACTTTGATCGGATATACACCTATTTTTAACTTGTTTCTATTAGCAATCAAGCAAAAAGATATGTCATAGTGATGAAAATCAAAATCTTCATCAAATCTAGTGTTTGTTTCCAATAATTTATCAACATTTACCGCAATAAACAACCCATCGATTATTAATGCTCTTGATGGACTTGGACCGAATCCACTTGTCCAGTAATTTTTATCCTTACTATGCCCTACCTCACCAACAAATGACTCTCTAGGTGACATCAAATGCCATGCCATCATATCAGAATCTAAATTGCATTGTTTTGTGCCAGCCAAACCAACAATATCATATTTTTCAAATGCTAATTTAAGTTTTTCCTCAAAAAAAAGATCTTCAATTATAACATCATCATGTACAAAAATTAATTTTTTTCCTCTATTCTCCTCATTTATAAAAGAATTATAAACTTTAGTTAGTCCTTGTTTGTTTTCATAAATTATAGAAGAAGCATTAAAAACATTTAATTTATCTAGGGTAAGCGCAATCCCCGCTTTATCTCTAAATTCTTCTTTTTTATGTGGAGTTGCAACAATTATTTTATAATCAGTATTCATATTTTTATATAAATTTAACATTCACGGAGTAAATATAAATATATTATCCCACAAGTATGTATAAAATCAAGAAGAAAAAAAATGCCATATCAACTGTTCCTTGTGTTGATAAGAAAAGAAAAAAGGACGTTGATACAGTATTGAAGGGAAATGCATCAAAATTTATGAAAGACTCCATCGAAAATATTTTTAAAAAAGACAAAACATTGACAGAATCTGATTTTCCTTTCATTCGCAGTTTTTATTCAAATTTATTGAAAGAACAAGAAGAAGCAGATGCAAAAACTCCAGAAGATGCTTCTTCCGAAGAAGATTCTTTGGTTGGCATGGAACAAAAATCTCCTAATGATTTTACACCAGAAAAAACAAAACAAGATTATGAAAAATCTTTTGATTCAGAAACAAATCCAGAAGATTTCGATGTTGAAGGTTTAGATCCTAATATTTCAACTGAAAGCATTAAACAAATTAAAGAATGGTCTGGAAAATTAGATCAATTTGCAGAATTCTTAAATGATCCTTCTACTGAATCTTTGCACAAAGTTTTAGCAGACAACGATAAAGCAGGTAGCTTATTAAGAGGCATAACACGTAAAGCTTCTGACAGCATTACTCGTATTGCAGGTGAAATTGAAAAACTAAAAGAAGTTTTAAACTCTTTTGTTATTATGGCTCCAAAACGCTTGAGAGATCAAGAACAATTATGATTAAATATTTTCTAAAATAATATTATAATCTATTTCATTTAAGTTTTCTTTTACAGCCCATTCATTAAAATCTTTATAGGGTACATCAGGCCATCTAAAAACGGTTTGTCCTTCTAGTAATAATCTTTGAGTACTATCTTTAGCTGCTTTATCTATTTTTATATTGTCTAAAACCCATATTTTTTTATGAAATGGGAAATTGCTTAATTGTTTTTTCTGATATTCTGTTAGGGTTAATCCTGCAACTGCCAATCCATTTTTAACCATCATTGCATCTATAGCACCTTCAAACAAGAACAGATATTCAATATCAGAATCTACTCTTTCTATACCAAAAAGCGATTTATCACATCCAACTTTATTCAAATATCTAGGCTCTGATCCATCCAATGCTCTTGTCTGATAAAATACTATCTTTTTATCAATATCATAATATGGTATACATAGTCGGTTTTTGTGAAAATTATCTGTTAAACTTATGAAATAAGAAGAACTCTTGTTTACTGCCGTGTTTAATTTCCTTTTTTCAATATAATCTAAAGCATTTTTAAAACTCTTATCATTTCCATAGAATATTTTTTGCTGAAGATCATTTAAATTTATAGAATCGTGCGGAAGTGGTGTTACTTTTTTAATAAATTCATTTTTATTATTTTCTAAAACAATTTCACGCGAAAAATCATTTGAAAATGCTTCTTGATGTATCTCTTCCTTTGTCATTCCCGACACTTGATACAACCAAGTATATATATTCCATGATTTAACACAATTAAAGCAGTAAAAACTATCAGATTCTGGATAAAGAAACAATCGTTTTTTCTTCAACCAAGACTTGCCTTCTCTACAAACAGGACAGGAAGCATTATAGGTTTTAGTAAATTTATTATACGAAGGACTTCCAGAATATGTATAGAATTTTTCTAAAACATAATTGCTAGGTATTTTATTCACATAAATACGCTATCATAATTTTGATTATTTGTCAATAATCAAAATTTTCATTACCATAATCTGATCTACCGCTCCTTCTCCATGAAGGAATGTTTCCAGCATCTCCATACTCTTCACTTCCTTGTCTACCAAAAGTATCTTTAAAGGTAGAAGCAACATCAGAATCGGTTTCTAATGGATTTTCTTCAAAATCGTCATCAATGTCTAATATATTAGTCATATCAGAATCTTCAGAAGCAACAAAAGCATTACCTTCCTTTTTTATTAAACCTTTTTGTAGTAAAGAAGCTGTTATGCTTTCTGGATCATTAAAAGTTTCTGATAATTCTGAAATAGATGTGGGATTATCTGCTTGTTTTATGAACTCATAAACAGCGGATTCAATCTGTGTCAACCCTTCGATATCAAATGTTGGTTTTTCTTCATCGGACATATCTTCAGAATCCGAAGAAGTGTCGATGGAATTTGATTCTCCGGTTTTAATCAAATCATATTCTTTATGAAAAATTAAATTTCTAATAGCCTTAGTCAATCTTTCGTTGTATGTTTTCCTTCTCGGCCCCTTGTCTTGATATGCCTTATCGACTACATTCATAATCGAATCACTCAATTCATCAAAAGAAGATGGATTAGTTTCTGCGATATTAGAAACAACACCACTGACGATATTACGAATTTCTTCTTCTGTAAGTCCTGCATATCGCGGACTACCAACCCAACTCTTAAATATAATATCAAAATCTCCTGCTTTGAATTTTTCTAACATTTTTCCTGCATCTACACCAATACTAGAATATTTTGAAACTTTTGACATGCGACCTTCTGATACCATGTCATTGATAATACTTTCGGCTAAAACATTAAATCTCATATAATATTATTTATCTTTAGGGTGTCCAAATATCAGAAATCAAACTCTGATCTTCTCCGAATGCTTTTCCTTCTGGATTGATGTACATTTCGGTTAGTTTTATTCTTTCTTCCGGATTTCCAAAAATTTCAATAATTGGAGGACTATCATCAGTAGGAAATACTCTACCATCTTGCTGATGATATGATTTTACAAAAGTTTTAAAAATATTATCAATTTCTTCTCTATAAATTAAATCATCTTCTCTCAACTCATCCTGCTCAAATTCTACGGGAGAAAATTTCGTAATCGGAAAGAAAAATATAATATCAAAAGTTTTCAATGCCTCTCTGATAGTAATTCTACATTGATCCAAAAATTTCTCAGAAACCTTATTATTCAGAAAGAGCCAAGAAGAATATGCTAGGTTATCTACAATACAACGATCAAAAATAACATTATCATTTCTGGTGTATTGTTGGGATTCATCTAACAAAGCATCTAAAATTGCTTTTTGGCTTTCCTCAGTTCCATTTTTTGAATGAGGTAAGTTTTTATCTTTAATAAAATCCCTGTATGTTTTTTCTGGAGTCTTATATGAAGGCCATTTTTTTAAAAAATCCTTAACATAAGTTGACTTTCCTTGGCAGTGAGTTCCGCTAGCACATATTTTCATAAATCAGATATATTTTCTACTATTTCGGGGAAAAAGTCAATAATTTTTTCAGAAAATTCATCATGATATTCTTTATCATTAAGTAAAAATATATTTTCTGTCAAAACATTTGGATGCTTTTTTCTCAAAAAGAGTCCAATATCAACTAAATCGCTAGCATTATCGATATACCAACGTGCATTTACTGACGTTGATCCGGAAAACAATACAGACTCTAATATTAGTTTATATTGCTCCTTTGTTAAATTTTCAATCGAATATGCTTCCATTTCTTAATACTAACAAAGAAATGAAAAAAATCAAATTATTCTTCAGTAGAAGGAATAAAATCTTCATCATCCAATAAAGACATTAAAGAATTTTCTGCCGATTGAAGTCTCTTTAAATCATCACTATCTACTTTAATTTTAGATATTTGTGTTTGTTTTTCTAAATTATTTGGATATGAGTTATATAAAGCTTTTTTTAATGCTTTTAATAAAGTTTTATATTTTATAGTATCCAAAGCAACCTCATCTTCTTCTGGAAGAGCAGATGGAACTTCAGAATCCATGCTTGTTGGAGTAATGTCGCTACCTTCTTGAGGAGGCATGTCGAGATTTTCTTGTTCGTTTAATACGGAATTTAATAATTTTAAAAATTTGCTCATTTAAATATTATTTACCCTAACCTTGAGGTAAATATAGATATTAATATATGGCTTCAAAGAAAATTAGTCAATTACCATTAAACACTTCAAGTTTACCAACAAGTGCTGTTATAATAACAAATATAGGAGGTGTTACGTACCAATCTCCTCTTTCTGCATTAGTAGATCCTTCCCCCTATAAATTTTCTGATGCAAATAATACTGCTATTATTCCAAAATTAGGAAATAATACTGCTTCGGGAAGTTATTCAAATATAAATGGTGGTTGTGGTAATACTGCTTCTGGACACAAATCAAACGTTTCTGGCGGTTCTAGTAATACTGCTTCTAGTTACTACTCAAATGTAGCGGGTGGTTATGGTAATAGTGCTTCTACATATTTTTCAAATGTAGCTGGTGGTTGTAATAATATCGCATCTTCATATGGTTCAAATGTAGCTGGTGGTAAATGTAATATTGCTTCTGGATATGTTTCAAATGTAGCAGGTGGTAAATCTAATACAGCTTCTGGAGATTATTCTTCTGTTTTAGGTGGAAAAAATAACAATACTAACAATAAATCCAATACTTTTATATTAGGTTCTAATATCACAGCAAATGCACAGGATACTACATATGTAAATAATTTATTTGCTACTAATAATATTGTAATTCAAGGTTCTTTGAGTGCTGCTGGAGGTGCGACATTTGCAGATACTGTTTTTACAACCACTAGCGCATTAAGTGTTGTTAATTTAGGTGTTGGTCCTGCTTTATATGTATATCAAGCATCTGGTCCGTATGATGTTGCTTCATTTGTTGATGGAGATGGTATAGAAGTTTTACACGTTGGTAATGCAAATTTTGGTCAAACCGGAAAAGTTGGTATAAATCAAAGTTTTCCGAATAAGGAATTAACAGTTACTGGAGAAATCAGTGCAACTGGAATTATTTATGCCTTAAGTGGAAATAGTTCTAATTGGAATTCTGTTTATAATTCAGTTTTATCAAATTCTGCTAGTAATGCTTCTATAAATTATGTAAATTCTAATTATCTTCCTTTAAGTGGTGGAACAATAATAGGTGAGGTTAATGTTCTATCGGGATTGAACGCAGGTTATGGAAATTTGACGCTAGAAGTAACTGAAAATAATGTTTCTATATATGGATCATTAAGTTCTAACAATACAATTTACGATTCTGTTGGAAATTCAAATCAATGGAATTCTGCTTATACTTCATTTAATGCTAATTCTGCTTATTATTTGCAAACTTCTACTGATTCGGTTATTATAGCAAAATCCGGAGATGATCTTGTTGCGAAGTATGCTGCCGCAGTAACATTGACCCCTAATGGCTCTGCTAGGTCAGTAACAAATCGAGCAAGTCTTATTATATTCCCCGGCGCATATACATTATCTGAAACGCTTAATATCAGTACTAGTTGTGTTGATGTTATTGGATTAGGATCAACAGACAAGCATCCGCTTGTTTTAATTCCCACTTCAGAGTTTAATGTTTATGGAATTGACGTTTCTGCAAGTGACGTTAAAGTTGTTGGAATTGGTGTATTAGGTGGAGATGGAGAGGGATTTAAAGTTTCTGGCATATCAGCTTCACAGATTTTTGAGAACTGCACAACTGCAACAAATGCTAATGATTTTGGTGGTAACGGAGTGTATACAAATTGTTATGCTATTCAAACCGCGTTTAACGGAAATGGAACATATAATAATTGTTCTGCTGGAGGAAATTCATTTAATGGAGATGGAGTATATATAGATTGTTCTTCTGGAAATGAATCATTTCAAGGAAATGGATCATCTTATACAAACTGTTCTGCTGGTAATGAATCATTCAATGGCACTGGAACATATAAGGATTGTTCTGCTGGAGATACGTCATTTAATGGGAATGGTGTATCTTATATAAATTGCACAGCTGAAGCTAATTCCTTTGGATGGTCTGATAGTAACTTAGTTACTCTAACTGGAATGTATAAAAATTGTAAAGCTGGCGATAATAGTTTTGGGTACGGCGGGGAGGGAATTGCTATTTCGGGTAACTTAGAAAACTGCATTGCTGGAAATAACAGTTTTGGACATTCATTTTCTGAACAAAGTGACGTGACAATTAACAATGCTACATTTAAAAATTGTACGGGAGGATCAGAATGTTTTGGAAGAACTATCACAAGCGATCCTGAATATCCATCAAATATTAATATTATTGGTAACAGTACATTTGAAAACTGCACTGCTGGAGATAATAGCTTTGGATCAGCTAACGCTGGAACAGTAACTGTTGGACCTGCAACATTTACAAATTGCACTGCGGGAAATTCATCATTTGCCAGCAATGGAGGAACAGCGATCGGGACATTTAGAGATTGCTTTGCTGGAGATAATAGTTTTGGAGGGATTGCATCTGGAATATTTACAGGATGCGTTGGAGGTGATGGAAGTTTTGCGGCACCTCGATCTGGTACATTTACAGACTGTATTGGGGGTGATGGAAGTTTTGGTGGATTTAACGATTCGAGCGGCAAATTTACAAACTGTATTGGTGGAGATTATAGTTTTTCAGGCGGTGATACTGGAGCTGGTGGCACTACTGACGGAGGAGATGCGAGCGGTACATATATAAATTGCAAAGGTGGAAATTTATCTTTTGGATCATCTGTAGGAATTGCTTCTGGAGAATTTGTTGATTGTACTGGTGGAGATGGAAGCTTCGGCTCTTATTTTTCTAATGCATCTGGAACATTTACTAGATGCACTGGTGGAGCGGGGAGTTTTGGAGGTGGTGATACTGGCACATTGTCCGGTAAATTATTTTATTGTAGATTAACTTCTGATGTATATAACGCTCCATCAGGATCAGGAATTATTCGCCTATCCATTGACGGAAATAATGACGTAGTAAACGCACAGGCTATATAAAAATATGAATACAAAATTTAATCAAACAATAGTAGAAACAAACGGAGTTCGAACCGTAGCTGGTGGCGGCACTGGCAGAACAGTTGGTAATTATTCTGCATATAACTTAGAAATTCATGTTAGCAAGGATGGCAACGATACAACTGGAGACGGCACTTTGGTAAATCCTGTTTCATCAATTACCAAGGCATTGAAATTGGTTGGGGCTGGAAAAAATACAATAATTGTTCATCCGGGTGGATATACTGAAAATCCTACTGTTACATCAAATAACACCACAATTACAACATTCGGGATAACAGGTGCAACTACAATTGTTTACGGAACACTGGCATTATCTGCCGCTGCTCGCGTAGCTGGTTTAAAAATGACTAGCCTGACCATTGCTGGTTCGGGGAATGCATATATCTCAAACTGCACTGTAGATACGCAAGTTATTAAGTCCGGTACAAACTATGTTGAAATCATCAACAGTGAATTACAGTGTATATCTGGAGTTCAAATAACAGGGGCAGGAATCGTTTCAATTGTGGGAAATAAATGTTGGGGAGTAACAGTATCAAATGCGGCTGCAAGTGTTTTGATTAAAGACTCTTATCAGGTTATTGCTCCAAGTGTAACTTTCGGGAGTTTACAGTTTGATGGTTGTGCTATTTTTGCAGCAAGTCCAGCATCGAACGCAGTAACATCAAGTGCAGGAACTAATATTACGCTGGCAAATAGTTTTGTGTTAAATTCAGCAGCAAACAGTGTCGAGCGAGTTAGCTTATCAGGTTATTATAGCATTTTAAATCTTGTTTACGATAAAGCAAATTCAATTTTTACAGGAATAAATTTAAATGCGATTGATTATTTTAGTGTTATCAATACAGATACATTAAGTGCTAATAATACAATTTACGATTCAAATGGTAATTCAAATCAATGGAATTCTGTTTATTCTAGTCAGGCTTATACTTTAATACATCCAACAACTTCTATAAACCCTATATATGGAAATAATACTGCTTCTGGATGTTATTCGAATGTTGCTGGCGGTTTTTGTAATACTGCTTGTGGAAATTATTCAACTATAGTAGGCGGTTTTTCTAGCAGAACAACTGGTGATTATTCATTTGTAGGTGGTGGTAGATGTAACACTGCTTCTGGAAACGTATCAATAGTAGGTGGTGGTAAAGAAAATACTGCTTCTGGATATCGTTCAACTATAGTAGGCGGTTTTTCTAGCAGAACAACTGGTGATTATTCATTTGTAGGTGGTGGTAGATGTAACACTGCTTCTGAAAATTCTTCAACAGTAAGTGGTGGTTATGGTAATACTGCTTCTAGATCTCATTCAACAGTAAGCGGCGGTCGTATTAATAGATCTTCTGGATATCATTCAACAGTAAGTGGTGGTTATTGTAATACTGCTTCTAATTATTATTCAACAGTAGGTGGTGGTGTGAATAGTACTGCTTCTGGATGTTATTCAAACGTTGCTGGTGGCAGGGCTAATAATGCTTCTGGAAGTGCTTCGAACGTTTCTGGTGGAGGTTCTAATACTGCTTCTGGAGATTATTCTTCAATTTTAGGCGGTATTAGTAATAATACTAATGGTCAATCCAATACCTTTATATTAGGTTCTAATATAACAGCATCACAACCAAATTTTACTTATGTAAATAATCTTTCTGCTACTGGTATTATTTCTGCTTCGGCAAGTAACATCAAAGTCAGTGTCATTAATGATTCAACGAACAGGATCTTTACTGATGCTGATAGCAACAAAGTAATTCACATTAATACAACAACAACCTCTTTGTGTGCAGTATTTCCGAGTTCCCTAAGCAACGGCTTCAATGCAGCAATTATGAATATTGGAACAAATAATTTAGTTCTATCAGCTGCTCAGCTTAATTCTGCTGGAACAACAATCACGACTCGTTATGGAGGAGCATTTGTTTATAAAGATTCTAACAATTTATTTGCTGTAGGAAGAATCGTTTAACCATGTTATTGAATAAAGAAATTTTAATTGGCATCTACGATTCACAACCTTCTGTAGACACTGATGCACAAGCATATTTTGATGCTGTTGTTGCAAACGGAGGATCAATTAATGTATCTGCTAGGACAGCAGTGAATAATTTTTTTATTGGATTAAAAATTGATGAAATTTGGAATTCTATTTATGATATGGGCTTGTTTGCTGGTGTAACCTCCAGAGCAGGAGCGTTAGTGAAAATGAAGACTGTTCTTGCTTCTAGACTTTTAATAAATAATAATTTTAGTAGCGGAACTTACGTCCCTACTGGTTCTACAGCAGGGTTCAAAGCAAATGGCAGTAATACGTATTTAAACACGCAATTTAATCCGGGTTTGACGGGAACAAATCCTCAATCATCGTCTTTAACTAATTTTGGTATATTTGCTTATTGGGCTGGGACTGAGACATCATCTGGATATGTAATGGGTATTCAATCAACTGTATCACCTTTAGCTGCTATAGGTTTAGGATGGAGTTCTTTAAATAAAGAAGGAGGTGCGTGTGGGTCATTAAACTTAACTGGGGAACTTTCTCCTGCGTCTTCTCCTACTTCACTAGATGGTCCATCTTTTATAACAACAAACGGAGATAGATCCCAATATTATTATAATAAAGGAACACAAATAAGCACACCTATTACAGCAACAGGAACTGACTTTCCTTCTCAAAGTATTGTCATAGGAGCAATGGGCGTAGTCGGATCCACACCTTATCTCTGGTCTACTCGTTATATTCGAGGATATGCTATTACTCAAGGTTTAAATGCTACTCAAGCACAAAAGCTATCAACTAGATGGAATACACTAATGACAGCTTTTGGAGCAAATACATATTAAAAAAACGTATTATAATAATGATCAGATGGTGCATATGCACCATCTAATATATATTAAAGTTAAAATAATATTAATCGGATATTTAATTAAAAATTAATATAGCCAAATCTTTTTTGATAGTTATAATACGTCTTATCAATCCAATTACAAATATCTTTGCCTAAAACTTCCTTATAATCCGTATTTAAGGGAATCACTTCACTTCTAATAGTGTGCAGATCACTAGTAAGACCATATACAGAATCATCTTCTTTAATGGACTGCTCAACGTTTTTAAAATTATGTTGAAATGATTCTAGTCCAAGATAATTGTAAATTTTATTAAGTTCTTGTTGAGGATTGTTTGTTAAATCCTCTGCTCTGACATATACAACATCTTTATTAATGCCCTCTAGAAAACACTGCTCTAAACGCTCCAATGCAAGTCCTACTGGTGGTGATGCAAACCATGAATCTACTCTTTTTGCAGTGATCGTACCAGACATCTCTGCATGATTTTGAATTGATTGGTGATTTTCTTGGTTTTTACGATAAATTTTTTCCATGGATGAAATAATACTCTTTAAGTTTCTTACCATGCATATCATCTTTGGTTTATATGGCATAAATGCCTCAAACCATTTATAATGAATAGTACCGCCTCTTGTTTTTATGCAAATATTAGATTTTTCTGAATATGAACTTGCATATCCTTCCAAACCACCCCAACAAAATCCTCTCCATGCGTTTATTGCTAAATTCTTATCAATAGCCTTAACTTCTGGAGAATTTGTAAAGTTCATTCTAGCTCCATACAGATATTCGAGAACTGGATCAGTAGGAGTTGCTGTTATGGTTGGATTTTGATTAAGAATACATTGCAGAAGCGTTGACATGCTTCTTGGCATTGAAGAATTGAAAAATATCATATATTAAAACACTATAGTAGGATTCAAATCAAAAAACAACTCATTTTTTGAACCTAAAATTGATTCTATAAAAACATCTTTGTCAAATAGTTTATTAATATTGTTATATGGACATTCATGTAGCCTACCACCTGTCCAATCATCAGATTCTAAGTATGAATCTATTCTATGACGAAACAATTCTTCTTTATCTACTACAATATTTGTATGAATTTCATGTCCAAATACTTTTGGAGAGTTTGAAATCCATCCAACAGTAGCATTTTTGTTTAAAGCCGCTGCTGCATGTTGAGCAAATGAATCTATACATAAAAACTTGTCTGATAATGCAATATAACAGAACAAATTTCTAAAATTATCTGTTACTGGAATAGTATTTTGAAAAGTTTGTTGATTTTCTCTCTTAATATGAAGTATTTTATCAAATTTATCTTTAATAGAATCAACAATTTCTGCTGTAAATGATATTGGAAGATCTCTAGACCAAGAATATGGTATTTTTTGATTTTCAGCACCTCCTGAAGATTGAATTGTGAGTATTGGACCTTGCTTATTTAAAATATTTTGAACAAACATCAACTCTCTTTCAGTTAGAAAGAGTTCTGGTTTAGTAGAAATACATGGAATATTGAATATATCACACCAAATTTCTGCTAAATGTTTTTTTCTATATAAAAGATCTCCAGAATGATACGGTTCCATTCTGAATATTTTAGAATCTTTGTTTTTTATGTAATCATCATAAAAATAAGGAATATTTCCAAATTTATATACTCTAAAAACATTAGGATTATGTAAAAATACCTCTGGATATGAGGTTACAACTATTAATTCATGTTCTGGATATGCAGATTTTATAGATTTTACTACAGAAGTAGCAATTATAGATTTTCCGCAACCTCCATCAATGTGAAAAATTGAATATTGTTTCATAGTTTAGTTAAAATACTTCGAAAAAAACTCCATATCATCACCATCTGGAATTCCTACTCTTATATTTTTATAATATCCTTCAATATTATTAAATAAAGAATTATTATTAATTTCTTTAAAATATTTTGTTTTCTTTTTTATTATATTTTTCACAATATTACCAAATTCATTATGATTTATAAAATATTTAGAATATTCAGAAGATAAAGAAGTATCTTTTTTATATATTGTAAATATTTTAATATTTAAATCCTTAAAAATTATAATAAAGGTTTCTAAGAGCTTGTCAAGTTCTTTTTCTAGAAAAAATTTAAAATATTTCTCCTTCTGAGTAATTTTTTTGTCTTTTAGAAGATCCCATTCTTCAAAATCTCTTATAATATTATTAGCAATAATAGGAAGATATTCGTAAATTGGGAATATTATAACTCTTTGAGAGATATAATATATTAAAAAATCTTTAATCTTTAATTTTTCGGACATCTATACTGATTATAGCATCCATTACGACTTTTTCAACAATTTCTTGAGGTAATTCCAAAGAAGCTTCAGAAACTGTTTTTGAAAATTCTTCCAATTGTTTTCTGAATTTGTTTTTAAAATCTACCGTTTTTATGAGTTGAGTCTTATCAAGCTTTCCGTAAGATGGCGATTCCTGCAAACAGAATGCCTCTAAGAGAGGTTCTGTTGCAGAAGCTATGATAGAAGCCATTCTTTTGTACAATCGATCCAAAGGAGACTTGTACATGTTGTTTTCCGAAAGCAATGAACTAGCCATATTCAAAATATATGTCAAAACAGCTGCTTTTTCAGTTTTAATGGCAGATCTATTTAAAAATTCCGGACCTTTAACATGAACATTTCCATATGGATTAAACATGCAACCACTTCCAAGTGATTCAGATCCACAATATATACATTTTTTAGGAGCATCCATATGAACATGAGTATCGGTTGGGGAATACATACAACCCTTTCCATAACTTTCTGAACCGCAATAAATGCAAGATGTTTTATTCATTTTGTATATTTAGTAAAATTGTTTAAAATATCTTTAGGAGGAGTACCTATTCTCACATTAATTATTCCATTATAGTAATCATCTCGAAGTAAAACATCTTCTTCTATTTGTTTTTTTATTTCTTCATAAGCCAATTCCCACTTAGAACCACATGTTTTTAAAATTTTGAATGAAAAATTTTCTTTTCCATAAATTTTAATATCTTCATTTAGATCATTTGAAGAACTGGTATATGACTTCCAATCTGAAGGTTTAAAATCAATTCGATTTCTTTTTTGTCCTTTTAAGGGCTTTCTTTTAATTCTAGAAATACATTGTTTTTTTCCAATATATTTTTTATTTGTGACGTTATTAATAATTGAATATATGAATCCAAATGTTTTTTCGTCTAAATTTACATTTTCCTCTAAAATCCAATGTCCAGAGTCCATTACATATCCTTTCTAGAAAGTTTTCTACGAATCATTAATGGGTTTTTATTTTTCTTTTTTGATTTTTTTTTGTTTTTAGTTTCTAATGGCAAGTAACCTCCAAATATATTACGACCATCTCCTGTAGCTATAGAATCTCCACTGTTTACATTTGTAGGTGGATTGTATGAAGCTTGTTGTGGAGTTCCAAATGCTCCTCCAGCACCTGCACTATTCATATTTTCTAAAATAGTATCAACTAATATTTGAAATTTCTTAAACATATGTTATATTTAAAAAATACTTATAAAGATGTTTGAAGAATTTAACAAAGAATTACAAGAAGATACTAAAATAGATCAAATAAATCTTTTAGACAAACAAATGATGCTACCTGCAATTCGACATAAGTGGGTTGCTCGGTTGATTGAATATAAAAGAAAATTGAATTCTTTGAATAGAAAGAAAAAAACAATAAAAGATTCTGTGTTGGATTCTTTAAAAGAAAAAGGAATTCCAACAGGTATTCCCAAGGCAAGCCTTGATAGCAAAATAAATTCTTCAGATGTTGTTTTAAAAATTCAAGAAGATATAGAAGAAGTTGAAATCATAATTGAATATTTGGAAAAAGTTGAACTGATATTTAGAAGCATGACCTACGATTTGAAAAATATTGTCGAAATTACAAAGCTCGAAACAACCTAATGATAGAACTTTCTCTAATAAAAAACAGTGGTCAGATAATTGCGGATAGTGACGTTTTGAGTCTATTGAGAGAAAACTTTTCCATAGCAAATCCTGCTTTTAGAAAAAATGTTCCGTATGTTTCTAGTAGACTCTATTCAATAACTCCTAGCGGAAAGTTTGAAGTGGGTTTACTAGGTGAAATTATAAAATATCTTGAACATTCTAACTATCAATATGGTGTTTCCAAGGATTTAAAAAAAGAATTTTCATGTGGATTTGAAACTCCAATCATAAAGAAACTTTCTATAGACTATCGAGAATATCAGGAGCAATCTATAACAGCAGCAATCAAGCAAGGAAGGGGTGTCACCATCATTCCTACCGCTGGAGGAAAGACATTGATATGTGCAGGACTGATTGAGAGCTTCAGAGAAACCACGAACGATCCAGATGCCTTAGTGTTGGTTACTGTACCCTCTATACAGTTGGTAGAACAGACGGCAAATGATTTTATTTCCTACGGCTTAACAAAAGTAACGAAGTGGTCAGGCAATAACAAGCTCGATACCAATGCAAACATAATTGTTGCAGGTACTCAGTTTTTATTAAGTGAAAAAACTAATTTGTCCATATTAGCAGATGTAAAATTGTTGATAAAGGATGAGTGCCATTCGTTAAAAAAGGGTAATGAAATCAATAAAATTTTAAAATTGTTAAAAACCCCTTATAAATTCGGATTTACTGGTACAATGCCTACATGCAAAATAGATCAGTGGAATATTATAGGCAAATTAGGACCGATAACCTTTGAACAAAAGACCCAAACATTAAAAAACCAACAATATATTTCTAATTTTAAAATTGTTATACTAAATGTACAGCATACCGCACGACCAAAACAAGCAACATCATTGAATCCTACTGCTTCGTATGAAAATGAATTGGAATTTATCATTAATAGTGAAAGAAGAAATCAAATCATCTGTAAATTAGCAGATAAATTGACAAATAACACTCTTATAATGGTCGATAGGTTAGCACATGGAGAAATTTTAGAAAGCATCATAAAAGAAATAACTAAGGATAAAAAACCTATATATTTTATTAGAGGATCTACAGAGATGCAAGATCGAGAAGAGATAAGATCTCTTATGAATGATAGAAATGATGTCATCATTATAGCAATTTCAAAAATTTTTAGCACAGGAATCAACATTCCAAATCTTCACAACATTATTTTTGCTTCAGCAGGAAAAGCAAAAATAAAAATTATGCAATCCATTGGAAGAGCACTTCGATTGCACCCAACCAAAACAATGGCAAACATATTTGATATTTCAGATAATACGAAATACGCAAAATTACATTTAATAGAAAGAAAAAAATTATACAACACAGAAAATTATGAATACACAGAGAAAAGCATATCGTAAAGCAAAAGCATTAAAAAATGATGATTTCATCGAATACTCAGAAGAAGAAGCCGAGTATTTAGGGTTAGATCTAAAACAAGAAAGTGATGATTTCGACGAAGATCGATTAGATGATGATAAAATTGTTAGTAAAGATGAAGATGATGAAGAGGTAGAAATCAAAATCGATTATGATAGAAAACCTAAGAACAAAAAAAAGACAGATAAAGAAAAGTTTTATGTAGATCCAAAAAATTTTGATACTAAAATCTTGGAATATTATGAAAGTGGAGTACTTTCTAATGAATTAGCAGAAATGGTCAGCAAGATTGCTCACAAACTAAGCTATGCTCCTAATTTTATCAACTACTCATACAGAGAAGAGATGGTAGGAGATGGTGTCATCAGAATGTTTAAAGCATTGATGTCTAAAAAATATAATCACACAAAAGGAACAAATCCCTTTTCATATTTTACAAGAATTGCATTCAATGCATTTAGAAATAGAATTAAAAAGGAAAAACATATACATGAAACTCATGAAAAGTATAAAAATGAATTTTTAATGTTTTCTGAAGGCTATAATAATCTTGTAAAAAATAATAAAACGAATAGTATAAACAGAGAATGATTTTAAAAGGTAAAAACATAGGAATATTTTCGGATATTCATATAGGATTAGGTCAAGATAGCTCGACATGGCACGATATTGTTTTGGATTTTGCTAAATGGGCTACCAAAGTTTATTCCGAAGCAGGAATAAATGATATTATTATTCCAGGTGATATATTTCACAATAGAAGTGAAATAGGCGTTAATACCATTTCGGTTGCTAATGAATTTTTTGAAATTTTAAAGGATTTTAAAATTTTTATTTCGGTTGGAAATCATGACAGTTTTTACAAAGACAGGTCTGATGTTAATTCAGTCAGCATACTAAAAGGGTGGAAAAATATTACTATTGTTGATAAAGAACCTCTTATTATAGAATATAAGAACAAAAAAATTTCTTTGATTCCTTGGGGAACTTCAATTCAAGATATTCCTAAATCTGATATTTGCTTTGGACATTTTGAAATTCAAAGTTTCTATATGAATAACTTTAAAACGTGTGATCATGGGTTTGAATCATCAAATATTTTAGAAAAATCTCCATTGGTGTTTTCTGGTCACTTTCACAAGAAGGATGATAGAAAATACAATAAAGGTAGAATTGTTTATGTAGGAAGTCCGTTCCAGCAGAACTATGGAGATTCAGGTGATGATAGAGGAATTTATATTTTCAATATAGAAACCGAAGAATTGAAATTTGTAGAAAATACGATTTCGCCTAAACATATAAAGATATTTTTAAGTAAATTGCGTGATAAAACACAGGATGGTGACTATTTAAAGAATAATGTACCAAATAATATGGTATCTTTGATAATAGATGAAGAAATTCCAAATAATAAAATAGATTTATTAACTGCAAATATACAAAAATATAATCCAAAGGTATTTAAACTTGATTATAAATCTGTTGTGGAGGAAAAACTTGAAAATTCTGACATTATAGATTATAATCTTTTAGACATGGAGAAAAATATAGAAGATTTTGTAAACTCGATAGACATTGAGCATAAATCTGATATCATAGACTATCTAAACAATTTATACAAAGAACTAATAGCATGAATGATAAAATAGGAATAGGAATTATTGATATATATGAACAAGAAGACTTGGATTCTTGTTACTCTTCAATACCAACAGAACTGAAAGAGAACGTTTTTGTTGTTTCATCAACAAAAAATAAAATGGTAAACGATCAGTATAGAGTATATGGAGAAGTTTCCATGGCAACCCTAAGAAACTGGTTGATTTCTCAGTTTAGAATTAAAAAATACAAATACTTTTTCTTACTTCACTCAAATCAAATAGTAGATGATCCTAAGATTTTTGAAAATACTATTAAACTAGGAGAAGTATTTGGTACTTGGTTTATTCTAGGTGATGGAAAGCATGGTCTTCCGTTGGAAGATGAGAATAGCGGAGCAACTCTATATGCTTCACCGGAACTTAATAGTGAATTTATGTTCATGCTTTCCGGTATTATCAGTAATAATGGATATTTCGATGAAAGATTCTACAATACAAAAGATTTGGATGTTTTGGATTACGTAATAAGATTGCGTAAAAAAGGAGTATATCTTCCTGACAATTACCATCCAACAATTGGAGAAGGATTGAAGAAAAGCTACAATTCAATTAAAAGAATAGGACACAGAGAACTTCCAGATACCCATAGAAGCGTTGCTTTGTCGTATGCGTATTTTGTTCACAATAACAAGTACATACCCGGTCAAAATGATCCAACTGGAGTTACACAAGAACAATTATTGCATTCATTAGAAACATTACAAAAGAATTATGCAAAAAAATAAAATAGGTTTAGCGTTAATTACGTGTGATCGTTATAATTTTTTACAAAAAAGCCTAACATCCGTCTTAAAACACACCAATACATTTGAAAGTAGTTTTTTTAAGCTCATTGTAATAGATGATACCCCTCCTTCTTTACGAGATAATAGCGTTTATGAAGGATTAGGGGTAGAAGTCATACACACTCAGGGAAAGGAAGGCGTAGGAAAGGCGAAAAATTATGGACTTAAAAGGTTAAGTGATTCTGAATGTGAACATGTCTTTCTTATGGAAGATGATGTTGAGCTTTTAGATCATAAAATTTTTAATTTATATATTAACGCAGCAAAGACAACCGGAATAAAACATTTAAATTTTGGACTTCATGGAAATCACAATAGAAATTTAAACGGTGATCCAGTATCCAGAAGAATTATAAATTATCCGGATCAAACTAAAATTGTTCTATATCCAAATATATTAGGAGCATTTAGTTATTATCATATAGATACTTTGAAAGATGTTGGACTCATAGACGAGCAATTTTATAATGCTCTGGAACATGTAGATCACACGTATCAAATAATTAAAGCAGGATACCATCCGCATTTTAGATGGTTTGCTGACGTGCAAGATGCGGAAAATTATCTTAAAGATATTGTTCCTGATCATCAAAATAGCAAGATAAGATCTCAAGAAGACTTTGCAGAAAATTTCTTAAAAAACCATCAAAGATTTGTTAAGAAAAACAATTTTGCGGTTGTTCAGGGATATGGACCAGTAGAAAATGAATATACAGAAGAAGAAGTTGTTAAAAATTTACAAGAAATATGGAAAAACCATGCGGAAAAATTGGCGTAGGGATTATAACTTATAATAGACCTGAGTATTATTCTCAAGTATTAAAAAGCATTCCAAGAGACAGGATAGATGCTCTTGTTATTGTTAATGATGGCAAAAATTCATATGTAAATGAATTAGATGGTGATTATGTCATAAAACACAATGCTCAATTGGGAGTTTCTGTTTCTAAAAACCATGCTTTGCATTTTTTAATAGAAAAATTTGATTGTGAGTATCTATTTCTGGTTGAAGATGACATTATCATTAAAGATTCAAATGTATTTGATGAATATATCAAAACTGCAAACTCTACAGGAATACATCATTTGTGTTATGAAAAGGTAGCAGGTAACGAAAAAACATTAAAATATGCCTTAGAGCAGTGTGACGGAACAAAAGTAGGATTTTATCACAATCCACAGGGGGCATTTATGTATATAAATGCCAATCTTATTAAAAAATTAGGTTATTTTGATGAATCCTATATAAATGCATTTGAACATGTGGATTTTGAATATAATTTAATAAAGAAAAACGTTGCCCCACCTTTTTGGTATTTCCCTGACGTGTTGAACAGTAATGATTATTTAACAGATATAGAAGGAAGTAGCGATAACTCTTCTATAACCAACAAAGAAAATTATAAAGAAAATGTTGAAAGGTCTGCAAACCATTTTGTCAAAAAATGGGGACACTTTACCAATCAAATAGAGCCTGTTAGTAAAAATGAATTAGAAAATACTCTTTCCTTTTTACAATCAAATTATAGCAGGAAAAAAACTATAAATAAAAACAAAAAACTTTCTGTTATCATACCATATAGAGATAGGAAAAAGGCATTAGATTTGTTAATACCAAGATTGAAGGATTATATATCAAAACAAGTAGAGAATTTTGAATTAATAGTAGTAGAACAAAATGATAATGAACTTTTTAATAAAGGACTTATTAATAACATAGCTTTTTTATTAAATCCTGATTCGGATTACTACTGTTTTCATGATGTAGACTTATTGCCAGAGGTTGCCGATTACTCATACCCTGTAAATCCTGTTCACATGAGCACTTATTGTAGTCAGTTCAACTATATCGAAGATCCTGCTGCTCTTATGGGTGGTGTGATTGTTTTTAGAAGAGAACATTTTGAGTTAGTAAATGGTTATCCGATAAATTGTGTGGGTTGGGGTTCTGAGGACAATATATTAGGAGAAAGAGTAAAAAAATCTGGATTAAATGTGTATAGATATCCGTTTGGAAGGTTTTATTCTGTTCCACACACACCCCGAATACAAAATCCTATAGAATGGGAAGCACATTTAAAAAATGGAAAAATAAGAGAAGATGAAATTGCAGGAAAAACAAATTTAAAAGACAATGGATTGTTTAACTTAAATTTAAAGTCCTTTGAAATTTCAATAGAAAAATTTAATGATTATAAACATATTAAAGTTAAAAAAACTTGATTTTTTTATAAAATAGTATAAAATATTACTTAATTTAAGCATGAATAAAAGATTGTCCATATTAACAGCAACACTACACCAACGATTACCTGTTTTTCAGAATTTAGCCAGAGTACTAAAGGCTCAATCAAATGATTCGGTGGAAATGTTAGCAGTTTGTGATAACGGAGAAAGATCCATAGGAGCAAAAAGAAACGACCTACTAGAAGCAGCAAAGGGCGATTATGTAGTTTTTGTTGATGATGATGATATGGTTTCTCCTTTTTATGTTTTTGGTATATTAGAAGCACTAAAATCAAATCCAGATTGTTGCGGAATTGAAGGAATTATAACACAACAGCACATCGGTCCCAAAAAATTCATACATTCTCTAAGATATCAAGATTGGTTTGAAGAAAATGATGTTTATTATAGATGTCCAAATCATTTAAATCCTATTAGAAGGGAAATAGCACTTGATGTAAGATTTCCAGATGCTTATTATGCAGAAGATAAAGCATTTTCACATGGATTACAAGGAAAGTTAAAAACAGAAACTTATATACAAGGTCCAATATATTACTATTACCCATCTAGCACATAATTATGAAATCAAACTTAAAACTATTAATCAAATTTCCAACCAGAGGAAGACCAGAAAAATTCTTTTCGGTATTGGACAAGTATATTGAAATGGCTGAAAATGTTTCTAGCATTGCATTTCTAATATCAATGGATAGTGATGATTCTACTATGAATAATTCTTCTGTTATTAGTAAATTAGAAAATTATAAGAATAAAATTAAATTAGCATATTTTTTTGGTGATAGTAAAACAAAAATTCAAGCCTGTAATGCTGATGTGGATAAAATTATAGGATGGGATATAGTGTTATTAGCATCGGACGATATGATTCCAATTGAAAGGGGTTATGATACTATCATTACAGGGGATATGAATGATCATTTTAAAAATTTAGATGGTGTTCTTTGGTATAATGATGGAGGTCAAAACAATATCAATACTCTTTGTATTTTGGGTAAAAAATATTATGAACGTTTTAATTACATATATCATCCGGATTATATTAGCTTATGGTGTGACAATGAATTTACTGATGTATCTTTAAACCTTAAAAAATGTTATAGATCAGATAGAATAATAATCGAACATGCACATCCAGTATATCAAAAGACTAATTATGATCAATTATATGTAAGAAATGAATCATATTTCTTTACAGATAAAGAAACTTACAACAAACGAAAAGAAAAAAACTTTGATTTGCATGATTTAAATAAAAAATTATTTTCAATTTTAATTTTAGGAATTCCTGAAAGAATGGATAAGTTAAAATATTTAATTGAAAAATTACAAAATCAGATAGAAAAATATAAAGTAAAATCTGAAGTAGAAATTTTAGTTGTTATTGACAACAAGACTCGTTCAGTTGGTAATAAAAGACAGTCTATTTTAAATATGAGTGAGGGAAGGTTTATAGCATATATAGACGATGATGATGATATATCAGATGACTACATCAGAGAAATAATAACTGCTATACAAACAAATATGGACGTTGATGTGATTTCATTTAACCAAGAAACTCGGATAAATGATGATGTTCCTACAATTGTATATTTTGGTTTACAATATGAAAATACTGAATATTATCAGGGAATTCCTGTATATAGAAAACCATTTCATATGTGCGTGTGGAATAGTAAAATAGCAAAAAAAACTGAATTTAATGACATTTCACTGACAGAAGATTGGTGTTGGGTTGAAGATTTATGTAAATCAGCAAAAACCGAACATCATATAGATAAAATTTTGCATTATTATTTATTTAATAGCAAACAAACTACATCAATAGTATGAAAAAAAGATGTATTATCAATTTTGCAAAAGGAAGTTGGTATCCACATGGACAAAAAAGATTGATAGAATCTTTAAAAGAACAAAATTTCAAGGGAGATATGTTTGCATTTACAGATGAAAGTAAAATTCCCTCTCCCACCCATCAAGAAGTTCCGTATGCTTTCAAAATAGCAGCGTTTGAAAAGGCATTTTCAAAAGGATATGAAAGTATATTATGGTGTGATTCGGCATTATATGCAATAAAGTCTTTAGAACCAATATTTGACTATATAGAAGAACATGGACATATGTTTTTTTGGGATGGCTGGAATTGTGCTCAGTGGACAAATGATGAGATGTTAAATTATTTTAAAATCTCAAGAGATCAATCAGAAAAAATATATCAAATTTTAGCATGTTTTATGGGATTGGATCTTACCAATGAAAAAAGTATAGAATTCTTAAAACAATGGAAAGATTCGATTCCCTATTTTAAAGGAAGTTGGACAAATCAAAATAATACGGAATCACAAGATTCTAGATGCATGGGACACAGGCACGATCAATCAGCAGCAAGTATAATAGCTACCAATCTTGATATGTTTGATGAAACTAGATATTGCAATAAATGGTTACAATATCTTAGTCTTAGTAATGGAGTTATAAATCCTGAATGTATTATGATTAGTCAAGGATTGTAATTCAATCTCTGAAAACTACTAATCCAGTACCGCTCCAATGACCTTTATCGGTAACATCATATTTCTCTTCTGTTATTCTATTCCAGAAGGTTTTCATTGGATCGTTTAGATGAATATCATCTAAAAGTAAAAATCCTTTCCAGTTTATGTTGCGAAGGTGATCATAAAATATATCTTCATATGTTCCATCATGAGCAACGTCTAAAAATATACAGTTAGAATTTATTAAATCTTTATCTTCTGTTGAATCCCCTATAATATATTCAATATTGCTTACAGAAGGATATTCGGGAGACGCTTTAAGAATATCATAAGTCTTAACTGTATTTGTACCATTTTTAGACAAAGCCAATGCAGACATGCATTTATTTGTTCCCACATCAAATAAAATTGAATTAGTGAATAAAGAAGAAATATACATTAGCAATCTATAATGCTCTTTTCCACTGTTTAAGTGATAATAAGAAGTATCATGATACAAATTATGTTTATTGATATAAGAAGTATCTTGCTGATCTAATATAGAATTAGAAACGTTTAGTATTTGGTTTAATGTGTTCATAAATTATTTAATCCAGTTTGGTTCTGTGGTGTGTTTGTGGACATAGGAATCCCAATCATGAGTTATATTCATTTTTTTTAAATTTAATCCGCAAGAAATTAAATAAAATCCCCACATTCTTTCTATTATACCACATATTCTATGATTTATATTATTCATTATTCCCCATTTGTTTTCTAATAAAATATTTTCTATTTCTAATTTATTTTCTATTAAAAAATTTGCAAATTTTAAAAAAATATATTTTGGCGTTACGCTTAATGCCTCGCTTACCCAACCATTATTCCATATGTTATTTGCATCTATATTCATTTTAAGTTTTTCAGACATAAATTTACATAAGCATTCTACCTCATATCTAGAAAGATACAAATCAACAGTATTTCTTATTTTTTGATAAAAAATTGTATCGGGGTTTTCTTCTAAAACATCGTATATATCTTTTATTGAATTTTTTTCCAGTATCGTATCGTAGTGTAAAATTCCTATATGAGTAAGAGTATCGATTAATATTGGATTTTTAAGCAAATGTATAAAAGATGAATATTCGTAATATTGTTTTTTTTGATAATCAAAATCGTTCCACTCAAGTTCCCATTCGTTTATTTGATTTTTTACCAAAGAAGTTATATGTTTAGGAACGTTTTTTTGTATATTATAACAAACAATATCAGAAACTTCTTTTTCATGTAATTTTTCTAAAACTTTATCGTATAACCTATCATAAGTTACTAAGAAAAAATTTATTTTATTCATAATTTAAATTTACCTTGTTTTTCCAATAATCAATTGTTAATTTTTCATAATTAAATTTTTTATCAATAAAAGAATCTAAAACATTATTAGTTATTTCTGAATAATCATTCAATTGCAATATAGGAAGATCGGTAAAGCTATTATATATATAATTTTTTATTACTATTGGTATACATCCCATATATAAAGCTTCCCATGTCCTATGACAATCTATTCCATTTCCCGGAGGGGATATTACAAACTTATGTTTGGACATATTCGTTGCATATTCTTCAAATGGTTTATTGCATTCATGCGTATAATTCAAATTATTTTTTTTTAAAATTTCTATTATATTATTTCTATACGGATTTGTATTATTCCAATTACAATATAGTTTAAACTGTTTTTCGTTTTTTATTAAATTATCAATATTTTCCGAAAACCAATTTGTCTTGTATTTTTCTTCAAAATATATTCCCGTATGTGTTTTTATTCCAAGAGGAATTGAAATTAAATCGTCATGTATAAACGTAGGATTAATTGCAAACCATTTTTTAATGCATGATGGTTTTTTTTTAAAAATAAATTCATCTATAGAATAATCTGAATGATGTGTTATTACAGTATATTTATGTTTAGAATTTTTTAAATTTTCAAATAAATACTCCAAAAAATCGGTTTTACAAAAAATTATTGAATCTTCTTGTAATATATTATTTGTAAATATTTTACCTTCTGGGGGAATTATTGAAAATTTACATAAATTCTCATAATTTGCTGCATTTAAAATATTTTTTATGTTAAATTTTATCACTTATATAATTTATTGTAACAATAAAAACATTCAACAAGATTTACTTTTAAATGAGATAACATAATTATTCATATAAATAAAAAAAAATGAAAACACAAGAAGAATTAAACAATAAAAAAAAATTACAAGGACCAACATGGGCTGGTAATATAGATTGGGACAACTTAATAGATCAAATTGTATTAAAAAAGCACAAACCAGATTGGAATTATTGTGATGTTGGTTCTTGCCAAGGAAGATTTACTTATTCATTTTTAAATCTTTCAAAACCAAATGGAAAAGTTTATGCATTTGAAATAAATGACAATAACCCTGTCATTTTAGATTCTATTTTTGAAAGAGTTGCAATTTCCGATAATATAGGATTTGAAAATGTATACGAATGCGGATCTCATATGTCAAATATTTTAGGACATGATGTTGGTTATAACATATCACCTTTTAAAAATAAAATTCCATGCACAACATTAGATTTTTATTTTAAAGATAAATCATTAGATTGTATTAAAATTGATATCGAAGGATCTGAATTAAAAGCCATCAAAGGTGGGTTAGAAACGTTAAAAAAATGCAAATTGATTATTATAGAATGCCATTTAGATGAAGATTGGGAAGAAATATATACAATAATGACAGATAATAATTTTAAGTTTAAAAATATAGCGAATGATGAGCCTATAATAATAACTCAAAGACCGTATATAATGTATTGCACAAATGATTAAATTACTAGAAAATAATCAAAATCTATACAAACCAGATAGAGAAAATTATCTAAAATCTCTTGAGTATGCAAAAAATCTTTCTAATACCAAAGAAAAATTAAAATTCCATTGTTTCTGGAGAGTTCCTAGAAATTTTGGAAAAAAACAATTAACAGTTTTAAAATCTATAATTGTAAATCATGATAAAAATATTGAAATTAACCTCTGGTCTAATGTTGATTTATCAGAAAATAAATATTTTAAACAAGTATCTAAGTTTGTAAATTTAAAAAGGTGGAATTTGTTGTATGAATTAGAAAATTCATTTTTAAAAAATTATTTAAATATCGATTCTATTGTAGATGATAAATGTTATCTAGAAGGAGATTTATTTAGACTTTTGATATTACATAAATATGGAGGATTCTACATAGACATGGATGTTCTTGTATTAAGAAATATGTCTCCTTTACATAATTATGAATTTTTATATCAATGGGGAACTTCTGGATTTACTGCTGAAGAACCAACCATTACAATGAATGGTGCTATAATGAAATTAAATAAAAATTCTAAACTTTCTATAGAATTTTTGGATAAATTGTCCAAATCTCCTATTATTAAAAACAGTACAATATGGGGAAATTTATTATATAGTAAAATATGCGACAACGATTTATTAGTACTACCTGGAATATGGTTTAACTCGGAGTGGGGATATGAGGGAACAGAGTGCAATCCGTTTAAAAAAGTAGATAATATAGAATTATTTGAGGGTGCATTTACTTGGCATTGGCATAATAAATGGGATGATGAAATAGAAAATGGTTCTAAATTTGATATTTTAGATAAAATTATAGAACAAAAATTTAAAAGTATATAAGTGATTTTTATTTATGATAAGTATATAATATTATGTACAGTCAAAACGATGAAGATAAAATTTTACTAGAATACTACAAAGATAAAAACGATGGAGTATTGATTGAAATAGGTGCATTTGAAAGTAAAAAGTTTTCAAATTCTAGAGCTTTGATTGAAAAGGGATGGACAGCCTATTTAATAGATGCATCACCATTTTGTATTTCAAAATTATTTGAAGAATATAAAGAAAATTCTAAAATTCATATAATACAAAGTATTGTTACAAAAACAAAAGAATCTGGATTGATATCGTTTTGGGATTCTCCGTTTTCAGCATTCAGTTCTACTAATAAAGACAATCTTAAAAGATGTCACAAATCGCCCGAAGAATTTGATAAAAAAACTAGAGAAATATTCCTTAGTAGCATATCTATAAATGAAATATTAGAATTTGTGAAAAAACGTGAAGGCACTGTAGATTTTTTATCCATTGATGTAGAGGGATTTTCGGCTGAATTAGCACTTGAAGTTGATTTAAATATAGTAAAACCTAGTTGTATGTGCATCGAACATGACAAAAGTTATGAAAAGATCATACGAAAATTTTGGAATGATTACGAAAAAAAGCTCATAAACCTAGAAAATCTCATAATAGTAAAAAAATAATACTTTTTTAAATATATTGAGTTGAAATATGTTTAAAACAATATACTCTTAAAGAGTGAAAAAAATTTTATTTGAGAAGATTTTTATAAAAAATTTTCTATCTATAGGAGAGCAAGAAGTTTGTTTAGAGTTTAAAAACGGAACAAATCTTATAACAGGGACAAATTGCGACAATTCTGGTAGGAATGGTGTCGGAAAAAGTTCTATTATAGAGTCTATATATTGGGTGCTATTTGGTTCCACGACTAGAGAAATCAAAAAAGACAAAATAATCCACAATCAATCAAAAAAGGATTGTGAAGTTACTTTGACATTTTCCCTAAAAGAGGGAGAAACTACAAATAATTATAAAATTATTCGCTCGTTAGAGCCTAATAAAGTCTCTCTGTTTAAAGATGATGAGGATGTAACGCTATCTACAATGCCCAAGACCGATGAACGCATTAAAGAGCTAATAGGAGCAAATGAAGAGGTATTCCAGAATGCAGTGATAATGACTGCAAACAATACGATGCCATTTATGGCTCAGAAAAAGATAGACAAACGAAAATTTGTAGAAGGTATTTTAAATTTGGGAATTTTCAGTGAAATGTTGTTAAAAGTTAGATCGCATTACAATGAATACAAAAAAGAAAATGATATATTAGCATCTTCATTTAATACACAGAATAAAAATTTAAATCTATATCAAGAGCAAATAGAAAAAAATAAAAAAATAAAAGAAGATAAGATAACAAATTTATTGGAAAAAATTCAATCCAATACTGAAAAAATTAATATATTTTCAAACAATTCCTCAATAGAAGAAGAAATTAAAACAAAAAGAGAAGAAATTGAAAATAAAAAAGAATTTTTTATAAAATTAGAAGATGGTTTAGAAAAAACCGAAACAAAATTACAAGAAAAGTTAAAAGAACAGTTGACGAATGATTTTAAAGTAAAAAATTCAAAGGATGAAATAAAATCTATCGAAGAAAAGACTGGAATATGTCCAACGTGTAAAAGAAAATATGATTTTGATGATTCCTGCGTTGATTTAGAACAATTAAAAGAAAATTTAAAAAATAATTTAACTCTGCAATCAGATACAAATGGAGAAATTTCCGTAATAGCAGAAAAAAAAGTCAAAATAAAAACGGCAATTCGAGAAACTAAGAATTTTATCGACTTAACAGATAAAGATATACAAAAATTGCTGTTGACTTCACAAGAAATAGGTCATTTGCAGACTAGAAATGATGAAATATTGAGTGAAATAGAACAAATTAAGAATACAAAGGATAGCGTATTTGATTTTATAGAAAAAATTGAAAAAGAGATAGTAGAAACTGAAGAAAAATTACAAAAACTTCAAAAACAACTTTTAATTCTAGAAAACGCAAAATTTGTTGTTTCAGAAGAAGGTGTTAAAACCTTTATTGTTAAAAAAATGCTTTCTGTCTTGAATGCACAGTTAAATTATTATTTAAAAACATTAGGTGCTCCCTGTACTTGCTATTTTAATGAAATGTTTGAAGAAACAATCTATAATTCAAATTCAAAGGAGTGTTCTTACTTTAATTTTAGTGGAGGAGAACGAAAAAGAATAGATATTGCAATATTATTCATGTTTCAAGATATTTTAAGAATGCAGACTGGCATTTCATTTAATATTAGCATGTATGATGAGTTATTTGACTCTGCTTTAGATGAAAATGGAGTATTAAAAGTTTTTGATGTTTTAAAGGAAAGATCAGAAAAATTTGAAGAAGCTATCTACGTAATTTCACACAATAAAGCTGCAATAAACACAAATTTTAGTAATATTATTGAATTACAGAAGAAAAATGGAAAAACAACTATAGTTTCTTGATTTATATGTAAATCAATGTTAGTATAGAGTATATTATGATAAAAATAAAAGGATCTGAAACCTTGGATAAGAAAGCAGTAGATAATTCAAACAGTATTGTGTATGAATATTCGTTTGTAAATGGTGGTATACCAAATTTACCCAATGCTTCTCCGCTTGGAATGCCCAAGTATAGCTATGTTGAGTTGAAACCAGTAAAAGTACCTGCTCCTGCTCCTGTTGAAATGCCTGAAGCTGGATTGCCTAGGAGCATAAATTACTATGCGGACTACGGTGGGTGTGGTAACTGGAGAATGATTTGGCCGGAATTTTGTTTGAATAGCTATAACAAGGCAATTATTACTGGATTGACTAGTATGGTGTTAGATCTTAGGTTTTATCAAAATATAAAGTCCATTAGAATGCAAAGACAGGCTACACCAGCACAAGCAGCATTTATCGGAGAGTTAAAGAAGGCTCAATCAAATTTTGGATACAGATTGCTATATGAAGTCGATGATATCGTCTTCAGAGATGACATTCCAGACTATAACAGATGTAAAGATGCATTTACTGATCAAACTATTGTAGATAATATTCTTAAAATAATGGGAATGATGGATGAAATTACCGTAACATGTCAATACATGAAGGATTATTATATTAATAAGACTGGTAATAAAAATATTACGGTTATTCCAAATTATGCTCCTAAATTTTGGTTAGATAGATTTTATCACAAGGAACGTATAGAAAAACTATATGATAAAAACAAAAAGCGTCCTAGAATTTTATATGCAGGTTCTGGAACACACATCGACACTACGAATAGAACTGGAATGAAAGATGATTTCCATCATGTTGTTGATGAAATTATCAAGGCTAGAAAGAAATTTAAGTTTGTTTGGAAGGGTTGTTACCCACTTGCAGTAAAACCATTCATTGATAATGGTGAAATGGAGTTTATTAACTGGTCTGCACTTTTGGATCTTCCAAAAGCCTTGTATGATGCGGGATGCAATGCAACTTTTGCTCCTTTGGTTGATAATGTTTTTAATAAATCGAAGAGCAACATTAAAATGGTGGAATCTGGTGCTTTGGGACTTCCGGGTACGTATCAAAACCTTTGTACCTATGAAGAAGCAGCGTTTAAATTTGATGATGGCAGGGATCTCATCTCTCAACTGGAACATATTACCTCTGATGTTGGTAGATATATGAAATATTCCGAAAGGGCTAGAGAGTTTACCGATAAATTATGGCTAGAAGACCATTTGGACGAGTATGAAGCCTTGTATACGACTCCGTGGGGTTCCAAGGAACGAAATGAAATGTCTTCAACTCTTATAAAACTAAATCCTGATCAAAAGGTATAAAATACTTGCCATGTTTCTAGGAGTATGATATCTTAGAAACATGGCATGGCGAAATATTTTTTATGATGGAAGACAACAGCTGATTCACCTATGGACATGGGATGAATTGGGCAATAGAATTAAGATTGAGACTAGTTATGAACCATATCTTTATGTGGAATCTTCTCAAAGTGCAGATGCGGTATCTATTTTTAATACTTCTTTAAAGAAGCTCACCTTCAAGAATCAGTTCGAGAGAAACAAATACGTAAATGAAACTCCTATTAAAAGATTGTTTCATAATATTGGTTGTGAGCAAGAATTTTTATTGAGTACCTATAAGGATGAAATTGATAAACCAGAATTTGGTCAAAATCCTCTTAAGATTTACTTCTTCGATATCGAAACATATTCTACAGGTTCATTTCCTGTTCCTGAAAAGGCAGCAGATCCCATCAATCTAATAACAATTTACAATTCTTTAGACAAAACATTCTATACTTGGGGAACGAAGAAATATAATCCAATAGATACGAATGTAAAATACTTTTATTGTGCTAGCGAATCACAATTAATTCAAAAATTTCTTTCTTTTTGGGAAAAGGAACCACCAGACATGCTAGTAGGTTGGAATTCTAGCGGATTCGATATTCCATATATCATGAGACGCTTCAGCGATGTTGTAGGAGACGAGGAAGCGGCTAAAATGTCTCCGGTAAATCAAATTTATTATAGAGAAAATGTAGGAATTGATAAATTTGGAAAACAAATCAATCGTTGGTATATACGAGGATTGAGTTGTATCGATTATATGGAAGCATATAAAACATTTTCTAGGAATGATAGGGAATCGTATTCACTTGGATATATCGGACAGTATGAGCTAGGCGAAACAAAGGTTAATATCGGAGCAACTAATCTTTCCACGTTATCAGATATGGATTGGGACAAGTTTGTAGATTATAACATTCAAGACGTAAGGCTTCTTGTAAAATTAGATGAGAAATTAAAATATTTGAACCTTATTAGAAATGTTTCTTATAAAGGATTCATCCAATTTGAACAATCAATGGGAAAGGTGTCTCTTATTACAGGTGCAATAGCTAATCAGGCGTCTAAAGATAATATGATCATACCAACATTTAAGAATGAAGATGTGATTTCAGAATATGTCGGTGGTTATGTACACGATCCGGAAAGGGGATTGAGCAAAGCGGTGGTTAGTTATGACGCAAACAGCCTATATCCAAATACAATCATATCGTTAAACGTTTCTCCAGAAACTAAAATTGGAAGAATTACAAATGTAGAAAATAATAACTATACTTTAAAACTTTCAAATGGAAAAAGTTTTATTCTAGAAGAAGAGAAGTTTCAAAAACTTTTAAAGAAAGAAGAAATTTCTATATCGAAGTATAATGTTCTGTATACACAAAAGTTCAAGGGTGTTGTTCCAAAATTTATCGATAGATTATATCAAGAACGTGTAAATGCTAAAAATAAAATGATTTCTTTGTCAAAAGAATCTAAAAAAATCAAAGATCCTGCTGAAGTATCTAAAATAGAAGAGAGGATCATGGATTTAGATACCATACAAAATGTGTATAAATTAATTTTGAATTCTATTTATGGAGTTTTTGGTCAAAAGTATTCTCCATTGTTTGATATTGATCATGCAGCAAGCATTACATTAACAGGTCAGGCAGTGGTTAAACAAGCATCGGAAATTGTCTATGAATATGTAAAAAGCAAGAATGTTCAGTGTGAAAAATCTGCTATTTATAAATATGGAGATACGGACAGTTGTTATTTTTCTATTCAACCTGTCTTAGATCATTTTAATGTAGAATTGTTAGCGAATAATAAAATTACTGATGAATCATATTCTATTATTAATGAAATCGGGGATTATTTAAATAAGGGAATTATTGAATGGTCTAAGTCTGAACTAAAATCAACAGATCCTAGATTTATTTTTAAGCAGGAAGCAATATGTGATGTGGCGGTGTTCATGGAAAAGAAAAGATACATAATGCATGTATTGGAATCGGAGGGGGTTGTCCCAAAAAAACCGTTTAAATATGTTGGGGTAGAAGTTGTTCGATCATCCTTTTCAGATGCAACAAAGGATTTGATTAAAAATGTAATCGAATCTGCAATTTTATCACAAGACAAAGAAGCTTCTAATAAAATTTTAAAATCTGCCTATCAACAATTCTGTAATTTTCCTATAGCTGACATTGCATTCAGAAGCAAAATATCTGATATAGAAAAACAGAAAAAAAAGATAACATCTGATGGAAAAATTGGATTAGGCACACCAGTTCATGCGAAGGGTGCTATATATTTTAATAATATGTTAAAACATTTTGATTTGGAGGGAAGATACGAAGCCATTGGTAGCGGAATAAAGATTAAATGGTTTTATCCGTCTAAAAATGCTTTTAATTTCACTTCAATGGCATTCTTAGATGAGTTTCCTACAGAATTTAATCATATTTTTACTATCAATCATTCAAAGATGTTTGATAAGAGTGTAACCCCTCCCGTAAAGCGTCTTTATGATTGCATAGGATGGGATCTTCCTCAAATTACACTCGAAACACATACAAATTTATTTGATTTATTTGGCAATTAATTTATATAACAAAAATTTATTTGATTTATTTGTAAATTAATTTATAATTTTATTTATGGAAGTACAACTAATAAGCATAACACAACCACTAGTCGAAGGATTACTATCCGCTGAAGATTTAATCAGCTATATTGCTAGAGTCTCTAACCCTAGCAATCAAATGAATACTGAAACTGCTCCAAAATTGTTGAAGTACTTAATTAAGCATAAACATTGGTCTCCTTTTGAACAAGTTTCTTTGACGTTCCAAATTGTCACCTCAAGAGCGATTGCTGCTCAGATTCTTCGGCATAGAAGCTTTTGTTTTCAAGAATTTAGTCAGAGATATAGCACAATCACGTCATTAGAATCTTTTAACATAAGAAAACAAGCAGATAAAAATAGACAATCCAGTAGTGATATGTTGGATCTTTCCGAAGAGGACTTGGAAAGGCTGAAATCACACATTGTAGAAGGAGTTTCTTTATATGAAAATTTGTTAGAAAAGGGTGCAGCAAGAGAATGTGCAAGAATGTTGCTTCCTCTTTGTACTCAGACTACACTTTATATGACCGGAAATCTTCGTTCCTGGATTTCTTACTTCAACGTGAGGTTGGAAGAAAATACACAACTAGAACATAGAGAAATTGCATTAGAAATATCAAAAATAATTTCAGAAATATTTCCAAATACAACAAGTGCATTAAATAATTTTAACGAATTTAAAGGAAATTTTATGTAAATGTATGTAATTTGTAGCATTTAGTATAAATATTTTATATGGGTAGACGATGCAGTATACATTTAAATCAAAAATTTCAAAATTTAACGGTATTAGAGATAATACCTTCTAATAAAAGTGGAAAACATTCTAATATTAGATGTTTGTGTAATTGTGGTAAAGAAACAATAATACAAAGTCATTTTTTAAAAAAACAAATATCTTGTGGTTGTAAAAAAGATTTTTGGAATGATTTAACTGATAATTTTTTTGGAAAATTAAAAGTTTTAAAACTTTTAGAAAAAAATTCAAAAAGTAATGGTAAACAGGGTCATTTGTATTTATGTGAATGTATAGATTGCAAAAAAGAATATAAAATCAGAGCAACAGCACTAAAGAGAAAAAAATTTTTAGGATGTAGATGTGATCCCGATAAAAAATCATCTAAAATTAAAACGTATAATTCGTATAAATCAAATGCTAAAAATAGAAATTTAAAATTTTCTTTAAATTTTCGTGATTTTGTTTTTTTATGCGAAAAAAAATGTTTTTATTGCGGTAGTATTGAAAGTAATAATTCAAAATCTAGCAATTTAAATATTTGGAAACGTAATGGATTGGATAGAATAGATAATAGATTAGGTTATACTAAAAATAATGTTTGTACATGCTGTAAAACTTGTAATTGGATGAAAAACAAATTATCTCAAACTGATTTTTTAAATCACATTAAAAAAATTATTAGTTGGAATCTTCCAGTTGACAAAACCGAAAATTAATATAAAATATATAACAACATGGAAACACAAAATAAATTCATCGCAATTCTCGACACCGTTGGCAGAACAGTTATCGGAGAACGAGAAGATACACAAACCACAGAACAAATTCTGGCTGTTAAAAATCCAGTTATTCTACACGTTGAGCAACAAGATCAAATGGGTAGAATGTCTGTTAAGCTATTTCCAATTATTTTTAGAGAATTCTTGGGAGACAAGGCTAGTGACTCTCTTGCCTTTTATAAAAAGGCAAGTATTACAGAAACAAATGTTGATGCATTTGATTATCGTTTAAAATCACAGTATGATCAGATGTTTAATAAGAACAATGTATTCACTGCACCGTCACAACCCCCACCGCAACCTTCATCAGGGGAAAAACCATCCCCAACTATCATTAATCTATTTGATGAATAGATTAAAGTTAGTTTGACACACAAAAAAACCTAGAAAGTTTTTGACTTTCTAGGTTTTTTGTTTATAATACTAACATGGCTAAAAGAAAAAACGAAACAGACGAAACAGAACTAAGTGGCGATATCAAAGACGCATTCAAAATCCTTGATGATTTGAATCCAGATGCTCAATTTTTGGATGAAAACACACTATCTACTGTAAAAGAATGGGTGGATACTGGATGTATGGCATTAAATGCTATTATATCTGGTTCTTTGTATGGTGGAATACCAGTAGGAAGAATAACTGGGTTTGCAGGTCCACAAGCATGTGGAAAAACTTTGATGGTTAATAAAATAATGGCCAATGCACAAAAAAAAGGAATGCATGTGGTGTATTTCGATACTGAAAATGCTTTGGATAAAGAAACCGCTGAGTCATTGGGATGTGATTCTTCAAAAATCAAGCATTGTCCGATTGAAATTATCGAAGAATGCAGGAACCAAATCGTAAAATTCTTAAAATCAGTTGTAGATAGTGGTCTACAAGGCAAAATTATGTTAGCGATTGATTCTTTGGGAAATTTGATATCTGCTAGAGAAGCAAAGATTATTGATGATGGTAAAGATTCCGCAGACATGGGTGCAAGAGCAGTTAGTTTGAAAAGTATGCTGAGAGCAATCACACATGCAGCAGCAAAGGCAAATTGTCCGGTTGTTTTCACTAATCATACCTATGACAATCCCGGTGCAATGTATCCAACTCTAGTAAAAAGCCAATCTGGAGGTTCTGGACCGCTTTATATGTCTTCTGTATTAGTTCAAATGTCAACCAAGCAAGAAAGAGTCGGTAAATCAGACAATAAAAATGCTTCTGACGAAACAACACCGCTATCAAAAGACGTTAATGGTCTTACGATGAGGGCATTGACTACTAAAAATCGATTTGTACCTCCATTCTTGGAAGCAGAGATGTATTTAAATTTTAGAACAGGTATTTCTAAGTACTCTGGACTCTTGGAAATGGCCGAAGGATATAATATTGTCCATAAACAAGGACATCGATATGCTTTGGGAGAAGAAATTATTGGGTTTTATAAGGATTTTAAAGATGATGATGCAGTTTGGGCAAGAATTCTTCCGCTTTTGGAAGAGAAATTGAAAACAGAACTAAGATTTAAAAAAGAAGAGTAATTTTGTTATTGCCATCTCTAGGAAATAAGCATATGATACCAACATGGTAAAAAGCTTGCCCTTAAATGTTGAACTTTTTGAGAAAATGGTGATCTATAATGCTCTTATGGATCCCATTTATCTTGAAAGTATTGTAGAACATGCAAAACCTTCATATTTTAAAGATAAAGATATAAAAATAATCTTTGAATCATTGTGTCAATACTACTCTACATACAATAAAGTTCCAAATATAACAGAATTGAAGGTTCATTTGGTGGAACAAGAAAAACGAGACGCGCTAAAGAATGTTGCACTGAGTTTTTCCGGTATTGATAAGAGTTATGATAGAGATGTTTTATTAAAAAACACTGAAAGGTTCTTAAAAGAAAAGGCAGTATTGAATACTGTTATTAAAACCTCCGTGGACGTTCAATCCGGAGAAATAGACAGTGCTAAAATCTTGGCAGATTTTGAAAAGGCTTGTGGAATCTCTTTAATCGAAAAGATGGGGTTTGATTATCTAGAATCTGTTGATGAGCATTGTAAAGAACTATTAAAGGTATCAAAAACAATTCCTAGTGGATGGAATTGGTTAGATGAAAAGATTGGTGGAGGGTTTTTAGCTGAAGGTAGAGCTATATATGTGTTTTATGGTGTTACTAACGTAGGAAAATCAATATTTTTGGGAAATATTGCCTCAAATATCTTAAATCAAGATAAAACCGTAGTTTTGATCTCTTTGGAGATGTCAGAACAAGTATATGCCAAGCGAATGAGTGCAAATCTCACACAAATAGCGATGGCAGATCTTACCAGTAGCATAGAACCACTTAAAAAGGAACTTGGATCTTATAAAACAAAGCATAAGAACGCAAAACTTATCATAAAAGAGTTCCCGCCACAAACAGTAACACCTAATCAGATAAAAGCATATCTAGATAGATTGGTAAAAAAGGGAATAAAGCCTGATGTTGTGGTTCTTGATTATTTAAATCTCCTAGCACCTCCAGAAAAGGGAAAGAATTCATACGAATCCGTCAAAGCAATTACAGAACAAATACGAGCAATGTCTTATCACTTTGAATGTCCTATTATAACCGCTACACAAGCTAATAGAAGTGCATACGGAGAGGCTAATCCCGGTCTTGAAACGATGAGTGAATCCATGGGACTTTCACATACAGCAGATGCACAGTTTGCAATTTGGTCGGAAGAAGGAGACGTTGATCTTGGACAGATTCACCTCGGAATTAATAAAAATAGGTTTGGACCCGTTCAGTGTCATACTGTATTGGAGTTGGACTACCCTACGTTAACACTTAGAGATCCAAGTGATGTGTCTAAAATGTTTATACCGAAGAAAAAAATCATTCCTGGATCCATTCCAGCAATTCAAAGCATAGCCGATACCTTAAATGCAATTGAAAATATTGGAAGTGATGATTGAAATTATGTGAAAGACCTATAAATATGTTTCAAATGGCTAATTGTCATCATATTTTCACGCATAACGATTTAGACGGGGCTGTAAGTGTTTTAGTATACATGTGGAGTCAACCCAAGGGCGATTCCTTTTATTATACACCCATATCTAATCTAGAAATTCCAAAATTAAAAAGAGAAGTATTAAACTCTCACAATCCATCAAAGACATTGATATTTGATATGGGATTGCGGGAGGAATTTCTACCAGATTTAGACAAATCGCATATAGTTTTTTTTGATCACCATAAATCTTCCGAGAATTTTATCGATAGGTTTAAAAATGCAAAAATAATTTATAAAGAATATTCATCCAATACTCTTTTGATGTATAAATTGTTTAAAGATAAGATAGAAACAACCGATGCTAGGAAATTATTGGTTGTTTTGACCGATGATTTTGATTCTTATAAATTAAGCCTTCAATATTCATATGATTTGAATATATTATTTTGGAGTGAATATCAAAATAGGTTTTCAGACTTTTTAAATGATTATTATGATGGGTTCAAACCATTCACCGAAAAACAAAAAAAAGCAATTGCTTTTATAAAAAATGAAGCAGAAAAAGAAGCCTCAAAAATACAAATGTTTTCCGGTTCTGTCCATGTAGAAGGAAAAGAAAAAAAAGTTTGTGCTGCTATGGTAGATAGAATAGTTCCACAAGTCATGGAAGTGTTGGTAAGAAAAAATAAAACTGATTTATTCTTTTTTATAAACATGAAAAATGAAAAAGTCTCCATAAGACAGTACAACGAAAATGATAAAATAGATTGTGGAGCATTTGCAGAAAAATATTGCAATGGTGGTGGTCATATGAATGCTGCCGCAGGTACTATTACTCCATTATTCATGGAAATTACAAAAAACTTAAACCCCATTATATGATTATTACCTCAACACAACAAGTAGAAGACATGATGAACCCATCAAATGCAATGGATTTGTCGGAATTCGAAGATATTACTTTAAAAGTTGGATCTTTTGTTTGCATAGCGAAAAAAAAGAAATTTAATTTCTTGAACTTCTTAAAATTCGTGATAGAAGATAAGAAGACACAGAACATTTACTTCAAACTTTTGAATGAAGAAAATTTTCAAATAATAATGAAGGCATATTTAAATAGTACGCCAAATATATACAAAAAAATATTCAGATCAAAACTTAACAAAGAAAAACCATAAAAATTGAATAATATTACGCAGCAAGAAAAAAATATTTATAATTGCTACTTAAAACATTATAGGAAAGGACTGCCGTTCCAACCTAGAAAAGATTTTTCAGACATTGATTACACTAATATAGTGCTTCTGCGTAAACTCAATGCGTTTTTCAATAAATTTCCTCATATTACATATGATGATTTTTTAGGAGCACCAAATTTCTTGCATCCGGACGAAAAATGTCCTCCTCTCAACTTTTTCATAACAAGACCCGCGATTAAATCATATTCATTGGCTATTAAAAAGCGGGAAGACGAATCTCCTGAAAAACAGCTTGACAAAATCAAAGAAAGTTTTCATTATATCGCAATGTTTTGTTTAAAAAATAATCTTTTCTTAGAAGATTACCTTAGTCATAAAACCCACAATATGCCTACATGGATGCAACATTATAGAGAACATCATGTAAATCCATATACCTTCTTTGAATTGGGAGATTTTAATAAATTTAAAATGATGAATGAAGAGGAAAGAATCGTATGGTCTGGTGATTTTTTTGAAAAGATTGATTCGTATCGTACTCGATATTATAACAGCGAAATAACAAAAAACCTTGTAAAAGAGGCTGCTAATAAAATAAAAAATTTTCTAAAAAAAGAGTTGCAAACTTCAAGAGTTTGAGCTAATATTTAGAAGCATAGAAACAACAAAATAACACAAATACAAAATATATGAAATATACAAGTAACCTATTCGAGTCCATTAAAGAGGCTCTTAACAAGAAAACAACATCAGAGAATGCCAACTACAAAGACTTTCTAAAGCTGGAGGTCGGAAACAGCTATGTAGTTCGTTTGGTTCCTAACCTAAACGCTCCAGAGAGGACAATGTATCACTATTATCATCATATCTGGAAGAGCGTCATTACAACTCAGTTGGTATCTGTTCTCTGTCCGAATACATACGGAGAGACTTGTCCTATTGACGAATATCGTTCTAAGATTTATAACACCAAGAATGAAGCGGAAATTGAAAGGATCAAGCCTATTCGTAGGAATGAAAATTGGCTCTGCAATGTATTTGTTGTGAAGGATCCGACAAATCCAGAAAATCAAGGTCAGATGAAAGTTCTTCGCTTCGGCAAGCAACTTTACAATGTAATTTCTGCTGCAATTAGTGGTGATGATTCTGATGAATTTGGTTCAAAAATTTTTGATCTTTCGGAAAAGGGATGCAGTCTTCGCATTAAGGTAGAGGGCAATGATGGTGGATATCCACAGTATACAGCCTCTAGATTCATGGCTCCGTCCGCACTTGAAGGAGTTGATGATATTGAACAACTATATGCATCTGCTAAGGATCTTGATACTGTTTTTGAACACAAGACAAGGGAAGAGATTCAGGCTACTTTGAACACTCATTTCTTGGGTCAGGAAGAAAGTTTTGCTCCTACAAACAAGACAATTGTTGAGGATGTAGAAGAGGATTTTATTCCAGTAACTAAGAAGGCAGATAACGTAATCGAACGAAACTCCGATGAGTTGTCTAACGATGACAAGATTCAAGACATTCTAAAGGATCTGTAATATGCAAAACCGAGAAGAAGTCATTGAAGCCGCAATGCTCGCACGTATGGTTGGTTCACACCTTATTGGTGTGGACCAACTGACAACAGAGCGTTCTAATAATCCAGCAAATAAAATTAACATGGAGAACTTTGTTGCTCCATTGTTGGGCAAGCAAACACATTCACAGACCTTTATCGATCCACGATCAGCTTCTCCTGAAATGGTAAAGGCATATGAAGGTCTCAATGAATTGGCACTGAGATCTGTTACAGATCCTGTAATGAGTCAACCACAACCAAATGCAGCACCATTACTGCCGCAAGTAGCTAATTTGACAATTCATACACCGGAACCGATTAGAAATACGCAACAACAGCAACAATATGAACCCTCAAGTGTCTTTGATGGATATTCTTTGCGTAAAGAAGATGTTGGTTCTATTAAAAATTCATTGAAAAATATTGACAAAACCTTGGCAAAGATGTTTACTCTTTTAAAAGAAAAAGAAACTAATGTCTAAATTAATACCAATCCCAAAAGCTTTTTTAGAACGACTATTAAAACCTGTAAATAGATTAACAGAAAGTTGTATTTTAAAAACCGATAATCAAGGTTTATATACAATATGTTCTTCACCGGACAGTACTGTTGTCTTATATGCTAGAGTAAAACTTCCTAATGATGTTGAGAATCCTGTTAGGTTGAATTTAATAAGCGTAAAAAAACTTTTGTGTGGATTGGATTGTTTGGGGAGCGATGGAGAATTTTCAATAGAAAATACGGAAAATAACATAAAATGTTCTAATACTTTGGATGGGGAAAATACTCATTTTAAATATCATTTGGTAGATGATAGTGTCATCAGAGAATGTCCTATCAATATCAATAAGATTTCTAAATTGAATTTTGACACAGAGTTTTTAGTGTCTAGCAATAAAATAAAACAGATAATGGCGGGATATGCATTTGCTTCTGATACAACAAAGATATACTTTTATAGCAAAGATGATGGTATGTATGCAGAGATTAATGATAAAACATTATCAAATGTAGATAACATAACATTAAAGGTTTCTAATACTTTTAGTGGAGTAGAAGTTATAGAACCAATTCCTATAAATACTGAAGTTTTTAAAAATCTTGCAACATGCAGAACTGATGTTAAAATAAAAATTAACAATGAATACAAAGTATTTGTCTTTCAAAATAAAGATGATAACGATGTAGAATTAAAATATATCGTATCAGCCCTTGTAAAATAATAACTAAAAAATAAATAATATTAATCTTATGTCAAAAAACAGAGTAACAACATGCAGCTACTTCATTAAGCGTCTTCGTGACAGTGGATATGTAGTAGATAAACTATTCAACGATTATGCAGATTCCGATCCACGTAGTTGGACGGCAATCGTAGATCCTAATGTGGCTTCCATATTAGTAACTTGCTATAATAATCATAATGATTTGGGCGAAGAATATTTTGAAATGCATGATGGAGGACAGTTCATTCCAGAGCGATTTAAAATTAAAACAAGCTCCATTGAGGTTATCGTTGAATATCTTGTTAAATTTAATATCAACAACAAATCCTCAACCTATGCGGGAGCGTAAAAAACCCTCACGTAAAAAACAAGAAACCGTAATCCCATCATTATCCTCTACATCAAGTGTAGAGCATAATGATGCTTGCATTAAAAATGTAAGAGATGTAGTTTTTTCTTCTATGAATGATGTAGAGCTTCAAAAGGCTCTCGATAATTTTCTCAAGAAAAATATTAAAGATAAAAATTTAATAGTAAGAGATCTGAGCATTCTTAGAGACATTATAACAGAGTATCTTGATGCTTATATATTGTTTGGATACAATTTAGAAGGAGAACGAGTAATTGTTCAACAATTCAAAACCCCAAAGGATCGAGATGCTATAATGGATTTCTTAAAAACTATATTTTTAAGACAACAGCATGAAAATTTTTTAGATGATGAAGGATACGATGATTAATATATTATGTCTAATAGCTTTGTAAATTTAAATTTATTTCCAAGTGCAACCGCAACTGGTGGATACAGGACTTGGCTTAATGAAATTGTTAAAACCGCAGGAATAGAAGACTTTGATCCCGTTTTAAAACCAATTAAAACCCCTAACGGATATGTCAATGAAGATGGAACTCCATATAAAGAATTTGATTATCTTCAAACTATTCCGGACTTTTCATTATTGAGTGGAGTTGGAGATTATAGATATTCATTAGGACATATGGTTTCCGCTGCATTGGAAACTTTTCTTCCTAGAATTTTATTGTATACAGAAGTAGCACAGGCAGGTGGATGTCAGGTTATAGAAAATTATATTTGCGATGCCGATGGCGTTCCTATTAAACAATTAGAAACCACATGTCCGGTGGGTACAACATTAGACATAATAAATCCACAGGAAGTTATAGACTTTGTATTTACGAAATATAATACAAAAAAGATAGAAGACGTTCAATCATTTTATGATTATATAAATGATAATTACATTAAGAATGGATTTATAGTTGAAATTTGTCAAATTGATAAATTTCCATATTTTGTTTTTTTGAGATTAAGAAAAGGAAATGAAACAAAATATATAAAATATCATTACGATGATAGAACTGATTTATCTATTTTATTCAAAACGCCTATTATATACATAGCACAAAAAGATGCAACAGACTCTGCTATATTAGAAGCATTGCAAGCAGAAATTCCCCTATATAATACTCGCCTAACAATTTAGTGCAGATGCTGGTAATGTATTTGCAGGGATTGTATAATTTCCTGTTATAGGTGTTGTTGTAGTATCTCCGTAGACTACACTAAATTGTGGTGGGGGAATTAAATTTCCACCGGAATCTCTTTTGATATTGTATGGAATATAATTCAATCCACTGTAAGGATCTAACGCATTTAATCCATATTTTTCGTTTCTATTTTTAGTATATAACCCACCACCACCGCAACCACCAGCTTTTGATTTAGGACCCGGTGAGGAGGTATCTCCGTGTACTGGACTAGGAGTGGGAATAGAACTTCCACCCATTCTTTCCTGCCCCCATGCCTTTCTGTCATTCCAGAAACTTGCTTTTGGAACTGTTGTGCTATGGCTATGGTCTTCTCCAACTCTTGTATGATTGTGTTTAAAATTAAAAACAGCAACATAATACAAACCAATTCCTATTCCAGTCTGCGTCAATTCTATTGTCATTGACATCATTATAGTATCATAAATTTCACAAATTAAAGAATATATTCCAGATGGTGTCATTATATAACCAGACATTACATATCTAAATACAATATCTTTTACTAGATTTCCAATTGAAAGTGTAGCAGCACTTCCAACCCAATTTGGACCTTCTATTTTAAATTTAGAAGGAGATCCTGCTGTAGTTTCTGTTCTCATACTAGGAACAATTAAATATGGGCATGATAAAGCACCATCCATTGTTACATGTCCTTTGAATGCGGCATCTCCTCTGACGTTAAATGAGCCATTAACCATTGTGTGTTGAGATTGCACAACAAATCCACTATCACCACTCATATCATTAGCATCCATGATTATGTTCTTACCTTTAATTGTAGTAACATTAGCAGAACCAAAAACAGCTTCTCCTTCGTTGGCATTTAAAACCATATCACCTGCCATTACATTAAATCTTCCAGAAGTTTGAATATCAACACCGGGTGATCCTGCGTTAATTGTAAAATTATTTGCAACATCAAACATTACGCTACCATGTGTTCTTTGCGGAGGACAGAATACAACCTTTTCGCAACTACCCTTACTTCCCATAGCCAAAACATGGCCATTGCCGTTTTTTCCAGGCATAAAATACAATCCAAATACATTATGTCCTTTTTTCTTATAGGCAGGAACAGTATTTTTCTTTAATCCTGATTTAAAAACAACATCTGTTTTATATGGAACAATTTCTGCACCACCAGAACCTAATTGTTTTGAATATTTTGAAATATTCTCTGAATTATCTTTTATTGCCTGTGCAGTTGCCTTATCAGCAGCCTTGGTTGCTGCTACAGGCGATTCTATCTGCCCTCCCTTACAAGCAGGACTTCCACAGCCACTCGATCCTGTAAGTGCTAAGTTTTTTTTAGGAGTTAATATAGGAGATATTAATGTTTTTGCTAAAAATTCAACTACATCTAAAGGAAAGCAAAAATACGGTATTACATATTTTCTAATACACGTAAATAAATTTTGAACTACAGAACTATGGTTATCAACCAAGTGAGTAACATTGCAAACAGGACATGCAACCATTTCTCCCTTTTTATCCATTGCAGCTAGTCTTGCTTCTTGTATTTTAGCAGTTGCTTCTTGAAGTTTTTTTGCGGCTTCAACTTCAGAATCTCCCTGTTTTCCTTTTATATTTTTTACATCGCCTTTTGCATATGATGTACTAGAACCGGAAACAACCTCTTGTTTATCTCCTTTAATACTGAGATTAAAATGTTTACTAGAGCCTAATGTTAAATTTTCCGCAGCATTTATTAAAATATGACCACCCGAAGATATTCTTATTTTAGACTGAGCCTTTTCGTTATTTGATAATTCTATATATGAATCATCTCTAACAACATTTGATTTTTTTTTATCAAAAGTTTTATAAACTCTAAAAAGCAATCCACCAATTTTTGTAAAAATTGAATGACCTTCTATTTCATTTTTTTCGTCTAAAAGAGGATTAGGTAGTTTTGCCATATTTTTATAAACGTATTTATTTGTTTATGTTGAACCTTCAATAGCAGATGCGAAATAAACAGGTCTTTGTATATCTCCACCATAAAAGAAAACCCAAACCTTTGCACTTTCATTCGGAACCGAAACGGTTCCATTAGGAGATCCAGAAGCGGAAGTATCTGCATTATTGTTTCTCGCAGCTTGTCCGTTTTTAGGATCATTCTGAGAATCTATTGGAGAAAAGGTTGATTGTTGATTAGAATTTCCTAATGAAGCCAATTGTGTTGATTGTAAATTATTAGAATCTGCAATTTTTTGAAGATCTTCTGGATTAAAATTAGAACCAAATGTTGGGCTGTCGCCCAAAACTAAAAATTCAACATCTTGGCTTGTATTGGCTGCATTCCCAAGTCCCTCCTGCCACACTCCAAGTTCGTTAGCCGCATATAATGACATTTCCCCAAATCCCTTAGTTGTAGGTCCAAAATCACCGACAATTCCCATTATACTTTTTCCTGTTGTATTATTTTTAGCATAAATAGCCTTGCCTTTATATTTATAATATTCTGGTTTATTTGGTAATACAAAAAAACTTTGAGTATTTGCATTTAATCCTTGCACAGATGTTTGGTTTTGTCTGGTAGAATCATTAAATGTAGGAGAACCAATTCCATCCGTATCTATGTTTAATGTAACATTATTAACATTACTTCTAAAATACACATTATTCTTCGCAGAAGCTAAAGAACTTGGCTGTGAAGTTGAAGGAGATGCGGCTGTGGGAGGCAAATTTCCACTATTATTTGATGTCAATAAAGCAGTTGAATTAGTATCTACCATCGACACTCCTCCCATTGCATCAAAACCTGCAAATGTTGGAGTTCCGGTATTATTTACTTGAACCTTTCCGGTAGAAGAATTAGAAGTTACTGATGTTGCACCGCCAAATATTGGAGCCGCATATTCTGCCCATGGAAGAGTTTGTTTTAATCTATCTAAAACACCATATTTTTGTAAATCTACAGTAGTTCTAAAAGTTACATCTTTTAATTTATTATTCCAATCAGCAAATAAAGTATTTGTAAGATATGGAATAAAAACTTGAACTCTTTTTCTTCCTTCTGGATCATTATTATTAATGACCATTCCTAAATGATTTCCAAAAACAGGTTCCATATTATTCTACGGGAGGAGGTGGAGTAAAACTTTCTATTGTTGTACCAACCCATCCGAATGGTTGCAGATTTATATTCAACGGAGGCAAGTTTCCTGATATATTTGGTATAGAATATGAATATAAATTAGGACTTCCTATATTAACACCTGTATTAGATGTTTTATACCACTTACTTCTATTACCAACAGTACCCGCCGAGGATAAAACATCATTCAATGGTCCAAGAGAAGAACCTAATCCATATCTTTGAACTATTGTATTTGCAATAGCAAGTGCTTCATTGTTAGAAACCGCACCAAATCCTATGTTCTGATAAAGCTTTCCTAAAAATGTTTGAGGTAAGTTTTCAATATTTCGTATAAAGTCATAAACTCTTTGTGTTTCTTTAGGAAATAGAGAAGCCAATCCTCCTAATGGATCATATGCAAAGTTAACTCCGAATGAAGCATAGTTAACTACGGTTTGAATTGCATTTAACGTCTGAAATAGGTTATCAGAACCATTAAATAATTGAGCAAAGAATGCAACGTCATCCAAAATTGTCTGTGCAGCATCAAGTATTAAACATATTAAATCTAAAGGAATTATTTGTTCAATAACACTTGTAATAAATTGTTGAATCATTCTATATATATTGTTCAACCATGTATATACCTGCTGTATCAGAAGAACCATTCCTTGATATATTTCAACTAATCCCTGATATAATGCAGTTACAGCACCAGTTATAAACCACATGGCCTGATTTAAACCACCGAATGAATCCGAAGGAAGAGAAAGATAGGAACGAGTTCTTATGACATTACAAAAGTTTTCAATATCATCCACCATACCCGGATGTATTTTATTTAAAAGATCCGTAGCCAAACAGGGAGTGTTAATACCCGGTCCGGTCATTATGTTTACCGCATTATTAGCAGAATATCGAGTAAAAGACCCATCCGAACCTATATCTTGAAGCTGTTCTTTCTTACCCGCAGGAGTATTTTTTAAATTTTCCTCAAATCCATTGTCCTTTATGTAACAAGTAACAAACCATTTATAAAGATCAGGGGTTATTGCTACTGGATCTGATCCAGTAAACGTAAATTGTGCTCCGATAGCATCATATCCCTTTATTAAAATAAAAAGAAGAGCGGCATAAAGGTTTTCATTAGGCAAACAACTATGTTTTATCTTATATAAAACCCCATCAGAACCAAATCCGAGACCCGTTTGAAGTTCTAATGAAGCTATAGTGACTCCTTCAGTAGCATTGTCTAACAAATTAACGATTGAATTCTTTGCAGAAGAAAGTATATTTGTTATTGTAGAAGAAAAATTCAATACAGATTGTGCTACTGGATTTATTTCTTTTGAATTTGTTGTTGCATCTGCCATAATAAAATGTTACTATAATAACTTATGTCAAAAACCATAATTTACCCGCCGATTGGAATAGCTGGTGCTGCATTATCTGGAAAAGATACTCTATGCTCATATCTTATTTACAATTTTGCTCTTTTATACAATACAAAAGCCAAAAGATGTTCAATTGCAGGTGATATTATTAGAAAAGATCTACAAGAAATGATTTTTAGCAAGATAGATGCTGATATAGACATAAATGATCCTCTGCAAAAGGAAAGTGTTCGTCCTCTGATGGTTGAATATGGTAGATACATGAGAAATCAGACAAAAGGTAGGTATTTTATTGAAATTTTGAACAAAAGTAAACAATTTGGTAAGAATTTTATTCCAATTATACCAGATATTCGATATAATGAGTATGAAAGAGACGAACTATATTGGTTGAAAGAAGAAAAAAAAGGAATTTTAGTATTTTTGGAACGAGATGACATTCCTCCTGCTAATAAATTTGAAAAAAATAACAATATTTCTCTAAAAAAAGCAGCTGATGTGGTTATAGAAATACAAAATTTTTATAAAGCAGATGATTATGCTGATTTTATACAAGATTATGTGGATAAAATTATTACCATTTACCAATCGGGCATTTCTCAGCCCTTAGATAGGTCTTAACTGCCATATTACAGCCACATTTTCCGCATCTTTCAGAGCCAGAATCAAAGAATTCACACCCTCTACATATGGATAAGCGTGAAGTTGCTTGTTCAGAATCGGTTTTTAATGCGTTTCCTGCCATTACACTTGCTGCATTATTAACTATGCTTTTGCCTAGGTTAACTGCCATCTTGGTTGCTGAAGGCATTTGCGGCTTATTTGATGATTGTAGCTGCTGTATCCTATTGCTTTGTAGACTTCTTATCAATGAATTTTTGTCCATATTAGTATTTACCACCATTTTCTTTTTGATTATCTTTGTCTAGTTCTTTCCACCATGGAGTGAAAGTGTCTATCTTTGTTGCAACAATGTCGGTTACATATTCACTTTTAGTAAACATGTGAACAACTCTTATTAACATCCATTGTCCTAAAAATCTATCATCAAAGGGATTTTTTTCACCAGTAGAAGCATCTCGATCAATAAAAACAAATTTTCCCGGTGTTCTAAATGTTAATCCAGGTGCCGAAAAGTATAATGCTTGATTTAAAAACAAAAAATCCTTTATCATTGAAACGGCGGATATGTCTTTTGGAAAAAATCTACGAGAAATAAAATTATTGGATGCCATTAAGCCACTTGTTTTGGTTTGATTTATATTTAAAAGAAGTGTTTTGCTTTGTTTAAAAGAATAAAGTCCTCCTTCTGAATTATTTGAACCTGCAAATGTTTTCATGTTCTGTAAAAACTTTTCAGCAGTGTTTTCTTCAAAATTTACATTATATTGATTATTTGAAAAATCATAATTATGAACCGGAGCATTAGTAATTCTAATATCATCACTGGCTACCATAGGAGCAAATTTATAGGTTAATATTTTAGATGCTATATTAGATTGAAAGTTTTTAATTGGAGAGTTTTCATTAGAATCAAAAGGTGCTCTTCCCATATATGGAGTAGAACCTCCCTCTGAACTTTGGCTCGGACTTTGATTATCTTGTATAACAAGCCTTTCGATTTGATTCTTGGCCGCTTCATTAAAAAACTTAGTTATAGGAATTAATGACCATTGTTTTGTATATCTATCTAATAATAAAAACAAACAACTACCATCAGAAGCTTTTAAATTTTGAGAAACATATTGTAAATCTTCCAATACACAATTATTGGCGGGTGAAGTATAAAAAATCGAACTATCATTAGAACCTGCGTCCCAATTTTTTAAATCAAAATTATCTAAAGGAATGTTAGGATTTGCTATTTCTTTTGGTCCATCGGTATTACCAACTTTTATATCGGATGAACTTCTAGGATCAGATGTATTTGAAGCTGCTGTTTTTATTATAGATTTTATGGCTTCACTTACAGGCATAATTCTTTCACTATCTTTTGCATTTATATTTCCATTGCTCTTACCATATAAAGAAGTAGACCATTCAATATTTCTTTCCGTAAAAATTTGAAACCTTTCATCCCAAAAGTAAAATTTTCTAAGTTTTTTAGCAGCCGAATTAGTTTTTAAATCTTCAATATCATATATAACAAGGTCGTATCGCATTTCCCATTGTTCCGAAGGCAAATCTGAAATATTTGCAGAATTATCAGACTTGGTTATTGGAAATATTCTTAAGGATATTTTATTTCTTCCATCGGTTCTAAATGTAAAGGGCGAAGGAATTTGATTAGCACCTTCATATTCTGTATTAGATCCAGCTTTGAGTCTATATTCAGTAGACAATGCCCCGCGCTCAAACACTTCAAAATCATTATTCAATACAATCCATCCCTTTTGATTCCAATTCATCAAACTTTCTTCAATAGCCAATCCTTCTATAAAATATGTTGGTATCGGAAATGGTTTAAAGGTTTTATCATCAACTTGATTATACATCCACACTTCTATGTGAAATAATTGATCCCTAATCTGAAGTAAAAATCTACTATCAGTATTAGCTCCATTAGCAGTGTCATTTGATGGTACAGAATCAGCCATAATTAACAATTAGAACTATTAATATCCTTTAATAAAGAAATATTTAATTGATTAAAAACAAAAGTTGCAGTACAAATAATTTCATTTGCAGTTTGAAATGAATATTCAATAGGACTTAAACTAGTTATAAATGCTTGTGTATACTTAAATTCTATTATTTTATTGTTAAATTCATCTAAACCAAATAAACTAAAAGTAGTCGTAAAATCTGACATAGGATTTGTTAATCGCATATCGTCAATTTCCATTATTACTGGTTCTGTTAAAGTAGTGGAACTATCTTCACTATTATTAAAAAGATTCAACCATTTCCAAAGTATCCAATAGTTTTGATATCCATTATCAATTAAAAATTTCAAAGTTAAAGAGTCATATGCAGGACGAGATATACTAGATGCATTATAAACCTGTCCTCCAAAAGGAACTTTAATTTCATTTACCTTTATACTTGGTACAGGAGATCCAAATGTAGTAAATTGAATTTGATCTGCATTGTAATTTGATTCCATTACAAGATCTTGTTTTCTTTTTAATGCTATTGGCAAATCCATAACAAGTTTGAATTTGTCATTTCTAGATCTATTTAAAATTGATTGATTCATATTAAAAAACTATAGTTGGATGGTATGTGTCCATAGAAGACTTATCCATTTCATCAGCTTTTAGAGGCAACATACGATCTGGACCATCACTTTCCAACAACCATTGGGTAAGAGCCGCTCTATCATCTGAATATAAATCAAATCCAGAGGCCATATCCATGTCACCGACATGTGAAAATGGAGTATTTATAGAAGGTTTTCTAACAATTGTCTGTCCTCCTCCTATTAATAAAGGACTATTCTTAATAATTTCTTTATTATCTGAAATTGGAAAAATTTTCATAGGTCTTCCCTGATCGTCTATGTCTAAAATGTTAAAATATTTTCCAACCAATGAAGGATCGAGAATAAATAATGCCCAAATAAGTCCAAAAACTCTATCATCTAAATATTTATCAGATTTTTTTGAATATGTAAAATTTGGAAGTCGAATAAAATTATCTATTTCTAATAATGTTTCAATATCATTTAATTTCACTGCTTTTAAGCTATTAACCCAATATCTAAAATTTGTTATTCCTTTATATCTAGTATTTGTATGATTGTGTATACCAAATCTATTAGCATTGTTATAGTGTTTACTAAATCCTTCAAAATGATATGAAACAACATTTTCATAGTTGTGAGTTTGGCATAAAACATCTAAAATTTGCTGACCATTATTATTATTTTCAACAAGAATTGGAGGTCTTCCCCAATCCTGTAAAATTCCCATCAAACGAGTTCCGAAATGAAATGGATTTATATTATTTGAAGCAAATAGAGCAACTTGTTGAATATCTTGTAAATTTGAAACGTCTAATATCTGTGCAACTGAATTTGATCTTCCAATTCCTTCTCCAACGTCAACTCCTATAACATAGAAACTCTCTGGATTGGGCAGTTTAAATATTTGATAAGCTCCATTTTCTAAAGATAATACAGGTTCTGAGCAACTGGCTTTTAATTGAGCTAGATATTCTTCATCAATAACGCCCTTTCCCGCTTCGTGGAATTTATTGGCATATTCTTGTTCAAAATCCTCCTTAGATCCCATGAGAGCCAGTGTTTTTGTCTTCCATTCTTCATCTCTACTGGGAACATCCCACCAATTAACAACCTCTAAATGCCATTCGCTATTTTCTTTTTTAGCATCTTCATAAAGTTCATAAAATTTATTATCAGTTCCATTTGGAGTACTAATAACAACAATTTGCGACTTTTTCATCGATGAAATAATTGGAATAGCAGACCTCCAAAGTTCTTTCATCAAATCATTAGGACAGTGAGCCATCTCATCAATAATTAAAAGATTACTTGTAGTTCCGCGAGGTCCGGATGATGATGTTGTACTAACAGTTATTGCCGAATCATTTCCAAGATTAAAACCATCTTTTCTCCAAGATTTTATCGGGGGTTTTAAATATATAGGAAGTTGTTCATATGCCATTTTAATTCTAGCAAATATTTCCTTAGCAGTAGCTTCTTTATTTGCTACAATTGTTATTCGTTTATCAGATTGAAAACATACTAACCATAATGCATAAATAGTTATGGTTGTGGTGTTATGAGACAATATTCCGTTGCTATAAAAGGTATGATTTTTACTATTAACAGTAACATCATACATGTTTGCTGGCAAAGAATCTGTTTTAAATACATTTTTTACTTTTTCTATACCATTAATTGTTTTTATTTTATCACCAATATTTAAATCTTGAACATATACGGAGTTTCCAAATTCATCTATCACGATATGTTCATCTGCACAATCAATAAATAATCCACCATCAGTTTCTAAATGCCATATATCAAAGGGAATGGTTTTATGTACATGAGTTATATCTTTCCAACCATCATCTGTCATTATTTCATAGTCAGAAACATCATAAGTCTGTATTATTTTTTCTTTTTTATTCATTTTTTAAAAAATTTAAACATTTTTGGACAGTTTTTTCTTTATTTTCGTAATAATCTAGCTCTTTAATATTTAGTATTTTACATCCAAGCGAGTCTATTATTTGGTTTTCTCTTATTAAATCTTTTTCTGGTGAAAATTTATCTCTAGTATTTCTTTCACTGTGCCAATAGGTTCCTTGAAATTCTATAGCTCTATTTATATCTTTTATATAAAAATCTAATTTCTTATAAGAATCGTTAGTTTTAACTTTATATTCATGATTAGCCCCTGAATCATCTTTAACACCACCATTAAAAGTAGCAAAATATATTTCTTTATAAGTTTTCTTTAATTCTTCATAAATACTCCAAAACAATTCTTGTGAAACTTTGCTATAGTTTAAACATGGAAATGAATCTAACCATTTTTTTGTTATTTCCGATCTTATATATTCGGCTTCCTTTCTAGAACATTTATTTCTTTTCATTATAACTGGTATACTATTTGTGGTTTGTCTTTCAGATACCATTTTTATAGCATTTTCTTCGTCCATACCTCTTTTCATCCAATATTCTTTTTGATTTGGCATGTTTTTGTTTTCTTTTAATGATTTTGAGATAATTTCTCCACATTTATGCCTATTATGATATTTGTTATGATAATCAATATTACAACTTGTATTATAACAAAAATCACAATAGCCATTTGTTATGCTTATGAATTTTGTCGGCTTGTTACACCATTTACACGATCCTCTAGCGTCAGAAAAATACTTCAAATAATACTCTTCTGCTTTCATATGTTTTTTTTCTATATGAATAGTTAAATGCGAGGAATTTGCAAATTTTTCATTACAAATTTTACATTCATGTGAATAATCTTCTAACGTTTTTTCTCCCTTTTTAATTTTAATATTTTGATTATAGTGAGTTTGACAACAAGAATTTAATCTTAATAATTCATGTGGAACTTTATTATAACAACTAGGAAAACAGCACTTGGTTTTATCTTTAAAATATTTTTCATATAAAGAGATGTTAAGAGAAGGATTTAGTTTTCTTTTTCCTATTGCTGTAGATAAACTCCTAAAATCTGAATAAAATCCCCAAAGTTCTTCTACAAATATATATTCATTTTCTATTATAGATTTGGCCTTTTCTATATTTTTATCACACTTTTTAAGTGCATTTTTGACTGCTGCTCCGCATATAGTAAAGTATTCAGACCAGTTATCATATGATAATTTTTTGCCAGTCACCTTACAAGTTGGACAAAAATTTGTGGAAAATATTTGTGTATCATAAAAATCAATAGCGGCGGATTCTCCATTTGTTTTTTTAATTTTTTTACACTTTTTAAGTAATTCATGAATGGTCATGAATATATTTACTCTCTTGCCAAATGTTTTCTAGTATGTTTTTTAATTAAATTTATTATAAAACTCTTCTATCGTAATCTCTTCTATTTCACCAGTTTTTTTGTTTTTTATTTTTATTAAAATGTTATTTGCCAAACACTTACCTGATTGGCGAGAACTCAATACAACGTTAAATCGTTCATTCTTAAATGCTTTTAACAAATTTTTTTGATACTTATAAAGTTCTATTTTCTTCTTACCATCTTCGGTTATTATGTAGAAGTGACTTTCTGCAAAATGCAAAATACTTTTAACGCAAAGTCTAAGCTCTGCTTTCATGTCATCCGTCCATTTAAACAATGCATCCTTGCGAAGGATGTTTTCGTTTCCTTGATAGAACTTTCCGTCTACAAGAATATCATCCATATCTAAATCATCTAAGGAATTTTCTTCTACTTTCTTTTTTCTAGGCATTAAGAATATTTACAAAAACATTAAAAAATACTACCTACCGATTTGTTTATTCAATTCCGAAATGATAGTAGAAACATAATTTGCTTTTAAAATTTTTAATTCAGTTCCAACTTCTGGCATTTTAACCGGATTTTGTATTTGATTATAAGCACATATTAACCACCATAAATCCATAGTATTATAATATTTATAAGATATTAAATGCCAAGTATCATTATATTTGGTGTTATAAGAAACTTCTACTTCTGAGTTATTTGCGGGAAATAGATTAATATTTCTTAGTAAATTATAGAACTTAAAATCATCATTATCAGTATATATATTGAAAAATGTTTCATATCTATACATTGAAAGTTTTGATAAATCTGTAAAATCGTTTTGTCTCATAATTTAATTTGATATTGCGTTACGTCCAATGGAAGCGGATTACCATTAAGAGGAACTAAAGGTAATTGCTGTCCTAATGGCTGTCCTCCTTTGGTAATGGGTGGAGGAGCAGGTTGTGGTTTATATACTAAAGAAGGAGATGGCTTTCCTGTGCTTGGACCTGCTTGCTCGGATAGGGTTACTGAGGGACCAGTACTTCCTTGAGGAACATTTTGAAAGTTACGGCCTAATGCACCTTCTGGAACATTAATTGTTGGACCAACTCCCGCTGGAAACCCTGTTGTAGAAGTTCCTCCGTTTGTGAATGTTGGGATAGACTGAAAAGTTGTACGAGAAAATCTGTCAAAATTGGGACTTGGTATATTAATATCGGATGGTGTTGCAATTGCTGATGGCTTAGGGGAAACTGCATTGTTTATAATATTTTTAGGACTTACTTCACTAAATACCTGAACCTTATCGCCACCCAATGCACCCATCATAATATTACTACTTTCTGGTAATAGTTCTGTTAATGTTATGCTTACTCTATATGCTTCAGGTATAAGAACACCATTTCGGGAATTATCAGCAGTATATTCGTTTATTTTTCTAGTCGTTCCTATACTATCTATTTTTAAATTAGTAATACTAGCCACTGGCATATAAATGCCTCCCAATAAATCACTATCAACAGTGTATAATTTTGGTGGAATATATGTTAAATAACTTGTTCTAGTCTTTAAATTTTGAATTGAAATTAAATTTACAAAACTAAAATTCTTCATAGCACTTTCTTCGCTATAAGTATTATAAAGAGGAAATGTAATTACTATTGATTTTGAGTTTGTTTTTCCAAAGTTATATACCTTTTCTGCTCCGTATCCGGGTGTTAAAAAATTTGCTGCGTTTTGTGCTTGAGTTTGTATAAGATCTCCTGCTCTTTTAATTGAACTTCCAACTACTGGAACCGCAGCTAATATATCACCTATCGGATTGCTTATTTCAGACCAGCTATTGCTAATATCTCCTCTTATACTTGATCCAGATTTTAACAAATGTGGAAGTCTATAAATAAACCCTGTTGGTTCTCCAAAATATAATGTTGAATAGGGGTCTAAATTATTTTTACTTGATGCGAATTGGGTGGCTTGATTAATAATGCTTGCAAGATTGTTTGCCCACATTCCATATTTTAAAGTATATTCCTTCAAGGTAACGGAGGGAACTTCATCAATATTATTCGATACATTATTCTTCCAATAAAAATCTTTTACTATGTCTATATATCCATCTCCGGTTTTGGATATTTTTGGATATTTAAATGTTGAACCAATAGAATTTGTGGTTTCAGATTCTGTTACTGTAAATAAACTGAAGTTTACATTATTAGCCATATATTATTACCATTTCCTTTTATTTAAAACTCCCCACCAATCAGATCGCGTATCGTATATAGGATCTCTAGAACCGTGTATAAACATATCAGTCATATTTGCATTACCGCCCCCGCCAGCAATCGACACGGGTTGACTTGGCATTATCTGCCCCATAGAATTTGAAATCATATCCATAATACCTTGCATAGATGAATTATTAATTCCAATAGACTCTGGCATTGATATGGAATATTGCGAACTCTTTGCAATATCATTTACATTTAATTGAGGTGCAGAAGGAATTGACATTGGATTCAAATTCATTTTAATTAAATCTCTAAAATTTATTCCAGTTGCGGCAGACATTTTATCAATTTCATTAGATTCTGTTGATTCTGTTTGTGTTTTTGACGAAGAAATTTCCTTTGCCTTTTCAACTACTTTAGAACTGCTTGTGCTTGTTTCAGGCTCCATTGGTTTTGGTTCCGCTGACTCGTCTTCATCAGGAGCAAATCCGAGTATAGATTTTACTTTTTTTGTAATCCATTTCCAAATTGATTCCCCCCAACCAGATATAATTTTTGACATAGTTGCAAATATATTTGTATTTTTTTTCGTAACATCACCACCTGCTTCCTCTGTCATTGCATCATCTAAAAAATCAGCAAGTAAAGAAACACCAAATCCTACAATACCAAATCCAGGAAACATGCTTAAAATATTGCCAAGAGCACCAATAGTTCTTAATGTTCCTCCTATCGTATCTCCACTCATAATGTTTGATATTGCTGCTCCAGCATCAATAAAAGCACCGATAAGAGGTATTTTTCTAAATACAGCCCCCAGTGCTCCTTTAAAGAGAAATCCTAGTCCTGCTTTTGATAAAAGTTTAGTTGCTCCACTTGCAACAGCTCCTTCAGCTGCTCCAACTGCTCCGAGAGCTTTTGTTGCTCCTGTAGCAGTCTCGGAGGCTGCTACAGCAGTTGTTCCCACTGCTCCAGCAAGTTTTCCTGCACCAAATAATCCACTAGTCATTTTTGAAAATGAACTACTAACAAATTTGGGAACGGATCTAATACTTTTACCAGCTTCCGTAAGACCATTAAGTACATTTTTAAGTCCTTTTGTTAAAATATTTGTTGCTCCATTCGTTATATTCATTAGAACAACAGAAAATGAAATAAGAGCTTTCATTCCATCTAAGATATAACCACCAAATTTTTTTAATGGATCTGTTACTGATTCAAAAAGTCCAACCAAATCAGTTCCAAAAATACTATCAGCAAGCTTTAGTATTCCCTTTCCAAAAAGAAGTCCTAGAACACCTGTTGCCGTTAAAGTAGCCAAGTCGAATAGTATATCTACAAGACCATTTCCTTTTTGTGTGAGAAAACTACTAAGTTTTCCAAATTCTCCTCTGGTTTCCCTTGTTTCAGCTAATAATGCGGATAAAAGTTTTTCCTGTTGTTCGCTAGAAAGATTCAATCCCTTTGTAATTCTTATTATAGAATCTTCATCGAGTCTAAATTTTTTAGGACCAACTTCATAAAGTTCTTGTGTTTGACTTTTTTTAGTAGGTGTATTAAGTTTATTTTTAATAATTTCATCAAGTTTATTAATAATTATAGCAAGTAAATTATTATTTTCAGGTGGAATTGGGGGTTTAGAAGAAGGTTTTTTCGAAGTTAATTTGGTCAAGTTTTCTATTAGCTGATCTAATGGATCATTACTACCACTTGGGCCATTTGGGTTTGATGTGAAAGGAGTTTCAGTAGAAAAAACCTTGCTGAATACATTTTCAGAAGAACCACTTATATTTTTCTTTATATTTTCCCAAGTTTCTGCTAATTTATTCCTATATTCTTTTCTAAAATCAGAATTATCTGACATTCCAAAAGGATCTGTTATATTACTTTTAACAGATTCTTTATTAGCGGTTAATTCATTTTTTATTTGATTAAAATTTTCAAATACCTTTGATAATAGATCTTTTCTTAAGATATTAAGTGGGGTGGAGTCTACTTTCTCAACAGGAATTCCCAATAAATCACTAACAGCCTTCTTCTGATCAATATTTTCTACATTATTTTTTATTTTGGAAGCAGTTTTAGTAGCAGAATCCAAAATACTTTCTCTCAATTGAGAAATTTTTTCATTAGTTTCTTCAATATTAAAGATTTTTACTCCTAAAATTGTTCGTAAAAGTTCTTTGGAATCAACGGATTCAATTCCTTGATTCTTTAGATATTGATCAAATTCTTCTACTGTCATATATAATACTTAATCTATATGACATTTATTTAAAAGGCAGATTGAATACTAATTGGTCAAAAACAATAAACTATTAACTTCTATCAATTTATTTGTATTTTCATGAGAAACTGTACAGATAGTATCAATTTCTGCTTTCCATTCTACAATTTTTTCTAAAATATTTTGAACTAAAGAAGCTGGTAGTTTCTCCACAAATTGTACCTTTTGAGTTGTTTGTAGTTTTTTATAATTAAAATCAGCACCATTCATGTTAATTTCTTTAATATACTTTGCAGTTTCTCCTAAAAAGGCTCCTGTAATAATGCTTTTAATTTCTTCTACCTGATTTCCTACCTTTTCTTTTCCGTAGATAATACTATCAAACTTTGCTTCTTCAGAAAATAATGGAATATCAATTTTTACATCTATATTAACTCCATTTTTAGAAAAATTTATAAGACTTTCACTCGGATGTGTATAATTAAAAAATTTACTAATAATATCATTTAAAATAATAGTGTTTTCAATCTTAGGTTCTTCTTGAAAAATTACTTTAATACTATCAGAAATTTGTGATCGCATCGAAAATGCGATAGATGCCTTATCTACTGTAGTAAATGTTTCTATTACAGACTTTTCTTCTAAGCAATTAGAACAAACAATATCATAAAAAACCTTAGAAAAAGTAGATTTGGCCATTGCAGAATCAATTGCAGATTCTATTATAGTTTTCTGTTGTTTGGCATTAATTTCTTTTATTTTAACGGTTCTTTTTAACGATGGAATATAGGCTTCGGTTAAAAACGATTCTTTAGAAGCATTGTCTAATAGGTTTAATGCTTCATTAAAATTTAAAATGTTATTATTTTCTTCGGACATATTAGTAATTACCTACCTATCCCTCAAATTCATCTATTAAATCCTGCAATCCGGTCTGACCGTCTGATATTGGCATTTCATCACCTGTTTTATTATTTTCTTCTCTAGCTTTTATTTCTTCTTCTATGAAAGAACAAAAAACTCTTCGCTCTGGTATTGATAATTTATCTACATATTCCGGATTTATCTTTTTTGACGCTAAAACATAGTATTCTTGATATATATTTCTTAAATCATTAGAAAATAACAATCTAATAATTTCTTGATGTGTTTTATTGTAAAAACTAAATTTTAAAAATTCCATCATAGGAATATCAAACATATTTTTTTCTGATAATTTTTTTATACATTCAATAACTGCCATTTGCACCTGTGTTCTTAAAGAAATTGGTAGTTTTTCGTAAATTTCTATCTTTTCTTCAGTGTTAAAGTCTAATAAATCAATTGTATTATCATTTATTATAATTGTTTTTATATATTCCGGTATAGTTGATAGAATATGTTCCAATTCAGTTTTATCATTTTTATTTAATAAATTTCTTTCAGATTTAATACTAGGCCAATTTAAAATAATTTTTATGCCATTGGATTCTATAAAATTATTGCTCATAGCTTCTGTAGCAGCTTGATACAAATTTTTCATAAAAACATTCAAATCTATAGAAATTTTTATTGTATTTTCTGTAGAATCCTCGTCAGATTTCATCTGTAAATTCAATTCAGGACCGATGCTTATTATTCTTAATTTTGTTAAAAACAAAATATAATCCAAAAGATTTAATTTATAAAATTCTTCTTTGTTTTCTACGCAATTAGATATTATATTTTTACATATTCTTGCATAATCTAAAGAATTTTCCTCACTCATAGGAAAAAGGATATTAGTCTTTGCTAATATTAATTGTTCTTTAGAATTTATTTCCCTATAGGAAAGTTGTATTCCAGAAAATGGCAGATCCGATGAGTATAAAAAGTATTCCACTATTATATCTTATTGTAGATATGCTTATTATCTACTCACTCAATTATATAATCAGGTGCTAATACGCTATAAGAATCGTATGTAAAATCTACAGATGTGAATTGCATACCATCACTTGCATATGTATTTGATAATCCATTTACTGAAACAGGAGCAATTCCATAAAACCTTACTATTTTTCTTTTTATAGATGGTGAATATGCTCCGGTTTTTCCTAAATATACAACATCTAAAGAATTACACTTAACACTTCTAGGATTGTTTGTTGGATTGCTTCTTGCTATAAATCCATAATAACCAACCAAAATAATCCAAGGACGAATTACTAAATCAATAAAAGAACTATTGGTTTCTACAAAATATATTTGTAATTTTTTATAACTTTGTCTACCACTAGTAATTGCAGGTGCTTGATATCCGGAATAATCCAATCCATCATTTCCTGCCGTTATAGATTCACCGGGAAGGGTTACTTGTCTGGCAAAAACACAGCCAATTAAGTTTTCTGTAGCTAATTGATATTCACTTTTTATTAAATTATCTACAATACCCTTTGGTATATCCCATGTATTATCCGCTCCAGAATCAACATTCCTCACGGTAGTTGCCAAGTCAGCCTTTAAAGCACCAACAGACGGCAAATCAAACCATGTAAACCATTGACTTTCACTGACAATAGCGGTTGGCCATTGACTTATTACGTCTAAATAATAACGATATGGGCTAGTCATATAAGAATACTTATATGCTTAGAATCATTTGATCTAGTTATCTAGTAAGAAGCGGAGATGATTCTGGCTGAACCCAGTACTGATATGCAATTGTTGCCTGTGTAGTAACAATTTCACCACCAGCAGTTACATCAAGATTATAATCACCAATGTTTACACAATAAGCACCGATTAAATTATAAATTCTTATGACTTGACCGCCCTTGCCCATAAGTGCAAGACCAATATTTCCTAAGTCTTTTACGTTATAAGAACCAGTACTTGTTGCATCATCGAATGTCCCGCGAGTCCAGAGTTCAAGTTTAGAACGAATGGATACGTCCTGTGGCATTCTAAAGGTTACATTCCAAGAATCACTTGAAGGATAGCTAGCGGTTCCGGGAACATTGAATTGAAGACCCATAAAAGGAACTTGAATGTTTTTAATCGCACGTTTAGGAAGACTTGTTGTAGTAATATATACTAAGTCTTGCTGATCAAAAACAATGTTTGTTGCTCCAGATGATATGTAAAGAACTCGAAAAAGATTTGTTCTTGCGAAATCTTTGTTGATAGCATTCTGAAAGAAGCTATTGATATCTTGGTTTTGAAATAGGTTTGCCATATAATATATTTATCTTTTAGATCATCTAATAAGCTCGTTAAAATCGATGCCTGTTCTGGTTGCAATGAAATCAGCTAAAATAAATTCAGCAGTTCTGACTGGTTGAATGTATATAGAAAGTCTGAGTTCATTGTTATCAATTACATCAGGAGTATTGTTACGCTCATCGCAAACGATTCTATAGTCATATAAACCATCATTGTTTTTAGCCTGATTGAATACAGGAGCTAAACCATTGACCAAACGAGATCTGGTTGTGAATGTGTTAGGCTCGAATACATAGAATTTTAATAAGCTTTCTGTTGTTTTTTCGAGTGATAAGAAGAGTCTTCTTACGTTGATTCGATCAAATGCGGAAGGTTTTGTAAACAATGTTTTCTGACCAAATATTACAAATCCATCTCCGGGAAAGAATGCAATTGGATTGACATTTATTCTCGCAAGTAAATCACGTTGTTTTTGTGTAGGATTGATTCCAACATCAGTAATATTCGTTAGAACACCGCGATTAAAACCAGCAGGAGCAGACCAAGGATATGCTATTTGTGAAGATGTCGCAAACACTGCGGCAACATAACCAGAAGAAGGAATCCAAACTTGCTTGTTAGAAGCGGTATCATTTGTTTTAATCCAGTTTCCGTAAACCGCTGCATAGCTTGAAACGTTTCCAGCATAAAGATTTTTTAATGGCCAGTAGGTATCACTAGAGAAAACATAATTAGCATTTCTAGATACTTTAGAATCCGCTCCTTGAATGAAGATATATTTAAGAGGATCTGCAATAAAAACATGATCCTTTCTAGTATTATCAGCAAATGCTATGAATTGATTTGAAATATCTTTATAATCCGCACCTATTCCTCCAACCGGATTATTAGTCTGATCTTTAAGTACTGTTGTAGAAACATTATAGGTTTCGTCATAGATATACGGAGCATTCACAGTAGAAGTTCCATATAAAGCAGTTTTTCTTGCTTTAGCACCTGTCCAAATGGTTCCTAATCCAGCTTCGACAGTTACGTCTAAATCAATATCAAGATTGTCGATATTATTTAAAATTCTTTGAAGTTTTGCTGGAACATTTCCAACATCACCCGCAACTGCATTTGTATCTGAAATATAAACGCCCTGTGAGAAAAGACTTTTAGTTTCATTAGCAGTTCTTACTGTCTTGGCTGGTAAACCATCATCATTAACCCAATCTCCAGTATTTGAAATATAAGGATTTATTACAACCTTAATGGTATTTGATGCTTTATTTGCTATATCTTCCAAGAAGAAAGTAACAGCAGGACCACCATTTCTATCATTTTGTGTGCGTTTGCTATATAATGAACCAGTATAGCCCTCTGATACAATTGCGTCGATAACAACCGTGTCCTGAGCATATATAGAGGTACGAAGCTTAAACACCATAAGAGTTAAGCAATCGTTATAATAGCTAGTTCCAAAATCAATTCCTCTTGGGAACTGTTCAACTGTTTGAGAAATACTATTTCCTGCGGATGAAAATGATTGAGTCAGAGTAAAGTTTAATCTTGAGCTTGGAACTGTTACAAATGTTTGATAATTTCCATTAATAATTGTATTACCTGCTTTTACACTTGTTATAGAAGTAAAGTCAGTTGCAGGGTTGTGATTGGAATTATCAGCAACAGCAATGTAATAACCTTCATAAAGATTATTGACAGAAGTTTTTGCAGAATCAATAACAACAATACCGCCATAGTTTTGAAGATCTTTAAAACTTTTTATATTAACAGCACTATAAGAATTTCCCCAAGTAATATTATTTTCAACGATATCCAAATATTGATTATCAGAAAGCAAAATAGATTTAGGAGACAATACATTATATGATGTAGAATCTGTATAGGAAATGTTGGTAGTTGATATAGTATATCCGGTAATAACGCTTACCATTGTATTTTCATAAACAGCACTTACTGCTGTGGGACTAGACCAATAAGTTGAATGTGAAATTTCATTATCATATCCCAAATATACAGGATATGAATTAGATCCGTCAGAACTCAATGCAGTACTTCCATTAAATGTACTTAATGCAGCTACTTTAGTTGTAGTTTTTCCTTCAAGAGGATATACTAAAGCAGTATATTGATTGGAAAACCCTGCTCCTGCACCAGATCCATATGGCATTCTCGTCACCAAAAGATTGGTAGGAGATTGTGTTAAAAGTTGACGAGCAGAATGGTAAAGATATCTTTCAGCTGCATTTGTTGGAGTTCCGAAAACTTCTTCATATTCGGAAATGCTTCCAACATTGATAATCTCATCAGTTGGTCCTTGGCTGGCAAACCCTGTAATAAAGGTATTTGTTGCTCCAATTGGTCTTGCAATAAGGCTAAGATCTACTTCGTTAATTTGTACACCGGGAGATGCTATGGTTCTTGTTGACATAATTTATAATACTATTTACCTTTCATTAATATCCATTTAATTATTTTTTTTTATTAAGAAAATTTTAATATACAGTATAATTATATATAGAATGAAAAATTTTGACAAAATTATAAATAAAGCTAGTGAACAATTGTTAGAAGATAATCAAAATCCTCTTATTAACAAAGCAGTAGAAGATATTAGAAATGCTATTACAAGTAGTGGAAAAGCAAATTCAAACCCAAACGCAAAGGCACTTGCTTCTAAATTATTTGATACACCAAGCGGTACAGCAGATGATCCTTTACACAGTGCTTTTGAAAAACTAAAAAACAATCCAGAAAATCCAAATCTATCTCCAAAAGAATTAGAAACTTTTCTATCGGTTGCTGATAAATTGAAACCAACTGAAACACCAGTTGAAAAACAAGAGGCAAAACAAGGAGAAAATCCAACTACATATCAACAATCGGGAACAAAAACTACACAACAAACATCACAACAACCAAACGGAAAACAATACAACCCTTTAAATCAGCCGAGTGCTTAGTAATTATTACTGATGCGTAATAAACCTCGATCAAAAGCGAAGCCTTTGGAAAGTAAAATTGAAACATCTTCCGAAGACACCTCTCCATATGTTTTTCAACGTGATAAAATAAAATTCGACTTAACAGTTAAGGAATTACCGTGGACGAATAGACAAAAGGAAATAATAAAAACGTTTTTAGACAAAAAAACAAAGGTATTATTGTTGAAGGGTCCAGCAGGAACGAGTAAAACTACCTTGGGAATGTATTGCGGTCTTACTCTTTTAAATATGAGAAGAGTTTCTGATATGGTTTTAGTCAGATCAGCGGTCGAATCATCGGATTCTAAGTTGGGGTTTCTACCGGGTGATATTGCGGAGAAATTTAATGTTTATTTGACTCCTTTTCACGATAAATTTCAAGAATTATTGAATAAATCCTTGATAGATAAGCTAGAAAAGGATAATAGACTAACAATATGTCCTATAAATTTTGCAAGAGGACTTCATTTTTCGGCAAAATTTGTATGTGCAGATGAAGTTCAAAACTTTTCTAAACGAGAAATACATACTCTTATGAGTAGAATTGGAGAATTTTCAAAGGTTTTTTTATGTGGTGATCCAGAACAAAGCGATTTGCCAATTGGAAAATCAGGATTTGATAAAATTTATAATCTTTTCAATAATGAAGAATCTAAAGAACATGGAATTTTTTGCATGGAATTAACCGAAGAAGATATTGTTCGTTCAGAACTTTGCAAATATATAACACATAAATTTAAAGAATTAATTACAAATGAACAACCAAAAGACACTTGGAGACCATCGGATGGTAAGTAAGTAAATACGACATGAATAATACTCCATCATATAATACAGTTACAAACAGGCCGATTGCTTGCACCTTTTGCGGAGCAAATGTTAGCGGTCAAGTATCTTCTATACAAAATCAACAAACCAAAGAAACAGAAAACATCTGTAGATGGGTTTGTTCCAGATGTGGAAATTTGGTTAAAGTTGGAAGAGTAAACTAAAATGAACTTCGAAGAAACACTTGAAGAGTCCTTGGATGGCTTGTGGAATAATCGCCAATATGGTGGTACTAGTGAATTACCTAGAAAAGATTATCAACCATACAGCAGTAGCCAAGGATATTCCTTTCCATACCAGAAAGGTTCTCCTCCAGTGTTTCCACCAACTGCTCCAGAACCGGAAAAGATTCCATCAATTCCTTGGCCTTTGGATACAGTTACTAGCGATTTAGCGGATAGTTTTGTATATCTTCTTTCTGCATATAGAAAAATGCAGCGTTGTGTAAGTGAAAACCCATCACTAAACAAAAGACAAAAACTAGCTATTAAAGTTTTGATGAAATTGACAAAAACTTCATTAATAGGAATTAAAAAGGTTGGAAGTAATGTATTAAACTTTGCAAATCTAGTAGAGATTGATGCAAAGCAAAATCCTAATATTTTTTAAAAATATATCTTTACAATTTTGATGATTTGATGTAATATTCAAATTATGAAAATTAACAAAGAAGTAATATTATTTCTAAAATCAACACTAACTGTAACACTAACATCTGCTTTAATATCACTATCTGCTTGGATGGTGGGACAGAATTATATTGCTGCATTTCTATTATCTCTTAGCATTCAATATATTCTATTTTCCTTTTTTGGGGGGTTGTTTAATAACTATTTTTATCAAATCACCAGACAAAAAGAATTAGATAAGTTAGAGCAACTATCTACAATATTGGAATGTGCTTATTGTAAAAAACCTAATGTATTGACTTTTATTCCAGATGAAAACGAAAGAGTAGAATTTGTGTGTGATTCATGCGAAAAGAGGAATTTTGTTAATATCAATTTTACAGTTGCTAGAATTACAGAACCAGTTATAAGCAATCAAAGCGCACTCTCAGCTCCAACTTTTATAAAAGAATAATCATGAATACTAAAACAAATCCAATTACATGGTGGGAAGAAATGCATGGAAAAGCTTCTATGTTATCCAAGTGGATAGCTCTATACGAGGCTGTGAATATTGTTTCTGATAAAGCAGAACAAAAGGGTGTTTCTCCAGAAAAGATAGTATATAAGCCAAAGGCAATCAGAGATTATATCACCGCTACCGAGGATATCATTTTAAAGAAAATCCTAATGGAAGATTATAACATAGATGTTTGTTACTCCGAAGAAAATTCTAATGACAATCTAAATATAGAAATTATTCAATAATTTCCATATACAGAAGTATTGTCGCATGGATTTTCTGTAGCATAATCAAAGTTATTTAAACTTGCTTCATTGGCTTTATCATTATCATCCAGAGGAATATTTCCCATTCCAGAACCTGGACTATTTGTTTCAAAGCTATAGTCATATCGCTTACCTTTAAAAAACCAAACATAATGTCCTCCTAGTGGATTCCCTTGAAATTCATCTATTACTTCTGTAAGTTGATAAATTGTTGGTCCTCTTCTAGGGTAATTCAATCTGTCTATTCCAAATTCAGATAGCATCATCAAATCCCCTGCTCTTGGTTCCGAGGATAGACCATATAGCAACGTAAAGTGATAAGGATGGATTACTCCGGACATATCACTATCTGCTAGTATTCCAAATTTTGAAAGTAAAAGAGAATCGTTATTTAAATTTAATAAAACAATCAGTGGTTTACCATCGGTAAAGCCACCGTCTGGTTTTTCACCATATAAAAAGTTAAAACTAGAAAGCGGTGCGGTATTGGAATAATATAAAACTTCTTGTCCGTAGATGTTTATTTGTTCTTTCCACCAATTTGAAAAGTTTTGTCTTTCTGTTTGGTTTTTTGTTTTATTTAAATATCTTAAACTTTCCATATTATTTTCTTTGTCTACTTAACGTAAATTTTTTAGTGTTTGAATCATAATTAATCATGATTCCTGTTCTGTTTATTGCCTTTGAATAGCTTTTTTCTGGAAGATGTTTTATTCCGTATGTTTTTAAAAGTCGTTGTGCAGCAGCGATTCCAACAGGCCATTTTCCAACTTTATCATATTTTACAATGCTATCTACTATAGGATCATCTTTTCTTCCTGCTGCACCGTACATTCTTGCAACCTGATTTTGATGTTTTCTGTTTATAGAACGAATTGGATTCTGATGATGTTTTCTAGTGTTCGGAGTAAATCTTTCTTTCGAAGCATCAAAAAATTTAGAAAAGTTTTCCATATCCTATACTTAGTCATAGCAAAAAAAAATCCGATACAATGTATCGGATTTTTTAAATATTATGTTTTTTTATATTACTGATCAAAAAGACCTTTTCCAACTTTAACTCCACCAACATTGTGTTTAGATGGTTTTGTTAATTCTTCTGGATTTGAACGGAAGGGTTCAGGCTTTCCGTCATATCGAGTTCCTTTAGTAACTTGTGCTTTCTTTTTAGTTACCGGAACAGCATTTTTGACTTTTTGATTTGAAGATTTGTTTAATTTATTTTCTAATCTTTCCTTATTAACGAGCGCATGGCCTTCAATTTCGGCTTCCACAGATTCCTCAGAAACTGGATATTCTCCCATATCTTCATCAGAATCCATGTCTTCTTCGTCCATATCCATATCTTCTTCGCCTTCTTCTTCGCCTTCTTCTTCGCCTTCTTCTTCACCGATTAAAGACTCTAAGGCGGATACAGCACTTTTTAAATGATCGAGAACAGCTTCAAGACCTTCTTTTTCGGTTTCTTCTCCTTCTTCTTCAGAAGGTTCTTCTAAATCTTCCATGTCAAAGTTCATTTCATCACCAGCTTCATCTTCAACTTCACCGGAAAAATCTAAGGTATCGCCCTCTTCTTCACCAAATGCTTCTTGAGCTAAAATTTTATTATAAAGGAGATCAAATGGGTTTTTAGATTCGCTGCTAACAGATTTAGGAAGTGAATCAGCATCTTGTTCGGAGTGTGGTCCCTTAACTGGTTTTTCAGTTTTTACGGCTTCTGGTCCAGAATCTTTAACAAATTTCTTTGCTTTTTCTGCACCTTCAAGTTCTCCAGTGTTATCAGCTGCAACGCTGGAATTCTTCTTTGTATCTTCGTTTAATACTGAGAGGTATGATTTCATGAATGACATATAGTTGTATTGTTGTAATGATATTTACCTCGAATTATTACATTTCAACAAAAAAAAATATTTTTTTTATTTTAATTTTTTGAATTTAACATTATTTCTGCTTCGTGTTTAAAATCTATCGGAGAAATTAATTCATAATCATTTTCTCCAGCAACCCAAACAATATAAGAAGAGTTTATTTTAAATGGAGAATTTCTTTCAAATATCAAACTATACAATGAAAGTTGAAAGCTATATTTTGTATGTTCACACTTTGAAATATGTTCAAATGGTTTTAAGAAATTTTCACCATATGAATTTTTTCTTTCAATTTTTTTATTAGTTTTATAATCAAAAATAACAAATTCTTTTGTTTTTTTGTTATAAGAAAGATTATCAATTGTTCCACAGATCATAGATTCTTTATCTCCTATTACAAATTCTGATTTAATAAGAATATGATCTTCTTTCCACCATTCATAAAAATTTCTAAAATTTCTTATAAGAATGGCCATTTCATTATAATATTTTTCAATTTCAGAATTTTCACAAGAGAATAATTCTCCCTTTGGTGACATGAAATTGACAAATGCTTCTCTATCTATTGGAACAATTCTACGTTCTAAGAAATTTTCAACATGTAAATGAAATTCTGAACCTTTGTGACAAGAATAATTTTTATTTTTCTCCCATTTTTCAAGAATAGTTTTTACAGGAACTTTTTCCTTTTTTGCTACTCTTGCTGCGATTACATCAGTATTGAAAGGCTTTTCGTATTTAGAAATGAGACCAGAAACCGAAATTTTAGCCTTTTTACCTGAAATTTCATATGTATGATTCTTTTCAAAGAATTTAATATCTGAAAAAGAATCATATAGTTCTATAATAGTATCTAAATTAGGAGTCTTCATTGTCCAAATCCAATCACACGATTTGATTTTGTTTTTTTATCCAAGAAATCCACTTTAGTTTGTAGATTATATATATCTGCTAATGAGGTATTTTTGGTTATTTCGGTTTCTACAAAATCCGCAGGATAGTTAAGACTATTAGCAAGTAGCTTTGCATCTGTTATTGATAATAATCCGAATTCATAATCTATCTGTAAGCGTCCTTTGCGTCTAAGAGCTTCATCAATATCATGCTTAGAACAATTATATGTAACTATAATAGAAGTTTTCATGATGTCGCTCATGATTCCATCTGAAAGATTCAACAGAGAAGAAACAGCAGACGAACTTCCACCGTCTTCTCGCTTTAAAATAGCTTTCTCTGCATCTTCTAGGATGATAACTGAATTTGGCTTTCTAAGAAGTATAGAAAGGCTATTAGGATCTGTAGTAAAGTATTCCAACATATTTGTTGGAACATAAATAAAATCCTTTTCTACTTGAGTAGTTAGATATTTTATATATGTGGTTTTTCCCGTACCCGGAGAACCATGAAACATATACAATCCATTTGTTTTTGTTTGCAATCGTTCTAAAATAGTTTCATTTATTTCTGAAAACCCACTTCCATAATTGAGTTCAATGTCTACACTCCTTGAATTATCTAATTTTATCGGTTCAAAATCATATTCTCCATATTGATTCTTAATGAAAATATGAATTCTTCCTTTAGTTTTTGTTAGTATAAATGGATCAAAATCTTCTAAAGGAAACTTTTGAACAGTGATTGGAGCACAGAATAAAATAGAAAATGTTTTATTACTTTCACTATAACCACCTTCCACATCTTCTGATTCATCGATAATAATATTACTAGGAGGAGAACTCAAACTGCTGTTTGACATATACTCACAATCATCCGGTTGATTTTTCATTGAAAGACGAACATATATGTTTTTATAATAAAACCAAAAAGTTCCTCCTCTAATACCTTCATAAAAATCTTTTTTAACAAAATTGCTCTTTCCGACAGAAGTATATGATAAAAGTTTTCCTTTTTTAAGTAAATGTTTAAAAGCAAGCCCAGTATATTCGTCGTCTGAATAAAAAAACCCTGTACAATGACCATATTTTTTTTCTATATATTTTCTTATTGGAAATTCATTATCATTAATAGTATTATAGAAAGAATCTTCATTTCCTTCTACATGGATTGACTGTATCTGATTTTGTTTTAATGAGAGCATGATCTTCAGAATATATGAATATTCATAAAAGGCAAGCCTTTTTTAAAACATTCCATAATTATTATGCATATGGAAAAGTTATCAAAAAAACAAATTTACGAAATACATGAAAAATGCGTAAATTTGGTTAAAAGAAAACCAGCAGAATTTTTTTCATTTAGGAAAATGAGAGCATCGGTAGGATTGTGTAATTGGACAGACATTGAATTGGATTATAGGAGAGATTTATTATCAACAGCGTATCATGAATGTGTTCATTACTTGTTTCCTGATTACTCTGAAAGTATGGTAAAGTATACAGAAAGTAGAATAGTAAATGTTTGTGATTCATTAGACTTAGCATATTTTTTAAAAATTTTGTCCAACAAGTTATACAAATCAGAATTACAAAAACGATTATCTAAACAAAAAAAAGCTTTGACATCTAAAAAAAAATAGAAGACAATCAGGGAACTTTTATTAAATATAGACATATGATATTCGAAGAACAAATCTCGCGCAAACCAAACAACTACCCTTGGACAGAAAAATTTATTGAAGCTATGCATAATGGCTTTTGGACGGATAAAGAATTTTCCTTTAAGTCTGATGTTCAACAATTTAAAGTTAATTTAACTGATCAAGAAAGAGAAATAGTTATACGCACTTTATCTGCAATTGGACAAATTGAAATTTCTGTAAAATCTTTTTGGGCAAAGCTTGGTGAGAATCTTCCACATCCCGCACTGCAAGATTTGGGATACGTTATGGCGAATACAGAAGTTATACATAACAATGCATATGAACGTCTTATTTCTATTCTTGGTTTGGAAGAGGTTTTTGAAAATAATTTAAACCTCGATTGGATTCAAGGTAGGGTAAAATATCTTAAAAAATATACTCATCGCTATTATAAGGACTCAAAAAAGCAATATGTCTATGCATTAACTCTTTTTACATTATTTGTTGAAAACGTATCATTGTTTTCTCAATTCTATGTAATCAATTGGTTCGCTCGCTTCAAGAATGTTCTTAAAGATACGGATCAACAGGTAAAATACACACGAAATGAAGAGAATATTCATGGCATGGTCGGTGCTCAAATCATTAATACCATCAGAGAAGAATATCCAGAATTGTTTGATGATGAGTTTGTGAGTAAAATTATTGCGGAAGCTAAAGAAGCATACGCAGCAGAAGCAAAAATTATTGATTGGATGATAAACGGAATCAAAGAGGAAGGTCTTAGTGCTGTTATTCTTAAAGAGTTTGTTAAAAATAGAATCAATGAATCCCTTAAAATGATTGGATTTCCTGCTGCTTTTGAGATTGACAAAAATCTTATTTCTTCTACAATGTGGTTTCAGGAGGAATTATTGGGCAATAACATGACCGACTTTTTCCATTCCAAAGACACTGGATATTCTAAAAAATCTCAGTGTTTTGATGAATCTGAATTATTTTAATTTTATATGACAAACAAATACGAATGGCTAAACAAAGACTCAAGAAAATTTCTCGAAAGAGGGTACTTGTTAGAAGGAGAAACAGCAGAACAGAGAATTAGAGATATTGCAGAAGCAGCGGAAAAATATTTAAAATGTGAAGGGTTTGCTGATAAATTTGAGGATTATATGTCCAGGGGTTTTTTCAGTTTGAGTTCGCCCATCTGGTCAAATTTTGGACGCAAAAGAGGATTGCCTATTAGTTGCTTTGGTTCTTACATTCCCGACACTATGGAAGGAATCATGGAGAAGGTTTCTGAGACTGCTGTAATGACAAAACACGGTGGCGGTACATCTGCATATTTTGGTGGTCTTAGAGGAAGAGGAACACCGATTTCATCCGGTGGAGAATCTACAGGCTCGGTACATTTCATGGAATTGTTTGATAAACTCATGAATGTTGTTTCACAGGGAAATGTTCGTAGGGGATCATTTGCTGCATATCTTCCAATCGATCATCCGGATATTGAAGAGTTTTTGAAGATTAAATCCGATGGATGCGATATTCAAGATTTATCAATTGGAGTTTCGGTTTCCGATGAATGGATGAAAAAAATGATTGATGGTGATAAAGATGCTCGTAAAATTTGGGGTCTTGTTATTAAAAAGCGTTTTGAATCTGGATATCCATATATTCTTTTTAGTGACAATGTTAATAATCAAGCTCCGCAAATTTATAAAGATAAAGGATTGAAAATTAATAATTCTAATTTGTGTGTAACAGGTGATCAAAGAGTTCCTTCCAACTTTGGCATTTTGACAGCAAAGGAACTTTATGAAATTGGAAAAGAATTAACTTTATTTGACAATAATAAAATAGTAAAATCTTCTCCAATGAGACTTATAGAAAATAACGCTGATGTATTTAAAATTACATTAGAAAACGGTATGACACACAAAATTACGTCTTACCATAAAGTTTCTGTTTTTGATAAAAGAACTCAAAAAACAAACGAACCTCAAGTGATAATTACGAGAGATGTAGCATGTGAAGATTTAAAAATTGGTGATTCGGTTGCAATTCAAACAAACAAAGGACTTTTTGGAGACAATAATATGCCAAAAGAAGCATTTCTGCTTGGGTTATATCAAGCCGACGGTACTCAACATAAAGATTTTATTATGATTGATTTATGGGAAAATGATTTTGATCTTTTAAATGAAGTTCAGTCATATCATGATTATGTTTGCAATGAATATAAAACTCAAATTTCTAGTTATAATAAAAGAATTTATGAAAATCCAATTTTTAGAGACTGCGTGGTTCAAGAGGGTTCATCTTTAAAAAAGAGATTAACGTCAAAGGCTTTGAAAAAGGCACTCAATTTTGAAAAGGGATATGTGCCAGATTGGATTTGGTCTTCTAACGAAGAGACACAATGGCAATATATTAAAGGTCTTTATTATGCAGATGGTACGGTTTTTAAATCAAAATCTGATGGCGAACCAGTACAAATTTCATTAGCATCTATTAATAAAGAATTTTTAGAAGAAATTCAGATAATTTTGGCTAATCTTGGAATGCAAACCTCTATTAGAATTCTTAGAGAAGCTGGTAAAACACTATTACCTGATGGTAAAGGTGGTAAAAAACATTATGAATGTAAAGATTGCTATCGACTTATTATTGGAAATAAAAATGATGCACTTGTTTTTGAAAAAAACACGAGTTTCTTGAGTAGAAAAAAAATTAAAATAGAAGAAAAGGAATATAGAAACAACACTAAAAAATTCTACAAAGTTCAATCCATTGAATATGTTGGAAAAGAAGACGTTTATTGCGTTAGCGTTGATTCAGAAGAGCATCATTGGGTGTGTAATGGATTTATTACTCATAATTGCTCAGAAATTATGCTTTCTAATTCAGAAGATGAATCTTTTGTGTGTGATCTTTCTTCTCTAAACTTGGAAACTTGGGAAGAATGGACCTCCGATACAGTAGAGGTTTTAGTTTACTTTTTGGATGCTGTAATGTCTGAGTTCATCGAAAAAACCGAAGGAATGAAGTTCATGGAAGCACCTAGAAAGTTTGCTATGAATCAAAGAGCATTGGGTGTCGGTGTTCTTGGTTGGCATTCTTTGTTGCAATCTAAAATGATTGCGTTTGAATCAATGGAAGCGAAGATGTTAAATAATCAAATTTGGGGAGATATTAGAAAACGCGCTGATTACGCAACAAGATTTTTAGCACAGACTCTTGGAAAAGCTCCAATTTACGAAGGAACCGAATATGCTAGGAGAAATACAACAACCCTTGCAGTTGCTCCGACAACCTCATCCAGCTTTATTCTTGGGCAAGTATCGCCTAGTATTGAACCATTGAATAGTAACTATTATGTCAAAGACCTTGCTAAAGGTAAATTTACAAATAAAAATCCACATCTTAAAAATCTTTTGAAAGAAAAAGGTAAACACGATGATGATACTTGGAAGTCTATTTTAGTTCATGGTGGATCGGTTCAACATTTAGATTTTCTTTCTGATAATGAAAAAGAAGTGTTTAAAACATTTGGTGAAATTTCACAAAAAGAAATCATTATTCAAGCTGCTCAACGTCAAAAATATATTGATCAAGGACAGAGTTTAAATATAATGATTCCACCAAATACAAAGCCAAAAGAAGTAAATGAACTTATGATCTTTGCTTGGGAACAGGGGATTAAATCATTGTATTATCAACGTAGTGCAAATCCAGCCCAGGAGCTTGCAAGATCTATCTTGACATGTAAATCATGTGAAGCATAATAGGATTGATGTTTACAATATACAATCAATCAGAATGGTCAGATATTATAAAAAATCGTCCAAAATTTGATGTTTCTATAAAAGAAGAGATATGGAAAAGGACTAGAAATTATGATGTTCCTTTGGTTGAAATTACACAAACGGAGGCAGAGACAGACTTTCAATCGCTTAAAAATCTAAATACACTCCCTCTTATAAAAGAGGGAGACCTATTCAGTAGATATGAATATAAGTGGGAATTGGGTACAAAATATATAGATTCATGTAATATAGGAAACAAATCATCAAATTTTTTCCATCAGGATCTAAGATTTAAATGTGATTCTATAAATTCTCCATCACCATATAGAACATGGCATACAGAGAAGTTTTTCATGACTCTTTTAAATGCTTTGTGGACATTAAAAGTTAAAGAAGTCACTTCCGATACATTGAGAACCTGTATAGCAATGAGAAAATATATTGCAAGTCAGTTTCGTCCATCGGCAGCTAAAGCATTATACGATCATTTTAATGCTGAAAGCGTATTGGATTTTAGTTCAGGATGGGGAGATAGACTTAATGGTGCAATGGCATCACAAACAGTTAAAACATACGTAGGAATTGATCCAAATGATAATTTGTATGATTCCTATAATCAACAAATGAATCTTTTCAATTCTGATAAAAGTATTGAAATGAATTGTTTTCCTGCTGAAGATTTTTTACCCTCTTACAATCAATCAGAATTTGATTTCATATTCACAAGTCCACCGTACTTTATTATAGAAAGATATTCAAAAGAAGATAATCAATCGTGGCAAAGGTATAAAAAAATAGATAAATGGTTATCAAATTTCTTATTTCCGGTGATTGAAAATTCTTGGAGATTATTAAAATCTGATGGTCATTTAGCAATAAACATAAGTGATGTATATTGCAACCATACAATAAACAAAATATGCGATCCTATGAATGATTTTATATCTACTTTGCCAAATTCTACAAAATCAGAAAATATAAATTATAGAATGGCAAAACGAATGGGAAGTAATTCGGACAGATCCGGTATATTCGTAGAACCTGTTTGGATTTGGAAAAAAACAATAAAATAATAAAATGAAAAACATACAAGAAACGTTGGAAAACTGTTTATATGATGATGAAACAGTGTTATTGGCAGATGGATTTGAAGATGCATTTGTTGGTATTGGTAGACAATTTGGTAAACCAATGGCCGTTTATAATAAATTAAAATGTATCGAAATTTTAACAAAAGAAGGAATGTCTGAAGAAGAAGCAGAAGAGTATTTTTCTTTTAATGTGGAAGGTGCATATGTCGGAGAAAACACACCAATATTTTTAGAATGTTAGAATTTAAAAACCCAATTCCTGTCATAACGCCATTAGGTGATGGTTATGCTATATATGTTTCAAATGGAGGAACCTTTGAAAATGATATTTGGACCGTTGCATTAGAGAAGGGTGGAGGTATACTTCATTTTAGATCTGATCAATTAAAAATACATAAAAACGGAACTTTCGACATATCATCAAATGAAAATTAAATTACCAAAATCGATATATGAACTTGGTTTGATTACGTTTAAAGAACCCGCATATATTGATCTATATCATGTAGATCGTCATAATCATCTAGCATATTTTGAATGGGATTTTGGAATGGATTGTAAAGTATTTTTGGATTCTTGGATTCTGGAAAGTAGAGAACCAAAAGGAATTAAAAATAAAATTCTAATGCAGATTCAATATGATCTTGGCCATGCTTTCTTTCATTATGAGGGCGATCCAAATTATACATATTATCATTGGGCATTAAAAGCATGGCTAAAAGATAGAGTTGATCTGGATGAAAATTTTGGACAAGATTCATACTACAAATAATTGTTGACATTTTATTATTTTTACACTACTATATAAAAAATTATGACATACAAAATCCGCAAACGAGAAAACATGGAAGTATATATGACAAGCGAAATCGTTGAATTAGACCCAAATGATTTTCGAGAGTTAGAAGAAAATCCATATACCGGAGATAGTCAAGAAGAGTTTTTGAAATATATTGAAGATTTAAATCTTCAATATAATGAACCATCCGATGAGTTGGATTTTGAGGTTCAAGAAGAGTTAAAGAAACTTGGAGAAAATTTGTCATGGACAGAATTTGGAAACTCTGCTGAACAAGGTTCTAATAATTGGTTTGAATTGGGAGAAGAAAATCCAGCATATCGTAGGACTGGCGGATTTGATGTTAGTTGTAGCAGTAACGATAACTAAAATGAAAAAGAAAACCAAACCATCTAAAAAAGTAGCAATAGAATTTGATGAAAAGCATCTTGGTACTATCGCAACAGCATTAGAAGTTTATTCTCGTCTCCGTTCTGGTCAAATTAAAATGGCAATGGATACTGCATTTTGGGATAAGGATCTAACATATCAAGATGGAGAAGTTCTTGAAAGCATGGTAAGAACTATTGTTTTCTATAGAGAAGAAGAACTAATGAAAAATCGCAATTGTTATTATGGTATTGGTTGCGAAAAAATGAAAGATGGCACTGTAGCATGGGAAATTAAAAAGACAATTGATCAGTATTTACATTACCAAAGGAATGATGGATACAGACAAATTTGTGATGTTTCCGGTGCTGGAGCATTTCAAAGTTCCGAAGTCCCTATGCCAAAAATCATAGAACCTTCTCGTATGTTGTCGGAATTTGCATATTGGAAACCACAAAAAGAATTTAGAATTCCACAAGGGTATCAAAATCGGGTAGATAAAGCAATGAAAGATAAAGACTTTACTTTGGTTTGGGATCTAGTAGATAAGGCATTTAAGAATACTTTACCAAAAGGTTCTAGTTCTAGTGTAAAAGAAGTTGCAGGAACTTACTATGTTGTAATTACAGAACCTTATAAAACAAATTAATTATGGAAAATATTATTGAAGAAATCACAAAATTAACCAATGATTGGAGGTCTTTGGGTGGGAAAGGACATTGTAAAGATAGAGATTTTCATTGGTATATAGAAACCAAATGGAGTTATGGCCAACCTCCAAAATATAGTGTGCAACATCAAGGTTACATTTTACACGATTTTGAGGAAATAGAATGTTCTTCTTATGAAGAAGCATTAATTGTTTTAAAAGACACCTTAAAAGAAAAAATAGAAGAAGAGAAAAAATCTCAAAAAGAAAACGAAGAAAATGGATGGTAATATGAAAACACTAAACAAAAATATTCCTTTATTATTTTTAGGAGATCATCATGGGGAGTGGGATTTTGTTTTTGATATTATAAAAACTAAAGAAATAGAAAATTGTTATATTATTTGTGTTGGAGATGGTGGAGAGGGATTCATTTCAAAAGACAAACAATTGAGGCAGTTTGAACTTTTAAATAATCGTTTTAAAAAATACAATATAGAATACAAAAGCATAAGAGGAAATCATTCAGACCCATCTTATTTTCAAGGACTTAACAGAGTTTCTTTAAGTAATTTTGAACTAATTGAAGATTATACCATAATGGAATATAATGGCAAAAAATTTCAATTCATTGGTGGTGCTGTTTCTATTGATAGAACATCTAGAACCGAAGGACGCTCTTATTGGGAAGATGAAATAGTTAAATTTGATGGGGAAAAATGCAAAGAAGTAGATATTCTCGTAACTCATACTGCTCCTTCTTGGTGCTTTCCGCAACAGTTTAATGAAACGGTCTATGGCTGGGCAAACGAGGATGCTTATTTACTAGAAGACCTCACAGACGAAAGAGCAGTAATGGATGAAATTTCTAAGCTATGTAAACCAAGACTTCATCTATATGGACACTTTCATAGTTCTTGGACCGAAAGAGTAAATGGATGTGTACATAAATTGTTAGATATTAACGAAATTTGGTGGACAATGAGTTATGATTTTTAAAAAGATAAGTAGTATAGTGAAAGAAACAGTCGTAGCTGCTGAATTTTCTTTTTATAATTCCTCGATTTATAGGGAATTCGTAGAAGAAAAGGAAGAGGTAATGAAACACAAATGGTTAGAGAGTGAAAAGAAAGGCTATGATATTGGTTATAGTACTGCTTTAATTGATTGGATTTTAAAACATAGGACTAATTGGAGAAATTATCGAAGAAATGAAAAATAGAACAAAAAACATTTTAGCAGCAATAACATTTCTTCTAGCATCAATACTGTATTACTGGTTGATGGTTGTTTTAAAATAGTATTATTAGATGAAAGTTAGTCTTCCTATAGAAGAAGGGTGTTTTAATATCACTCCAGATGAATTCTGCGGATTGTATTGCTGGCTGATAACACCGGAAATTGATGCGAAATGGAATAAAAATAACCTTTTTTATAGATCTTTAATTGTTGATAGAGAAGGAAATGTATTGTCTTCTGGTTGGCCTAAGTTTTTTAACTATGGAGAGAAACCAGATTGTTATCCAAATCCCGAACAATACAATGATTGGAAATATGAAGAGAAAAAGGATGGTTCCCTTTTAATCGCTGATTTTGTAAATGATCAATTTTCTATGAGAACTAGGGGAACAGTAAGTTATGTTACTCAAAAAAACGCAAAGGATTTTGAATTACTAACTCAAAAGTATCCAACTATAGTCGAGTTCTTAAAAGAAAATCAACATCTTAGTTTATTGTTTGAGATCGTAACTCCTAATAATGTAATAGTTATTAGATCACCACAGATAGAATTTTATCTCTTGGGTGCGATCAATAAAAATAGTATGGAAATTGTTTCTTCTTCTGATTTATTAGAAATATGGAGAAAGATTGGACCAATTCCTATACCTCAACTTTATAATTTTTTAGATACTAATGATCTTTCCAAAATTGCTGAAAGTATAAAATTTTGGAAAGGTAAAGAGGGTATTGTTGTTTCGTATAATAATGGACAAAATAGAATCAAATTAAAGTCGGATTGGTATCTTTTTATACATCGTGTTAAATCACAACTTAGTTCTACCAAGAACCTTATTGATTATTATATAGAAAAAGAAATGCCTCCTTATGAAGACTTTTACGAGACAATCGAAACTGAATTTGACTATGAAATCGCAGTTCAACTAAGACATGAACTAGAAAAAATTTGCGAAGCAGGAGAAAAATCAAAAAAATATATTGACCATATCCTAGAAGTAGTGCATGATATAAGAACAGTCGAAACCAGAAAAGAACAGGCATTAATGATCAAAAGAAATTTTAAAGAAAATTCTTCATTTGTATTTTCTGTTTTAGATGGTAAAATAATAACAAAAGAACAGTGGACGAAACTTATAAATCAAAATTATGAAAGCCAAAGAACTAATTGAAATATTGCAAAAACTAGATCCCGAAACACTCATCTTAGTAAATGGATATGAAGACGGTTATGCCATACCCACAGGAACAAAACAAATGGAAGTATGTGGTCCATTTAAAAGAGCATGGTATTATGGAGAATACGACGATTGCAGGGAAGCAGAATTACTAAAAACCAAAGCGATCATTATATTAAGATAAATAATTAATATGAAAATACAAAATACACTGTTAGCATTAATTGGAGCCAGCTTGATGTCCTGCTCCACAACACCAACAAATTCAGAATCTTGGATGGCAAATCAAAAAAATGCCTGTCTTCCCACAGCAATTGCTTTCAGAGAAGGCTTGCAAAAATATGATGTTTGGTCCGAAGTTCTTAGGTATGAATGGATTGACAAAAAGACTCTAAAACAAAATGGTCATGCAATTGTGGTATATATGTACCCAAAAGGACAAAATAAACTCTGGACTTATGATTTTTGGGGCAGTTATAGAGTTCGCGCATTTAAAGACAATCCTCTACAGATTGCAAAGGAAGCAGTTAGAGTTAGATTTGAGGACAGAGACGTTTATTTCGCAGAATTTTTAAAATAATCTGAAAAAAAGACTCTCAAAAAGAATAAGTAATCGTGTACATAAAGTACACAAACAAAAGAAACAATTTTTAAAATATTATGGCAAACATTAAACTATTTGGAAACACTAAAATTCAAGGCAAAGCTTTCTTTGATTTATCAGAACCAGAACCAACTTATTCTATCGAAAAAAGCGTAAGTTCTGTAGACGAAGGAGCTTCTGTTACTTTTACTCTCACAACAACCAACGTAGCAAACGGAACAGAGGTCCCTTATACAATCACTGGCATTTCTGCTGCTGATATAACAAGCGGAACATTAACAGGTAACTTCACGATTAATAACAACACCGCAACAGTTACTATTACAGCAACTGCTGATCAATTAACAGAAGGTGCTGAAACAGCCACATTAACACTTGATAACGTAGCAGATTTTGATTCTGTAACTGTTAATGATACTTCTAAGACTCCACTTTACTCATTAACTTCTAGCTCTGCTTCAGTTAATGAAGGATCTTCTGTTACATTTACCTTAAGCACTGCAAATGTTGCTAATGGAACTTCTGTTCCTTACGTAATCTCTGGTATCTCTTCTGGTGATTTAAGCTCTGGTTCTTTGACAGGATCTTTCACTGTTTCTAATGGTTCTGCAAGCACTTCTATTACTCTTGCAAATGACGTTCTTACAGAAGGAACCGAAACTGCTACCTTAAGCACTTCTGTCGGTTCTGTGGCTGTAACCGTCAATGATACATCAAGAACTCCAACTTATGCTGTAACAGCCGACAATAATGGCAATATTAACGAAGGAACAACAGTAACATTTACATTGAATACAACCAACGTATCAAACGGCACTCTCGTTCCTTATACAATTACCGGAATAACTCAAGAAGATCTTTCTTCTGGTTTAGTAACCGGAAACTTTACTGTTAACAATAACACAGCAACAACATCAATTACTCTTGCTAATGACGTATTGACAGAAGGAAGTGAAACTCTTAAGTTAGCTCTGGACAACAGAGCGACTATCAACGGAGAAGACAACTTTTATGAATTCCAAGTAATTGATTCTTCTAGACCATTCTCGCCTGAAGATTTAACTGATCTTATTGCTCACTGGGATTACAGAACGGGCGTATATAAAGATACCAACTATACACCAGCAGTTGAAGGAGATGGAGTTAGGGTTTGGAGCAGTAGATATGGCAACAAATTCTTGCCACAAAGTACTCTTAGCCTTCAACCTGCAGTTCTTGCTGACAAAGGTTTGTATTTTAATAATAAAGCCATGGGAGAGTTATCTGTATTTAGCAATGAATTTCTTAATATTAATGGCCCTCTGACCTATTATATTGTTGGTAAGAATTTCTTTATAACATCTGGAACAGAAACTCCTATAGTAAGATTTGGAAATTTTACGACTCCGACAACTCACAGATTCTCTTTTGGCATCAACAACATTGGTGCATTTAGAATATCTAACGGAACATCAAGAGTGACTGATATTGAGACATCTAATCGCGACAATTTACCAATTATCGTTAGTGCTAATTTCAATAATGGTAATGGAAATGTCTATAAAAAACAATATGGTGGTGAAACAATACAATCGTATGCAGCAACTGGTATTGGAACAGGGTTAAATAACACGAATCAACCAAACTCCTTTACATTAGGAGGAAGACTATTTTCGTCTGCCACACAAACTCTTGCAGATACAACTATATATCACGTTTTAGTTTACAAAGCAATCCATACAGATTATGAAAGACTACAAGTGATGAATTATTTGAAAGCAAGCACTCTTAATGGCAGCGTATCTTTTTAATATAAAACTATGAAAACATTCAAATCATCAAAAGAACAATATATCCAATTCCAAAAAGATGTCGATGTTAAATACATCGACATCATCAACTCTGGAAGATGTAAAACAATTCTTCCTCTTGTAGAAGATATGGAAGTAGACGAAAATAACGACATTACATTTACCTTGGACGAAGTTATTCTAAATCTTCCTGACTTTTCTCAATTTGAGGAAAGATTAGTAAACATCTAACATTTCGGTAATAAAACATAATATTCCCTATCTGGAGTTCAAACCTTCGGATAGGGTTTTTTATTGACATTGTTAAAAAATAAGCTAATATAAATGAATGTATTTTAATATAACATTAAGAAACTTTTGCAAGCCAAGAAAAGAGTTTGAAAAGTATTTTTCTTTTTACAAACAACTTTCTAAATATAAAAATGTAGAATTCGAAACATTTTATTCAGGGCATAACATTTTTCAATTTGAATTTGATTTTTGTCCAATTGCACAAGATCATGGCGGTTTGAATATAACTTTAAATTTTTTGGGATTTGAAGCAGGACTGAGAATTTATGATTCCAGACATTGGGATTATAAAAATTGGTGTTGGGAAGAATAGTCTTGACATTAAAAAGCATCTAAAGCTTCCTCAAATTTTTTCTTCTTTCTTTTCATGTATATTGATGTATCTTGATAGAGCAAATTATAAAGTTTTTTAAGATCTTCCTTTCTTTTGATTGATACTGTACATATATATTTTCTTTTATAGAAAGAAGAAAACAATCCAATAGAGTCAAAGTATTTTTTGATATCTAATCCCATATTTTCTTGACAAGCTATGGAAAAATATCGGCTTCTATTGCTTAAACAATACGCCACAGTTCCATCTCCTTCAAATAATCCTAAAATAAATGCTATTTTTAGTTCTTCCGGAATGTTTGGCATTGGTAGGTTTGCTTTAGTTTTGTTTGGACACAATCCCAATTTTAATGCATCTTTGTATACGTTTATAGATGAAATATCAAGAATGAATGCTCCATAAGTATTTTTATATTCTTTTTTATTAAGTGGGCTTATTGTTATAGGTTTGAATGTATAATTCATTGGTTTATTAGATTTTAGAAAATTAATTCTCCAATCATCCAAGTAGTTTTTATCATCTTCTCTTAACCTAATTGATATATTTTTATTGTATTTAGATAAAGATCCATCCGAGTATATCAACCCTAAAAATTGAGCCTTTTCAAAGGTATCTATATTTTTTAATATCGTTTCGTCTAAATTGTAGACTCTTGAAAATTGTCCTGCGTCTTTTCTCGTTTCTACCTTATATTTTTTTAAAATTTTTATCACTGTAGATTCAGCTACATTCAAATCTTTGCATACTTTTTTGAAGCTTTTTCCGCTTTTGTATTCTTCGCAAATTTTTAATGCTTTTTCTTTTGGTAAATTTGCACCTCTGAGTTCTATATTGTTTTTCTTTAACACTTTGTATATTTCATTTGGATATATTCTAAATTCTTGTTGAAGCTGTGTTGTAGTGTGCGTCCTGTTAAGGTATGCTTGACATATAAACTCTTCGCGTTCCGTATTATTTAATTTGGTCATATAAGTATTTATCTTTTATATTGTATTTTTCTATTGACTTCTTTCAAAAATATATTAATATTGGATATATGAATGAAGAACTAGAACTCCAACTCGTAAAAAAGTATCCTAAAATCCTCAGAGATTATAAAGGAGATATTATGCAAACAGCTTTATATTTTGGCTGCCAACATGAGGATGGCTGGTATAATCTTCTAGATAAATGCATGGAGAAACTTCAATATTTTTGCGATCTTTGTTCAACAGATGATAGAGAAGTGCAGGTTATTTCTACGACTATTAAGGAAAAGTACGGGACATTAAGATTCTACGTAAGTGTCTATGGTGCAAATAGTATTGAAAATAACATTATTGATGACATTATTAATCAAGCGGAAGCAGAGTCCGCCAGAACATGCGAGATGTCAGGTAAACATGGAGAAGCGTGTAAAAAAGGTGGATGGTATATGACGCTATCTTATGAAGAAGCAAGAAAGCTAGGTTATGTAGCTTGTAATGAATCAACCGAAGCATACTGGAAAGAAAAAGACGCAAAAGGAGAAAAAAATGACGACCACGATGAACCAGAAACAACTTGAAGAGTTTGCATTTTACGAAAGCGGATTGTCTGCTGATGGATGTTTAAAAAAATTAGACGCTTACACTATTGAAGCCATTGAAAGATATGGTAGAATTCTTGTAGAAAAACAAAAAGAAAATTTCATAGAAGGGTTTCAAGGATCTTGTTATTGCTGTGAACCTGTAGGGATATTAAATCAAAAACTGGAAGAAATTGCGAGAAGACTTTATGGAGTTGTTTTGCAATTACAAGAAGTCTCTAAAACAAATATATTAGTTGTAGTTGGTCCAAATTTTTATTCGGAGGCAGTAAATGCTATTAAAATGTATGAAGAATATAACACCAATTCTTGAAAAAATCCTATTCTTTTTAGTTATTCTTGTATTAATATTACTGGCTTTTGTTTTTAGTTATTATATACAAGACCAAAGCAAATTAGACATGCAAGAACTGGAACAAATCGTAGAAAAAGAAATTATTCAATATCATGGAAAACACTAAATATTTATTTGAAGAAGTAACGGGCTGCACTGCATTTAATTTTTATGTAAATGATCAGCCTCTTTCTGAGATATCTTTAGAAAAACAAGAAGAAATATTAGATTATCTTTTTGTTAAAGTAAAAGAAGGAATTAAACAAAATTCTATATCCTTTCAAGACGTTGTGCAATTGTTTCAATATGATGATTATGAACACGATCCAGAACCATGCTCCCAATGTTTTGACACTGTAGAAACTAAAACTTGGAAAATATGATTTTAGCTCTTTCTGATTTACATTTAGGTAGTCCAATTTGCCAAGCAAGTTTGACTTTACATTTACTAGAAAATGAAAAATATGATACTTTAATAATTTGTGGAGACTTACTGGATAGTTACAATATTCACAGACTTTGCAAACAACAATGGAAAATTCTTTCAACTTTAAGAAAAATATCAAAAAATAAAAAATGTATCTTTATTAAAGGAAATCATGATAAAGATCTAGAAACAATTTCCGCTCTTCTTGGGTTTGAATTTGTAGATGAATATTCGCAAACAATTAACCATAAAAGAATACTTTTTACTCATGGTGATAAGTTTGATTTTTTTATTACTACAAAGCCGTTTTTGACAGAATTAGCGTCTGGCATATATTATATTCTACAAAAACTAGACAAGAAGCAAAAGCTGACAAGAAAACTTAAAACTAAAATTAAAACATGGCACGGAGCAGCGCATGATTTAACTGTCCGTATTGCTCAGTATTGCTACAATAACCAGTATGATGCAGTTTGTTTTGGTCATACACACGTTCCTAAACAATACTATGTAGGTGGAGTAGAATGCGTAAATTTAGGTTCTCAGTGTGAGTTACCGATTACCTATGCTATGATTGATGACAGTGGTAAAATAGAATTAAAACAACACGAATAATATGACAATCGCAATTTTTTATTTTATTCTAACTTTAGTGTTGACAATATGGGCAATATACTGTTATAATGATATCGATGGAAAATAATACATTTAAAACATACACACCCGAAGAAAAACATCCAGAAGACGCAATCCATGAAGTTAAAACCTTCATCAATAAACTCCAAGACGTTCAAGAAGATTATTTTCAAAAATTGTCTAAAGGATTAAAATTAACCCAAGAAGGAGAAGAATATCTTTTCGATTACATTTACAATGTAGACAACGATGATCAAGAAATTGATGACTTTGCTCATTATGTACAAACTCTTGGAAAGAGTTATAGAAATTTTATTAAAAAATAATATGAAAGAAAAAATTGATCCTGTTTTGGTATTTATGGCTATTATGTTTAGTTGTATTCTGCTTACACTTTGTTATATGTCTAAATTAGAAAGAGACGATAAAAACAAGAGAGCAGAGCTTGTTAAAGAAGCTATTGAAAAGAATTGGACACCAGAACAAATCCGAGTTATAGTAGAAGCAAGATGAGAACAATAAAATTTCGTTTTTGGAGTCCGCAGGGAAAAGCATTTGTACAACAATACAAATACAATGGACTTGTTGATGAATTGTTTGATGAGAGAGAATGGAGTATTCTAGTTCCTTCCCAATACACAGGAATGAAAGATTGCAATAATAAAGAAATTTGGGAAGGGGATATTTTAGAATATGAAAGACCTTTGACAAACAAAGATTCTCAAAAATATACCGCTGTAGTATCCTATGCAGATGCAGCTTATTTGCTTTCGGTTAAAGCAGTGTCTGTTGAAGGAACACTGGCTCATGTGTGGTTACATAATCTTTCTAATGCCATCTATAAAAGCAAAGTAAAAGTAATTGGGAACAAGTTTGAACATCCAGAATTATTATGAATACATTTTACGAAAGAATTCATGATGGGGAATTTTTTGTTTACAGTGAAGAAAGCAAAAAATTCTATTTATCAGCGATGAAAAAGTTTAAAGACAAAGGACATTTGGTTAGTGAGTATACGGAAGAAACTTTGGATAAACTTGTAAGGTCAGGTTCTTTTAAAAAACATACTAAAAACCCTGTTGTTATAGCTCAACACGATGTCATTACAGATCTTATTCTTGAGAATAAAAAACTTAAAGAAGAGATAGCACAACTTAAAAAAGAAATAAACAAATGAATACAGAAATAGAAACATTAACAAGCATAATAACAAAAGAACTAGATGAAATTAAATCTAATATAGTTCAAGACGAGGCTGATAAAAACGATTTGAATTGTATAACGGATGCAATCGAATGGTTAGAAACTATAAAACAGATTGATATTCTTGGTAAAAATACGGAAGGATCTGGACCTAATCCAGATAGAGTACCAGATTTATGGTTGACTGAATGTTCCGATTTTAACTTTGATTATGAGACAATCAAAGATGCTTCGGGTTATATTACAGCACCCATTTTTAAATATAAAACTAAGGTAGAAGCAGCATCAAATAAAACTTTTAAGACGATGCAGGATTTAAGAGAATATCTTAAATGCAAGAAATATCTATTGTATATGATTATTGTTTCTGTTAAAACTAAAGGATGTGACAGTGCTAGTTTTGTTCCATATCGCCTAGATAACCCTGAACTGAGATACACATTTAGAGGACATATATTAGAATGATACCTAGAAAATACGCAACATACCAAAACACCAAAGTTGGAGACAAGATTAGGTTTAGAGAATCCACTATGCATTGGTTCACAAATAGAATTGAGAATGCAAAGAAGCTAGTATCTGGACAAGTTTATACAGTAAAGAAAATTAGTGTTGCTTCTTCTTCAACTGGTGTTATACTAGAAGAAACAAACGAAGAAGTAGAACTAACTTGGTTTGATATTATTGAAGATTTATGAACGACGAATTAACAACAAAAATTTATAGAATGTTTCAAAATGAAACTATATTTCATAAAATTGAAATAAAAGACTCTACTGGTAAGATTTGGTTTGAAGGAAAACTATATACCGAAGAAAAACAAAACGAAACAAAGATTCCAAACCTGTATAAGAAGCTTGATCAAGCTATTAGAAACATTCCAGATCATTTTTAATTTATGAAAATAACATACGAACTAGAAAATATAATAGAAAATATATCTACACTAACTCCTAGCGAAATCATTAAAAAAATTGATGAATTTTTGTCTAGTACAAAGAGTTTTTATGGGAAGTACAGTGTAGATCTTAATACTCTATATTGTGGACCAAAAATTTACAAATACATTCAAATGTCTTCAAAATATAAAGTCGAAAAGAATGACGGAGATACTTTAGAATTTCCAGTTCTTTTTGGAACATGGGTTAATGAAGAACAAACAATTTCTTTATATCTTTCTCCAGATAAATGCAAAGAGGGTGAATTTATTATTGAATCGTGAGTGAGTATTGTCCAGGTGAACTGCCAGTAGGCTAAAGACCTACTGGCTTCAGAATGTACTTACGTCCATTCTTCTTTTTAAGAACTTCAACGCCAGTGCCTCTAGAAACCTTTGAGATCTCCTTTGGTCTTACCTTAGCTCCATTCCTGTTATCGACAGTTCCTGCCGATTGAATTGCTAATGCTCTTCTTAAAATATTCTTTGAAGCATTAACATCTCTATCATGTATTGTATTGCATTTAGAACAAGTCCAAGTTCTTTCATCCAATGAAAGACTCTCTTTGACCTGATCACAGCAACTACATGTTTTGCTGGAAGGATAAAAACGATCTATAGTGATCACTTCTTTATCATTCCATTGTGCTTTGTACTTTAATTTGGTCACAAAGCTTGACCAAGCTACATCTGATATTGCTTTAGCGAGTTTATGGTTTTTAACCATTCCTTTAACATTCAGGTCTTCTATTGCAATTAGATCGTAGTCTTTTACTAACTTAGAAGAAACTTTATGTTGCATATCATTACGAGAATTGGTTATCTTCTCATGTACCTTTGCAACAGCTATTCTAGCTTTGTCTCTTCCTTTTGATCCTTTTTCTTTTCTACTTAAAATTCTTTGCTTTTTAGCTAACTTAGCTTCATACTTCTTAGTGAACTTCGGATTACAATATCTCTGTTCTTCAGAAGTAATAATGAAGTCTTTCAACCCCAAATCAATTCCAATGCTCTTTCCTGTTTTCTTGTGTTTAATTGGCTTTTCCACAACGCACAGGAAGGAAATGTAGTATTTTCCTGTAGTTAATTTGGAAATGGTTGCTGATTTAATTTCTCCTTTTAGTTCTCTATGTTTAACAAATTTTAATCCTTCTTTGAACTTTGGTATTTGAACTACATTTTCTTCTTTTAAAGAAATATGTTGAGGGATCTGAAACGAATTTTTATTCTTTTTTGATTTAAAACGAGGGAACTTAGATTTCTTTTTAAAAAAATTGCCATAAGCTGTTTCCAAATTCATTAGAGTGGATATAAGAACTTGCGAATTAACTTCTTTTAACCATTCATATCCTTCTTCTTTTTTCTTAGCTACTAAATTTCCTGCACATTGATTAAAATTCAACGTTGTTTTGTTTTCCAAATAATGTTTTTGCTTTTCAGATAAAAAGTGATTATAGATGAATCTAGAACATCCAAAGTGCTTTGCTAAAAGAACTTCTTGCTCCTTTGTAGGAAGCAAACGGAACTTAAATGCTTTATGCATTTCGTTCTCTTTTAGTTCTTGACATTTCCCGATCATTTATTATACTTATCTCAGATGAATGTATTTTTAGAGTAAAAATTAAAAATACTTTAAAATATTTTAAATAGTAATTTATGAAACAATACACACCGGACAAATGGCTAGTTGTCAAGATTGAGGGAAAAAAATTTCCTTTGACTTATAAAGTATTTGCTTGTTGGTATGGAGGTTATTTAAGTGAAGACTCTTGGAAACTAAATAGCGGTATTACAAAAGTTACAAAAGAAGAAAATTTTTATCTGTTTAAAGGTTATTCTGGTTCTGTTTATTCTTGCAATGAAAATCGTTATGGTGCTACTATCTATGGTCACGGAGTTTTGCAGGACATTATCAACAAATCCAAAGAAGCTGGAGTAAATGTAGAAATAATGCCAGACGATACAAATTGGCTTGACTTGTCCTACGAATAATTCTATATTGATTACATGAACCCATTATTTGAAAAATTTGGCAAAGCATTTATTTGGTTTGCATTTGTTTGCTCATTAGCTTTTTACCTTTTTGCCATGTTTTTACGTTTATGCCATGGTTAATTCTTTTGCAAAATAAATTATGAGAGATCCAGACGATACCGAAGTATTGACAAAAGAAAAAAACCTTTCATCTAAAGATATATATTGGCTTGAAATGGAGCAAGATAGCTATAGAGATGATAAAGAGAAATTTGAAGCAATTGAAAAAACAATTAATAAACTTAAGACATTCACTAATTCAATGAAAGACAAAAGATACTTTGTTGAGATTGTAATAAAAGACTCTGAAACTTTAGAACCAGTTCGTTCTATTTCTACTGGTTCCGATTATCCAGAAAGTTTTTTTAGCAATCCTCATCCCAATTTAATGAGAGAAATTCATGGTTGCGTAGATATGCTTTGTTCAATACATTTTGGAAACGACAAACAATTTAAACTTTAAATGAAAAGCCTCTATAAAATTGAAAGACTTTGGGAATATCCTGATAACCCCGAACAAAACAAATGGACCCTTTTATTTCCTTTTGATTGTATGCAAAAGTCATTTGCAGAGGGTGCTTGGAGTATGTTAAAAAGTTATTATAATCAGAACTATAAGCACCGTTTGCTTAAAGATGGTGAAGTAATTGAAGAAATTGGTTATCAAAAAATTAAAGTAAATTAACATTATGAAAAATATTATGAGTGATACTACTGGTGATTCTAATTTTAAATGTAAAGAATTATCACCTGCTGATTGGCTTGAAATTTATTCCAAAATAAAAAAAGAAAGAGATATGTATCGAGAGGCAATTTTGAATTGCTTGGATTGGTCTAATGGTAGAGAATATGAGTGGGGAGAAAGAGCAGAAAATGCTTTTGCTTTTCTGCACAATGCGATATACAAAGAACATGAAAACACATTTTGATAAACAAATAGATAAGATTCGAGCAATGCTTAGTGATAAGATTGCTGATATGAAATTCAATCCAAATCTTTTTGAAGATAACAAACAAGATTATATTAATATTTTACACGATCAAATGAACAAAATGGAATTTGCTAGAGAAGTTCACAATTGTTATGTTCTTACAGGAGAAGTGAAAATTCCAAAATAATTTATGAAAACAGAAATTAAAAAAGTGGAGGATAATTTATATGTGTGATTGTTGTAATGCTAACAAATATTGGAGAATTTTTAGTAAAAATGGTAAACTAAAGAAAGTATACTGGGCAGATGATCCATATTTCTTCAAAGTAAAAGATAAAGATTTTGTTATAAAATATCATTCTAAAAATGTTATTAAGATCTATAAAATAAAAAAATGTACTGATCTTTTGTATCATAGCTGGATACCTACAAAAGAAAAATCAATAGCTAAATTAGCCTACCTAAAATAAGGGGGTATACTCACAAAGTAATTTATGAAAATTTCGAAAGTTAGTTTAGGTGGAGAGAACAGCCGTAGACGTACGAGTGGCACACGTTCGAGTCGTGTACTTTCGACCATTTTTAAAAAATTACAAAAGTTAGATAGAGAAATTACAAAACTCTATAAAATGATAACTCCTTTTGGGGATTTTGATTTTGGTTTTGAAAAACATAGAAACAAGAAACTTGAAGAACAAATCAAAAAACTTGACATGAAGAGAAAAGAAGTTAGAATGGAGAGAAAGAAATATGCAAAGACAACTTAAATTCCGAGCTTGGGATAAACCAGCAAAACAATTCACCTATCCAGACAAAGGATATCAGGGACATTATGTTCTTACTTTGAACGGACAATTTCAAAACTTTCAGAATGGTTCTGGTGGTGATGAATATGTTGTTCAGCAATTTACTGGACTCTACGACAAGAACAAAAAACCAATCTATGAAGGTGATATAGTCAATGTTCAAAGAAGTTTTACTCGTCCTGATGTTAAGGATGGGAAAATAGAATATAAAACAATTGATGGCGGGTTAGAGATAGGACAGGTAGTTTGGTGGGAAATGAAGGCTGCTTTTCTAATTGCTTATAAAGGTTATGATGATATGGATGATTTTCGATATCTTTCTTATAGTTATGAAGTAATTGGAAATATCTTCGAATCTAAAGAACTTTTAAACAATGAAAATTAACAATAAAAAACTAACAAAATTAGAGTTGGAATTATTAAAACTCCTAAAAAAAGCAATAGATGCTTTATATGATGCAGGAGAAGATTATATCTCAAATAGTATCTATGGTGATATGGAAAAGGCTATGCAGGAAACACAAAATGAGCAATAAAAAATTCCGCATTTGGGACAATGAACAAAAGAAGTTTGAATATTTTGAACTTAATAATATTACAGTTCCAAATATATTGCTAACTCAAGACAAATTTCCAGTTCAGCAATATACTGGACTCTATGACAAGAATAAAAAACCAATCTATGAAGGTGATAGAGTAAGGTTTGGCTATACTGGAAAAGTAGACTTTTTTGGTGAAGTTGTATGGCTTGAAGACAGAGCATCTTTTGGAGTTAGAACTAAGAATGCTTTTGAAACTTTTGAAGACTTAATGGATTATATGAAATACTTTGAAGTAGTTGGAAATATTTTTCAATTGCCTTGTAATCCAGACCATAATGGAGAATGTTTGGTTTGTGATTGTTGGTTGAGTGATTGTGAATTTATTAAAAAAGAAAATAAATCTTGACTATTCCTCAAACAATCTCTAATATTAAACTATGACAAACGAACAAATCAATATTGCAATTGCGGAAACGTGTGGGTGGACGGACTGCGTATTTGTAGAATCTCTCAAGCTAACAAAAGGCTTTCCGCCGCCGAATAATCCCACGATTTACGGTACATACGAAAATGGGATGGCCCAACTTCCAAACTACTGCAATGACCTAAACGTTATGCACGAAGCAGAACGTACCAGCACTATCTTCAAATCTTGGCGAGCTACCAAAACGTGGATGGACAACCTCTGCATTTGCAGCGACCTCGGACGTCTTCCCGAATCCGCCCCTGACTGGGCGTTTGTTCTACAGGCCACCGCTGCCCAACGCGCAGAGGCTTTTCTGAAAACAATCGGAGAATGGGAGGAATAACATGGACAAAATTTTTATAGAATATCAACCAGAAATTTGGAAAGTGGAAAAAGATACAATATATGCAGCAATTTCCGCTGTAGAAGCGGGACTTGAATATGCTAAAGAGTGTTTAGCTGTACATGATACTGGTCTTGGAAGAACCACTCTAAAAAACAAAAATTGGGCAGAGACAATAGAGAAAGATATTAGAGAATTGACAAAGACTCTTGCAATGCTTAAAAACGAGAGAAATAAAAACTAAGAAATAATATGGAAGAAAACGTGGATATATATCTAAAGAACTTCATGCAACTTGGTGAAGCTCTTATGAATGCTGGTGGTAATTCATTTATGATCCTTAAGCAATATGATGAATTTTTGAGAACACTTGCTGCTAATAATATTGAAGTTACAGCAAAATATAACTATCCAGAAGAAGCAATGCCTTTAAAAACTACAAATGGACCTGATTTCAGAATGACAGAAGAAGATTGGAATTCTTTTGGAGAATATCATCTCAAACCAGACGTTAATGAATGGAAAGAATGGGTAACAAGTGATCCAATCTGGCAAAAGCCTTTATGACACTCAAACAAAAAATTGTTAGTATTGTAATAGTGGGTGGTTTATTCAGAATCTCTGAATTTATTGCAAATATAATCATGTGGTTAATGAGATTGTTTAAGACCAGAAAACCTCATTATCTTTATGTATACTTGAAATATGAACAAGACTTTCTTTATCCTCTAGCAGAAAAGATTTGCTATTGTTTGGGTCTAAAAAGAGAATGGGATGTTCATCAAGAAGGGTTGGATAAATTACACAAATTAATTTTTGGAGAAGATAAATGAACAATAAAAAATTTAGAGTTTGGGACAACATTCAGAAGAAGTTTGAATACTTTGAACTTGATAATATTACTGCTCCTGATCGTTTGCTTTCTCAGCACTCATATCCCGTTCAGCAATTTCTTGGAATTTTAGATTCGCGCATGAAAGAAGTTTATGAGGGCGATGTAGTAAAAGGTATATACGGTTCGGAAGGGTTGGATATAATGGGAGAGGTAATATATAGCTATGATCTTTGCTGTTATGTTGTAGATTGGTATCATAAAATTGTTGATATTCATCTTGACTCTTTAGAAATTGTTGGTAATATGATTCAAGATTATATGTATGACGAGAGCGGCAAACTAGTAAAAAGGCTTGCCCTGTCCTAACAATTCCGCTAATATTAACTATATGAAAAGCCCCACAAACAAAGAAAAAATTTTACAGTACGAGTCTTTTTTGCACAAGATTAATATGTTTATTGTATCTTGTAATAATGATGGTATTAGAGAGTTGGTAGAGAATGCGGATACTTGGAGTTATGCACATAGGCGGGGCGAGTTTGTTACTGATGCACAAAGAGATAAAATGATCAATAGCGCATTCTGGAATCTTTGCGATACTCCTAAAACTGATAAAGACAGTGAAGAGAGGCAAAAATTTTGGGCTGAAGCAAAGGATAGAATATTGAAACAAAAAGAAAAAGTTTTAAAATGAATCATATGCCTCAAATAATAGAACTGGCTGATGGAACAAAATGCATAGCGCTCGAAGATTACGACAAACTTGCAACAGAAAATATGCTGGAAGTTAATAAAATTTACAATCAACGAGACGCAGCAATAGACGCAATAATGAAAATTGAAGAAATTTATATTGATGGTGATGATACCTACGAAGATTGGAAAAGCATGGGGCAAATCGCCAGAACATTTTTAGAAAAAATTACATGAGTCCAGAATTAATCAAAATAACTAAAAAAGTAGATTCTTTTAGAGAAATTCTAAAAGAACATGGTTTTGAAAATCTTGAATTCATATGGTATGCTGATGGTCGTTATTGTGGTAATTGGAAAGATATGTCGGTTGCTAAAGAAAAACCAGATATAGAAGAATCCTCATTATGGTGGCAATTCGGATTTAAAAGTAAAAACGAAAAAACCAAAAGACTCCATCTTGAAGCACTCATGCCAGTGTTTGAAGATTATTTTACATTTGATTTAAAATACTATCCAGAAATAGAATTACATGACCGAAAAAGTTATTCCGGACCAACGGCAAAATTAGAAGTTTGCGGAATTTTAGAAGAAGACTTGACAAATCTTCAAAAGCATATAGACTATTTATTGAACTTAAAATGAAATTACTATCAATACTACTAACAGTTCTTTTCATAGGACTAAAATTAACAAATAACATAACATGGTCTTGGATTTGGGTATTATCTCCTTTATGGATATGGATTTCTTGGGTGTTATTCCTAATATTCATGGCAGGATTGTGTGCATTCATTGTTCAGGTTTTAAAAAATGAAAACTAAACTAAATTGGAAGAGAATATGGTTAGATGATAACTCAGGTTATTGGTATTCAGCAGTAGTTCCTGTTATTGGATGGGAGTATATAGTAGATCAAAACTATCTTTCGAGAGAGAGTGAAGAGTATATTGCTGGTACTTACTTTTCTAAAACCGATGATGAGATAACAAGATTTTCTAAAAAGTTTTACAAGACAGAAGAAGCTGCCATGATTGCTTGTGAAAAACACTTGCAAGATACTGCTGAAAAATTCACTAAATGGATGAATAAAAAATGAACGAAGAAAAATTTATAGCTAAAAATCACTGCTTGAAAGACTTTCCAAAAAAAGATGAAACACTATTTGGGAAAGTAAGGAGTTATATTTTTGAAAAATATGGCTTTTGGGATGCTTGGGATTTGTTTCCTTATAGCTGGAGAATGACCTATTATGATAAGATTAACCCAATCTTCAAACCTCAAAACCAGCGTATTAGAAAAGCAATTCCTCGTACTTGGGTTGATGTTACCGAAATGGTGGTGAGTGTTAATTTTGAATTTATTAAAGCATTCTATGAAGAAGAATTTAAAGCAGATATTGTAGATTGGGAAGCAACCGAAAAACATAGTGAATTTGCAAAATGGTTGGAAGGAGCTTATGAATATATAACTAAAATTAGACCTCAATTGGAAATTGATCTACAAAACGCTTATCCTCCGCACAGAAGTTTTGATGAAATATTTGAACCTAAAACGGATGAAAACGGAAGAAAATTATTTCAAATGGTAGATGATGGTATTCCTTATGAAGTAAAATATAAAGATGTCAATAAAATCGAAGAAGAGATCGAAAAACGAGATACAGAAGTTTTAATAGAACTTATTAAACGGAGAGCATATTTTTGGACTTGACAGGATAAAAATTTAATATAGAATAAAACTTATGGGAATGTTTTCATATATAAAATGCAAAAAAGAACTACCACTAACGGATGAACTTAAAGGTCTTTCTGTAAAGTGGTGCGAAACTCAATTCCAAACCAAGGATATGGATAATTGTTTAGAAACTTACATTATCTCAGAAGATGGTGAACTATTGGAAGAAGTAATAGAATACGAATACACCTATTATACAGAAGAAGAAAAGAAGCAAAAAGATCATAAACCTTGGAATATTGTCAAGGATCAAAAAATAATAAAACAAGAAACCAAGAAGGTAGATTTTCATGGTAAGATTACTTTTTATGATACCTTTAACCTTAACGATCAACAAGACATTTGGGTAGACTTCGATGCTTATTTTATCTACGGAAAGCTGGATAAACTTGAATTAGCCAAGGTAGAGAAGTATGAAAACCGTAAAATTAAAATGAATAAATGGGAAGAGGAACATCAAAAAAAGATAAACAGCTTTCCATATAAATTAAAAAAGCGTTCTGGATACTTCTGGTTGTTGAATAGGCTGAGTATGATTTGCTATAAAACATCTAACTTCTTTAGTAGACTCAATACATTCTTTGTCAGGAAAATGAACTAATGAAATATCTTTTAATCTTCCTAAGTTGTGCTAATATTAGTTTTGCTCAGGTAAGCTTTAATGGTAATGTAAATTACCTAAAACAATATTCCGAAAACCTGTCATCTAAGAATAATATTCAATATAAATTTAAATTACATGAAGATCATAAATATATCGTTAGTTTATCAAATGCCATGAGTGTTGATCTGGATTGTTTTAATAACGAAATCAAGGAAACAAGTGTATTTACAACACTGCAAATAGAATTTTAATATGGAATACAAAGAATTCGAAAAGTTAATTAACAATTTAGAAAAATGCAGAGAACGTTCAAGTTCTATGCACAAATTAGGCATAGATTTGATGAACTATGATGACATTTACCATGAAATATTTGGAACTCTATTACTATCAGTATTTGGAATCGAAGGTAAAGATTGGATTGATTGGTATATGTACGAAAGACCTAGCTTTGGTGGTAAAGAACCATTAAAAGCCTTTGATGTAGACGGTACGGAGATTTGTCACAATATTGAATCACTTTGGAAAACAGTTAAGGAGCACATGGATGAAAAAGACAACTAAACCCGCACAACGAGAAGAAGCAACTTACTATTCAGATTTTTCTGGAAAATGTTTTGGTGAAATGCATCCCCCTGTAGAATTAATGATTGACTTTAATTATGGATCAAAGTATGATGGTAGTAAGTTGAGATTTGATTTGGATGACGATGATATAAAAGATATTCTGGCTCTTTTAAAATCTAAATTGAGTAATGATACAAAAAAAGGATTAAAGACAATGTATACAGTTCTTGACGACAAATACGAAGATAGCGTTCAAAGCCGAGATTGGACTGATTGCAACCTAATTTGTAACGAAAAAGATTTACTAGAAAAATTAATATGATCAAAAAAACAATAGAACCAACAGGAGATGTCTGCGTTAAATTCACAGAAGATGAACTAGCTCAACTTAACATTAAACAAGGAGATAAGTTCTCTATTAAAGAAACTGATGGAGGAATTTTACTTGAAAAGTTTTCTACGGTTGATATTAATTTATCTGAGCTTGACAGAGAACTAATAGAATTTCTTATTCAAGAATCTTGTGATAAAGATATTTCGGTTAATCAGGTTATTTCAGATCTTTTGGAGAAAGGTCTTGAACAATACAAATGAAAATATATCACAAAGATGCTTGGGGTTTTTGGTTCTTAAAACGTTATTCATTCTACGTCGAAGATGAATCAGAAGGATTAACTGAGATTTTAGTTGACAAAAACACATGGGTAAGTTATAATATAGGAGATTATTATGAAGTACCTTGAACAACGTGTAGAAGAATTAGAATTAGAAGTAAAACTTCTTAAGGCTAAAAACAAATTAAATGACACTTCCAGTTATTTAAATAACTATCCCCCGTATAATGATCCCAATAAAGAAGATTATATGTATAATCCTAGTATCAATTTAATGTCAGAACCAGACTTGGAAACAGATTTTTCTAGTCCGTGGGATTCTTCCGAAAAAATTAAGTGTCCTCTAAACCCCATTATGGTAAGTTTGAGTAGTTCAATTTCAGATAATGCTATTTTAAATTCTGATTATGTAGATTCTTCCGATCTTCCACAATGTTATCCACCTTATCCGGATGTTATTGGTTCTTATGATAATTTTGATTGGACTACTATGAAAGATTGGGCGAGTTTTAATCAAACCGATGAAATTCCACCGTATCCGGGTCACAAAGAAATTTCAGAAATTTCGCCAGAAAAGTTGGATAAAACAGAAAAAACAATAGAAAAAGATTTCGGTAAAATTATTTCCAAGTTTAAAATTTTACATCATGAATGGGAAATGGATGGATATGGCTATATAGTTAGAGATCTAGAATATAATAAAAACGCAATTGTTACTAATCACGGTAAACCTATGGTGGTTAATAAAGGTTATTTAAATGATATCATTTCGGGATACAAAGAAACAATTCAAGAAACTCAAAGAGCTTTATTTTTAATAAATGAATAATTGGACGAAAATTTTGGAGAATTTATCACTACAAGATAATGTAATAAAAGAAAGCGAAATTCTTTTTAATTTACCACATGATCTACATAATGATTGGGATAATTTCATGAGAGGTAAAACCTGTCCTATATTAGATAGTGGTGATCATGGTGTGTATAAATGGGATCTTAATCAATTTTTGAATAGATTTCGATGATCGATAGTATAATAATAACAGATCTTTCGAGTGCAGTTTCAAATTCCTTTAAAGATATAAAGGAAAATGTTTGGATTTCTGCTGTTGATGAAGCAGATCAGAAAAAAATTCGAATGATTAAGAGGAATTTTTTCAAAAAACACGTTCCTCATTTTGCTCAATATTTTTATGATTGGTCTGATGAAGATAATGATGTCTATATCCAAAGACACTTGGAAGAACTAGGACCGAGAGAACAGCATGTCAATAATATTATTTCTTTTTTACAAACAATTGTGGAGTCTAATAAAGTGTATCATCTTGGGGTTAATTGCTATGCTGGTGTTTCGCGTTCGACTGCAATAGGAATTATAGCTTGGGTCATACAGGGTAAATCTCCGCAAGAAGCACTGGATGAAATTATTAATATTCGGCCTATGGCATGGCCAAATCTACGAATTCTCCGATTTGCTTCCGAAAGATTGGAAATAGATTTAATGACACCAGTGAAAGAATGGAAACAACTTAATAGTAACGGAATTTATACAGGTGGATGGTAAAAAACATTGACAATTACAAAATTTTAGATTAATATAATATATATGATAACAGCAATATGGACATCAACAAAGTCATCCCCGATGATGGCAGAAATTAGACAAGCACTAAAAAAGAAATCAGAAAAAGGACAACCTCCTATTTCAAATAAAGAAGCAAACCGAACATGGAGAGAAGATATTTTGGGAATTCTTTCTGATGATCAAAAGAGGGCAAGAAAGGCTCTTCGTCAAGAAAAATCTAATAATAGAAAAGCACCTAAAGTAGAAGAGGATGTTTAATGTCTAAATACGAAAACATTCAGATAACCAAAGGGGTTTTAGATTCTAATCCTAATGCATATTTCGTTTTTGGAGATAATCTAGAAAGAATGGGATACGGGGGTGCAGCAATTTTAAGAGATCATCCCCATTCTATTGGATTTATTACTAAAAAGTTTCCGGATAATAAGGATGCATCGTTTTACAGACCGGAAGAATATTCGCCTGTATTTTTTGAAGAACTAAAAAAACTCAAAAATATTATTCAACAAAGACCAACTAAAACATTTTATATATCGCAGTTGGGCGGGGGATTAGCTAATAAATTTTTTATTTGGCAGAAATTAATCAGGCACAATTTAGTAAAAGAATTGGAGAATTTAGATAATGTTATATTTTGTTGGTCAGATGATTTTTAGAACATATCATCTGAAGCCTCCATATCTTCCATATCTCTTGTAGCTTTTAATCTATCTTCTATAGAAATTCCAACATCTTTTTTGTATTGTTCTGGATCGACATCATCAAAAAACGTTTTAGATGTCATTTCAGTGATACGGTTTCTCAGATTTGTGTCTAAAAATTTATTAGAAATTTCTTCTAATGATAACAGATTCAAAGAAAAATGGGGAGTTATTATTTCAACATAAATTGGGTTAAAATTATCATCTTCTTTAAATGCAATAAACCATTTTCTTTTATATAAATCAGATTTAGGAGATACTATTGCCATATAAACAGGAACGCCAGATATCAAATCTCCCCTCAGATCTTCAATTTTCCAATTTCTAATATTTCCTATTTTTTTATTGGGATAGCCTTCTAAATTTTTAAAATATGTAAAATAATCAAAGACAGTTTTTTTTATTGCATCTTTATTTTTTTTCTCATCAGTTGGTCTTCCAAATTTTTTTCTTCTCTCATCCATTCTACTAATCAAAGATTTTCCTAAATTCATAGCAGAATCATCAATAGTAAAATTATCAGGACGAATAACATTCATTTCTCTAATTGAAGGATCATCGTAATATTTTTTAATAGTTTCTGCTAATATGTTCATATAAATATTTACTATTAATTGTACTGTTTTTTTAAAAAAAAGATAAATAATAAAAAAAATATGAAAAATGTATACACCTCGTTGGAAAATGCGTATAAATCTATATATCTAAAAGAATCTGTATTTGAATCTGATGAAGAATTTATAAAATACGATAAAAAAGTAACAGCCGCTATAAACATAATTGCAAGATTTGATAGAAAATTGGCTCTTTTTTTGAAAGAATATATAAGAATAATACCATCAAAAGATAAAAAGAATCCAACCATGGGAATTAATCGGGCAGGAGAATTATTTTGCAACGTAGATTTTTTATTAAAACAAGTAACAACAACAGAAGCTGCTGCGGTATTTGTCCATGAAGCATATCACATATATAATTCAACATTCGGAAGACAAGAGGGTAGACATCGCAGATTATGGAACATTGCAACAGATTTTGAAATGAATAAGGTTATTGCACAGATGATGTCTGCACACGTAGATCATGCATTGAAAACCAAAAGAGATGAAAAGGACATAGAAAAATTTAAAAAAGTTAATATTCCTCGATTTGTTAAATTAATAGATGACTTAGGAAATGAACAATCAGCCGAAACCTGCACTCCAGTTTATAAAAATGGTAGGTTTTATATAGATTCTGAAGTGTGGGGAATAACAGATTTTGATATTACAAATTTAACCGCAGAACAAATATACAAAAAATTGATGGAAACTGCAAAAAAACCACCGGAACCACCACAACCACCAGAAGGCGGTGAACAAGGTGAACAACAAGGTGAACAACAAGGCGAACAAGGTGAAAAGGGAGAGGGTGAAGGTAAAGGAGAAGGCGAAGGCGAAGGCGAGGGCGAAGGCGAGGGTGAAGGTAAGGGTGAAGGTAAGGGTGAAGGTAAGGGTGAAGGTAAGGGTGAAGGTAAGGGTGAAGGTAAGGGTGAAGGTAAGGGTGAAGGTAAGGGTGAAGGTAAGGGTGAAGGTAAAGGTGAAGGAGAGGATCAAGAAAATACATTAAAAGTTGGGCAAGTCATAGAAACTAAATACAATCCTACTGAATATGGAATAGTAAATCACATAGATAAAAAAACGGGAGAAGTTATGGTAAGTCCTATTAGTAAAGAAGAAGCAGATAGATTAGCAAAATAAAAAAATGAAAACTAAAACATACAATATAAATGATATTCAGGTGTATAGAAAACAACCTAAAGATAGTCCTGTTGGTCCCGAAGGTTCTAAAAGCGGTAAATCAAAACCACCCACTCTAAAAGATATTTTAGATAAAGATATACATGTTCCGGGTCTTGATTCTCATTTAGGAAAAGATGATGAGGTAGAGGTAACCGATCTTCCAGAAAAATATAAAGGAAATCCGCAATATACTAGAAAATCTAAAGAAGAAAGAGAAAAATCCCAATCTCAAATAAATTCAGATGTAGAAGAAATAGCCGCTAGGATTGAAAGAGAAGAAGAGGAAAGATTAAAAGAAAGTGGAATCGGAAGATCGAATGATAGCGGCAGTGGAAGCAGTAGATTTAATAGAAAATATACTCCTTTAAAAATTGATTGGCAAGGTGTTTTGTATAGAATGATGGACAAAACACCAAAAATTGAAGAATTAAGAAACAGACCAGATACTAGATATATTGGATCTTATATATATGAACCATCTTATAGAGAAGTAGGAGAAGAAGATTTACTAAGAACCGTCATAGCCGTAGATACTAGTGGATCTGTTGGTAGTGATGTATTAAATATATTTTTAAGCGAAATATATAAGATAGCAATGCAATTGAGTCAGGTTGTTCTAACTGTTTTATTTTTTGATACAAGGGTTTATGCTCATATAGAAATAGATACTACAGAAGAATTTTCATCAAATAATAAACATATTAAGGATAGTAATGTATTGTTTCAATTAGTAAGCGATAAGAAAAAACTAAAAAGTTTATTATTTGGTGCTTTAGATATAAAATGGGGGGGAACTAATATATCAAATGTTACAAACTATATAAAATCTCAACGAATGGAACCATTAGACGGATTTTTAGTCTTTACGGATGGTGGTGTTGAAGATAGTCCAAAAGTTCCGACTGCTAATGAAAAAATAGCATTAATATGTGCAGATAGCTATAGTCTTAAATCTGGAATTGAAAAATTATCTCCATTAATGAAAGTATATACGGCAGATGTTCCTCATTCCTAAAAAAATAAATGTAGAATAAATATATAGTTAAGATAAATAAAGTATAAAGTATGAAAAATAATGATATTGTTAACCTAGAAGAAATGTATTATAAAATTATTTCAAGAGAAAATAATGAGCGTTTATTAAAAGAAGACGATGAAAGTGATGAAGAGGTTTCTGCTATGTTTGGTAAAAAATATGATATAAACCCAACGGAAGACAATGCACCAATGCCAAATTTAAAAAATTTGGCTGCGGTTAGAAACCTAAAACCTATGTTAACACATATGGCAATGGTTGATCTGAATAAAGCTTGGGATGAAAACTATAACGAAGAACCAGACAAAAATAAAAGAACTATGTTGTTTTTCGGAGAGCCTTCTACAGGAAAAACAGAAGGTATTTATAATTTTTGTAATGAAAAAGCAGCTGAACTTGGGTTGGATGCTAGAGGAAGAGAGCTTAATAAAATGATTAAAAATTCTGTTGAATATAAAAGATGGAGAGAATCTGATGAATATCAAAAAAGGTTTAAGGATACATCTGATGAAAAAGGAGCTAAATCTTTTATAGATTATGCCAAACTTCCACCAGAGTTTAAAAAGAATGCATCTTTTATTGAAAACGAAATTCGAAGTGGAAATGTTTTTACACTTTTTCAAGTTAATGGTGATCAAATAATTCCTATGGAAATTATGGGTATTCCAGATTTATTGAATCGACCAGAACCAACAGGAGACGAAAAGGCAGATAAACTTGCAGTAGATACTTATAACATAAAAGAGGCTCCTATGACGCTTGCTATGGAAGGCAATGCAAAGGGAATTTTTTTTATAGATGAGTTTAATAGAACTCAAAATGGAAATGTATTCAACCTTTTTATAAAACTTTTTGATGAGGGATTATGGGGAGGAAATAAATTATCAAATGGTATAACCATTTGTGGTGCTGGAAACGTAAAGCCACACGGAAAAGCATCTGGAGGTGTTTTTAGAGATGTTTTTGAACAAGAAGCATTAATGACCAGAGCTACACAATATTATGTCTATTTAGATGCTACCAGTTGGTTTGACTATGCAGAGAAAAAAGGATTTAAGAAAGATATTATAGGATTTGTAGCAGAAGCACCATATAAAAGACTTGGTCTTCAAAACCAAAATCTTATAAAAAATACTGTTGATGATACTGCAACGGCTATATCTGCGGCTCCTGAATGGGAACAACCTTATCAAGAACCAGAAGAAAAGGGTATAAGACCTTCTCCAAGAGCAATTGAAAGATTTAATAAAACTTTTAAAAGACTTAATTATGATAAGTCATTTGCAATAGTTTATACAAAAATTATTAAATCAGACCCCCAGCTTCGAACACCGGAGAATGATAGATACTATGAAAAGATAAAACAATATGTAAACTTAGAAAAAACAACTGATAAAGTAGATGTGGTTTCTTCGTGGTGGCAAGAAGATGTTATTAAAGCAGCACAAAGCGACTGTGGTAGTAAATGGGCTGATGATTTTTGGTTGTATTTAAAAGAAAAAGGCGGCATAAAATTGGAAAATTTAAGAAAAAGAGGAGCAGATTATGATCAAGAATCATGGAGTCGAGGAGGATTTGCAATACCATTTAATATAATCCCACAAACAGTAAACAAAGCAGCCAATGCTTTTGGTACAAAAGTTGGCGATGTATATAAACCAGATGTAAGCAAATTAAAAAACATAAAACCTAATTCTAACGAAGAACGTATTTATAATGATATGGTAGCTGTATTAGAAACGCTTGATAACGCATACAACAAAAATAAACAACTTATGGCGGCTATCACGCCAAGATTAAAAGCTAAGGGGTTATTGGTGTTTTTAGATGAGTTTGCGAGTTATTTAACTACTGGTGGTGCAAGAACTCCTGAAGAAAAGGAAATTGGAATATTAGCTTCGCAGATATTAGTACAATATGTTCAGGACAAGAACGCAGAGAAATCAACAAATCCTGATAGCGATGAAGACATCGAAGCTAATAGACTTGAAATGAAAGAAAATATCAGTACAAATCTAAGACACAAAATATTAGCAGAAAGATATTTCTATTATAATTTACCTATAAGAAAATCTCAATACGAAGAACTGAAAGAATCTAGATATAAAAATTTTTGTAGATTAAAACCATTTAAGACAAAATTCGAAAATTTATTGGAAAATTACGAGAAAATTGATTTCAAAAAAGAAGAAACTCCATATAAACTTCCAAATCTTATTAAAAATAGAATACAATATTTAAAAATAGAAAAATTGTTACACACAATTCAAGATCATTACAAGATAGGTGCATTGGATTCTAACATTTTAAGAGCATTGAAAAAAATTAAAACACAAGATCTTATAAAATTTATAAAAGATTTTATGGAAGAACATGAATTTGGTCCAATAACAACAAAATTGATAGATGAAGTATTGGAAGACAATGATAGAGTCGTTTCGATTCTATATTGTCTGGAAGATATTATTTCAGACTAATTGTTCACATTCTATTCCATAGAATTTAAAAATCTCTAAGGAAGATGTGTCTCTCTTGTAAACTTCATTATATATTACATGTTTGATTCCGTGTGCAGCTATCAATGTTGCACAGGAACCGCAAGGAAGTAATGTACACGCAAGTAAATCACCTTCTCCTCTTTTAACATTAAGAAGAGCATTTGCTTCTGCATGTATCATGTATTTTCTGCGTTCGTCTCTATCTTTCCAAAACTCTTCTGTAACATTTTTTCCAGAAGCAAGTCCGTTATATCCCACACCAACAACTCTATTTTCTTTATTTAAAACAACAGCACCAACCTTCATAAAAGGATCTTCGGAACGAAGAGTGGTGACTTCTGCCATTTTTAGAGCATAATCTTTCCAAGAAATTCTCATATCAATTTAAATCCTTTAAAAAAATATCCCATTCTTTTATATTGTGTTTATTTTTAATATAAAGACTTACTGGAAGATCTCTAGGTGCTAATGGTTTTCTAATTAATGTCAAGCCAGACTCTTCCGGAGTTCTATCTGCTTTCTTTGCATTTACTTCTTTATGAGCCAATACGCAATTAGTCCAAATACTTTTACCGCCCTTACTTTTAGGAATTATATGATCTATGTTTCCATTGTTGGGGGTTAGTTTTTTTCCGGTATATTGGCAAATTCCACCATCTCTGATCCAAAGATTTTTGGTTGTAAACTTCGGACGCTTGAAAGGAACTCTATCGAAATTAGAAAGTACGATAATTTTTGGGATTTTGATTTGTAAACTTACTGTTTTTATATATGAAGAATTTTCATCATAAGGCATAGAAATCCAATCTTCCCACTTTAATGGGACCATATTATCCTCTCCTCTTACATCCAAACCAGTTGCAGAATCATCATACATCATTGAGATGGCTTCTGCTGGACTTTTAATGTTAATTGCTTGCCAACATCTATTTAAAACTAAAACAGTTTCTTGTCTAATCGTATTCATACATTTTAAAAATGGTGGAAGATAAGAGATTCGAACTCCTGACCAATAGTGTGTAAAACTACCGCTCTACCACTGAGCTAATCTTCCGTTTTCAAATTATAATAAAATATAATTAAAAATGCAACAAAAAAATTTATCAATAGCCGTGTTTGGTTTGAACAACATCGGCAACTTCAGAAATAGCTTTTAATGCAGTTGGAAGTTTTTGCATCATCCAAGGTTCAATTTCATGCCCATCTTCAATTAGCTTCAATAGCATTTCGATTTTTCTATGAGTATTCTCCAAGCTAGTTTTTAGCATACCAACTTCTTCCTTTTCATTTTCAAGTGCTTGTTCCGGAGAAATTTCATATGGAATTTCATTTTCAACAACATCATCATATGCTTCGGCTAAAAGTAATAAATCTTTTTTATTCATAAAACTACTTAGTATATTTTAAAATAATATTAATAAAAAACATTATAAAGGATAAGTATGATATAACATGGCATCTTTAACACCAGTAATTGCTAGTAATCCAATAAATCCAAATGTTGGTTGGAATAATTCTTGGATAAAAGTAAACAATGATCAAAATCGAGCATTGTTCGCACAGACTGGTTATATAGTTAACTTACAAGAAACTAATAAAGCATTAAATTCTTTAATTGTAAATGAACCCAATAGCAATGGATTTGTTGTTATTGATGATAAATTACAGCATGATGGAAACTTTCAAAGTATAAAGGTTTTGTCCGCATGTAAAATTTCTGGATTGACAGCAATTAATACAACCACCGGAAGATTACCAGTTTATGAATTGCCCGTTGGATTTGAATTTAAAACAGAAATTCGTAATATTACATTAGCATACGGAGCAGTAATGGCATATAATTCCGCCGATTCTTATTCATCCACAATACAGCAAATATATCCAAATGCATTATTATCAGAAACATTTGGTTCTAAAACAATAAACTTTATACAATCAGAATTTGGATATACTCCCGATAACATTGTTGTAGCAGAATCTATATGTTCTGACGATGTGGATGCTCCTAAGTTTATTGGAAACATAGGACAATTTCCGGTTTCAATGTCTTCATATCTCGGAGCATTTATGGCTGGTGGATTAGCAGGCTATCCTCACACTGGAATTACTGGATTGGTTGCATGGTTAACACATACAACAACCGCTTTGAGTGGAGCACTTTTCTTATATGCTGCTCCTCATATTGGAATCACATTTGACGGAGACGTTGGATTTATGAAAAGAAGAGGACAGGGAGGAATATTATCTTCCACTTGTGGAGCCGTTGACTTAGCAATTTCAACCGTTGTGGCTTCAAATGCAGTAGATCCTAACACATCATTTGCATTTTCTGTTAAAGATGATTATCAACAATTTACATTAACAAATATTCTATGGAATAATAGAAGTACGCTTTTAGCTACTGCTCCCGCCGATAGAATGAGAGTTGCTACGGAAATAATAAGAAGTGCTATACAATCTTGGGTAGAAACAAATCTTCCAGCTGCATATGCTATTGCTGCTAGTGTAGGATTTGCTCCAGATGTATATTTCTGCTCTGGAACATTCATAAATACTGATGATGGATATGATGCGTATGTAGATGTAAGCAGCTTTGCTAAATACAATTCTTCGGGATGGGTAGACTATACAACAGCATTTAAAAACACTTTACTATAAATTATGGCAAATCCAACAACATATACCCAAAAGGTTACTTCTGTTAATTACAGTTGGGGAGATAATAGTTCCACAAATTCTTTTAAATTATCAAGTGCAATTACAGCACAAAGCTTTGGCAGTATTGCAGCAACACTTATTAAAAATGTTTCTGGTTTTAATACAAATACCGTTTTAATGGCTCAGTCAATTTGTGCAGATGATATAGATGCTCCTATATACGGAAATAATAATATAGGACAGCAACCAGTTTCCTTACAACCATTTCTAGGACCGTTTATGGAAGGTGGAATTGGTGGCTATCCATTTGCAGGAACTGTTGGTTTAATTGCATGGGCTAGTCATATTCCAGCAGTATCTGGTGCATTATATCTTAATGTAATGCCGCATCTCGGAATCACTATCGATGGGGATGTTGGATATGTAAAAAGAAGAGGTCAAGGAGGAAGTCTTTCAACAACTTGCGGAGCAGTTGGACTTGCTGTTAATTGGGTTTTAAATAATAACACAGCACCTGTAAGTTCAAATTTCGTTGAAGATTTTCAGCAATGGGTTCTTACTGATATTGTTTGGAATTCTAGACAATATATAACTCCTGTAAATGTTCCTCTAAGTGCAAAAATGATAGTTGCTACAAAAAGTATTTTAAATGCTGCTTCTGCGATCACCGAAGTAATACTTCCAAATGCTTATAGCTTTTATTTTGGCAATAGCAATAGAACTCCGGTTTTTGTTTCATATGGTACATTTATAAATGTAGACGATGGATATAGTGCATACATCAACATAGATGGATTTAAAAGATATGATTCCTTCGGTTGGGTTGATTATACCTCTTATTGTAGAACGCTAACTGCTTAATTTTTTAAGACTTAACATTAAAAATACTATAAAGCAATCACAATTGCTTTATAAGAATATCATATTCTGCATCCAGTTCATCCAATTCTTTGTTAATTTTTGAAAGCTCAACGAGAAGGTTTTTACATTCTTTTGGATTTTTTGTGTATATATCCAATATATCATCTTGCATAATTGATACTTGATCTTTAATCTCTCCTACTTCTGCTGCTTCTTTATATGTATCTTTCATCGAATTACTTTCATTCCTCCGGTTTCAAGATTTGTAACTCGGTATGAAGTATTGGTATGCGGGTAATATTTGCTATATTTTGCATGATATTCTATAATATCTTCCCTTGTTTTAAAAGGAGACAACATAACTTGATACCAATTTCCTGCATTTTCTTTTCTTTCTAGTTTATACATATTAGTCTTTATAGTTTCGGTTGATGAGTTTAAATCCAAGTGGGCGACGAGATGAATAACTTTTTGGATAAGATGATGGTCTTACTACGATTCCTTCTCCGTCTAAACCACTTGGATATTTTTGTTTGTCTGCAAGTTCTTGAAGTTTTTGCAATGGATTTACCCAAAGTTTTATTTGTTCTTCTAAACCTAATTTACATACTAGTGGAACGATATCACAATGTAAAGAATTTTCGCAAAAATCTTTCATCTCTTCGTAGGTCATGTATTTTTTGTTTTCACTGATTTGAAATACAAAGATCTTAACATCTTCCAATTTAAGCTGATTTCGTTGGATTCCATTTCCACAAAGTTCACCCTGAATTGTTCCTGTCCAATTTTCTGGAATGGTAAGTTTTTTTGCGGCTTTCCAGAATGTATTATTTTCGGTCTCTTTCTTGGAAAGATTCCTTGTACAAACTTGTGTAAGTACACCATCTTCAACAATTAGAGTTATAGAACTTCCATCGAGTTTGCTTGTTACTGTGATATGAGAATCGTGATTGAGAACCTTTTCAACTAAATTTGGATCATTCAGCCCATTGTCTTCATCTGTTTTAGAGATAATACTTGTTGGAAAATCTCCCAATGTTTCTCCGGAAAGATTTGCAGGGATTTCCTTCACATACTTTTGAATACCAAGCAAAGTAGTTAAATCCTCACCAATAACAGTAGTTTCTGTAAATTGATCAGGAAATTCACTGAGAGGTATAACCAATCCTGAACTATATTCTCCACGAAGTTTTATATTTTTAAGCCTAATTGGTTTGTCTGGATTTTTAGAATCTACTAGAAATTCTGACCATTGACATCGAGGAACGATTGTATCAATCGTAATGAATACAACCATATCTCCTTCTTTATGGATTCCTTTTTTTACTACCGTTTGCCATCCAAGAACTTCACAAAGTTCTAAGGAATCAGCATTAGGATGCTCACGAACGTTTTTTAGGATTTCTACTGATGCTAATTTCATAATCAGTATTATAGTTTTTTTTCTGAAAATGTCAACAAAAAAAATGGCGGATGACTGAGGTATCGATCCCCATGCCTTTCAGCACCGCTAGTTTTCAAGACTAGGTTTAACGCCAGTTAAATTAATCATCCAATTATTTTTAGCATCAAAGCTATTAACAACTTATCATAAACTGTATACATTTTTAATGAAAATTTTCTAATAGAGGTAAGGTACGGTTGACGGGTGCTGCCCCCGCTGTCTTCTCCGTGAAAGGGAGACGAGTCTGCTGTTTCTCTTCAACCGCATATGGAGCCTGAGATCGGATTTGAACCGATGACAGACGGTTTACAAAACCGTTGCTCTACCACTGAGCTACACAGGCGTTATTAAAACTTATCACCTCTAAACAATAAAGTCAATTTATTAAAATATATTTTTTTTCTATAATCTCAACCCTTGAATTGTTACAAACTTTGACTTTATAAAAATCTTGATTATCTTCTAATATATAAACGATTTGACCATTTAGTAGAGTAGGGTGTAAATTTGTATTTACAACTCCTTGTCTATAGCTTAAAGTTTTCATGAAATATTATTCTATTATGGTGATTTAGAATAGTTTCTTCTTTCCAAATACACAAGTCTACTATCAATAGAGTCCACTTGTTTTTGAAAATTAGATAAGACTTGATTATATGCTTTTAACTGCTCTGTATATGCAGTTTGTTGATTTATAATTGTTTCTAATTTTGTTTGTGTAATTTCAAATCTAGTTTTTAAAATTTCGTCTTGTACTTTGTCAGATTGAATTTGTTTTTCAACATATGCAGTAAATTTATCTGCTTTTACATAATTTGTTGATAACCACATAGTATAATAGCCCATAGCAAGAAAAACCATAACGGTCAATAATGGTTTGAAAATAACATTCAAAAAGGCACGATGAGTCAATTCAAATACTACTAACTTATCGACAATGCTTTTTGGCTCTGTTTCTCCTGTGGGTGGATCTATCTCTGACATATGCTTGCATATATTTATCCTTTTTTATAAGCATTACTGGAAAGAATTATTTTTTTGTAATTCTAATAATTCTCTGATAGCATCTTCCACGGTGTTTGGCTTTATGTTAATAGGAGATTTAATCTCTTCGGGAGGATTTATCTCCTGAAATTTGTCAAATAGCTGTTGTTCCAATCCAAGAATAGTCGGATCTTTCTCAATAGTTGGCATTCCTCCAAAAGAACTGCTAAACATATTTACCGGATTATGTTTTACTTGATTTAGATATATATTTGATAGGCTCATACACAAGTTTCTACTAATTTAGCTTCTGCTTCTCTTCTTGATAATAGTCCATCCAAGCCCTTACCTTGCCATATACGCTTCATTTTACGCAATTCCTTGGCAATGCCCTTATAATCTCTTTTAGGAACCAAGGCTCTTATATTACGCATTTCTAAACGACTATCTCCAGACATTGAAGAACCTCTATTAAACACCAAAGAAACGATTGCTCCGTAGGCATCATCACACAATTTATCCAATTCTGGAAATGCTTTTTCTGCGAGTTTAGAAAATTTTGTCCATGTTAAGTTATTAAACATTTCAAGTGCTTGGTCCCATGAAATTACTATTCCACTATCTTTATGCAATTTTGTATATTCTTTTCCTGCTTGGCTTGTTTTGCCAGAAGCACCTTTGACGATTTCTAATTGTTCTTTTGGAAGAAAATAAAATAACTTTTCAAGTTCTGTTGGAGAATAATACGCACAATCTACACCGATTCCTAAAGTAAATCCACTTGCCCCGCCGGGCCATGTTGGTTTGGATAAATATTTTTCATAGTAAGATTTGCCTCCTCCTACTTCATATTCTAATATTAATGCTAATGCTTTTGGTGATGGAAGTTTCATACTTCTACCTCCGAAATATTATAATCATCTTCTTTTGCATTATTAGTTAAAACAATATCTTTTTTTATTATTTCTGTGTATCCTTGTGATGATGCATTGGATGAACTATTATATTTTAAATCAACTGCACATTGGACCCCAAGATATGCAGCTATAATAATCGCAAATATTTCTATAGTTTTGGAAAAAATTGTTACATAAGCTGTTATATGCTCCGGTGAACTGAATAAGCTCAAAATAAAAACACTTGAGTAATAAAGAATAGCTAACATTAAAATAGAAGTAAAAATTATAAAAAACTTCTTGGAAGAAAAATGATTTTGATCTTCCATTGTTTTTTTTAAAAACTCTGGTGTATTTGGGGGTGCAACTCCATTTTGTAAAAAGGCTGTTGCGCTTTTTGTAATTCCTACAATATTCTGCCACATATAAACTACTTAGTTTATACGAGGATTAAAATACTAAACCACCTTTGAATCTAATATAAATACCAAATGCTATAATCAAACTCAGTAATGCAATAACAATATTTCTTTGTAATATGGCAAGATCCTTTTCCACTAGCTTTCTTTGCATATTATTAAGATCTTTAACCATCTTATTATTATATTCTTGTTGTTTAATTAATTCTTCGTCTACGGTTTTTTTAGTTTCTATTAGTCTTGTATTATCTTCTTGTATCTGCTTATATACTTCTTTGTCTTTTAAAAGCTGATCATATTCAATCGAGCTTACTACAATTACTGTATCATTTTTATATTTTTCAGGAACGACCAAAACTCTTTTTTTGCCTTGTTCTATAGTAGAAGATTTATATATAGACTTGATTTCAATTCTTTCCTTCGGAGGACGAACTATTCGGGATGCTTCTGTAAGATAGTTATCTGTTAAATCCAATCTAGCAGAATCCAATGAATCTTTGGCAGCATATACAGTTTTTGACAATGCTTCCGATTGTTTTTCTGTGTAAACAGTACAACTCAGTAAAAAGAAAGAAACTATTGGAAGCAATAATATTTTCATATTAAACTATTACTTCCAATAGTAATCTTGAGTTAGAATTTACTTCTGATTCCTCAGTTTCTATTTCTGGATTGGTTTCTGTTATTGTAGTATTGTTTAATCTATCTACTATCTGACCTAATTTATTATCAATGTTTGTTAAGAGTGTTAATTCGTTTGTTATCATATCCAAACTATTTACACTAGATTGGATATAATAGTATTAAAAAAATTAAACCCTTATAGTTTTATTCAATGAACAAACGGTAGCCTTGTTTCCATGAACAACAACTTGTTCAACGCCAATCGTATTATCTGTATAATTCACAACAGCAAATCCATTTTGCCAGTTTGCGTTTTGAACATAATCAACATCAAACCTACAGGCACAGGCATTCTCATAGTTTACAAATGTTTGTTCCTCTCGATGACCAGCAGAAGGAAAACGCTGAGAAGAACAGCCAAATCGATGAGTATGATTAGTCAATGTCGATGCAAGAATCTTTTCAAATTCTCCCCTAGCAGACATTCCTCCATGTTTCCGTACAACCGTTCCATGCTGAACGATGAGATTTGTTGGTAGAATTACACTATCGACCAGTTTAATCCTGCACCAATCTTCTTGTGGGAAAAATACATTCTGATAGCTCAATAGTTCTTGAACCCTTGGAAGACAAGCAAGAGTTCCAATTCCTTGGCTAATGTACCGCCAATAACGACCTTCTTGACTATTTCCAGAATGATTTGCATTCGTTTCTAGAATTTCACAATCCCAATCAACTGTAATATCATGAAGAATTTTCAAAAATTTATGATACCTTTGTTGTTCATCTGATAGGGACTGAAAATGTCGAGCGTCCTTTGGATATTTGCTAATAGCAAACATATCAAGAGTATCTCCATTGAGAATTACCTTTTCTGGTTTCAAATCAGAAACTACTTGGTAAAAAATCTCAATAGTGGGTTGATGCTCCATTCCGAAATGAAGATCACCAATAACGACTGCAATTTTATTTGGAGATTGAGAAACTTTACTCCTGACAGGAGCAGGATAACTAATAGGCTTAATATTCTCAATAAATTTTAGAATAGTTTCATCCTTGCTTTGAATGTTGTTGTATAAACTTTGAAGAGAATTAACATTGAACAAATCGTTTTCATCTGTTGTAATAGTCTCTTCGATGATAATTTTTTTAGTGCTTCCACCAATCCAACCAAATAGTGTTGAACGAGGAATGTTCAATAATGTTGAAATTTCAGTATTTGTCTTTCCCTCTTTTCTGAGAGAAATAGCAAAGTCGATTAATTTTTGTTTTTCCTTTTCGTTGAATATAGCCATAATTTTTGGGTTAGGGGGCTAATATTACAGGAAATAATATATATGTCAATTACTTTTTTTAAAAAGTAGCCTGTTGGGTTGTATTATGCGTCCAAGAATACAAAAAGAACTACGGCTAGAAATACCAACGATCCCAACAGTGTGGAAGCACCGTTCTTAATCGCAGGGGACTACTAACTCTTCCAAGTTTTCATCCAGAGAGCCTAATTGTTTACTACGGCGAGAACCGTGTACGTAAAAATTTGGCTTTATTCTTAATGGTATCAAATATTTTCGATACCATCAAATTTAAACAAACTTCAAAGAATCAGAATTCAAAAGTTCTTCGACTCTTGCTTGTGCAGATTCATTTGTCCAATTAGAAGCTGCTGCATATTCTTCGTCGCCTTCCCAAAGGATAACTCCTACTGGAAGATCTTTAATGCGAGCAATGATCTTTTTTTCTTCAAAAAGATCTCTAACGGCAAGAATTTTTACTTCTTCTACTGTTACTGTTTGTGCGGGTCTTAGTGTTATTGTTTTACTCATATGTTTATATATTTACAACCATCAATTAAAAAAAACTATTTAAATATACTTACATCATTTTATTCCTTTATTCCAAATACTAATTCTTTGCAAGATTCAAATTTTTCAACAGGTTCCGGAACTTCCCAACCAAAAAACCAAAATTTGTTTTTTCTAAACTGAGCAATTTCTACCAAAGAATTTCCTTGCTCATCTTTGTCTTTACTAGTAACTAAATAAATGTGTTCTTCTATTAATTCAGGTGATTTTATTTCTTCCATAATCATAATTAATACAAATCAATAATATTTCAATAATTAATTTTTTTATTGGTTTTTTTAAAACTTGAATTTAAAAATATTTTATTTCCTATATATAAAAATAAAAATGATGCTATTGATATAACAAGACTTCCAATTCCCAATGAATAGAATATATTCCAGAAACAATCGGTTTTTCCTATAATATTATATATAACTAAACTGAAAAATGTTAACAATGCTACAATTGCAAATATATACTTAAAATTAAGTATTGTCATAAAATATTATTAATATTTAATAATTTTAAATACAGTTTAAATATAAATATAAATTATAATTCATAAAATCATGGAATCTAAAAAATTAAATCCATTAATATGGGATGTTAGAAACAATCTATATGATCCTATAAAAAAGAAACTTCTTTCGATTTCGCAAGACTTTTTAGATACTATCGAAGCTCCTATAGAAATTAAAAATATTTTTCTTACGGGATCTCTTTGCACTTATGAATGGACAGATGAAAGCGATTGGGATTTGCATATCATAGTTTCTATTGAAGATGGATATTGTGATGAACTTACAATAAAGGACTACTTCGATGTTAAAAGTAAGCTATATAATAAAGAACATGACATTTTTATAAAGGGATATCCTGTAGAAGTTAATCTTAAAGAAAAAGAAGATCTATTAAAAGATAAAGCGGTTTATGATTTGCAGAAAGGTAAATGGTTGGTAACGCCTGTTCATTCTGAAATAACGTTAAACAATTCTGAAGTTTTGAAAAAAACAAAAGAAATGCAATCTATTATAGATAATGCGATTGAAAATAAAGTTTCTTTAGAAGAATTAAAAGAAATACGAGATGAGATAAAAAATCTCAGAAAAGTGGGATTAGAAACTGATGGAGAATTTTCAATTGGAAATTTAGTTTTTAAAAATTTAAGACATAGTGGATATATCAAAAATCTTTATGACTATAAAGCAAAGCTCGTAGATACTGATCTTTCCTTGGAAAGTTTTTCAGGATACTTTAAGAAGATTTTAATTTAGCAGCACATACTAAAACGAGTTTTTCAAAGTCTTCTGGACAATTAAAATCATCTAAAAACAACTCTTCTAAGATTGTATTTTCCAATCCTTGTTTATAAAGCGTTTTAACATGAAGGAGTAAATCGTCATCTTTTGGTGTTTTTTTAGTTTCAGATTTAAAATCTGCAACGAGCAATTCGTGTGCATCTTCAACCACCTGAATTAATTCTTTAATTGTCATATGCTAAAATTTATCTTAAAGAGTAACCACTTTAATTAAAAAATGTAAATACATTTTTTTAATATATAAAATACAAATAAATAGGTAAGTAGAAATACATAAAAAAAAATATATGAGAAATAAAGATACAATATTATTAGAAAATGCGTATTTAAAGGTTTTCAATGAAATGATAAGAGACAGAGCATCTTATGGCGGCAGTAATAGATCAATTGGTTATGGAAAAAAAATAATAACACCGGGCAAAGTTCAAAGATTGAACGTAAGGAATGAGCAAGAACGAAAATTACTTGAGGAAGCATTAAAAAACGCGTTAGATTTCTTTAAATCTGATCCAAACAATTTAGAAGCAGTTAATGCAATACTTAATATATTAAAAAAATTTAAGGATGCAGGTATGCCGATTACAGACTTAGAACATAATAAAGAAACGCTGGATTCACGTACAATTCTAGAAATGATATTAAAAACTTTATCATCAGATGAAAATCCACAAGAATTGCTAGCCACTAATAATTATAATCAATATATGTATGGAGTTAAAAGTTTTGGATCGATGAAAACAGAAAAACGTCCTAATCCAATTCCCGGAAGGTCGAGAGAGCTTTTTGATATATTTAAAACTGCAAGAAAATTATTAAATTTACCTGTTTTTGGAAATAGAGCAGAAAACGTAGCTATTCAAAGTATCAAAACAAAAGATGAAGGCGAAACTCCCGAAGAAGACGTAAAAGATGGATGGATAGATGGGATATACTATATCAATGATGAAGCAACAGATCTTGATGAACAAGGAAACGGTATGTGGGAGGGACAGGAATATGAAAATGGAAATCTTAAAGAGGATCCAAAAGGTAGACAAGTAACCCTTTTATATTATTTTGCACAAAGACTTAAATGCTTTTTAGATGGTGAACTCGTAGGATATACTGACAAACGTTATTTTTGGGCAAATAAAAGAGGAATAGAGTTGGGATTGTTTGACGAAGAAATGCTTAATAACAAAAACAAAGGAGGATGGCATGGATATAAAGGAGAGAAAAGTATAAATAAAAATTTAATACATAAATATGATAAAAGATTTAAATTATTAGAGCCAGAACTTTTTGTATATAAATATAATGGATATGTACCTGCTCAAGGCGTAGTAGAAGGTGAAATGTTCCATGAGACTGCAAAAAGAGTTCCAAGATATGAAGGAGAACCTCAATGGAGTTCTCCCCCGATGTTAGTAAATTTTGAACCCAAAAACGCACTTGCGCTAAAGCGGACGTTTATAGGAAAAAATAAAATTCAAATAGAAAACCTTTTAAACGCTGGCATTGCAAAAGAGTATTTTGAAGAATTCTATCCAAAAGAAAAGTATCCATTTCTATATAAAGGTGGAGGAGGAGAAGTACTTTCTGGCGAAAGACCGGATAGCATAGCAGTAGATTACAATCCATAATCAAAAGACGATCCGAAATTGTAAAAAAACATAAAATAATATGAATAAATCCGACAAAATAAATTTAGAAGAAGCATATATCAAAATTTTGTTAAAAGAAGATGATGATATGGAAGGTTTTAAAGACGAAACCGAAGAAGACATAACCGCCGAAGAACCAACATCTACAGACTCTCAAGATTTTGAAGGTGGAGATATGGTAGAAGGTGGAGATGAAGGTGACGAAGACGGTGGAGATGATATAACCGAATCTAAGAAACATAAAAAGGGAAAATGTAATTGTGGATCAAAATGTTGCAAAAAAGAAAATGATTTAGATTCTTTAAAAGAAGCTTATTCAATTGTACAGGAAAACTGGCTCAAAAGCATGGGAGCAGCCGCAGCAATGACAGCAGCAACAGCAGGAGGTGCTAATGCACAACAAGGAATGACAGCAGATGATTATGCAGATAAAGCTGCTATTGAATACGCTCAATCTCCATCAATACCAACCGCACCCGAAGCACTTGATAAGGCTCTTGAATATCTTCATAAAAATAAATTAGTTCCAGAACCAATGTTAAAAATCATTGCTACGAATCCAGATACCGCAAAAAGATGTGCATATCTATACTTTATGAAAGGTATGCAAATTCCAAAAACTCTTGTGGATGTAATTGGTGGGTATGAAAAGGAATTAAAAAACGCTCTTAAAGGTCCGTTGGAATGAAGTTTAAAGAATTTTTCTATCTAGAAGCATTTGATTATGTTCCGGAAAACATAAACAAAACACTAAAAGATAGGGGAAAAGAAGTTGATATAAGTTACGAATTTAGTATTGGTAGATTGACATATGATGTTGTCTTTTCTATACAAAAAGATACTAAATCAACCAGTTTTTTATTTTCTAATACAAATGAAGAATATGAAGAACACCCTATGTCGATTTTAAATACTGGCGAAAAAGGAGCTTCTCAAAAAGTATTTGGTGCAGTAATAAATATTTTCAATCAATTTATTACTCAATATATTCGTTATGTGAAGGATGTATATTTTATTGCTAACAAAAATGACAAGAACAGAGCAAGATTATACGACAGGTTTGTTACTACTGGTTTTATAAAAAACAATTTTGATGTTGACATTGATGATAGAGATGCTATAAGAAAGTATATTCTAACACCAAAAATCAATGCAAACGATAACAATTTATAAAGAAAGTGGAACGTGGATGTTCGATGATGCCTCAAAAAGCATCGAAAAAGAACCTTTTGTAGGAGGTTTTAGCGAACTAATTGATTATGTTCTTAAAGAACAGGGCGTATGGGCAGGAAGCCATCGTGGAATCGATATTGAATTCTCATTGGAAAAAAATTTCGATGATCAGATAGAAATTAAAAAAGTGGAAGATATGGGCGATGACTGGGCTTTATATGAATATAAAGACATGCAAGGAACTCTATGTCCCGTGACTCTTCAGTATTTAGGAAAACATCCAGATTGTTTCTTCATTCGACCTATTAAGAAACCCTTTAATATAGAATTTCAAATCACAGAAAACAAAGACAATCCCCTACCGTTTAGTCTTTGATTTCTTTTTAAGAACACAATTAGGAACCATTTTACTTCCTTTCTTTTTCATTCCAACTTGTTTGTAATTGTTCCAACAAGCTTCAATGAAAAGAAGTTCTAATGGTGTTTTATTTTCATTTGACATAATTGCTCCCATCTGAGCAACTGCCCCTTTTTTTGTAAGAGGTTTTTTACTAAAGCATTTTCCACCAGTTTTTTTACAGACTTTGTATCCTTGTTTTTTCTTTTTTATTGTATAGGGCATAATATTACTTAACCAAACTATTCGGTTTCTTTATCTTTATAAAAATCTCGCCATATGCTTCTAACATTCCCATATAATGTTGAAAATCTCTTTGGGACATCTCTTTCCAATTCTTTAATTTATCAAATACTTCATCGGCTTTTTTTGTAATATTTTCGATGTCATCAAAATTATTTGAACAGTATTCGTATGGTTTTTCTTTTGCCTTAAAATGTACAGATGTTAATAATGCTGGTCCGCCTTTTGCTTCTGCTTGTTGCTGAATCTTTTTTGCACCAGCGGAACGTTTATCGATAAATTCGTCAATCGAAAGAGTTTCTTTTTTTTCTAAAAGAATTTTATTATAAATACTTTCCAATAATATTTGGTCTTTGTTTTTCATTTAGTCTTATCGCCTTTTTTCCAAGATATTCTCTTTGATCCTTTTTTTAATCTTTTTCTTGAATTACAAGCGGATAGTGTAGGTCTGCAAGCTGGATAACTACCACCGCTTGCCTTTTTTCTACCACACGGTACTATGTGGCCCTTTCTACTTTTTTTACAATTTACCCATCCCTTTCCATGATTTCTTGAAAACCAACCATGCAACCCTTCTTTCTTTTCCTTCTCAAACCCTTCCATCAACATTTCAAATGTTTCATTAAATGTTTTCATTTTTATATTCCTCTATATTTTTTTGTTTTATCAACTTCAAATTCTGTTATCATTTATTTTTACTCTTGTTTCCCCAATTTTTAGCTCCACGCTTACGGCAAGCTGATAAAGCACCAGAACCATAAGCTGAAGGCCAAACCTTATATCTTGCCTTTACTTTGTAATAACAAGCATCTCTTTTTGATTTTTCTTTTTTTTCTACGATTTGATAATATTCCTCGAAGGATAATGTATTGGAATTTTTTTGGTCTTTCATCTTATTATTTTAATATTTATGCTTGACGGGAAAGTTTTCACAATGTAATCTCAACTCATGAATATTTTTATCTTGTCAAACAATCCAAAACAAGCTGCTCAATATCATAGCGATAAGCATTGCGTGAAAATGATTCTCGAACATACCCAAATGCTTTCAACTGCCATTCGGGTTCATTCAAATGACACAGTAGAAGGAGTTTATAAGATGGCACATTTGAATCATCCTTGTTCCAAGTGGACACGACAAACTAGAAGTAACTTTAACTGGCTATGTGAAATGACCGAAGAACTATTCCAAGAATATACAAGACGCTATGGAAAGCAACACAAATCATATCCTATTTTCCAAACATGCAGGAATCATGCCAACTTTATTCCAGAAGGAGAAATGACAAACTTCGCCCAAGCAATGCCTCCTGAATACAAAGACCAAGATCCGGTAAAGGCATATCGTACCTATTATATCAAGGACAAAAAAGAATTCTCTAAATGGAAGATGGGAAATACACCAGAATGGTTTATTGTTTAAAATTATGCACGAAAAATCAAATACAAGACAAATAGCCGAGGAACGACAAGACCTCCACAGAAAGGATAAACCCAATTCTGAAAATTCCCTGAAAGGAAAAAGATATTATAAAGATGACAAATATAGAGAACAAACCATAGGACTAGCAGGAGAAATCGCCCTAGGAAAAAAATATAACCTAGAACCAGATCTAAAATTTAGACCAAAAGGTGACAATCACATAGATTTCAAAATTAAAATAGATGATAGTAAAATTGTTACCCTTGATGTTAAAACATACCAAAAAGCATTTAACCTCCTAGTAAAAGAATGGGAAATCAATAAATGCTCCGATATTCTTATCCTAGCAGAATACATCTCTGAAACTAATATAAAATTTCTTGGATGGACAACAAGGAAAATAATGCAACAACAACCAACTAAAATATTCTCCTCTCTGAATATTAATAACTACTATCTTCCAAAAGACAAATTATACCCAATGGAAAGACTGGACGAATTATTTAATACTCGTAAAATAGAACAAATAATAGAACAATAACTACTTCTTAAAATTTA